CCGAAGTTAATCGTGGATGGAACACTTACCGGCCCGAAGTTAATCGTGGATGGAACACTTACCGGCCCGAAGTTAATCGTGGATGGAACACTTACCGGCCCGAAGTTAATCGTGGATGGAACACTTACCGGACCAAAGTTAATCGTGGATGGTAATGTCACTGGACCAAAGTTAATCGTGGATGGTATTGTTACCGGACCAAAGTTAATCGTGGATGGTATTGTTACCGGACCAAAGTTAATCAAAGTCGGAATGGTCACTGGACCAAAGTTAATCAAAGTCGGAATATTTACTGGTCCGAAGTTGATTAGTGTTGGCACTGTCACCGGCCCGAAGTTAATCAAAGTCGGAACATTCACCGGACCAAAGTTAATCAAAGTCGGAATGTTTACCGGCCCGAAGTTAATCAAGGTCGGGATGTTCACTGGTCCGAAGTTAATTAGCGTCGGGATGTTTACCGGCCCGAAGTTAATCAAGGTCGGGATGTTCACTGGTCCGAAGTTAATTAGCGTCGGAATGTTTACCGGCCCGAAGTTAATCAAGGTCGGAATGTTTACCGGCCCGAAGTTGATTAGCGTCGGAATGTTCACTGGTCCGAAGTTAATTAGCGTCGGAATGTTTACCGGCCCGAAGTTGATTAGCGTCGGAATGTTTACCGGCCCGAAGTTAATCAAAGTCGGAATGTTTACCGGCCCGAAGTTAATCAAAGTCGGGATGTTCACTGGACCAAAGTTAATCAAAGTCGGGATGTTTACCGGCCCGAAGCTAATCAAGGTCGGGATATTCACTGGCCCGAAGCTAATCAAAGTCGGGATGTTCACTGGCCCGAAGCTAATCAAAGTCGGGATGTTCACTGGCCCGAAGTTAATCAAAGTCGGGATGTTAACTGACGTGATGGTAATCAGTGTTGGCAAATCAATTGGCGTGATCTCAATCAAAGATGGTAAGCTGAATGGCGTTACAATCTCGATGATCGACGGCAAGTTGATTGGCGGATCAATGACAATAACCGATGGTATGTTAATTGGTCCAATTGGCCCAATGTCTAAACATGGGAACACAATTGGAGGCGGCGTCACAATATTGGACGGCGTTGGTGGTATTGGTGGATTGAAAGGTGGAATATTCGGGATCGTTGGGATTTTGATCTCGAATCTTGTTGGGGTGGTCTGATTCGGTGGCTCTGTAGCAACCGTTCTTTCAATCGGCGTTTGTACAATGGTACATTTTGAATTAGCAATCGTAATGATCGGGTCAATCGTTGCGTTTGGTGCGTAGCGGTGCGTGCCTCTGGTTGAGGTAGTCGTAAACTCTCCGTCTCCAAAGTCCAAACGATAACTGGTGAACACTCCATCAATAACAATTGTGTATTGTGCGACAATGCCCGTCGCAGGGTCATCACTAACGATAAAGAAGTCAAAAGATACGTCAGGACAACTAAAGTCATCGAAAATTACAGGAAGCTGTTGCAGATTACGAATTCGCCAATCTAACGTCGCTTTCTCATCTGTGAAGTTGGCTCCAACAAAGTCTTCGATCTTTATGATCGCATCCACAATTTGATTGTGGTGTTCTGCAATAACAAATCCACGAACTTCTGATCCTGCTCGATTATGTTTTGTGTGAGTGCCACCGATGTTGCGTGCGCATCTCTTTAGCTTGTTGATTTTTCCATAAATGTTATAGCCAACATCGTCGTAGTAGAACAATTCGCCATCAATATTGGCAAATCCATTGGTCGCCCACAATTCGTCCTTATCCGGGGCCACAGGCTTGATGGCAATTTCTGCCGACCAAGGCGCATTGTCCTCGGTCGTGATTGTTTCGCTGGTGTTGTAGACCAAGAACAGCGTGTAATCACTATCGTAGTTTTTCGGATAAACAGGTGTAGGCGGGAAGTAGTTTGCCACGGCAGTCCTTATTCCTTGCGGTAATGCTTCATGTTATTTAGCCTTGATTGTTAAAAGATCGACATTTGCCACTGCGTCCCCGCTGGACGTGAAGTGACCCCACTAAATGTGGTGTCTGACTCATTGAACTTAATGAATGCCTTCGGGCTGTAATCAAAGCTCAAATACGCCGTGCGATCCCCGTCTGAAGCCGCCAGGAATGTTTGATTTGGCTCATCAAAGCCAACAACATCAGTATCTTGTAGTAGTCGGAATGATGAAGAATTGGCTCCTGGACCGCCAGTCGCCCAAATTCCACTCGTCGGGTTGTAAGCAGCCACAGCGCCAGAATTACTGAAGAAATACACGCCTTGGCTCAAAGACACCAATTGTCCTTCCACTTTGGCAGAGCCAATCATGTCAGGCAGCTTTCTAATGTCTTGGAATGGTTCAGCGGAATTTCCGCTGGTTTTGTAAAAGCTCTTGATTCTGAAGAAATCGCCCACCCCTTCATTTCGCAAAAAATATCCTGTCTCCTCGTGCCATGTTGAGCGATAAACGCTCATGTGTCCTTGAAGCGGCTCACCAGAAATATTGTATGTTACCTCATTATTCGTCAATTCATCAGCGCCGTTTTTGTAATTGGCATTAGCTATTGTTGAAGAAGAAACAGAAAGATCATTTAAGAGCATCCTATTTTTGACTTGGTTTGTCGGAGACGTATCTGGAGCAATAGAACCAGTCACTCCACCTAAAAAGAAATAAAGACTGTCTGCTGATGCAAAGCTAATCCAATTCCAAGGACGTGAAACGGAAGGTCGAGATGTGTACGTTTCAACAAATCCGTTGTATTCAGACATTAGAATTTCTTCAGTCGTTGGACTGTCAACGCTGCTTCTGCCGCTGGCCCAATACAGTAGTCCGACACCACCAGCCCCCGATGCTGCTGACCCTCTTTGTGCGAATCCATTATTTCTGTGGAATTCACGTTTTTGTTGTGTTTCGTTTAACTGTCCCGTCAAGAACGAATCATCAACGCCCAATGAAAGACTGCCTGCACCTTTGGCTTTGAATGTTTCACTTATCATTCCAAATTCAGAAGATGACACAGAATTGGTGTTATTGTAAGTCCACAACCAAAGGTTTACTTTTTCGACAATATCAAAGCTGTCTTCGTAAGTTGTAATTCTGTAAGCACCAAATTCTGTATCTACTCGTAGATTTAAGTCATAGAGTCCACCGACGCTAAATACCGCTCTTGCACTTGAAGCATTGCTGTGAATTAAGTCGTCAGACAAGGACCATGTGTAATCCTGAATAGGGTCAATGGGAGTGTTTGTTCCATCTACTGCTTCGCCGCCGTATGTTCTTCCTGTAAACGAATTGATTCCAGGTGAGATTGCCAAATCAATGATGGTGTTTGAAGCCGCACGAATTTTAGGCGGCGTTGTTGTGTATGGTCCACCAATTGGCGATCCAGGAGTTACTATTTGTCCTGCTCTTTGAACAAAGTTAACAACTGCGTAATCTGGAGCCGGGAACCGGGCTGTGATAATGTCGTCAAATGTAACACTGTCTGAACCGAAATCATTTGTGACGGTCAAAGTCACAGTGTAAATTCCAGGTCTTGTGTATGTTTTTCTGATTATTCCACCATCTGTGTCTTTTACTAAGACATCACTGATGTTAGATGGAACTTCTGTGTCTTCGCTGATGGTGATGATGGAAGGCCCACTGTTATCACCAAAGTCCCATAAATGTTCAATTGAGTGCGAAGTGCCATCACCACCTAATCGGAAGCTCTGATCTTCAAACTCCACAGTTAATGGGGCAAGTCCTATGGTCTTATTTACTCTGAACCATGCTTTCGGAGCCAAAGCCAATTTACGAAGGTAATTGATTCTTTGCTCCATTGTTCCTTCTAATGGTCTTAAAGCCACTTCTCCTTTTTTGCCAGCAAAGCGTTCAATGGCGATCAAAGCATCCTTCAGGGAGTTATGATGCACCGACATGACGTTCTGGGTCACATTGGTCAAGCTCTTTGGCTTTGCTACATCCACGAATCCAGGCAATAGTTCTAGTTGATCGAACGTGGTTAATGTCCGAGAACCATAGTAAAAGGAAATGGCTCTGTATTCTGGCTCGCTGCACTGCTCTGTGAGCGTAATGATGCCAGTAGCATTAAATGCCCGCATGGTAGGTTCATCGCCGAACACAGTGATTGAAGTATCGCCTGGAGTGTAGTCTTCAATTAGACGTACCCTGAGCGAGTCATGAACTTGATACAAGTTCTGATTGGTGTCAATTGTGGTCGGATATGTAGAGGCTACTGGTATTGTCATTATGTCACCGTAATTTTGTCTTTCAAGAACGCTCTTTGTAATCTTTGGCTTTCAAATAAGATCAACAAAGAAGGCTCATAATCTCCAGGACTGTCATATACAAAACTGGTTGTATGAATGTTCGGGTCGTATTCTGGAATACTCTGAGTGGGAACATCTTGCCCATCATGTTTTCCCGGCCCATCGAAAATCCAATATCTTTGGATAATGTCGCCATCCGTTTGATCCACATATGTAAATACAGTTGGATCGGTTGGGTTTCCGCCAGCAGTCATTGCTTCTGCTGTTTGAACTGAATAACCCTGGTTCGGCGTCACATAGAAAAAAGGTTGTTTTTCTTCCTCAGACACAGTGATATAGTTAGTCTTTGTGATAACACCCTGCGCACCCAGAGACGTGATAATATTCAACTTGACCGTGTATATGCCCTCTTTTTGGAAGGTATGGGTTGGCGATTTCTCGATTGAGGTTGTGCCGTCTCCAAAATCCCATAAATATCGAATCAATGGTCCCGTGCTAAAGTTTTGAAATCTAACCTTCAGCGGTGGTGCGCCTTTGAATGGATATGCACGGAATAAAGGCCGTGGAGACAAAAACCGATTCTCCTGGGCCTTCAGAATGCCATTAAGCGATAATGGGTCCGGTAAGTCTTCTGTTCCCAAGTCTCGCTCGATCTGAATGATCGCATCTTTGGTGGCATTGTGATGTTCCGCAAAGACGGCGTTGGTGACGTAACTCGTTACAGGCCAGGGGTTCTGTCGTGATCCAGCAAAGCCTCGAATGAGGTTGCGAAATACGCCAGGGGTTTTTGTTTCGTAATATATCATCTCCGCAGCACCCGGTTTTCCAGGTGGCGGTCCAACTCTCAATATTCCACTATCGGGGAAGAGGCTGTTGTCTTCTACGACGATATATTTGCCAGCATAAGTGAGGCTTTGTTTCAATGTCGTCTGGCAATTGTTGCTCGCCTGATATAGCTGGAATTTCGAGTCTTTGGCTTGGGGGAATAACGACAATGATCCGGTCGTATATCCTGTATCGGTAGATGCAACTCTTGTGACGGCCATTAGTTCTCCTTATTTTTTTCCTCTTGCTTGCCTTCGATTGCTCCGATATGCTGCATCGTTGATTTCAATTGATGAACCATATTGGCATGTCGCAGTTCCAGCGTTCCAAGAGCTTGTTTTTTGATGGGCATGTCATCTGGTAAGGCGACAATGGTTTCCACCAGTTCGGTATCTAGTTGATTTTGAGTTAACATCTTGAGGTTAAGTTTCTGAGCCAGTCGCTCGCCCCAATATTGTTTCTGGGAGTCGAGATCATCAAAATGCTTCAGAGGCTCAATCCGTAGAAGGTTTTTGTATGTTTCCAAGAAGAATCGAGATTCCTCCTCCAGCCATTTTTTACGTTCGGCGAGTTGTAGTAGGTTCGCCTGAGCAGCCTTCTTCTGTCTCTCGATCTGTCGAATTCTGATGTCGCTCTCCCGCTGGGTGAGTTCGTCGGCATTAGGACGTGCGAGATCAATCTTTTCGATAGAAATATCTAGTAGTTCCAGCTTGTCTTTTGAGTCTTCTACCTCAAGCTCAATGGCTCCCAGGGACTCCCGGCGTGTCTTCAATTCTCGAAGACACTGCCACATTTTTGACTGTACAGTAGGCTCTTTGCCTATTACGAAGTATTTGAGTTGGAAATAGCTGTGCCTTTGTGCTACTTCATGCTTCAATGCTTCATCCATTTCTGCGAACAATTTGTTGTTGTTTTCGGTTGACATATTGGCTCCTTTTTGTAAAGCTGCTATAGTAGAGTTTCCAATAGCGAGGATACGATGAAAATAAACCCACTGAAAGATGCCCGATGTTATTTGGGCGGTCCTATAGAAAACGACTCCACCCACCATAATTGGAGGACGGAGCCGACGAAGGTTCTAATTGAGAGATTTGGGGTCAATCTATTTGACCCCTTTGCGGACCCTAAGCAGCAATGGGTTCCGACATTAACGGAAGCTCGTGAAAAATGCGACTTCGAGACAATGACCAGGATTGCTAAAGATTTTGTTTCCAAAGACCTGATTATGGTCGAACGGTCAGATTTCTTGGTGTCATATCTGCCTAAAGGGGTGCCGACAACTGGCACTCACCATGAGATCATCTTTAGCAGCAACAACAAAAAACCCACCCTACTGGTTTGTCCACAGGGCAAGCAGCACGTCCCGCTCTGGTATTATGGGTTTATTCCCCATGCCTGCATGTTCGGATCGTGGGAGGATTTATACGTCTATCTACAAGAGGTAGTAGACTGGAAGCACACCGAGAATCGTCGGTGGCGGTATCGGTATGGCCTAATTTAGCAGACTTTGCTGCCTGCAATGGCTTTGAATTGGACGCCTTTATCAATGGCTCTTATGCCCCAGAGAATTTTAACTTCCTCAAAGGTGCCGTCATTGTCCATATCGCCAACTTCTTTCCATGTCTTTTTGTTAATGAAAAGACCATTGAGGGTGGCGTCAACAAAGTTGGCCTTCTTTTCGACAATAGGAAACAAGATGTCTTTTTCGCTTTCTGTGAAGTAGGCGAATCGCTCGTCCATTTTCCAGTTTACGGTAACTCCGGCACAAAGGATGAAGCTCCATTCGGCTGGGGCGTGTCTCATTCCAACATTGATAAGAGAAGAGAAGGTCGATTTGCCCTTGTAGGTTGGGCAAATAGCCTTTAATTCTTTCATGTCTGCGGCGGTCGCCGAGTCATCTGTAGCGCATACCATCGGCAAGTCTGGGTAGCGGCACTTGATTGAATTCACAGTGCATTTAAGCAGCCCTACGGTATGCTCAGGGCAGAGTATCACAAAACCACATTTAAGGTCTTTGTGGCTATACATTTTCAAATTGATTCTCCTGATTGGAGATTAGGTTAAGGCTTCGTCGAAGTCGATCTGGATAATATCTTCATCGGTAATTGGATTGCTCAGGGTGAACAAGCCGTTTGCGGCATCAGCGGTGAAAGCATTCAAGCTCCATGTTGAAATTGGATTGCTTGGATAATAAACGCTGTAGTTGCGGTTCAATCGAACTCCGTTAACATATACACGAAGACTGTCCTCGATATATGGCGTAGACGTTGAAGTAACCTTGAAGAGTTTGTAGTCAATAGGCACTAGATCGTTTGTCGGTAGCATTATCGGCGTCAGATCGTAATAGTGTCGATGAGCAAACTCGGTCGAGATTGTTAGTACAGCCTTGACCTTGTTTGGTGCTTCAACTTCCCAATTGACGCTTTCTGAAGATACAAATTCTACCGTGCCTTCTTCAAAAAGCACTATATTCGATATTGTCTCAACTGACATCATCAAATTTGTAGCTTCATCAGCTATCAGGGCCAGCTTGTCTCGTTCAGAGGCAAGCATTCTGACAAAGCCCACAGGGTTAGTTAAGGTGGGAAACCCTAGAGCAATATAGTCAGCTAATTCTGGGCCTGATACACTTTTTGTGCCATCTGTATGCTCGGCAATATTATGTGCAGCCTGATCGACAGCATCAGGAAGCAAATTGCCATCTTCATCAATGGATTGAGCCAAGCGATTAGCCAATGTACCCTGTGTGCCTGCGGTTTCACGCAGAACCGCTCCTTGGACATCGACTTCGGCGTTGATGATTAAGTCTCTGTCTGCCAGAGTCTTCAACGGCAAATTGTCATATTCCCAATGGTACGGCTGATCTGCGCTGTATAGCGGTACTGGTAATTGGCTTAAATCTGGCATGGCTCTCCTTGATTATCTTATCTATTGCTTAAACGTCCAAAACCCAGCCTTGAGCTTCGACACGTTCTGATTCTTTCTGAAAAGATGAGTCTGTATAGACAAAGCCAGTAAGCTGTGGACTACAAGTAATCATTGTGTTGCCCGCATCTCGTGCAAAACCATCTGCGTCAATAGAGGCAACCACTGTGCCGATTGAAGCATAAAGGCTTGTTGGCAAATATCCAATACTTACAGTAATTGTGCTACAAGGGCCGCATGTGTCCATTGTCAATGGGGTGATTACATAGCTAAAGTAAGTATCGAGAATCTTCTCAATGCTTTGCTCCATTGCTGCGGCTTCTTTCTTCTCTGCTCTTTCTAACCAAAAATTCTTCATTTTTATTCCTGTGTTTATACAAAAGTTAATCGCCAATTCCAAGTGATCTGCATTTGTGCAGTCTTGGTTAAGTCTGGGAACGTCACCATGCTGTATAGATTCCCGCTTGCCATTTGAAGTGCCATTTCGTTAAGAACTGCACCATTAGCTTCGGAGAAAGCAATAACAGATGTGAAAATCACTTGCGAAGGAATATTGGGATCAACTGAGGCTACAACTGGTTTGCTGGCTTGGGTAATTCCAAACAAACCATTTCGACTGGTCGCCACAAATTTAGTGGAACCGTCTGCTGTGCCGCCGTCGCCAAATAACATTCGATTGACATAGAAGTTGAATCCATCACCGATGTCACGAGCCAAACAAGAAGCTAGGGCTTCTCGCCCTTTCGTCAATACAGTATTGGGGAATTCAACGATCTTTCGTTCGCCGGATTCATAATCAATTATAGCTTGGACGAACCCGCAGGGCTTCAGCCCGTCAGTAATTTCTATCATATCTCTCCTTGTTCGGTCGTTCCGTCAGCATATTCAATGCTAAAGGTGATCCCCTCAGTTTGTTGAACGAATTCGTTAATTTGATTCCCTTCAGGCAGACTTAATCCAGTTACCGTCCCGTCTTGATCCACTCGATCAATCACAGGGCGTCCAGCCCGATCCAATGTACGGAAAGTATGTGCGGGCAAATTGAATTGCTGTCCAGCTATAGTTGCACCATTCTTTGTGTATTTGTAAATAGTCACGCTGACGGATGTTCCACCCAGATTTAATGTTTTCCACCAATAAGGGTTGCCAGACAATGTAAACGTCGTAAATCCTGATGGATTATCGCCGTCTATTTGATCCATGAAGTAGCTGTCAGACCCAATAACAACAACGAAATTCTCTCTAAATTCATTGTTTTCAACACCTTCGTCCACAACTACAAGAGAGTTAGCACCGTTCTGGATTCCCAGACTGGACTCTAAATTGCCTGCCATCTGTAGCTTTAAGCCTCGATAATGCAGGTAGCCAACTTGTTTTTCGGCAACTTTTTGGTTGACCCGCAAGTTGGTGTTGTTGATGTCGCCCCGGTTGTTGCCCATATTGTCATAATATTTGCCGATGTAATACTGGTCAGTTGTGCCATCTACAAATTCAAGAATTGGGTATTCTTCCAAGTTGATCTTTTGGAATGTATTATCCAGTCGGATTGCATTGCGAATTGGCAACACTGAACTACTCAAAGCAGTCACACGACCACGCTTAGTGACGTTAAACTCACCAACTGTACTTGTGACAATTGTTGTCAGGTTGCGAATCAAACTGTAAGTTACATTGGAAGCATTATTGCTAGGCAACGTGCCATCATTGGTTAAAACCAAACTTCCATCTGGTTGTACGTTTTTAATCACATATGGCGTGCCGCTATAAGCCGGAATCAAAACTTTCCATGCAGTTATTGCAGTTCCTTGATCTACGTCAAATGTTGATTGGGTTCCCAGCAGTCCAAAATCTTGAGTAGCATCTGAAATGACAAAGATGTTGTCTTGGGCAATGTTGCACAGTGTTCCATCCAACACCAAATTGTCGATGTCAAAAGTAAAAGCCTGATTGCTTGTCACCATTAAGTTTACATTGATGGCACCAGAAACCGATGCAGCATTACCCCTCGGATTGTCTACCGTGTAGCCGCCAGCGAGAAGCGACGGAGCAAACACAGTCATTGTGGCACTGCCATCTAATGCCATTCCAATTCGATTTAATTGCAAGTCAGGACAGAACAATACAACTTCATCGTTGTATGCTGTTCCCGTGGTAGTTGCCACAGCAACCGTTTTGTCTGCCAGTTCATCTCTAAGAATGCCAGTCGTCTCAACCAATCTCATGATTCGGTTGAAGTATTGTTGGCCCTCACCAGCAATAACAAACTCACTGCCTTGCATGGATACTAAGGCTTCTACTTCTTCGATTGGAGATTCAACGAATTCGTTGATGCCACCAATAAAATTGAAAGTGTGCAGCACAGCATGAAACGGCGAAAATTCTCGAAGAACTTCCTTTGCTTCAAGAATGCGATCATCTGATAAGTTTTCAATTTCCAAGTCGATGTTGTAGTTGCTGCTAATACATGCAGTGCATGGATCAACGAAGTTGCGGTCAATATCGCAAGGCAATTTAGAGTTGCGAATACTGCCGTTGTATTCTTCCATGTTGTAGATGTTTTCACTATATGGGAATTCAGTTCGCACCTTTCCATATACCAAAAATTCATGGTATGGATGGCGAGTTGGAATCACTAAGTCAAACATCGAATCATTTTCAGGGATTACTCGGACATTCCAATTCTTCAAAGGATAAACTTGATCTCGTTCATCTCGTTGGTCCATTAAGGGCAATGACCTAACATAGTTTTCTATTGCTTGGGTGGTGGGATCGGCAACTTCTGCATACTTGTACAGAACCCTGATTTCATCTCCCTCTAATAGATCAATAGGCTCAATAGACAGGCCGCTTCCTGCCCAAGTCATATAGGTTGTGCCATCGCTAGTTAGAAACTCAACATAATCAGAACTTAAAGGAATCCATGTCGTGCTGTCCGCAGGTCGTAGCCACAATTCAAAATTGTCGTAATCAATAGGCAATGCAACTTTTTCAAGCTCAAAGGTATCGCTTGTTCCATCGAACTTGACCACTTCTTGCCATGTGTAAGATGAAGTGACCTCCCATAATTGGGTCAATCCCATCATGGTGATAGCTGCATGTTCTAACGCTTCGGCCAAACCCTTTTTTGTTCCTTTCATTTTGTATAACGGAACGGCACGTTTGATTTGACCTCTCCAACGTGTAGGGTCGTCTGTCTTCAGTTTGAGATCAAACAAATTGGACAAATATGGGATTAAGGCTTCATGAATTGAGTTGGCATCTTGAAGATCGACAATCTGATTGCCCAGGTCTTCTAAGGTGTTGAATCCCAACGCAACTGCTTTATTGAATTTATCCAATACGTCAGGTGTACGGTCATTTTCTGATATGACCATCTTGAACATATCGGGAGTGTATCGCTCAAGCAGCGTTTCATATTTATCTGGATTGGTAAAGTGCGATGGAATGCTGGTGGTGGTTTGTGTGTCGCCCTTTAGGGTAAACCTAACATGGGCCGACAAGCTGTCGCCAGCAATCAACGGTGTCCAAGTCCAACAAATGAAATAGTCACCTTCACGCATACCTTGTGGTTGCCATGTGTAGGTGTATTGACCAAAGACTCCATCAACTAAATCGACAAAGGTGTTGTCCAGATCAGTGGAGAGCCATGCCGGGAAACTATCATTGCCTACGATGTGAACTGGAGATGCTTCATTGAAGAAGAATGGCGAAACCGTCACATTGCTTTCTGCAATGGCTCGAAGTCTTTTGGCTTCTGCTATATTTGCATCATTTGGCGTGGCACAAGCTGTGGCCTCGGCAACTTCAGCAGCCTTTAGTTTTGCTAAGTCATAGGTCTTGTTTTGATACTCATTTAAGTTACCACTGGTGAAATCACGTTCTACATAATAGATGACAAGACGATTGACTTTGTAAGGATTGGACGTGAAGCAGCCTTGGGCATCCGGTGTATACAAAGTGAATACAATCGTGTCCGAAATAGACGGGTTGTCATTTATTGTCAGTATCGCCACAACCTTCTCCTTACTCGTATGTGAATGTAATATCCGTTGTGTCGGGCCGGATGATTTCGTAGAACTTAGTTGTCACTCTGCTCCCACCATTGTCGGCATCGTTCGTAACGAAATTTACTTCGTATCTCTGAATCTCTTTCAAGTCGGAAAGAGACTTAATCATGTCTGAATCTCTTAGGGTCTGACCGTATTCCCAATTTTTCAATGCAAAGAAAGAATCAAGCCTTCTTTGAATTTTGATTCTCAATTCATCTTCAAACTTTCGGTAAAACCGATCCAGCACAACATCAAGTCCTGTATCGACAACCACTACTTGCCCATCACGAATACAGACGTGATCTGTAAACATCTTTAAGGAATCTATGTAGTTCTCTAATTCTACCTTTAGCTCATTGCTTGCTTCCTGCAACTTGTCATTTCCATTCAATGCCAAAACATACAAGTCAACGATGTTGCCAGAGCAACCATAGTTTCTTAATACTGCTGTGGATTTACCGATTTGACCCTGGTAAGCCGTAGCAAACTGATCGGTCAACGTCTTGTAATCTAATCCGGTGACTGCTCGATTTTGCGCTCTTACCCAGGCTGGCAATTTATTTCTGATGTCTTCAATCGTGTCGCCGTCATAACCAAATTCACCTTTGGTGTAATTTCTTAAACCAATAGGCACACTGAAAGAGAGTCCGGGAACATTGACAATGGTTTGTTTTTCAATGGTTCCACTGACGATGTTTCCAATTGAACCACCACCCTTGCGGTAAGTGATTAAAATTTTGCTTCCCTGAGAAGGAATCAATCCGGCTCGATTGTTTCCAAAAATCACGAATGCTTGATAATTGGAATTGAACTCCAGTCGGTATTCTCTTCGTGGCTGAGAGTCGGTGAAATAATCAACCTGAGTCCACAATACGCCATCGACCTGCACTCGAACCGAGTCGTAGATTACAGGGAATTCTTCTAGTGTGATTGTCTGGGCTACTGTTCCATTGCCATTTGTTTCCAACAGGCGGGTAATGCCTTCCAATCCGACGATACTGGCATTCACCACGCCACCGGCAGGAATCAAAATATCCTGGTCGAAGATAGGGTTGTTGTCAGCGTCAGCAGGGAATAGTTCAATTGATAGTTGTTTGTTGCCAGTGCTGATTTTCAAATCAAACGGAGCAGGAATGACCACATCAGTCAAAACCGGATTATTCAGACTCGCAGTCCATAGCATTCTTGCAGCAATAGGTGGCTGTGGCTTAAAGCCAACTAGCTTTGCCAACCGAAATGCGTTTTCTGCTTCTGTAACGGTGTCAATGAATACTTCATTGGCAATTTGGTCCATTTTGAAAGACAGAGTATCAGCCAAAAACGCCCAATTTTCGATGAGCATAATGGCAAGCGACGACTCTACGAAGTCTGAAAATTCCTTGTCAAACTTCTGTCTTGTGAATTCAATCAATCGGGTTTTCATCGACCAGAAATCTTGATTTGTATAGTTCAAATTAAAGATGTTCGGAGTCGTGATAATTTGCGACTGAGTATATGGTGTAATGTCAAACGGGCAGTTATTGGTCGCCATTATGTTCCCCCTAGTGGCACTTCGAGCAGTAATTCTTGCACTTCTTTAATGTTTTGTGGGTCCACGAAAATAATTCGGATGAACAAAATATGCTCAAGGTCTTGTTTTTGCTCTGCTTTGTTTAAGGAGTTCTTGTCAATCTTCGAGCTAACTTCAATGTTCGTGACGGCAATTCGTGGCTCCCACTTCTTAATTGAGTTGATTATCATGTTTTTTGCCTGAAGTCTTAGTGCAACATCATTAGGCTCGAAAATCAACTTGCGCAGTGGAGTGCCGAAAGTCGGGTTCATCACCCGTTCGCCTGGATTGGTCAACAAAAGAACCAACATATCGGATTTAATCTGGTCAATCCCATCCTGAGAATAAAGGAAGCCCCTTGCATTCTTTACGATAGGATATGGTACGCCGAGGAATAATCTCATTTAATCTCCATTAGCATGGTGGGCATTTCATGAACGGTGCCAACTGGAAGATTGACAATTGTTGTGCCTTTGCAGATGTGCTGGCAAATACACGGTCACTAATCCTCACGCAGCCAGTACAGAAGTCGTAAACAATAACGGCTCCGAAGCACGGGTCTGGACCACCACAACCCCCGCAACCCGGAGGAGGACTGCAATCCTCACCGGCCAGTAGCAATATGACTTCCTTGGCATAAAACAGATGGAGTTTGTCGGTGATGTTGAGGTATACGTCTTTGGTATATACGAGGTTGGTTCTGGTTACTATCTCCATCAAATCTGACGGATTTTTCTCTTCGTCGCCCACAATGGTAATGTGGTTGTCGTAAGTTGAAACAATGTAGTTTCCACCTACACGCAGGAATACAAGACCTGGACCCGATGGGGCTTCCTGATACCTGTGAATGTGCGGACCACGTTCTTCGTTGTCTTTTTGAGGGCAGAATATTTGAATGTATTGTTGCTTTGTCTCTTCTTGGCTATCATCATCATGATACTTCATCTCCAGACCATACCCTGTGCGGATTCTAACGAAAGCCTTCTTCGCCTTCGGAATCGGCACGCCGCCTTCCATACGACATGGAGCGCATTGCTCATTCGTCTCATCCACCATATCAATGGTGTGATTGCTAGTGCTTCTTAGGTGAATGCCACGTTCAGAACCGGCAATGTTTGGCGGGCAACCAGGACAGTCCTTCTGGGACTCTGTGTGATCGTTTAACTCGATTTTGTTGCCAGTGGCAGTCAAAATCTTGATATAGTTGTCTTTGCCACGCAATTTGGCCCCATCATCGCCTGGAGGACTTTCCACATCACTTATCTCAATGAGATGGCCCGTGGCAGACTTCCAATACGTTCGGCCCACATAATGGTCATTACAACCGAAATCAAACTCTCTATCCCAAGTTGGCTCTCCCGATGGTTCCTCAACAGAATCGTCCATAACGAACGTGTGTCCGCTAATCGACATAATCTGAATGCCGCTTTGAGGTAAATCACAAGTATTGTTCTGTGGAGTTGGTGGTCCCTTGTATGGACGACATTCTTGACGATGCTTGAAGAATGGGTTTGCTCCAACCTGAGACTTGTAGTGTTTCGTATTTGGCGCACCAGTAGAAGGGTGTCCACCAATAATCTTGCTATTGCTCTTTTTGCCCTCGCAAGGAACTTCTTCTTTCTTCTTTCCTGTTTTTGGCGTTATATCTGTTGTGTTCGCTTCTTCTTCGGCATCAGCCACAGTCTTGACTGTGATTTCTCCCTGAACCTCAGTATTCAATCCTTGAATACCGAATCCACCCCTTAGTTTGTCTTCTTGAGAACTATTGTCTGCGTCTTCTACGCAACTTGTTTCTCCATCTGGAACCCCGCACTGTGGGTGCGCCCACTGCCCTGCATAATGCAAGTGATCGTCTTTAAGCATGATCCAGTTTCCACAACTGGACATGATTTCAAACCGCTTCCATTTTCTATTGCACTTTGGATCACCATCCACCATCTTGATGTAATGCTTCTCTGGGGTTTTGATGCCAAAGATGTTTGGATAGGTGATTAACTTTTGTGCTTCAGGGTTGTCGGCAAAGTCAACAAGAGACGACAGATCGAACCCGTTATAGTTTTCTGTATTCCAAGGTGGAAATACTTGAGAACCATCGTCGGGGCCAACCAAATACCCTTTGCGTTTACCGTCCCAAATCTTGTAGTATTCTTCAATGTTGTAGCCCCAATTGTGCTGCCCATCGGGACCACGGTTTCTATGCCATGTCGTTCCGATGTAGTATGGGGACGCACGGTTTCCGTTCTCGAACATGATGCAAACCGTCGAACCAGCCGGTGGAACCCAAGTGGCTCCACAGTCATCGAAGCCGCCCAGATTAGAGACTGGACTTGCCCACGGCAATTTCTTGACGGTCATCTTTTGATCGTGGAACAAAGGAGAAAAGAAGCGAACTCGGTTCTGCTTCCAAATGTCAATTGTTTCTATACATAACGCTGTATACATGCCGAATTGCATTTCTGCTTGTTCTACAACGGTAGCATTGGCCACAAGCTCTTGTCTTGCGACTGATTTCATGTTGTATGCTACTCCACCGATTTGATTCTCAAGAGAAGCAATGCGACGTTCTAGTAGCTCTACATAATCTTGTCTTGCTAATGACATTTAATTCTCCTTATTCGTTGGCGTCCGTTGCGAATGAACCACCTGGATCGTCTCCAAATGTTTCAGTTCCGCAACCATTGCCGCCCAAAGCATCACTTGCGTCAATGTCTTTGTTGGGTTGTTCCACGAAAACTTTTAGTGTTGTCACAAAACTACCACCAGTGATTTGGTGACTTACACCTTGAATTCGATATTTCTTATTGCTCATGATCGCATTGCAATTAGGTTTTGTTATCCAAGTACATTGATCGTTAATGTGAAAAGGATTGATTACAATAATGGATATTGTCTTAGCCATCATATAGATCGGATCGGCGTATCCAGGATCGCCATGAATCTTCAATTCGGCACTAAAGCCTGGAATGTGTTCAACATTCTTGTTGGCTTCCATGTGGGCAGCATTTCCCTGAGATGCTCCTGTAGACAAAGAGTCTGGGTGTCTCCACATCCATTCATGCTGTTGAATCGCAGGACCAGTTTGAGTTCCTGCATTTTGCACATCTATTGTTGGCTCTACATAAGCATCATTGGCACCGCTGGCATTGCCACCTGTAGTCGCACCACCACCAGGAACGAAGCCTAAAGGCCATTTGATGGTTGGGTTAAATTCCAGTACAGGCGAGCAATTTCCACCATTGACGATATAGGTTGCAATGTTTTGTCCACAACATTGTGTTTCTGTTTTGTCTTCCTGAAAAATGATAGATGAAGTATCAGGATCATAACAAATTAAAATGCCTCGATCATTCTCTGTGGAAACAGAACTTAACCATGTTCTAGCCGCCGCCAATGGATTTTGTTGATTTATCGGCCATGCACCTTTAGGTCCGTCTTCCCCACCATCAGATTCTTTGAATTTAAGTTCGCCATCATCTTTACTGCGAAATTGAATATCAGTGAACTTAGGATGGTTTTCCGTGAACAGTTCTCTCAACGCTTCTTTCAATGTAATTTTTTGAGCCTCGTCCCCTTCAGTATCGTCGTGGCGAACGTCAGGAATGCGATTTTGCGGTCCTTCAAGTCTAAACTTGAGCTTTACTTTACCACCTTCATAGGTCTGCTCCACTCCTGTAAACATACCGTGGAGCTTCTTGCCAGTCATGGTGTATGCTGTTTGTAATTGCACCTGTCCATCACAACTTTTGATGATCCATCCAAAATCAAAGTGTGTGCCTAACACTTCATCATTGGCCCTAGTAATGGTCTTATTCAGAGCCTTAATGATCCTTCTGTACATGACGCCGCCTTGGTCAATAATCTCAAAGTCCGCACCATAACCGGGCGTTCCAGGACCAAAGCCATATTGAAACGAACTGATAGTCGCATGGTTGTCAGGAGGAGCCGAAGCATTTCCGACTGTGATAACTTGACCGCCGCCAAATTCCAGCTTCAAATATGGCGCAAAAATAGCTCCAGGTGTAGGCTCTTGTGGCGCTCCACAACCATATGTTTGAAGACAATCTACTGTACAAGCCATAGTTTACCCAAATACGGCGTCAGGAATTCTGATGTTAAGTCCAGCCTTGAATTCAAATATATCTTTGATCTCATTGGCCTCCATAATTTTCCACCAGAAATCAACCGTTCCATAAGCTGTTTGTGATACCAAATCGGGCCGATATTCCGTACCAGCCGTAACAACGTAATACTTATCTTTTCGACTAAGTGGCGTTTGTGTCTTTTTGTAAATCGTGAAAGTCAGAAGTTTGTTTTCTGTGTAGTAGATTACAGGCACATCAGCATAGCGACTTGTGACTGGCACGAATCTTTTAGGGTCAATTCTTGTTGTTTCAATGTAGTTTGCCATATCACTTCCTTTAATTAGGATTGCCTACTCCATCTATCATGATTTGTTCAGCCCCAGGCAAGTCAGCTTGGTTGTAAACAACTTCAAATTGCATATCCACATCTAACTTGTAAGGGATATACCCCTCTACATCCCAAGGCACACTTGTATCGAACTTAACAGAGTAACTTTTCATCACAGTACATAATTCAGGCGCACCACGATCCGATAGCAAGTCTCCGCATCGCAAATGACAAATTGGTGGTGGGGCATATGGTGCGCCACCCGTTGTCTGAGTCATTGGATAAGTACAAGCCTCAATGACCCTAAGCCAATCAATAATTTGCTGTTGGTCGCCTTCCTTGCACACAACAAAGTGAGCCGTCCAAGAAATCGTTCTGTTTTCCGAGTTCTGGTAGCTCTTGAATGGCATGGATCGACCAATGGCATTCTCGTCAGGATAGCTCGCAGACTTAGAGTCCGACAAATCTGGCAGAATGTTCATTGTAATTTTTGTCTCTAGTTCAGGAATGTCAATATAACATTCCTGAAGTGGAGTCAATACGCCAGATGGCAGTGTCGCTTTCATTGATTTTTATCCATTACGATGTTTGTGGGCCTAAGTTAAGTGCTGCTTTTCCAGCAGTTTGAGAAGCCAAGCCTACTGTGTTTCTAAAGTAATTTGCTGGCTTGTGAACAACTTCTCTAGTGGCTGTGTCACCTGGAACACCACCGCTACTTGTAATAGGAGTGCTTGTGGGCTTCAAAGCAGTCAAAACTTGCTGGAATAATGTTATCAATGTATCCAATTTCGCATTATGGTCCCCAGCTTCAGATGCAATAGCACCCAATTCAGGAGATGTGATCTCCGTTTTAACTGGTGACGTTGCCGCACGTTCTCCGGCAATTGCCGAGTGCATGTCTGGCATTGCTGGTGATGTTTGCGCAATAGGTCGAACGCTTGCTGGCGACTCTCCGGCTCCCGCCACAGACATCGGCTCAACACTCATTGGCCCCTGAGCAATCATTCCGCTGGCAGATGTTGGCTGGTTAACCAGTCTGCTCAAAGCCGATAGAGCATCTGTTTCAGATGTTCCCATCTGAGGAGCGCTAATCGAAGGCATCATTCCCTGGTTTGCAATTTGCTGCGCACTAGCTGCATTAGCCAACTTGTAACCAATAGGCTGGTCGCCTTGTGCTTCTCTTGCTTGACGCTCCATAGCTTTAGCCATAGCTTGCTCAGTCATCAATCCTTGGCCATGAGCTTCCCCACGAGGACTGCCAGCAGAACCACGAACGCTGCCACCTTGAGATGGCATGATTGTCCCGCCAGTTTCAAATCCAGCCTGCTCTCTTCTGATTCGACGAGCTTCGTTTCTTTCTTTAAGACGATCTGTGTATGGATTTCGACTACGGCGTTCACGAACTTCATCGCCCAACGCTCTTTGCATCGGCGTGTCTCTCATGCTTTCAGAAGCACGACGCATATCAACATTGCCCGCAGCAGGAGCAGGATTGACAGATTTAATGGCAGGCTTCAGTAGATTAGACTTTGCCTGATTTTCCTTGAATTTCTTCTCAGACTCTTCTCTTAACTTCTTGTCTCCACTTCCAAAGTCCGACTTAATTCCAGCAGCAGATTCAGCGGCAGTTGGCATCAACGCAGACTTGGCTTCGTCCCGCTGAATCTTAATCATGTCGTTTTGAGCCTTGAAATTCAATCTGTCTCGAACAAACAGACCATCGCCAGTCAGGGCCTCCACAACCATTTCGCTCAGAGATTTTGCCATTGATTGTTGAGCAATTGACTGATCTCTCAACAATTGTGTTTCAATAGCCTTGTCGCTCGGATTTACGACACCACTGCCACCCGCACCAGTTGCAGCACCGCCGCCCATGCTTGTGGCAGCAGTCATGTCTTTCAAGGCCGATGCGAACATTGCCATCTTCTGGATTGGAATCTTGTCCAGAGCGGAGAAGTCCAGTCCAGAATTGGAAATCGACTTCATGGCGATGTCCATAGCACCCAAGACCTCTTCGACCTTGTTAAGTGCCTGAACCATTCCGTCAAGCTGATTCACAACTTCATCAATTTCAGAAGATGGCGGCAACAACTTCATTGGCTGAAGAATCCCGTTATTGATGGCATTTGCCATGCTCATAAAGGCATACCCAAACATTGAAGCCTTCCAGCTTGCCATCATCATCCAGAATGGATTGATTGAAAACTTATTCATTCTCTCTGAGACATAAGCAATAATTTGTTCAGCGGCATCAAGTCCCTTTGACATATTGCTCATTTGGCTCATGCCAGCAGTAATCTCTTCTGCTGTAGGCAGATTGTTCATGATTGGATACAAGATTCCGTCACGCACGAATGATGTGATGGAATAGAACCACGCTGAGAACATATCTGTATTAGCAGCCAACATGCCAATAGGCGAATCCTTCAGACACTTGCTTGCATCCAGTGGAACAAACAAAGCTGACAACTTGGAGATCACTGAAGGCAACAGGGTGAAGATGCGGCTCATAGCCGACAGAATCTTAGCTGCCATCATGATGGTTCGAGGTTCTGGAAGCTCATTCAAGATTGGAGCGATAATTCCATCTCGCATGAAGGCGGCTATGCTGGTGAACCAGTCGCCAAACAACTTGGTCTTTCCTTCCATCTTCTCTTTAGCTGTATCCTTCATGGACATGCCAGAGTCAATCAAAGGAATGAGTCCGTTAGCCATATTGTTGATGACAATAGGAATCAATGTGACAATGCGACTCATGGCCGACAGAATCTTAGCTGCCATCATGATGGTGCGAGGCTCTGGCAGTTCATTGAGAATTGGATTCACAATGCCGTCTCTCATGAAGATGGCAATACTCTTGAACCACAGGGCGAATTCGCCCTTGTAGACCATAATCTTGTCAATTGGGAAGTCTGTGTCGAAATAGCGTTCAGCCGGGCTGCTCATGAGACTCATGGCACCGGATAGATTCTTAATCAATGGGACGATGTTCGCCGCAATCTTGGCCATAGCCGTGATCGTTTTCGCTGCACCAGAGATGTCAACTCCAGCCATTTCCTTGTTGACCGGATTTACAATCCCGTCTCTCATGAAGATGGCAATGGCCTGGAACCACTCTCCGAATTGTTTTTTGTTGCTAATGATTTTTGGAATTGGTGCTTCCGAGAAGAAGCTAGAAGCATCCGTTCCAAGTGCAATCGCAGCAGCCAGATTCTTAATCATTGGAACAATGTTTTTGGCAACAACAGCCATTGCATTGACAATCTTTGCCGCATTTAGGATTTGCGATGGGTCTTTGAATTCATCGTTGACCGGCTTCACAATGCCATTGTTGACGAAGTTGGCGATGGCAATGAACCATTCCTTGAACTGGTCCTTGTTATCCATGATCTTCTGGAGAGGAGCCTTCTGGAAGAACCACTTAGGCTCCATCAGTCCGATCACTGCTGCCAGACTTTCTAATGTTACTTTGGTTCCGCACAATAGTCGTGCTAGGGCCAATACAATCACCGAGGCATTCTGGAGCTTCTTGGCATCTGGAATGACGTTGTTGATCGGGTAAACAATTCCCGTGTTGACGAACTCAGCGATCTGTCCGAAGTAATCGGCGAATTTGGTTTTGTTTTCAATAATCTTGGTGATCGGCGACTTGGTGAAGAACCCGTCGTCCATCAATCCGACCATGCTCGCCAAAGAACCGATGGCTTTGCTGGTCGAATCCAGAACAACAGCCAACATGGTCATTTTCTTGGCGGCTTCTTTCAAGCCAGTCGTATCCTTGATCTTTGTCATCGAAGCGACAATCGTATTCACGAAGTCACTGACGGAATCGAAGAATCCGTTGAACTGAGGAATGGCCGACTTAATCTTGTCAACAGGAGATGCACTGAAGAATCCACCCTGGGTCAGCGGTGCAATCTTTTCGCTCATGATTGAAATTGACGGCATGGCCGCATTCAAAATCATTGCCATTGCATTAAGACCCTTGGCCGCACTCTTCAATTCTTTGGTGTCGCCCATGCTGCCACGAACCTTATCGACAATTGTTCTGATAAGGTCAACCATAGCTGGGAAGAACACTTCCATTTGGCCCTTGGCTCTTGTCATCTGCTTGATAGGAGAACCGCTGAACCAGCCGCCTTGTGTCAATGGCACGATCTTCTCAGATAAGGTGTTCAAAACCTTCGAGACGAGTTCAATAATGGTTGATACGGCTGTTAGGCTCTTGACCATTGACTTAGCCGAACCAATGTCAACTTTGCTGCCCATGTCTCTAGCGAAACCAACAATGGTTCCAACATAATCCATGATTGGCTGCTTCATTTTATTGAGCGTTTCAACTCCAGCCTTCATTGAATCTTCGATGCCACTTGCCCAAATCCAGAATCCCTGGCTCGACTTGATTGACAACAAGCGATCCTTAGTCTTCATGATTTCGTCTGTGACTGCGCCTGTGGCATTCAAGATGTCAGCGACTCCTCTAGCCATCGAAGTTGCTAGACGAGGATCGAGCTTTCCACCAATGCTTCGTGCAACGCCAATTACTGTTTCAACATAACTGGTGAGAGGCTTTTCTAGCTTCTTCAGAACATCAATTCCACCTTCAATGCTTGGCATGAATGAACTTGTAAGCCATGTCCATAGTCTTCCGGCCACACTTGGAGACATGGACACGAGTTTGTCTTTGGCCTTCATAATCTCATCTGTGACCGCACCACAAGCAGCGAGGATGTCTGCAACACCCTTTGCCATTTCTACTGCTTGCTTAGGATTGAGTTTGCTACCGATGCTTTGAGCAATGTCAACTATTGCTCCAACATAATTGACGATTGGCTTCTTGATCGCCGTAAGTGAATCTACTCCATTTTGCATGGCAGTAACTCCATTTCCCGTCAACCAAGCCCAAAAACCAGTAGATGCTGGCAAAGACAATAGTTTCTCTTTTGCTGCCATGATCCTGTTTGTAACATCACCACAAGCCGCCAATACATCGGCTACACCTTGAGCCATTTCAGCGGCCTGTTTAGGGTTGAGAGTTGAACCCATTGACTTGGCAATGTCTACAACCGCACCAATGTAACCCTTTACTGGTTCTGCTAGGACTGCTAACGCTCCTACGCCCATCCACATCAATCCAGCAATCATTCCGGCAAAGAAACTGAGAAGCCCTAGCTTGCTCAAGCTGCTAACTGCACCTAGCACGCCATCGGCAATGTTTCCTGCGGAACTCAATATCGAAGACAGGGCTTCGGCAATTTCCTTGCCGTGAGCCGGGCTTACGCCAGTTGCCATTAAGCCACCAGCCATTTGAATAATGGTGTTGGCCATATGCACTACAGCAGGAGTCAAGAACTGAAGTGCCTTAGAGCCAAGATACATGGCACCAGTAATCACCCAGGCTACAGCCGAGAATGCGGCCAGCAGACCCAATATGCCCAGGGTTGTTGCGCTCTTAATGACCGACCAAGAAATACTTGCAGCACTTGCTAGAATTGAAGCTAGTGCTTCAGATGTCATCTTGGCTTCTTCAGGACTGACTGATCCCTTCATGACACTTTGGGCCATGTTGATAATTGCCGTATTCAAAGCAACAACTGCTGGTGTTAGAACCAACATTGCAGCGGCCCCCATCACAGCCAAGACAGCCATGATCCAGAAGACCCCTGTTGTCATTGCCAAGCCCAAAGCTGCTAATGCAGCGCCCATGCCAAGCACCGACAGGGAAATTTCAGCAGCAGCACCGATTACGTCTGCCAGTGCTTCGGCTACCTTACCGGCTTCTGATGGGTCGATGATGCTTTTCATCACAGACTGAGCCATGTAGATTACACTTGAGGCCAATGCAGCGATTGCTGGAGTCAAAGCCATCAATCCGATTGCTCCTAACCCTGCCAACAATACTGTAGGCCAAATCAGCCCGCTCCATACCAGTGCGCCGAGTTGACCCAATCCCCATGCGGCCCCGATGACGGCCAAGGCAATGAAGCCAGCCGCCATTAGCACTCCCGCCAAGTCTTTAGCTACTTTCGCTGCCGTTCCCAAGTCTAGTCCAAATGAACCCATGACTTGTTGTGCAAGATATACAACGCCAGCAGCCAAAGCAGTGATCGCCGGAGTCATAATCAATAGGGCTGCGGCCCCTGCTGCCATCAGTCCAGCAGCGGCCAACAAGCCAATGCCACCAGTGTAAGTGCCGAGACTTGTGACTAATGTACCAAGGGCAATCAATCCAGCCGACGCACCAATAACGGCCAAGGCAATAAATCCTGTTGCCAACAATAGTTCAGCAATATTCATTGCTGCTTTAGCGGCAGTTCCAGAATCCATTCCAAATGCACTCATGATCGACTTGGACATCCAGACAACAGCAGATGCCAACAACACGATGGCCGGAGTCATAATCAAAAGAGCCAAAGCTCCAACTGCCATGTCCTTAACAAGACCTGTTGACTTCTTTGCGAATTCACCTAAAGCCTTCAATCCAAAAGACGCACCAATGATAGCACCGGCTATTGCGCCAGCGGCGACAATCAATCCAGCGACTTGCATTCCGACTTTAGCTGCTGTTGAACCATCCAATCCGGCCACACTCATGATGACCTGACCCATCTTGACCAGAGCAACGCCCAGGACCATGATGGCACCACCAACCAACAGAAGCGCCAAAGCAGTCTTGCCTATTTCTTTGGCAAGAGTTCCTGGCTTGCTGATGATGTCATTCCAAGTCTTGTTCTTTTTGAGTTCGTCCAAGCACTCAACGAATTGAGAGGCCCCTGCTGCCATTGCACCAGCGACACCAGCTACGGCGATAACTACACCAGCGGTTTCGGCAACAGAACCAAGACTTAATCCCAGCTTAGACAAAATGAGTCCAGTCAATGCGACAACTGCTGCACCAAGCAGAACAATAGCGGGACCAATCAGTAGCAGTGCTGCTGCGGCTTTAAGAACTTGTGGATAAGATGATTTGGCTTTTTCTGTGAAGCCTTTCATTTCGTCAGAAGCTAATGCTTGGAAGGCAACAACACCAGCAGCGGCAATGGCACCGCCAGCAAGAGCCACTGCTCCAACAACTGCTGCTGTTTCAAGCACAGTCTTAATGTCTAACTTGAAAGCCTTCATGATCTTGGCAGACAAGAATACAATGGCCGCTCCAAGAGCAACAACTCCAAGACCCAAAATAGCCACGCCAATAGCAGCCTTAGCCATTTCTTTTCCAGCACCCATCATTCCAGCAATGTCGAATCCTTCTACACTAGGAGTTCCTGGTACTTTTTGTGCTTTTGCAACAACTGTTTGTCGATCAACCAATTTGTCTGTTCGGTCTTGAATGTTGTCGCCAACCTTGGCAGACTTAACTTCATTTTTCAACAGTCTTCTTCTGGTTTTTTCATCTCTCTTTTCTTGAGCGCTGGCTTTGTCGGCAGTTGTCTTTGCCTTATCGGTGCAGATACACTGACGGATAGCCTGAAGCTCTTTCAGCATCAACGGGAAGATGTCTTGGTCATCATCCTTTTTAAGCCCAGCCAGAGCATCTTTCACTGCTGTTGCAGCAGTGTTTTTTCCTGTAGTTTTACCTCCAGCAGATGCGGCATCATTAGCTTCGGCAGCAGGATCGGGTGAATTGTCTCTTCTTCCTAATATTGCTCCCATGAGGACTTTAAGCGGGCCACCATGATCTTTCATTTCTTTGAATACACGACTAAAGCTGTCGATTTTGCTGATAATGCCTATAGCAAGTAAAGAAATGCCACCAATAACACCTGCGATAGTAGCACCGATTACGGCAATTTTGCCAATCAAACTATTGAATAAGGAAGAAAATCCTTTGTTTGTAAAGTTCCTAATGTTATCATTGATTTCACTTAAAGATTGCTGCATATCCGTCATCGGATCAAGTTGAGCCTTTTGAGCCGTAGCTAACTCTTGTTCTCCCTTTGCAATTTTTCCCGTAAGCTCCCGCATCGCTGCTGGGTCTTTCAACGCCTGCTCGATTGCAGTGGAATCAATCTTAATTTCTTGTTTGCCGGACTTCTTCAACCCAGCATTAACACTGTCCATAGCACTTTGGATCGCTCCTCGTGCTACGTCAGCTTCGCTAGTCCATGTTTGACCCAGGGCGTTTAAGTCTGCCTCGAATTCGCCTCGACGTTTTCCGAAGGTGGCTAGAGCTTGATTCATGTCCTTGGCACCTTTGGACGCTTCATCCAGGGCCGTTAACACTTCTAGGTTCTTGCTGGCCTTCAATTTTCGCTCATCTTCCATGAGCGCAGCCTTCTCTTCTAACGTCAAATTCTGTTGACGCTTCTTATTGATGTCGGCCAGTCGCTCTGCCATCCCCTTACCGGCTTCATTCAAAGCCTCATATTGAGATCGCAGTTCTCCAAGTTCAATGCCGAACGTGGCCTTCAAAGATACGTTCAGTCGCATCTTGGCATCGTCCGACAATTGGTCGATGGCATCCATGCTTTCAACGCCAAAGCGTTTCAGCATATTGTCCATGCCCTTAGCCATGTCTTTGATTCCGGCCTTGGACCGAAGGATTGTGCCGTTCATCAATTCGTCAATGCGACCTACGCTACCTGCGGCAGATAACAAGAATGCTCTAGTCTGATCTGATGCTTCAAGAATCAAATTGGACGAACTACTCATTGCCTTCAACAAAGGTTGCATTTGGCTTTCAATACCCAGCTTCTTTGCATTGACGCCGATTTCAATGACGTTCTTAGCGGCTGCTGACGTTAGCGTTGCAGCATTTCTTAAAGAGCTGATGAATTCGCCACTGCTTTTTACAACTCCAGCCAATTCATCGCCGGTCATTCCGGTGTTGCGAGCAACTTCTCGCATACCTCGACCCATATCGGCAATTTGGCCCATCGACATGCGACCGGCTTTATTCCAATTGGTGAATTCTTCGCTGAGAGTTCCAGCTTCCATTCCCAATTGCTTTTCAGTGTTCAATTGGGTTTTGACAATATTAGATGCAACCTTTAGGTCTTTAATGCCGTGCTTCAATGCTTTGATGTATGATTTCTGGAATACATCACGATCTACACCTGTCTGCTTGGTGGTCGCTCCAATATCCTCAAAAGAACGCATTAAACCCTTGGCTTCTTTCGTCGCACCGGCTGTTTCATAGCTGATGGCACGCATTCCCTGAACAAACTCTCGCTCTTGTTTGATTGTTCCTTTGAACACTTCAGACAAAGCATTGAAGCCTAAGATGTGTTGTTCTACTTTTGCCAGTTCATTGGTAATCTGACCAATGAAATAGCTCATGATTGCCAAGTCATCTGCGATTGGCAAACCGCCCATCATTCTTGTTTTTTCTTTTTTCTTGCCACCACCTGGGGCTGGGGCTGCTCCTGCACCGCCTGTACTGCCACCAGAGCCTCCACCACCCGCAGCACCACCATCTCCTGCTGCTGGCGATGGCGTTGCAGGGGTCATTCCCTTGAGACAGTTGCATAGTTCGTAAATGGCCTTTTCAACATAGATGTCGTGAGTGTAGCCAGAACCCTTCTTGGCGAAAGTCTTGTAAAGACCTTCGCTGCTCTTAGACATGGCCTTTTCTTCTTTGCTGACGAAAGGCTTTTCTTTCTTTTCCTTTTTTGGCTGGCCTTTGGATTCTGCCTTTTTAGCCAGTCTTTTCTGAACAAGGTCTTTTAAGCTACCAACAACATCGGACAAGAAGCCTTTCTGCTCCTGCATATCTTTGGCAAAGTCCTTTGTGTATTGCTCAAGCAATTCACGCACTTTCCCCATGTCGCCTTGTGGTACGCCTTCTTTTTTGGATTCAACGGGGCGTGCCGCTCCCACCTTGGATTTCATCATTGTCCCAACTAGGGCTTTGATCTCGCCAAGTGACATATTGGTGGAGTCGATTTTTCGTCCGAGATTGTCTATCGCTGTTGCCATTGATACCTACATTGCTATTCTGCTTCCCTAATAGAGAAGTTGATCGTTCAAGTTATTTAGTCAGCAGGGGAAACTTATAAATTCGGCGTTTGTGGATTCTGTCCCATCGGCATTTCGCCCGTGGGAGCGGCCTGCGGATTGGCCATGCGTCGAATTTGCTCTCGCACAGATTTGCGTATAGCTTCTATCTCGTTGGGGTCGAATGACCGAGATATGGCAAGAGCGTTTACAATGAACTCGCAGTTGAGCTTTTTCAAAGACTCAATGCCGTTCCTTTTGTATTGTCGGAAGGCTGAAACTATGTAGTCGTTGCCCTTGATATATTGGTATGTAAATTGTGGGCTGTCACAAATCGACTGACCGGGACCAGGGAAAAGTAGCTTCTTAATAGTCGGGAAGGTCAAATAATGCAGGTTAATACCCCGAATGTACTTGCCCCAAACATCTGTCACCAGCACCAAAGGAGCCGCATCGTGGCCCGGTTTGTGGAATAGGTAGCTGAAGGTTACGAGACTGCCTCGGCCCACTGTAGGGTTGACCGTGGAAGGAGCCGACAGACCGCTGGGAAGCACCGCATCTTGAAAAGGTATCGCCATGCAGATATTTAGGCTTTACAACCGGGTATTTCCACGGTACAATATAAATGTGAGGACGGGTACTCCTCCATTTTTTGAAAGACTTCCATGAAACTCATCTGTCCGTCTTGTCAAAGCCGAGTGGATATTGGCGCTGAAAGCCGTTACGACATCTTCACATGCAATTGTGGGCGGCGATTTCGTGGAATCTGGGCTAATCTTGCTGCTCTCGATTTTGTCGTGAACAAATATTTGAACCCTCTCTCGCTTTTTTGGGGAGACTCTTACGAACTCCCAAATCATACGGCTTGTCCGTACTGTAATTCACGGATTCGCATTGGTGACGGTGGTTCATCCTCGCCAAGCCACTGCTGGGCATGTGGAAAAGGATTGCCAACCTCTCGAATCAACGAAAATACAAATAACCCACGAGTCGAACAGCCGGTGTCAACGCAACAAGTTGCCGTGGCTCCTGCCGATCCCTTTGCCAACTATCCAAAAAATCGACATGAAGAATTTCTTGTCGAGGTCGAATTTATTCGGACAGTGCTTTCCAACCCTAATCTCAAACAATTCATCCTGGATAAGTGCTGGACTGAAGCAGAATTGGATGAGGCTCAAAGATTATTGAACTTGCCACCATATCTGGTTGCTAAAGTCAAAAATGACTTCATGTTCAAATATCACAATGGGATTGATGACGAATAAAAAAGGCCCCGGATTTCTCCGGGGCCTTCTCGTTTACTTTCTCAAGATCACGAACAGAGCGTGAATGATGCCTGGGAAAAACCCTAGCAGGGTCAACAGGCAGTTGATGATAAAGCTACTGCCCAGCCCATCCTTCAACGCTACACCCAAAGGTGGCAGAAAGAAAGCTAGGATGAGAGCGATGAGGCTCGTCTCATCAATTTGCACGTCTTGTTTCTGTACTTCGTTATTGTCGTCCATTGAAACCTCCATGTGGTAAAGAGACACCTTATATATGCAAATTAGGCACGGTTTAAGACTGAGCTTGCATAATCGTTGCCGCCTGTCTTGATAATCAAACCACTGCCATCTGCCCCGCTATCTCGCATCTCTTGCTCTGCCTTACCACTCTTGGTAAAGAACTTCTTCAGTTCTTCAACCACGCTTTCAATGACTTTCTGTCCTGCTTCTTCCTCTTCCATGTTCTCAGACATGAAATCGTTAAACATATCTTCAATGTCTAACATATAAGCCTTACCAAACGGGTGGGTCTTCTCTTCCTTCTGAATACGATAGGCAATCATTTCGCCAATTTCGTAAACACGAATTCCATCAAAGCTCAACTTCTCATTAGGAGCCTTGACAAAGACATAGGGCTGTTCTTCGTCTTCTAGGTGAGCATAGACTTGCATCCCGCCCTTACGCAGAAGACGCTCGATCAACTTGAGATGCTTTTTGCCCTCACGCTGCTTACGGTCAACGAATTCAAGAAATTGAATAGCCATTAGCATTGCCTCATTAGAATTTCAGGGGCATTCGGCACGCAACGCTGAAGAACTCTCAGGTCGCTAGGATTGCCTGTGTATGGTGTTTCTTTCAATACGATGCCAGGGAATGAAGTTGATGCCTCACGGATAATATTGAACTGAGCCGTCAAAAACAGCATCCCATCAATGCGTTCCATGAAATCGTGTTCTTCTTTGGCTGGTTTGCCTTGGTCATCAACACCGCCAGCTTCTTTGACATACTTGATCTTGATGTCCACATAAGGAATGATGGCACCCTGATCGTCAATCATGGCCTCGCTATTGTCGCTTTGAATGGTGCGGACAACCAACTTGCCGTCTGTATAAGCACCCTTCAAACTGCCAGCCAAATCCCATCCAAGTGTATAAATGGTTCCGTCTTGTCCAACAACATTAACCAAGAAGCCACGTTTCTTGAATGTTTCGGCAATACTTTCCAATACCACTCGACGACGAAGTACATCCTTTTCTTCTGGACTGCCTTCTTCCAAACGTCGTTGTTCCGGCTCAGTCAGGTATCGCTCTGGATCGTCTTCTCGCAGACTCCACTTGCCAATATCGACTTTGCCCCACTTGTCGTTATATCGAGTGGACAAACGAATCGAGTAGTCCTTTTCGTTGTAGACCACATCTTCGTTATTGCCGCCTGTTCCAACCTGAACGCCGCCAATGATGCCAGTAATGAACTTGCGGTGGAGATCGCCCTTCATGCCCAATAAGCCCTTCAGCTTAATGAAGACGTTATTGAGTTCAGGCATGGCTCCTAGTGTGTTGATAATGTGGTTAACCAAAGATACAGAAGGATTGTTCTGATCGAGATCGTCTTTTACCAACTTCCTGATTTCTTTGGACGCCTTATCCACATTGGCGTGCTGTCGCAAAAAGCATACTTGAAGATTGTCTTCTACGAATTTGCGGGGATAGGCATCCAAGTCTAAATCACGGACTTGACTAATCATGTCTACCAATTTGTTGACATCGCCTTTGACTGTTTCTTTGAAGAATGAGTCCTTCCATTGCTCGAAGTCTTGCTCGTCCATCTGCTCAGGCATATCTGGAGTAGCGGGATCGTGAGTGATGTCCGGCATTGAGTTTTGCTGCTGCTGTGGCTCAGGATCGCTGTCTGGCGGTGCTGGGTTGGCAACATTGGGATCATTAGGCGCACCTGCTCCCGGAGCGGCACCAGGGTTTCCACCAAGAGGGCCACCGCCAGCCATTGGAGGACCGCCAGCAACATTTCCGGCATCTTCGATCAGCCATTCTTCTAGTGCATGGTTTGACATTGTTTAATCCTTTTTCTTCTTTGCATGATTGATAGCTCGGATCAGTTCCTTACGGCTGAAATCCGTCGAATCCCCGCCACCAATATTGAAATTGTTTTGCTGCATAGCATTTAAGTGGGGACCAGAATACGCATATGTATTCTTTAGCTTCAACCTTGTCATCAAATCCGCAGCTTTTAGCATCTTGTCCTGAAGGTCAGTTTTGATTTTTACAAAATTGACCAAGGCTTCCTTGCTGGAAGTCGTCGCATCACCATCATTGATGACCATATCGGCTATGTTGTCAATGTAATCACTAACTTGTTTCCGGTCTTCCCGGATATTGTTCATGATTTCATCCAACACTCCTAGATACTGAGAGTCGGTAATTAAGGCTGAGGCGTCGGACCCCTGTTGGGCAGGCATGGTGACATTCATTTGTGGCAAATCGAGATCATCTTCAGAGAATTCATCGGTTTGTTCGCATAAAGAATTATCGTCAGTTTGCTCTGGGATTTCTTCCAGAGTGACTGCTGGTTCCTGTTTTTCTTCGACTTTGGGTTTATTCGTCATAGCGTAAATATATAGGGCAGGAAATGGAGAAATGGAAAAATATGCCGCCAACATCTAAGACTGTTAAAGACGCTGCCCTGACAGAACAGTTCTTTGGACAAGTCTCCGAATCAATCCAAATGCTCTTTGAATTAACGTCAAGGATTGATGAACGGGTCAAAATGCTAATTGAACGACAAAAAGAACTTGATGTACAAATTGAAAAACTTTTGGAACTACAACATAGCACCCTTACTCGATTGTCTGCTGTAGAGTCAAAAGACTTCAATGGCGTTCAGGAAAGCCTACACTCTCTTAGTGAGAAGGTTGCTATTATTGTTAGCGACGATCCTCAAAAAGAGTTGATTGAACTAAGAACCAAAGTCCACAACCTTGAAGTCAAGGCCGAAACCATTCAAATGAGGATCGGGCATCACGATCACAGGTGGACTCAAATATTCGATGCCGTATGGAAAGTAGCCCTTATGTGTATTGCGGGCTACATTCTTTACAAGTTGGGATTACAAGCACCACCAAACTAACTCTGATAAAACGCAAAAATATCACTCCACAAGAGTAAATAAACCAGTCGTCTCATTATCAGCCGGGAAGGATACATGAAAAAGTTATTCGCAAGTTACTTTCAGTTAAGAGAAGAAACCGGAGCCAAGCCAAGTGAAGGCGAGGCCAGCGGTGGAAATGGTGGCAGCGGTAGTAGCGGTAGTAGCGGTCAACCAGGAGCCGGAAACATCACTTCACGCATTAAATTGCAGAAGAAGGAAGGCTCCAAGGAATTCGCACCGTTTACCATCAATAAAACCACGCACCCTAACCTTAGAGTGCTTATCAAGGCATTTGCCGACTCCCAGAACGTGGGAGTAGGCTACACCACGATTGATAAGTCCAAGGGTGAAGTTGAGCCAAACCTCAAAAAGAAGGTATTGTACCTCACAGGTGGTGCCGTTCGTGACCATTTGAAGGGCAAGACCCCTCGTAACTACGATCTGGTTACAGATGCTACGCCAAGTGAAATGCGTATGATTCTGACTCAGCTAGAAACGCAGTTTTCCGAAACGAAGCCCCGTGAAGGAGACTACGCCAGCGACGAGAGATATGCAAAACTTCCATCTCCAGGCACTAAGAACAAGATTTTCTACGCTTCTCGCTGGGACAAACAAGGCAAAGAATTGGAAGTAACCGCCGAAATCAACGGCGAACAATTCTCTATTGCCACCCTTTCTAAGTCTTCTAAGAGCCGCCGAGTTCAGCCTGACAAGGGTGAATCAGCCGCATCCGTGGAAGAAGATTCAGCCAATCGTGACTTTACGATTAACTCACTATACATCCCGCTGACGACTGCGGACGGTGACAATAGCGACTTGATCGACCCGCACGGTGGCGCTCACCATTTGAAGAATGGTGAAGTTAAGGCTGTTGGCGACGACCTGGAATCCCGCATGTCAGAAGACCCATCTACCGCTCTGCGATATATGAAGATGGTCACACGATATGGCAATTCCGACAAGATTCCTGAAAAGTATCAAGCATCTATCTCCCGTCACAAAGACATGAATGGCGTCGATAAGGACACAGTTCGTAAGGAATTCCTTAGCGGTCTGGAACATCCAGATAGCGATCCTCGCAAATACATGAAGGCATTCCAGAATACTGGTTTGCTCAATAGTGTTTTCCCAGGTGTTGACTTTGACCCAGAACAAATGCCAGAAGACTTCCGAGGCGACCGTTGGTTGGCTCCGGCCTGGGTTCTTCGCAATAACGATCCAGAAGATGTCAAGAAAATGTTGACTGGTGGCGGTTGGTCCAAGCAAGAGTCTGGAGATATTGCTTATTTGGTTAAGCTGTATCAGTGGGGAGCCAAGAACAAGTTCGACCCTAAAGACTTCTATGACATGAAATCTGCACACACAGGTTTGACCAAGAGCAAGATTCGTGAATGGATGCAGATGGCCAAAGCTCACGGTCCAGAAGTCGATAACTTCTTAGCTCATGACGACAAAGATTTGACACCATATTCGCAGGGTGCTGATGGCAAAAGAACCGTCAACCCAGAATATACGAAGTTCCTGGGACGTGCGCCACAAGGCAGCGAGTTCGATTCCGTCAAACGAAATCTTTCAACTCAGCGTTGGAAGGACAGTCTGAACAAGCTGAAGAGTGGTGGCGGCAAACCCGCCGCTCCTTCAGGTTCTCCATCACCAGAAGACGACGAATAATCAAAGCAAAGGCCAGCAAAAGCTGGCCTTTGTGCTTTACAGACCGGATATTTTGTGGTAAGATATATTCTTGAAATCTGTAGGCAAGGTATATCATGAGCAAGCAACAAACCCTCGAAAAATGGCTCCCGAAGCCCCGCAACCGTAAAAAGCGGTTGGTTATTTACGACTTCGACGGAACCCTGTTCAATTCTCCCGACCGAGAAGCTGGGGAACTTGCGTACCTGGAAGCTACCGGGAATACGCTGCCGTTCCCTGGATGGTGGGGTCGATTGGAATCTCTGTCGCCACCTATCGTCCCGGAAAAGCCAGGAGAAGAGTGGCTGATTGCAGATACCATCACTGCATATCGGAAAGATTTTAAGGACGACGAAACCGAACTCGTCCTTATGACAGGTCGTCCGTTCAAGAATCGCAAGCGAGTTATTGCGATCTGTGAACATTTTGACCTGATCTTCCACGGCCACTATTTCAGGGGGCAACCCGGTCAAAAAGGAAGGGATACGCTGGAGATCAAGTCGAACTTTATCACCGAAGACCTTATGCACGAAGGACTTACGGTGCTGGAGATTTGGGAAGATCGGCCTGAACATACCAGTGCATTTTTCACCTTGGCGAAGCGTTGGAAGGCTAAATTCACTCATTTGGAGAGAATCGTTATTCACGACGTTTTAACTGGTGAAAAACACGATATTTAATTAGCCCTCCCTGCCAGTATATACCCATGAGCGAGCCGCCCGGCTTACTCATGGGTTTTTTCATTGGCATTGGGGGACGAAAATGGATTATCGAGCCTATAAACATTTGGTGTGCATATTAAAGAAAAAATGCCCTGCTGCTTTTCCCGTAAGTGTTCGCCGGGTAAAGATGGTTGGATTAGATGGTGATTGCAGTCTTGGCAAAAAGAGATTCTTCATTCGTATTAACCGAGACATATCTGAGTCTTCGGCTATTGATACGCTATTGCATGAATGGGCGCACGCCATTGCCTGGAATCATTTGCATGACTCTTTAGATTGGCATGAATTCGAGAAGCGATCTCACGACGCCTCCTGGGGCGTTGCCTATAGTGAAGTTTATCGGGTTTATGAACAATGCTACTTGACGACAGTAAATGAAACGACCAAGTGCAATAAAATTCGGTACAAATAACTCTTTCAAAGTATGGACTACTTAGTAAGCGCCGAAAACACGCCATATCAACAATGGCAACTTGAACTCTTGATCGAGAGCTTCAAATATCATAATTGCGAAAAAGACCTGCTGGTTTGCCTAGCCGAGTCTGATGCGCCAACACATCCTTTGTTTTGGCGCAATATCGCTACACATCAAAGAATTCAAGGCCACGAAAACATAGGCAAGATCAGAGGTTATAAAGGACTTAACGCTCTCTATGACCTCGCCTGGGCCGTCCATAGCAAGTGGATCACTCAGCCTTTTGCTTATATCCCAACAGATGTTGTTTTGAAAAACAAACTCGACATCCAGCTACAATCTGAATTTTCAGAAGTTGTATTCTCTCCATCGCCATTCTTCACGCTGGAATCGGCAGAAGAAGCAGTTGGTCCATTTTGGGAAGTAACAAACAAAAATAGGGCTGACTATGAAACGGCATGGATTCCACTTGGACCCATCATGGTATTCAACAAAATACCAGAAGACTTTTTCGATAGAGCTATTGTGTTAGCTGAGAAATTGGCACTTCAACAATTGCTAAACAAACAACCAATATGGGAACATACAGCTACTTTGGCCTGGGCTATGAACCTATCAGATTTTGTAGGACAACTATTGCTAAGAGGAGACTACACTCTGACTATGACCATGCTGGATAGCAGCAATTCGCCATTTGTTCATTATGAGCATGGGTTGCCGCCTGTCTTCAATAAGACAATGTTCCAATATGCAGCACCAGACTTCGTATCGTTCGGTGATCCATTTGAAGTGTTGGCTGAGAACTCTCCGACCGAAAGCGCACACTTCATTTCTGAATTAGCAAAGAGAAGCCTAGCTGCTCGGTAATTCCGGTTCTTTCCAACCGTGAAATGAAGGACGGCCTTGATCCAATAAATGGTGTCCCATTACTCTTGGTTGGCGATTTAACGGCACTGCGGGCTTCTCTTTAACGGCTGGATGCTTTTCCAACCACTTGTCCAATAAGCTGTCGCTGGCATGATATTTTGGATTACGGAAGAAATGTCCCTCGTCATGATCTTCAAGCCGTGGATTCCAATGTGAATATATGCCCCAAACATATTGAGCAGATTTTCCATGCGAACCAAACATATTGGCAAACAATTCTTTGACGTTTTTGCCACGTCCCAATTTCTTCTCCCATCGTTTGGGGAAACAGACAATCAATAGGGTGTCTTTTTCTGGTGTCAATTTTGTAATTGCTTTTCCAATATCAGATTCGTCTGCCGATGTAGAATTCATGAAGCTGGCTTTCATCAGGTGTCCCTGCATGAAATATCCAGCGAGCTTATGATCGGTGGGCAAAACAAAGAAATAATGCCCTCGCTCCAGACGTGCAAGTTCGGCATGGCCCGCATCCCGACTTACCGGAGCGAGTTCACTTTCAATCAGAAACTTCTTAAAGCCTTGCAACTCATCGTACATGCTGTTATATATGACCTTCCCATTCGGAATGATTGAGCAACTATATGAAAGTCGAATACAAAACAGGTTGCATTGAAATAACCACAGACTCAGGCTTTTGTCGAATAAAAGAAATTGCTGAAATATATTTCGTTTGTGATCGCATCAAATTTTTGCTCGATAATTGCACGGACGAAAAAAGTCATCGGGCATATTCGTTCGTTCTCGATGTTCTCAATTCAGCCAAGAACAAACTGATTCTATATCACGAAACCAAAATCTGTCCGTATCCATACTACGGCAGTCCAGAGTGACGAAATCGACTTTACAAAATGCCGGTCCCTGTGGTATATTCTGTCTCCTTCATTCGGGAGAAAGATCATGTGGAAGGCTTTTTCGTGCCTTGTTTTGGCCCTGCTCGTATCTGGCTGCGCCCCTGAAAAACCCACTGTGAGGACGATTTCTTCCATCACGGATATTCAGGGCAAATGGAAAGTCGTTGAAATTACCGACCCGGATGGCAACGGGTTTGAACCAGATGGCAATCTGGTAATGGTCATCGAGGGCGATAAGGCCACTTCTGATGGCCAGCCGCTTCGACTCGAACTCGCCGCCGACAACTCCTATGTGCGGTTGTTCGCAACCGTCAATGGAATTGAAACCAAAGTCGGCGAAGTAGTTGTTGAGCTTACTATTGAAGCGAATCCTGTCCAGATGGTCTGGATGGATCGTGTCAAGACTAAGCAAGTGTCTCTATTCCAAAAGGAACTCTAAGTCCAATGGCGAAAACAAAACCCGTGGCAAGTGGCGTTGATCTCACTGGATTGTCTACTGCGCAACTCGAAGCACTGGTCGTAGAGGCCAGAACTAGGGCAATCGAACAAGGTGAAAAAGAAACCAAGGCGGCTGTCAAAGCCCTCAAAGCGTCCGGTGAACTGGATTCCTTCAAGAAGGAATTCCTGGCTCTCGGAAAAGAAGGCAAGAAGCTGGCCCGGAAATCCACCTTTGAATTGGTGCTTCCAATTCGATTCACCATCAATACCGAAGGGCCAAACCTGGGCCAAGATGACACCTACACCAACATCTTTGCCTATGACGGCGAAGTGACTGAAGATGATCTCTTCAGTCATAGATTTGAAGCGAAACTGATGAAAGACCATAACTTGACCAAGAGTCAAGTTGCTACCCTCAATGGGGTCATCGCCGATTATGCCGAGAATGCCTGCGATGATATTTTCGACGTGATCCCTGAAGAACTGATGGCCCACTATGACGCCTTTGCTGTGAAGGTCACTGCCTTCATTCAGAAGGCAAGAGCAGCGGGTTTGTCCCTGAAAGATTTAGTGTGAGCAATAGTCATGGCTTTTCAAGTATTTCCTGAAAATGCCGATTTGCCCCCTTGCAAACGGGTGAAGTTTGGGATCGACCCGACCTTCCCCCGTTTGCATTTGGGGCATCTTGTGCCGCTACGTCTCGCCAAAAAGATGATGCAAGAAGGGCATCAACTCACAATCGTATTGGGAACTTTCACAGCCCAACTCGGCGACCCTTCTGGTCGTGATACAACCCGGCCAATATTGGCTGAAGATGATGTTGAAGCCAACGCCGAATCCATCTTCGTGCAAATCAAGCAAATACTTGGCAACGATAACTTCGGGCCAGAATCCCCAGGAAAATGGACCATATGTAAAAATGGTTGGCTGCATAATCAGATGACACTTCCCACCTTTATGAAACAGGTGGCAAAGTTCACACTCTCGCACATGACCAGCCGTAACGCCTTCCAAGATCGTATTGCCAATCAGCAATCTATTGGTATGCACGAACTCTTGGTCCCTATCTGCCAAGGCTGGGATAGTGTTGCCCTCCGATCTGAAATCGAAATCGGCGGGCAGGATCAATTGTTTAACTTTCAAGTCGCCCGGCATCTACAAGAAGCCAACGGACAGAAACCTCAGTCTTGCATCATGATGCCCATCATCAATGGCACAGATGGCAGAAAGATGAGCAAGAGCCTGGACAACTGCATCTTCTTCGATGAAGACCCTAATGACGTATTTGGGAAGGTCATGTCTATTCCTGATGCCGTCATGCAGGAATGGTTCCCTTTATTTGTAGATTTCACAGTCGAGGATATTCATCCGATGGACAAGAAGAAGATTCTTGCCGTCGAGATCGTGAATCAACTACACACACTACAAGTCGCTCAGGCGGCTCAGGAACACTTCCTCAAGACCGTGCAGAACAAAGAACTGCCTCCAGATATTCCTACACTACCGGCCTCTTCGCTATTGAGTGCCGTAGTTGCCTGTTGCAATATCTCGAAAACCGCTGCCCGACAAAGACTTAAAGATGGAGCCGTCAAAGTAGACGGCACCAAAGTCTTTGATGAACAATTGTTGCTGCAATCAGGGCAAGTCGTTCAATGTGGACGCCGTGATTTCGTTAGGATCAACTAATGAGCAAACTGTATAAGACGGTTTATGTTCTTGCCATACTTTCGTTCATTCCAGTGATTTGGATATGTCTTTCTATTTCCGACCCAGGGAATGTTGTAGGCATATCCGATGGCGATACCATCACAGTATTGCAGCCTGACAAAACTCAAATGAAGGTTCGCTTGGCCGAAATCGACTGTCCCGAAAAGAAACAGCCATTCGGAACCAAAGCCAAAGAAGCACTCAGCGAGAAAATATTCGGCAAATACGTCAAAGTGGAATGGACCAAAAAAGACCGATATGGTCGAGTTATCGGCAAGGTCTATTTGAATGGCAGGTACATCAACAAGGAAATGATCGAGGAAGGCTGGGCATGGCACTATACGGATTATTCTCATTCACCGGAAATGGCCGAGGCACAAGAATACGCCAAAAGCCATAAGCTGGGCCTGTGGGCCGATAAACATCCCGTCCCGCCCTGGGATTTCAGGAAGAAATAGGCCGTAGTCCAACTTGACCATCGCCACTATCCCAAATCACCTGATAATTAACACCCGGTAATTTTTGCATCGTGACTCCGTAAATGGATGCTTTTTTCAAAAGATTGATTAGACGCAAATGGCGTCTTTTGCCTTCTTCGGTAAATGCGAATATTGCATCATTGGGGACTTGAATGGGTTGTCGCAAACCAAAATCCATCAAATCAACCAATTCTGCTTCTTCGTCATCGTTCAAACGACTGCGATTCAACCCCTGATTGTTCATCAGCCCCAGGCCGTTTCGATGAATATACCGATAGTAAACCGGAGTTGCTGCTGTCTCTATGAAATCACGGAAGGTCGTCATGGGATTATTTAGGTTTCAGGCAGACATTTTACAAGTCTGCTTTTTCGTGGTAGAATGGTGAGTCAAGATGAAGAAGCGTCGTAGGAAACTTAAAGCTCGTTCAATAGAGGAACCTTGGAGCGTTTCCATGTGGGAGCCTCCGCAACCCGTTGCCAAGCAAGTCTTTATCGAACGAGAGTCGGACGAACAAGGCAACGAAACCCTTCAATTCAAGAACATGAAGGTATATGAGCGAAAACGACGCAGCAAAGGAAGCACGGATCAAGGAACTTGAGGCATTGGTCGCTTCGCTTCAGGCTCGGCTCCGTGCCGCCAATACAACCATCGAACAATATCAAAATCAAACTAGACGTAGTTATCGGGATAATTACGACTACTTGCCCTATGAGGACGATGATCGTGACCGATGAAACGAAGGAAGACGAGATTTATATCGGCTGCATGACCGTCCAGATGGGATTGTGGAATCCCTCGAATGTCGCTGAAGGATGTGTCGTTAAACACTGCGGAACTTGTGGTATCGAAATTCATCTGGCACCTACCAGCCAAAAGTTCCTTGCGGAAAATCCCAAAGCCAATCTGATTTGCGTACCTTGCATTCAGAAGCGAGCCATTGAACAAAAAGCCAATGGCGAGCCAGTCAATTTCGCCGGGGCAGTTCCAGGGGCTATTGAAGAAGCACTGGACAATATTGCTCGCCAAAAGAGAGAGAAGGAATGACATACACTGCCTTAGTTCTTGATGCAGAATCTCATGCCAAATTAGTGGCACAATTCGTTGTGCCAAGTGATTGGCAGATAATTGCTCATCACATGACGATCAACCTTGGTAACGCCGAGGCCGGACCCGCTGCTGATTTGATTGGGCAGGAATTCGTGGTTACAGCCACAACTGTTGGCCAGGATAAACGTGTATTTGCTGTGGGCGTTGCATCAATGGTCCCCAGCAATAACAAGATTAAACATATTACCGTGGCCGTCAATGTGAACGGCGGGGGTAAAGCGAAGCACAGCAATGAGTTGACCAATTGGACGCCGTTGGCCCAACCGCTCGTGCTTCGTGGTGTTGTCCAAGTCGTCCAGTAAGAAGAAGGAAGAAGAAGAAATGCTTTTTGAACTGTTTGTGGTGGGTACTTTTTGGTTTTGGGCGTTGATCGCCATCGAATTCATTTTCCTGATATACTTTCTGGAACGTGAACGATATTTGGCAGCGCCCTTCTCCCTATTGCTCGTGCTGGGCTTGGTGATTTTCGGCGGCTCCGGCCTGGGGGATTTGGTCCGGTGGGTTTATAACAATCCCACCTATACTGTGGCGGGTGTTCTTGGTTATTTCCTATTCGGTACGCTCTACGTCATTTCTCCGTATATCGGAAAATGGTGGTGGTTCGTTCGGGATGTTCGTGACAACAACCGGGAGCAGAAGCAGACTTGGCTCGCAGCTTGGCAGCGTCACATTACCGATTTGAAGTATACTATCCAAAACAACACGGAACGCTCCAAGCGTGATACCGCCAACGGCAATTCACTCAACCCCGAATATCAACAAGCTATTGACAGGGCCACTGAAGAATTGAACGCATGGACGGCCTCCAATGGCGTTATGACCGAAGCCCTTCTTCCGTATTGGAAGTCCTATCAACAGGAATCTACCTTTTCGGATTGGTTTGGTCGCCGGATCAGCATTGAAAAGCCGACTCCAGATAAGTTCAAGGCACGCATTACCGCATGGATTGTGTATTGGCCACCGTCCTTGTTCTGGACTCTGCTCAACGACCCGCTTCGTCGCATCGGTCGTATGATCTACGAAGGTGTCGCCGATATTCTCAAGAAGATTTCTGACTCGGCTTGGAAGGACGAAGACAAGCTGGGCTGAGACTAAATAAGGTATGGACGACAAGCGATTTTATCGAAAGCTGAAGCAAGAGGTCAAAAAAACAGGAAAGCGAAAACTTCGACGCTTCTTGAAAGACTTGTCCGCTGACCCTGGTGAGTTCGACTATGGGTCAGCGGAATCTTCTGCTCTCAATGGTAGAGACGGAAGAAGGAAACGTCATGATAAGCAAGAAGAAAAAAACATCAACGAAGTGGATGGTCTTGCCAATCCCGACGAATCCAGTAAAACTGACAGCCAAGATAGTCCTCAAGAAAATTGAGGATCAGATAAACCAAAAGAACAACAAACCAGCCAAGAAAAAACCAAGTCATCGGACCATTGATGATGACTGGACCCCGCCTTGGTGATCCGTTCCTCAATGATAGGAGAGAATTCGTGCCGAAGAAAGCCGTGACCGAAACCCCGACCACTCGCAATGACCTTTCGGGGTTCGGCGACAATGTGGTGAAGTTGACCGATCCACATACGTCAGAAGTCTTAGCCTACATCGGCAGGCTTGAGGGTGAAGAGAAGGTTCACTTCTCCAAGCCAGTCAGCTTCGATCAATTGGAGGCTGTTTTTGAACTGATGCAGAAGAAGAAGTTCACGAAACACATCTCGAAAGAACGATTCGACAAGGCGCAGGAGTTCGCCGACCGCAAGTTCTCGTAGTCTGGCAACATTCCGAAAAACAAAGGCCCGATAAGGCTTAAATAGCTTATCGGGCCTTTTTCGTTTTCGGAGTAATATGCCAGCAATCAATTATTGGACAAATCGTAGAGGCAAGAGGCTTGCTACCCGTGCTATCAATGGAATGTTACTGAAGTTCGTCGGACATAAGTTAAATCCTATTGACGACTTGTTTACATCTATGCGCAAAGTTGTTGTCAAATACTTCAAAGCCCACCCGGATGAATTGAAGTATTTCTCAGATGGCAATGATCCGTTCGACTACAACTTTGAAGTGGAAGAACAAGGTGGATATGTAACAAACGTCGATTTTCAGGCTTGATATACCCGTTAAGGGATACCCTATTAAATCACGGGTGTCCTATCGGGGTAGACGTATTAAATATTTTTGCCCCATTACATACATCTGGGCCGCACTTAATACCTTAATACCTTAATGCCATCTTACATCCTCATCGGTTGTATGCTCGTTCATGATCGACTTCACCATCGCCGTGTATCGCCCCGGCGAAGCTCCCTCTAATACTCTGCCCAACAGTACAATCAAAGCCTGCAAGTTGGCGAAGTTCATCGAACGATACCGTCGCCTCGACGCCTCTAGTCTTTTTATCGTCTCTTTGACATGAAGGAATTGATCCAGCCTCCTACGATCTCTCATTGCCCTTCTAAGCCCCTCTCATCTAAAGACGACGAACTATCCCATTCATCCCAAATAGACCGCCACAGCTTCTTGGAGGGCTTCCTGGAGGTCTTCTCGATCTGCACCCTTTCCATAGGTTTCTGCTCGTACTCGACTTCCCATCCCTTCTGACCGAGATTGTTCTTGGCATCCATCTCCCATTGGGGATCGCAATGTTCTGGCCGCTCCTTATAGTTGCAGCGATAAATGGCAAATGAATTCAACTTCAGGGCTGCATCCTCCATCGTCTGCCAGAACCAATCGTCATCATAATTGGGGGTACTCAATACAATGGCACTGCCGCCCGTACTCAAACAAGGCCACATGGCTTTCCAATGCTTAGTCATATCCTTGATGAAACTGGCTTCGTCTACAATCAATAAACTGACTGACTTACCACACGCTGCTTCCGGTGTATAGAACTGCATCGCACTGTCCGTATCAGGAAAGGACTTCTGATGGGAATTCGTCATCTTCATGACATTGCCCTTCATCCATTCCGGCAAATGGTCAATGACTCGCTTCACGATCCGATCACAAACATCCTGTGACGCACGATCTGATTGAGATAACCACAATACCCGCTGATCCAATCGGAATAAGCACTTCCAGAGTCCATAAATCGCTAACTCCGTCGTAAAGCCGCCCTGTCGGAATTTACTGAATATGGAGAAGCGATTATCCTCTACATGCTCATATAAACGTACCTGATAAGGATGCAGCTTAAACGGCTGTATTTCCGTGTTAGCACCCTTGGTAACGTATATCTTTACATACTGCTCGCAGAAATAGGGAAAGTCTGCGGCACACTTGGCGATCTCTTCGCTTTGTTCTCTGGTTAGCTTCGGCATAAGGTGGCTTCCTAATTGGGGCAACCATATGTAGTCATCTGGTTAGAATCCATAGACCTTCTTGCACCAGTCGGCCCCGAAATAGTCCCTGGCGAACTTCCTGAGTTCTTCCGCTTCGGGTAGGGTTCTCACCTTTTCGACATATCCCAAGGCACTGGTAATCGGATCATTATCGTCCCCGCCATGTGGAATATCATGGTGGTGCAAGTGTTTCTTCAATATATTGCCGACTTCCTCTGGTTCAGATTGCATAACTGCTCGCTTCTCAAAGGGTGCGGCCAACCGGAAGGTACGCTCGATGTTCCACATCATGAATGCCTTCATTTGTTTGTCATCGTATTCCGGGCAAGTCTTCTTGACGGTCATGGCCAGATACATGCAATACACATTGAAGTTATGTGCCTGGAGCAATTCGTAATACCAACCCTGGTGATTCAGTTCTCTGCCTGTTTCACTACCATTGGTATAGGCAATCCACTCATCAAAGAGATAAAGCGGTCGATCATTCCAGTCCCCTGCTTGTTGTACCAGATACAACTGATAACTTGGTCCTCGGAGAGCCTGGGGAACCTTGGGGGCAATAGCCCGGATCGTTGTTTTGGGTTCATAGATGACGCAGGCCCGATCTTGCAGACAATAGAAGCCGTTGGCTATCTTTTTGGTTTTGTTTTCAAATTCCAATGCTTGTTGTTTGTTGCGGATATTGCTATTGATGCCGTGGGTGGTTTCGTGCGCCCAGGTTACTTTGTTGCCATCGGAATATTGGTGTCCGGCAGGCATATGGGAATCAATATCTTGGAGGATTTTCCCCAGGGCCGTATTTTGTACATTGCGGACTTTCGGCCAGGGATCAAACTGAGGTTCTACGGATTTAATCTCTGGCGGTGGTTGTGGAGGCTTTTCCGGGGGTGTTTCCGGTGGAGTGGGGATTGGCAGCGTGGGCTGTTCTTGAATAATGGGTGTGTCATGTCGTTTTTGCTTGTAAGCATAGCCAATTCCCAGCATGAGAATAATTGCAACGATCAAGAGTTTGATTCTGCTGTCACCCATATATTGTTCCTTTAGTTCGGCGACTTGTCCGGGCAAATGAAGGTATAGGGATAAACCTCCATTGCTTGTAATAGAGTACAAAGGTATTTGTTCCCGCAGGCAATTCCGTCCATGTCGGTGGCCCAGGACCAGCATCCGATGAATGTTTTCTCAGTCATTTCGTATAAAGTCCCGCTCCCTGGATCGGCGATATTGAGTTTTTCCGGGGTGAAGCCATAAACAACAACATAATGCCAGAGAGCTTCGCCGCTTCGCACCAATACGATACAGGGTTTGTCTTTGGCAACATAGTGCTTTAGTACGTCCAGATCGCCATATTTCATCGTGGCGGGCAAACCGAGCTTGTTCATGGCGATGGGCAGGTAATCCGGGCTAGTCATGCCGACATCTTTACCGTTTTGGGCAAACCAAACTGTTTTGCTATGTTTCTTTACTTCGTCTGGGGATACTCTTATATCGTAATGATGAAGTATCATGGCAGCAGACGTTGGACCACAGGTGATGTGATCCGGTTGTTGCAGGGGCGAATTGAATTTTATAACGTATTCATCGGGATGAGTACGTTCTTCGGCCCCACTTAAATACACAATAAAGATGCCTGAGAAGAGGATGAATAAGATCGTCCAATCTTTTCTATTGGGAATAGGTAGTTTCATGTTTTACCTGATTACAGATCAAGACAACAAGACTTGGCGAGATATTCAGTGGGGCGCTAACGTCACCCACGAGGAGGAAAACTCCAATTATCACTTTGTCGTTTACAATAGCCCCCAAGTCGCTTGCTATATGTATCCCTGTTACGAGGGAACCAAGAATCCGAAACTTTGGACGGCGGCTGGGGAACATCTCACTCGTGATGAGGGGTTCAGGACCAAATTCGCCAAACTCACTACGGTCAATGAGCTTCCGATCACGCTCCCCACGACCGAACAGCGAGTAACCTTCGGAATTCTCTGTGCCATGAACTTGGTGTTGAATCCCTTGTTCCGTGAGTGGGCCTTGAAGTATCTCCGTGGGGAAGATCAGACCAAGGAATCGGCCCATGCCGTGAATGAAAAGCTAATTGCCCAATTGGGGACGAATGTTCCCAGGGAACACGAATACACCGCTTGTTGCCATGCTGTTTTGGCATCGGTGATGCTGGATGACCCGGCTTTGTTCGCTGCTAATGCCGCTCACCGAGCTTATCATGACTCACTCGATCTGTCCGAGTCATTGAGCCTGGAGCAGACTGCCCAGATCGTTAATATGGTGTCAGCAGTAGAGATCGCCAACTTGTTAGGATAATTGATAATGCTTTCGCATAGCAGGGCTGGGGCTTCTCCCCAGCCATTGCTCTACCTTGGGAGAAGATATGGCAATATTAAAAGGGTTCCCGCCATCTAATACTGTGACTTCTTATGGTTGCGGCACTATTGGTTCAGTGCCAGAATCTCCATATAGCGATTACTCAAATCAAGTCACACCACGGGAATTTGACAAGCGGCACTTTGGCAAACCTAACGAAGACTACGATGAATACTTCAAGGATGCAGACAAGCATATCGTCTTAAAGCGAATCATCAAAGAAACTACTGAAGTGCCTCCGGTCGAAGAGAAGTTTCGCAAGATTGCCATCGGGTGGGTTGTCGAGGAGAACAGTCCCAATACCATGAATGGCTACAGGACCAATCCAGAAGCCTATTGTGAATTGAAGCGGCAAAGTCTAATTGCCGACACACTGACGAAAGTTGCTGGACTACCACCAGACTTGTTGCCTTTACATGACGCAATCTTTCCAGAAGACGAAGAAGTGCAGGATGTGGAACTTCAGGTGCCAGTTCACAAGACATATTGGTGGGATCATGATGTCATTGAGGAAGAGTTCCGGGCCAAGCCAGGAATGTGGGCCACTATTGAGGAGAAGGTGGCATACTACTTAAACAAAGCCGAGCGATCAAAAGGTTAGCCAGGGCCAGAATTTTTGCCCCGGCGATTTTTTCAGGATGAGTTCACACAAAAACTCAAAATCGTGGCAGGACATACTCAAAATTGCCGATTTGCGATTTTTGTTTTCCCCGGCCAGGATTTTTCTTTTGGACATTAAAAAGAAAACACAGTCATTGCGTGGGGGAGGGGGTGGGTAGGTCTATTGTACCCAATGTTTTCTCGAATAATTGTTTTGTTTTTAATTATGCAACATTGTTAGGGCTATTGTACCCTATGCTTCTTTGAATAAAGAAGTGCATAGTCTATGCTATGCACTATGCACTATGCACCATAGGGTACACTAGCTCACTAGGGTACACTGGACCTACGGGCTTCGGCCTTTGCCTTGGCTCGGTCGCCCTTCTTGAATCCCTTGCCCGCATAGCGTGGGTTGCCACCGACCCAGCCGTTGCGCCCGTGGTTCTTGTCGTTGCGATGTTTCTTTTTCATTTTGTAAAACCCCAAGAGTGAGGCGGGCGACATTGCCCGCACTCACTAGGGTACACTTGACCTACTACGGGCAGGGGCCGAAGTAGTTGGGCGGCGTCGGTTGCGGCCCTTGGTTCGCAGGAACGAGGAAGTTGAAGACGTTGACCACGAAGGCCAGAGCTTTGCGAATCATGCGAGTCCGATCTTGTTGAAGACACGATACAGGAAACTGCGATTCCACCGAATCTCACGTTCGGTCATCCGATACCACTCTCGAAAGGTCATGTGCCGATCTCCTTGCCCTCTAGGGTACAATAGACCTACACAAACATAAACAAAAAGAAAGGGCAGCGACTTGCTGCCCTTTCCTGACGATTAGAAATCGTCGTGGAAGGCGAGTTCATACTTGAGCTTGACTTCCTCAAGTATGTCCTTCGGGTTGCGTCCGTCCGGCGTGTCAACGACCGGGGGCTTTTGCCCTTCGGGATACCATACCCGAAGGGGGAATTCGGTGAACATGATTGCCACGCCACGGCCACCCGTGCCGGGCAGTGGGTTGCCGAACAGCGGGTCAAGGCTGGACGGCCCAAGGCATTCGATGCGAGCGTACAGCTTCATCTTGCCGTAGTTGTGGATTGAAGACCGCAGGGCCATCACCGGCAGGTTGCTGGCGTTGTTCTCAAGGCGATGCTGAAGGGCTGGCGTGAAGACGTGGAACGCACGCTTGACGCCGGGGACAGCTTCGATGATTTCCGATACCAGCTTGACTTCAGTAGTGGCCATAACTCAGTTCCTCATTCGCAGGGGGTTGTCGTTCGTCCGTGTTGGACACCCTCTAGGGTACACTAGCCCTAAGCCGGGCAAGGGCATGGCGTTGCCGATGCCGTTGTTGCCGTGACCGTCGTTGCCTTTGGCTGACGTTTCCACGCCTTCTCGAAGCCGATTTCGTAGAAGAAGTAGGCAATGGTCGTGCCGATCTTCGCAACAGCCGCACCGATCAGGGCGACTTTCCAATCGACACCGGCGCTCAGGTTGCTGATGAAGATGATAAGCCCACTGACGACAAGCCAGCCGAACGTCTTAGCCAATACTCGCATGGTCGATCCTTGAGTGAAGGTGATTGATCCCAACACACACTAGGGTACACTGGACGTACCCTAGTGTTGCCTTTTGTTGACTATTTGGGCGGGTAGATGTAGGCGTTGACGCCGACGACTACCTTTTGCCCGTTGACTTCGGCTTCGGTGGCCTTGTTGCCGCTGCTCGTGGCAACCACGAGCGTCTTGCCCGTGGCGCTGGGCCGGGGCGTGTTGAGGGGAAGGCGAATCACGAGTTCGTTGCCTTCGATGGTCGCAGTCACCATTGCAGTTCTCCGTTGGACAGGTTTCGTTCTCTTCGACACACCCACTAGGGTACAATAGACCTACACAAACTCAGAAAGAAAAAGGACAGGGAGGCTTTCCCTGTCCTTCGTTGCCCTTAGAAGCCGTCGCCTTCGTAGTCGTAGCGATCCTCGAAGGGATCAAGGCCCTCGAAGTCTTCGAGTTCCTGACGTTCAAGGATCAGGTCACGGGCCAGTTCGCCGTCATCGTCCTCGAATTCGTCATCGTCGAACTCTTCGTCGTCGAAGTCTTCTTCGAGTTCGCTCCAGTCTTCCTGCTCGTGCAGTTCGGGCGGGAAGGTTTCGTCTTCAAAGTCTTCATGCCAACCGTTAGCCATCGCAGTTCTCCGTTGAAGGTTTCGTTCCATCACACCCTATAGGGTACACTAGGGCTAGGCATGGGCGTGGTCGGCGGGCGACTTCTCGCCATCGGCCACGGCTTCAGCCAGCAGTGCTTGCAGCTTCTTGACGTTGGCAACGCCATTGAACGACAATCGTGGTTCGCCACGGGCGAAGAACAGGGTTGTCGGCACGCTGCTGATGCCGAAGTGCGTGGCAATGTCAGGGTCATCGACAATATCGACCTTGACGACCTTGACGCCAGTTTCGGCCAGCTTCTCAAGGCTGGGTTGCAAGGAACGGCATGGGCCGCAGCCCGTATAGCCGAAGGTCACGACGACAGGGCCATCGTGGTGGTAAACATCATTGTGAAACGTGTCAGCAGATACTTTGGTAATCATCGCAATTGTCTCCTTTGTGTGACACCCACTAGGGTACAATAGACCTACACAAAAACATAAAAGAAAAGGGCAGCGACTTGCTGCCCTTTGTTGTCATTCGATGGTGATTACCACGACATCGCCTTCGATGGTGTGGGGGATTTCACCCGCCAGCACCTTGCCCCATTGGGCATCGGTCAGGCCCTCCCACGCTTTCATCACGTTGACCATCTTCTTGCGGTCACGTTTGAATTTGTAGCCATTCATGGCCCACTTGAGGATGCCGGGGGCAGAAACCATGTCGTTGCTGCCCAAGCGGAACGTCTTCGGTTCGGTCTTCATGATTGATCTCGCAGGGTTGAGTGTTCTTCACACCATATAGGGTACACTGGACCTAAGTGCTTCGGCGAAGTCTTCAAGTCCACCGGGCCACGTCTTCAGGTCGATCAGCATCTTTTCAGCCCAACGTCTTGCCTTTTGCAGCCTCCTTGCCTTAGAGTTTAGTTTGCACATGATGGTGCCTTTCAGTCATCTGACACTGCTGCCCGTTGTTGGGCGGCTCGTGTCCGTTGACGGTTCGTGCGGCGGTCGGCGTGAGTGCCTGCCCCGCCACGGTGTTGTTGGTGTCCCTTCGCCACTTGCCACGGTGGAAGCGGCGGCAGAACGATTGTTGTTTTCTTGTTGTCCTTTCGTGCGGTCGTTGTGTGCATGGCTTGGTTTCCCTTTTTGTTGGTGTCCTTCACACCATATAGGGTACACTGGACCTAGTTGGTGATTTTGAACGTAGCAACGACTTGGGGACGGCCATCGCCGCTTTCCCGGACTTCGACGCTTAATTCCTTGTGGTAATGCTCACGGGGAGCTTCCCAATGTCTCGGAGGAGCGGCGCATCCCGCCAACAGGAGGAATGCGACCGCTATGCTTGCCAGTTTCATGTTTTTCATCCTTGACGACGTTTGAGTTCGGCGAGTGCATAATGCACTTCGTCGGCGTAGTAGCCAGCGTTTTCGCCTTGCGGGTTAACCGTGGCGGCTTCGTTGGCATCCTTCGCAATAAATTGGAGTTGAGCAACCGACTTCGACCGCAGACCACGTTGGTAGGCGGCATGATCCATTTTCTTCGGCATGGCGTATCTCGCAGGGGGTTAAGTGTTCCTTACACCCTCTAGGGTACACTGGACCTAATCACAGCCGACAGTGATTGGTCGATTGTTGATGCAGAAGTCTTTCCCTAAGTAAAAACCGAACCAGAATGGCCGATCTTCATCCTTGACTTCCAGCTTCAAGTGCCAGAATGGTGTCTTCTCACTTTTCGCCACAGTGATCTTGGGGAGTTCTGAAATCATCCCCAATTCCATCGCTTGTATTGCTCGGTTTTCAATTCCGGCAATATGTGACGTTCCCGGTTCATAAAACAGGGAAATCAATAATGTGTTGCTGACTCTCATGTTCTCTAGGGTACAATAGACCTACACAAACTCAGAAAAAAAGACGGGCATTACTGCCCGTCCCTGCCTTACGCTGTCACGAAGTTGAGTGTTCCATCGACTTCGACCGACACCATTTCCTGGCCCATGTCGCTGGCGATTTCCTTCGCCAGTTCGTTCACTTTGTCCAGTTTGGTCAGCCCCTCTTGATCGGTGAACGCTTGAACGATAATCACGTTCTCTTCGATCAAACCGTGTTCGGGCGAGTACCATCCCCCTTGCCCGTTGTAGGTCGTAAACCCACCGAACAGGTTGGCCAGCTTGATCTTGCTGGCCCGCACCCACCGTTCGATCATATCAACCGGGGCGGGCTGATTGCCGTTGACAGTGGAAGGAATGTAAATCGCAATTTTGTGGCTCAACATCGCATTGCCTTTCGCAGAGGACTGAAGTGTTCCTTACACCCTCTAGGGTACACTGGACCTAGCCCCAAACTTCTTTCAATAGTTCGGCAGGCGGGTCGGCCAGTTGTGAAGGAATCTCGAAAGATTGCAGCGTCAGGAACGTGGGAATGTCCTGCCCTTCGGGTATCCGCAGGATGGTATCCTTCGGCTTCACGTTCAGGTCATTGGCCGCAGCTTGCCAGCCTTCGCCATTGTCCCCGATGAGGATCATGTTTCGCAGGCCGAAACTATTGTGGTTGCTCGACACAGCCACGACTTTCAATTGAACCATTGTCATTCTCCGCAGGGTTGAGTGATCGTTACACCGTCTAGGGTACACTGGACCAATCCGGCACTCTGACGCTCCACCTTTCTTGAATTTCTTCACGTTCAACGTCGGTTATCAACCGCAGGCCGTTATAGGCAGCAAACCGTTCGGCGCTGACTCGGTTCAATTGAATTCTAATGCTACCCGACAAACCGCCAGCACTGGCAGTGAAATAGTGTCGATAGCGTCCCTCTTGGCATGTTTTGACACCATCGCCACCATAGCTGATCTCATAGTCCAGAGTTGTGGGCTGGACCAGATATACTTGATCGTTTCCGTATGCGTCTTTCATCATGCCCTCTAGGGTACACTAGCCCTAACATTCAGCGAAGAAGTTCACTGCCCTTTGCAGGAGGGTCAAGGTGTTCAATTGCAGTGACACACGTTTGGGCGTGCCGCTGACCAGATACCAGCGGTAAAACCGGCCATAATACCGGCTGATCTTGTTCCGTTCGGCTTGGGTGAATGTCGCTTCCCATCGGCGTTTGTGGCGTCCGCTGTTCTTCTTGTCCCATGCTTCCACGATGACGGGATAGGCAACGGACTGTTGAAACATCTCACCGCTGAACACTGGCATCAATTTCATACCATTGGGGCCAGCGGTGATGGCGTCCATCTCGTCGTATTCCGCAGGGCTTTCCGGGTCCATTCTCATGGATCGGGTATTTCGCACGTCTTCAATTTCCATGTTTGTCTCCTGCCCCATAGGGTACACTGGTGCTACGCTTGCCATTCTTGCGAGTGGCTTTGTTCGCCAGTCGCTTGCCGAATGGTCGAAGGTGTTTGTGATACCCGACAGAGGCGTGGGCTTTGGTTGCCCCTTCAGTTTTTCGCATTGTTGTTCTCCTGCCCACTAGGGTACACTACGGCTACCTTACACTCTCTCCCCTTTCGGGGTTGTAGGCGTGTTCTGACGCCTCGTTGTTCGGGCAAATGCCCTACAGTGTAAGCAGACAGCGGAGGGCATCGAACCCCCGTCTTCCCATCCTCTCAAACCAACGCTGTACACACGTTGGCCGCATTGACCGTGGACCCCCGATCAATCGCTACGATAATGATGGTTGCTCTAGCCAGTTGAGCTACGCCGCCATGTTGTTCGCTTGTTACACCCTCTAGGGTACAATAGACCTACACAAACAAAAACAAAAAAAGGGCAGGTTGGTCCTGCCCTACGCATTTGCTTTCGGCTTGCCCAAGGCCAATGTTTGGGAGGCACTTCATTCACACGTCAGCCAGCACAATGCTGCCCATTGCTGACGTGCGGCCATCGCTTTGCAGTCCCGCCCCGCTCTAACGTGGATGACTACGCCGGGGAGTTAGCGGACTTCAGACATTCATGGGAAGGGGTTCCTTTATTCTGATTGATTGGCTTGCCCAAGGCCGATGTTTGGGAGGCGTTACACTGTGTAAGGTACACTGGACCTAAGCCGCAGCGACCTTCTTGACCTTGATGACCTTGATCTGGGTCAGTTTTTTGTACCGGATGTTGAAGGTGCCGCCCTCACGTTCGGCGTCCTGCTTGTTGATCTGCCGCCCATCGTCCGGGTGGCCGATGGAGTTGATCGTGAAGTCCTTGCCAGCGTCCCAGGCTTCTTGGACTTCTTTGCCGTTCTTGTAGTCACGACCATAGGAAGGGGTCAGCGTAATAGCCATCGCAGAGTTCTCCGTGTTGAGGTTGTTCGTTACACCCACTAGGGTACACTGGACCTACTTGAGAAACAGGGAAGCGTCTTTGTCGCCCAACTCTTCTCTCAGAAAGTCGTCCAATGATTCCAAGGGTTCATTCGTCGGCTCGTAGTTCTCCAGTTCGTCCTGATCTTCGACTTCTTTCAAGTCGGTATAAATGACCAACTGGCCGTCGTCCGTCGCTTCGATGGAAAATCCAACGTCGCCAAGTGCTGCACTGACCTTTGCTTTCAATTCTTGGTAAGTCAACTCGCATTCCTTAGAAGTGGTGGGTGTTATTCACACCCACCAGGGTACACTGGACCTGTGATTTCAGGGGAGTTTCCTGCTTGGCATAGCCGCTCGTTGGCTCCCCCGCAGACTGGCCTAGTCTGCGTTGTATTATTTCAAGTAAACGATGCCGTTCGGCTGGATAGCCTTGCGGAAGTCATCCTCGAAGACGTTGCCCCGTGCGTGCTTGGCAGGGGCCTTGAACCCGGCAGGCTTGTGAATGTCGCCCGCCTTGATTGCTCCCAGCGTCTTCGTGTGGCCGTCTTGCAGGGCGATGAAGGCATAGACCGACGACACGACTGGCGGGCCTTCATGCGGCACGTCCAGAGACACGACACGCACCCATTTGTCGCTGATGAAGTCGGCACGGTGTTGCGTCGGCTTGGCGAAGGTGAATTTCTGTCGCTCCCAATAAGCGGCAGACACTTCGTCAGCGGCCTTCACAAACTCAGCAATCTTTTCTTTCAAGTCGGCCATGTTCTTGTCTCGCAGGGTTGAGTGTTCGTTACACACACTAGGGTACACTAGACCTATGCCCAAAGCAGAGAAAACCAGATTTGCAGGACTCCAACCTGCTCTACCGATGCCTTTCACCAGTGGTAGCTGGTGCTGGTTTTCTCTGCTTTGCGCACTGACCAATTCGGCACGGCTAAGTTTTGCGACATTCCGTATGGTCGCCCCTAAACAGCAAGGTCTTGCAGTCGTTTCTTGTCTTGTTCAATCGTATTGCAGCACGATTGCGTCCGATCAAGGCTTGTTGCATCGCCTATTTGTCATCATCGGGGAATTAGTTGCCCATTGGTTTTTCTCTCCTCGTGTTATGCTCAAGCAATGCTGCAACACCACTTGAGCAGCCATACCGTGTTGCCATGTAGGGTACACTAGACGTACTTGTACGCCGTGTTGATTCGGTAGCTGTATCCCCGCAGGATACGATGCTTTCGTGGGGGAGTGTATGCGGCTGACCGTGTGACGATCTCGCCTTTCGTATATCCCCCACGGGTTTCTTCAATTCGCACGGTCAATTCGTCGTGGCCGATGACAATGCCATTGGCGTTCGGCTTGTGAATTTCCGTGACCACACAGGGGACCATTCCCCCGAAGGTGTCAACATAGGCTTTGGTGCCTACGCCGTAAGCTGTCGCTTGTTCAATTCGTTCCGCAGTTGTCAGCATGGTTTGATCTCCTTACCCACCAGGGTACACTGGAGCTATTTCGGATGCCACATTGCCCCACGGTTGCCGCCCTGATTAGAAAAGAACTCACTAGGATTTGCCTTGATTGCTTCCAAAGCTGCAAGGATTTCCCATTGTTTGCCGCCAGACGGTGAACCGAATGGCCCCATAACTTGGATTGATTCCAATTGATCCATCGAATCAATATCAATCGAAAACTCGCTGTCGCTGTAAACAGTGCCATTCAATTCAAGACTGAAATCCCAATCAGTCTCTACGTTCAACGTGCCAAGTCGCACGGCAGGGCTTGAATGATGAACGCAGCCGAAGTCTGGACCTGTTCTCAATGATGTTTCAAGTCCGTGATCGTCGGCAACCCTAACAACAATGTCAAACAATTTAGGCCCTGTGACCGTATCAGCCAATTCACAAATGCCATCATTCCAAGATTTGCAGGTTTTGCAGGTGTTCATGAGTGTCTCGCATTAGTTTTGTTCGTTACACCCACTAGGGTACACTGGCCCTACGCTGCTTCTTTGATCTCGTATTGATCGCAGGCTTTGCTCACGGCGGCTTCAATGTCCTCCCCGGCCTTGCCAGCAGCCACACCAGCGGCTTGAATCTTGCTCAGGTCGAAGATGTTGAACTGGCGACGGTTGCCCACCTTGCTGAAGGCGGCATCGACAGCGGCTTCGATTCGTTTTTCTTCTTTGGTCTTGCGAGCCATGATCGGTTTCCTTGATGATTGTTATTCGTTACACCCACTAGGGTACACTGGACCTAATCCTGCCACTTGATGGCTTGCTTCACAATATTGAGTTCTTCCTCGAACCCTTCATCGCTCAGGTCGATTTCGTCAAGGGCCGCAGCCAATTGATGCGGCTCCAGCTTCACAATGACTTGAACGAGTGTAATCAAAGCAGCTTGCAGGGCAGGGTTCATTGTGTTCCTTTTCTTGTTGTTTGTTACACCCACTAGGGTACAATAGACGTAAGGTCATTTGTACCCTTGGTTTGAATGCAGGCAGGTGCCAGCGAGGGGCATTCGGTCGCATCAGGGCTGGAACCTAATACAGTCGAATGTCCAGCCCCCTCGCTGGCCCTTACCATCGCTCGATTCAGGCTGACAGGATGCCTCCCTGCCAGTTACCCCGCTGCTCACAGACCTGAATGATCCTCTTTATTCTTCGTCTTCGTCCAGAATTTCGTTGTAGTCAAACAAGTCCACCAGAACCTCACGGTTGTCGATGATGGATTGAATGAAGGCAATGCGGTCCTTGTGTCGCATTTGATCGAACCCTGGCAGCTTCCGAATGAACTCTTCAATCAGCCCCTCCCGGAAGTCAATTGCCTTCTTCAAGGTCGGGAACTGCTTGCCCTTGGTTTCAAATACTTGCACACGGCTAATCATTGTCTTGTCCTCGCAGGGTGTTGGTTACACCATCAAGGGTACACTGGACCTCTTCGGCCAATACTTGACGGGCAACGTGATGACCTTGAATTCCCACCCGGCACCATAGGCCAAGCGATATTCGCCGATCAAGTGGTTTTTCTCGTCCTTGTCCTTCGCATAGTCGCAATGCTCCCATGCTCTGCCATACGCTGGATTGCGGGTCAGGATTTGATACTTGTAACCCTCTTGCGGGTCGTATGCTTGAGGCCGTGCCATTGTTCTTTCCTTATGTGCTTGAGCGGGCAACCATGTCCTTGAGCCGGGCAATGGTGGCCTTCGTGGTGACGATCTCTTCCCGTGCCTTCTTCAGTGCCACCCGTTGGGCCTTCAGGCCGTCTTGGTAGCTCTTGAGTTCGGCCTTCCATGCCAAGTAAGGCGTGGTGAAGTAGCTGCCAATGCTGCAACGAATGCGGCGGCTGTCCTTCGGGTCGAACACTAGCCACGTTTCGGCAAACGCCCCTTCGGAGATTGATTGCTCACGGAACAGCACTGTTTCCAGTTCGCCGTTCCAGCACTTGTACAGGCGTTGATTGCGTTGCGGGATGGTCGCAGTTTTCATTTTATTCTCGCAGGTTGGGGTTCGTTACACCCAATAGGGTACACTAGACCTAACAACGACCAACAAAAAGCACGGCAACATTGTCAGTGTTGCCGTGCGGTCAGTGTTAGGCACCGACTTCGACCGGAGCGACTTCTTCGACCGTCACGGTGACGTTCGTTGCCCCGCTCTTGGTCTTCTTCGGCAAGGCCCCGGTGACTTCCCGGACGTGCGCCATCGCTTCGTCGATGTTCTTCACACGGTCGGCAACGAACTCTTCGCCCTTGGTGCTGAGTTCGAGGGCTTCCGTCATTGCTTCGATCAGCAATTCCTTTGCCCGTTCCCGCATGAAGCCAGCCTTCTCCATGACGAGTGCCAAGGTCGGCAGGAGCGGAATGTCCACGGTCGGCGTGTAATCCGAATCCGCACCCTTCTTCACCGTGCCTTTGACTCGCAGGGTGATCGTGGTGTCGATGTCGTGAACTCCCGGCGTGGCCTTGAAGTTCTTCGTGTCCTTTTCCAGAGCCTTGGAAATCGCAAGTTTCGTGAGGTTGTCCATTGTCGTTTCTTTCGCAGGGGTTGAGTGATCGTTACACCCACTAGGGTACACTGGACCTAGTAGTTCACTTCCTTGATGTCGCCAATGTTTTCACCCGGACGCAAATGCCGGGCAAGGCTAACGGCATCGTTCTTGTCGGTTGCACTGACAAGAATGGTTCGATGATTGAATCCCTTGGAATTAGGGAAAGAAGGCAGAGCAATAAGGTATTTTTTCTTCACCGCAGGTTCTCCTAAAAGAAAAAGAATGTAATCGACCCGACTCTCTATCCCCTTTGACCCGCAGGCCGGTGAACAGGATGATCGGAATGTCACGGTTACGCCGTACTTGCCTAGAATCTTTCGGGCGTTGCCGGGTCGATTACACCCAATAGGGTACACTGGACCTATGCCCACAGTTGGGTCACGTCGTCCAAGTCGTATTTCTCCATGTGCTGGAGAACAGCGTCTTTCACGTCTTCCGGGAAGTAGCGATTGATGGCGTCCTGATCTTCCAGCCCACCGTCTGCCCATGTGATGCCGGTTTTACGCAGGAACTCGGCATTGAATGCTTCCAGCCATTCTTGTTCGTTCATCGCATTGCCTTTCGTTAGGGGTTGTGCCAGCTAGGGTACAATAGACCTAAACAAAATGAAAAAAGAAAAACCGAAGGGCGTCCCCTTCGGTCTTCGATGCACTGTGCAACAGCAAGTGACTGACTTTCGCCCGTCCAGTCGTTTCGGCACTGCCCTTCTTCGTTCGATCAGACTCAGTGTGGCCACACTGATTCAGAGTGATATATTGTGGGAGGGGCTTACCCTCTTGCCTTCACACTCTGTCTGACCGGCTTATTCCGGGTCGATCCTCGATTGTTTTCGCAGCGAGGATGCTTTCTGTGCTTACTCCTGTGGCTCTCGGCGTTCCACCCGTGCTGGGTGTTGTAATTTGCGATTACACCGGCTAGGGTACAATAGACCTGACTTTCTTCCCCATACTCCCTATGGAGAAGGGTATGCAATAGTCAGTATAAGTCAGGACTCGGCAGCATCAGTCCATATTCGACCGTTCCAGACCTGAATATTGCCGCCGCAGATGGAACGCCTGTAATACACTGCGTTTTCCCACCAATAGTTGTGACTTATTTTGACTTTACCATCCATTGTGGTATGCCTCCCGAAGTTCTGCCAAGGAAAAAGTCATGTCTCGCTGACCTTCATTGGCGTTTTCGTTGCGAAAGTAGTAATAGCCCCTGGCACGTTGCTTCAACAACCAGCCGCAAGATTCAATGTAGCGAATGCACTCATTGACCTTGACGACTTCGGCAACATCAGTCGTCGTTACTCCCTTCACAAGTTGTCGTTCAATGCTCATCATCATCTCCCTATGGGGTGCAATATTGTCTTCACACCCCATAGGGTACACTGGAGCTACGATTGCCACTTCTTCGGCAGTGCCACTTGGTAAACCTTGGCTTGAGCCTCGGCCACGAAGTAGCTGGCGGGGATGTATGCCACCATCTTCTGGCGTCCGTCGCCGGGATCACGCTGGACCTTCAATTCCAGCTTCAGGCCGTGAACATAGTAGCGGAGAGTTGAACTCACCGCTCCATGCGTGAAACCTTCTTTGCGTGCCTTCTCCGTCATCTTGGCGACGGTATCCTTGGCAAGCTGTGTCGGAACCATCACGACGGTATGACGGTCAGCCAGCAGCACGGCGTACTCCTTGGCATCGCCGAACATATCCCGGCCCAGCTTGTTCTTCGGATCATCCCAACCGAAGAACTTGTCGTAGACCTCGAACAGAAGGTCTTCCCCGACTTCTCGGTATTTGATCTGAAGGGCAACTCGGCCCGAAGGATAGGCGATCCATCGGTCAACCTTGCGTTCTTTGTCCTCGAACTCAGTGGCATCAGTAATGGGGAGGCCCACTTGATCCTTCAACGCAACGGCGATCTGCCGTTCACGTTCTCTGCCGTGACGAACACGGGTTCGGGGATCAAGACTTCCGGGGCGTGCAATCGCAAGCTCATTCACAGTAGCTCCTCTTCTTTCTTGGAACACCCCGTAGGGTACACTAGACTTCGCAAGGTGTTGCCGCCCGAAGGCGGCACACGGTTTAGGCACTGATGAGTTGCAGAAGTTCGTCCTTCTTCTTCACCCCGACAACCCGCTGGCCCGGTTGCCCGCCCTTGAAGACGACCAACGTAGGAATTGCAGTGATGCCGTAGTGGGCAGTCAGTTCAGGTTCCTCGGTTATGTCCACCGTCACAACCTTGGCCCCCGTCGCTGACACTTCATTCAGGATCGGCTTTAACGCCCGGCATGGAGCGCAGTAACTTGCCCAGAAGTCAACCAGCACGGGTTCAGGCGAGTTTATCACCTGTTCAGTAAAGTTCTTCAATCCAACAGCGTTCATTGTCCACCAGCCTTTCACAAGTTGTAAATCAAGAGAACCCGCACATGATTCAGTTCATGGCGGGTTCCTGTTTTTTATTCCATCAAGTCCAACAGTGCCGGTTTCCGCTTTCGGAAGTAGGCAGTCAGGACACGACTTAGGAACCGGCTTTCGCCACGCCGGGCATCGCTGGCAATGCTATGCCAGATGAAGCCGGGGTTTTGATACCCATTCGCCACAATCGCCTTCCAGAGTAAGCTGGGGACGAAGTATGCTTCGAGCATATGCTCAAGCAGATGCTCGACCCCTAGTGGCTCTTTCAGGGGATCGTCTGACGTGATACCGAAGTAACACGCCCAACAGTCTCCCGGCCCCGGAGCAATAGGCTTGGGGCCTTCAACTAACTCCACGACCTTCCACGGCGATTGCTCGGTGGGCTTGTCAGCTTTATCCACTTGCAACCCGTTGCGAATCACATGCTCCCCGAACCCCTTGATGTATTTCAACACCATGCGGTCCAGCTTGCGTTTCTTCGCTTCGACCACCTTGACCCCACGTTGCGGCGTCAACACCTTGCCTTCAGCATTGACCCGGACGCCATCCTCATAGATGCCGTCACCGATGTACCAAATGTTGTTCTTCTGATGCACCGTCGCTGGACCATATCGGTTGATGCGGTCCTTTGAGGTCACGGTACGCCAACCGCCCGTGTCCAGTTGGTACACCCCGCTCTTGAAGATGTAGACGACGATGGTATTGTGAAGTTTCACGCCCAGCGTCTTGTCATCCACCTTCACCAGATAGGTGTTGTTTTCCAACTTCTTCTGGTCTTTTCCCTTCAGCTTCGCCAGCCCGTCCTCATAAGACAGCCGACGAACACCAGCCGGGCCAACATACGTTCCGACTGCAAATCCACTCATGATTTCCTCGCATTCAAGGATGTTGTGTTCAACACCCTCTAGGGTACATTAGACCTAAACGCCGCCCAGTGATTCTCATTTGGGTATTGCTATTGCTCGGCTAGGCCAAGCACCCTATAGGGCAGGGACCATTCCCTGCCCCGCATACCCGAAGGTTACGCTGCCTTCGTAGGACGACCACGGAAGAGAGGCACGGCCTTGCCACCGACTTCATCACGTTTGACGTACTTGCTCAGGGTCGGCAAGCTGATGCTCACGTCCCGATGCTTCCCGCCGACCGTCACGCCGTTGGCGTTGATGAACTCCCGACCCGCCAGCAAACCGTGCTTCCGCACGATCACCTTGAAGGCACGGATGAATCCGGCGCTGTACTGCTCAGGACGGCCACGACCAACAACCACAACTGCACTTGACTTGCTCATTCGATCTCTCCGAAACAGGGTTTTGAAACACTCACCAGCACACCCACTAGGGTACACTGGACCTAGTTGACCGGCAGCACCAGCCGCCAGTCTTCGCCGATCTCATCCTTCCGGGGTGTTGAGAAAGCAATCGCTTCAGCTTGTGCCGCTGGCACATTCAGCTTCAACAATAGTTCCTGCAATCCCCGTGGACCTTCGCCACCATAACCCCACAACAACCCGCCGAAGCGTGCAGTGCCGTTCTCTCCGACAACTAGCACCGCTTCATGGCTCGTGTTGTACCGGCCAAAGTAGCGATAGCCCCGCACCAACTTGATCTTGCCGAGTTTCTCGATCCTTGCGAATCGGTCACGGCACATCTTTGTTGAATAGTCATATCTCAATCGCATGGTTCACTTCCTCGCAAAGTCCAGTGGGCTGTTACACCCACTAGGGTACACTGGACCTACCAATTGTTCGTCCGCACCGTTGCGGGCAACTCAAGCACCAGCTTTTCAACACCGTCCAACTTTGCCAAGACCTTCTTTTTAAGGGCCAGCAATTCTTTGCCACTCATGGCAACCAACTTCAGGTCATCCCATGCCGTGACTTGCTTCTCAGCTTCGGCACGATCAAAGGATGCGAACTTGATGTTGCCGCCCTTGTCAGTATGGTCCCGACCATCAACGCCGCCACCTTTAGTGACGACCTGATATACAATTTGATCTTTTGGCAATTGACCTTTTGGCATTTGATTCCCTCGCAAAGTCTAGTGGGTTGTTACACCCACTAGGGTACACTGGACCTAAGCAACCTCGATCCCCTTGGTCCCTCGAACCAAGGTAGGATCACCCAGCCGACCGGCAACACGGGCAAGTGCCTGCCCAATGTCGTCAAGATGCTGTTGCATCCCGCCCTTGCTGCCGACGCTGTACTTCTCCATCAAATCCTTCAACGCCATCCCCTCGACCCGATCCGGCACCATTTCCTTGGACTTCCGTAACCGCTTCGCCTGCTTCGGATAGCTGGGGTTCCCGGTGCGATTGTGCTTCCAGTCGGCAGCAGTCGCCATCACTTCCAACTCATTCACCAACAGGTCCGTGTAATAGGTCAAGTCGGTTTCGGTTTCCGGGCGAGCTTCCACAGTCTCGGAGAAGTCATTCTCAGCACTGATCTGGCTGAACTGAGTGCCGCTGCGATAGCGCCACTTCATGGCATCACTCACCCGGTAGAACGCCGCCTTCATGACGACGTGCCGTAAGTTCTCCACCAGTTCTTCATCCGTATGGGATGCTTCCTTGGCACGAATCACCGCACCCGCCAGCTTGCCTTCCTTCGCCTGAAGAATGATGTCGCCAGTCACGTCGGTCACAACGTCTTCCAGCAAACCGTTCTTCGTCCGGGCAAACTCACTGGCTCGGCGACCGGCAACCCCGGCAATCACGCCCATCCAGTTGTGCTTTGCACCCAGCACCTTCGCCAACTCTTCGTTCAACGCAGCTTCGAGTTCTTTCATGATTTCTCCAGTTCGAGTTCGTTCTCTCAACACCAGCTAGGGTACACTGGACCTACTTCATCCCCCACGGCCTCTCTTGATGACCAATCGGCAGTTCATCCCGTCGCTTATATGACCCACCCTCATGGCAGGAACAAATGATGCGACGATTGTGGGATATTGCTGCCCTTAGCCAAGTTTCGTCCTTCTTCCATGTTTCATTCTTCAAATAGGACCGAATGCCCTTCGCCTTCGAGCAGCCCCATCGGAATGGCCCAGGTTTCGTATGGTCTTCGTTGTCCTTGTCCAGCTTCACAAGGAAGGCTTCCACGTCTTCCACTGTGTTGATGTCGAAGTAAACGTACTTCGCAAAGTGATAGTCCTTCAAATAGTCCCAATCACCTTGCAAATATCCCGCAGTTCGCAGCAACTTGTCGGCCTCAGCCAGACTCATGCCAACACTGCCTTTCGGCTTCTCAACCAGTTCCACCACGTTCCAAGGACTTGCCATGTTTTGTTCTCCTTGCCCTTGAGGGTACACTGGACCTAGCCAGCCATTGTTCCAGTGCGTCTGCCCTTTTGGTCAGGCGTTCAATGTATTGCCGCTGCTCCTGCAATGATTGTGCAAGATATTCATTCAGTGGCTTTTGGGGTTCCATGATTAGCCATGATTCCCCATTTAGCCAGAATGCCCCATTTAACACTGTCCCGTCTTTTGGAAAAGACATTTAGTCCTCCGGTTCATAAGCCCAACCACAGGCTCGAATAAAGGCGTTGTTGTTCACATCGGGGTCGAAGTAATGAGAGTCCTTCGGGTTCTTGACGTTGATGGCAATCGCAACGTATTGATTGCCACGAATTTCGTAGTCGCCAACCACAGTCTCTTGGACCACAGGCGGCACCGACCGAAAGCCCTCAGTCATCAGGTCTGAAACATTGTGCCGGAAGCGAGGCTTGACTTCTTTCGGGAAGTCAACGCTGGAACTATTGCTCCAACTATCCGCTCCGATCTCAGCCAGCCACTTACCCGCAGCAATACAACCCCGCTTCGTCAAAGGAAAATACTTCCTTTCCTGAGCAGCGTTGATCGAAACAACGGCTTGGCCGTCATTCTTTGTGACGCTTACAAAAATCATTGAAAGTCCTCGTTCATGTCGTCGTGTTCGGATTCCCAATCTTCACAAGCACGCTGCAAGGCTCGTTCGGCCTCGACAATAGTGCCTTGGAACAGAATCACATCTGTTTCCGCAGGCGTTTCATTCGTCAGGAATGGTCCATCGTCATCTTGGATCACATACCACATTCGACTTCTCCCGTTAGGTGACACCCACTAGGGTACACTGGACCTACATCTGCCTTCGCAGCCGGGCCGCTTCGTCGTGAGTCAAGAAATCCGGGATGATTGCATCGGGTGAATAAAACCCGTCCAAATAAACCCCATGATTCTCAGCACATGGCTTGCCTTCGAGACGGGCAGATTGCCCTCGAAGCCATCGCTTGTAATTGTTCAAGTTTCGTCGATCAACCAGTTCACTCGCAGTTGGATTCTTTTTCATTTTCTTATCCTCCACCCTCTAGGGTACAATAGACCTAAACAATATGGACACAAAAAAAGGCAGGGGATATACCCCTGCCTTTCGCTGCCCTTCACAAACTTATGCCTGCTTTTTGCGGGCCAGTTCGTAGGCCGACTTGCTGCCTGCCCAACCGTACACTTCGGCTTCGTCTACCTGCCGACCATAGGCCGCTTGCAGTCCCCGAAGCTGCCGTTCCAGTCTGGCACGAGTCGTCCGAATATGCGTGATGCTCGCCTCACCATCAGCCGACAGGTTCTCCGGCGACAGGCCGCTGTAACAGGACAGGATGGCTTCGAGAATCAGATTCTCGATGTAGGTGAACGGGTTGTAGGTCAGATGCTCCCGTTGAATCGGAACAACAATGCCCACCGTTTCACCTTCGGCTGGCGTCAGCATCGAATAGGGAACGCCCCATTCCGTGCCAATAGCCGACCCACGACCATTGCCCCGTTGTTCCAGGGTTCGCACTTTGGCCTTCGTCGGATTCAGCTTCACAACCTCACCCAAGGTCTTCTCGCCATTCGACCGACCGAAGTAAACCTTCATGCCCTTGCGACAGGCTTCCTTCAACATAGTTCGTTCTCCAAAAGGAAAGTTTCGTAACACCCACTAGGGTACACCAGACCTAAAAACACAGCGAGCGGGAGTCGAACCCGCACTGCCGCCCCGTACTCCATGCAAAGGGGGAGGTCCAAAGAGTAGCTAACTCTCCAGAACTCCAGCCTAAGAAGGACTCGAACCTTGCTTGGAGCCGCCTTCTGCCATTAAAGTACCGCCGTGCCACACAAGAGGAAGCGATCCCCTTATGTGATTTCCAAAACGAAGCCCTCGTCTTCCAGAGAACTCACCAAGGCATTGGCAATCCGGGCATCCACCCCGAAGGCTTTGCCCATCCACTGCCAACCCTGAACGTCAAGGTCAGTGCCGGTGAAGTTCTTCGCAGTCTCAGTGACCGGCTCGAACAACCAAATGCTGCCTTGAACCGAAACTTTGAAATCAGCGTCCATCGTATCTCTCCGTGTGTTGTTGTTGGTTACACCCACTAGGGTACACTGGACCTAAGCCAAGGCCGCTTCCAGAGCGTTTACAATCTCGGCCTTCAATCCCAGCTTGTTGACGTAACGCCGGGCCGATGCCATGTCCTTAAACGCTGCCTGCTCCTGCCCATTCCGGCGAACGTCCACCGTCAACACGCCACCCGGATATTCCAGAGGGATCGGCTTGCGGTGAATCGTGATCTTGCCGTGATGATAGTTCGGATGCTGCCACAGCACACGCCCGCCACGACTCGTGCGAATGCGGACAATACAATGGTCCAGCAACGCCCCGCCACCATAGCTCCGCTCATTGTGAACCAACAGGGGTATCTTCACACTTCCCGTGCTGCGGCCAATGTAGCCATAGCTCATATACTCTTCGAGCCAGTCAAGGCCGACCGCCTTCTTCTCGTCGCCCAATGAGTTTTCCCATTCAACCGCATCATGCTCGGTATAACCCAAGCTGATATGCAGTCGAGTGCGGTTCTGCCGGGCCGTCTCAAGCACCGCTATCACTTCCAGCGGGGTGCGAATGTCCCAATGCGTGCCGTAGCGTTCTCTGTATTGCTTTGTCATTTGTTCTCTCGCAAAAGGTTGTTGTTACAACCACCAGGGTACACTGGACCTAAAACACCGACGCCCGCTCGGTGAACACGGCTTCCGACGCCCGTTCGGAAGAAGACGGTTTACTTGGCTGGCAATGATATGTCCCGGACATAATCCTTGCCGTCCCGCTGAACAATATCAACCAGCCACTTCACATCCTGGGCATGGGCCAAAAATCGGCTGTTGCCCATTCGGACCAGAATCATCTTGAGCCGATCTTCCTTGGCGATGACTCGCAAATCATTCATCGTCAAGAAACCATGATTGGACTTGGCATTCGCCAACACCTGAGAAAGCGAAGGGCGAACTTCCTCGAACTTCCCCGAAGCAATAAGGCTCGCCCAAAACTTCCGGGCTTCTGGCTTGGAATAGTTCTTGGGACGATCAGTCTCGTATTCCGAGTGATGGAACGTCTGACTGATAATCACCCGGTCGCCCTGCACAGAAAACTTGTAGCCAGTCATCTGTGCTTCATCTTCGTTTTCCAAGAAACGCAAATAGTGTTCAGTCATGGTCACTTCCTCGCAAAGTCCAGTGGGCTGTCACACCCACTAGGGTACACTGGACCTAAATGCTCTTTATGTAAGCAAGCAATTCTGCCATCGCATTCTTCTTGCCATGAATGCCACTCTTGATCCTATTCCCATCATAGAAATAGGACCAAGTTCCATCGTGACTGAGAGTCAGATCAATGTAGACGGACTTTCCAAATCTGTCCTTGTGCCGTCCACACCAATCTGTTTTGTCCTCGACCACTAGATGCCGTCCTTCGGATGTTCCACATTCAAAAGATTGCCGATGCCAGCAAAGATGCCCGGCTCCGGTGCGGGCTTATCCTCAAACAACGGTTCGACGTGCTGCGCCCACAACTGCTCGAACTGCTCACCGTCCACCCGGTTCTTGGCAGTCTTGCTCGTCTCACCGTCGATCCACTTCAGGTGCTTGCCCGTCGTGGCACCCCAATCGTTCTTGCGAACAATCGTCGGCGTCCCCGGCGCTCGGAAGGCAACTGGCGTCTTGTAGCTGAACCACACAGTCAGTGGTCCCAGGTCAACCCGCAGGGTATGCGCACCATAGTTGCTTGAACTGTAGTTGCCATAGCTGCTGATCGTTGGTAACTCGGCTTTCATGTCCATTCTCCGTAAAAGGTGTAATCAGTGTCACACCCCGTAGGGTACACTGGACCTATCCAAGCAACTTCGCCCGGTACTCCGCTGCAATACTGTCAAACAGTTCCCGGTTGAACTGCTCGCCCTTGCCGACTTCGGCATAGCGAGGATGACCGTGATAAAATGAAGTGAACGTCGGATCAGTCTCGCCAAGAAAGCGTAAAAACTTATCCGGTTCACCACCAATCATCACCACCGAATACGTCTTGCCATCGACATCAACGGCAGTCATGGAGTCAACGCCGTAGTTTCCATCGGCACCAAACCCGCATTCCACACCGTTGTATCGCTTGATTAACGTATCCTCAGACACGCCCAGCTTCTCAGCCAAACGCATCACGCTGTCCATGCTGAAACAAACAATGTCTCCAGCATCGACCGCAATCTTTCCCAATTCTCGGCTTCTCATGTTGTTTCCTCTCCCCTGTTGATAACGCAGGGTGAGACGTGGCACAGATCGTGCCACGCCCACGGGGAGAAGTTAGCCAACACAACATGCACAAGCCACCGGCTTCGGCGAAGGCAGCTTGATGATCTCGCCTTCGTCCTTCAGATTCGGCTTGCTGGAGTCACGAGTCTGAGTCGCCAAGAACAAGGCGTCCCGCTCCGGCAAACCCTTGCTGGCCTGAGCCGCAGCCTTCTGATTGATCCGAACAATGGTATCCAAGTCCCACATGCTTCTGTCTCCAAAGAAAGGAAGGTTTCACAAACACCTAGAGAGCAACCTGACGATTAGGTTCAATGCTACTCGTCAATTTCTTCATCAATTTCTTCGTCGGGAGTGAACTCTTCACTCTCGACAATGTACACCCCGCCACCACCATCGAAGGACCAACATCCATCCGTCGAAATGGTAGAAGTAACTTCGTCCGTGATCTCCACCGGGCCGTTGTCCGTCTTGTTGCTTTGCAATACTGCAAGCAATACCTTCTCGGCCTCGTTGTAGTCGTAAGGACCATACAAAGGCCCAGGCTCCCCATCACTACGAATCACTTGAACAAACTTGTCTGCCATCGCATCCTCCAGAAAGGTTTCGTTGTTGGAACACCCACTAGGGTACACTGGACCTACCTTGTTCGCCGTCTGCCAATCTCGGCGAAAGCATGGTCCAACATCGTCAGCTTGCGATCATCTTCCGTTATGCCAATGCCAACAAGCGGCGGTTGAGGAAGGTCTGCCAATGCTTTGGCCAATTCCTCCCGATGCCATGTTGACAAATATGCAAAATCGGTTGAGGACAATAACCGCTGTGCGTCCTCAACCGATACCGTCAACTTCTTCACTACATCTCTCCCGCTGCCCATGCCTCGGCCTGCGCTGCATCTGCCTTGGCAGTCCAATAGTCCTTCGCCTTCAACTTGAAAATCGTCTCGATCAACGCCTGAACCGCTCGTTGAATCGTCGGGAACGTCCCAACAGGCGAATCAATGTACTCTTCAGGATGCCACCGGGTCGAAGGTTGCACATCCCATGTCGTGACTTCCCACCCCGTCCGCTCAATCAAACCACCAATCTTCGGTTGATCGTATTGCGTTGGACTGATCGTCACCCCACCGTGGTATGCCGACAACTCGCCATCGGCATCCTTGAACACCACCACTTCACCCGGCAGCAACTCGGCCAATGCCTCATTCGCCAAGGCAAGACCAATCGGTATGTCCCGTTCGATGTTGGCGTTGTAGTCGGCATCAGATTGTTCCTGATACGACTTGATCTCGTGACGCTCGAATTCCCGTTCTTCATAAGAAGAGAACTCGCCGAAACCGATGTTATACACCGTGGTACTGACCGGAGGATCAATGTCCCGCACACTCAATACCTTGCCCCGTTGCCACACATCCTGCCCCGGAGGAAGTGCCTTCCGAGACAACACCTTGACCGTATCACCAATCTTCATCGCATAGTCTCCGTGAATTGTTGAAGTAACACCCACTAGGGTACACTGGAGCTAAGGCCGATCCACCATTGGGGATAACTTCACCTTTTCGCCAGAGTGCAACCGGACGAAGTTGTGCTTCAGTCCAATAATCCTGGCCTGCCCTTCCTCATTCCGACTGATCGGCCAGCCATAGGGATTGTTGGTTGTGTAGTTCAACCGATTCGCCCGGCGTGCCTCGTTGCGTTCTTGGGCAGTCATCAAGGCAGGATCAAACCCGAACGACTTAACATCGTCAGGATTGATGCCCTGCTCTTGAACCTTGCCCCACATCGCAAGGGTGCGAAGCAGTTGCTTCTGCTCGTCCAGCTTCGCTTGTAGTCCTTCAATTGTTTTTTGCATGATGCCCTCTAGGGTACACTGGACCTATTTGGCTTTCCGAACAGGACGACCACCAGCACGCTGCCACAAATCAGTGGTTTCAGCCAATAGCACAGTCAGAGTTTGCCGTAGCTCAGTAAGGTTCGCCTTGAAGTCCGATTGCGTTTCGCAACTCGTGACACTACTCAAGTGATCCTTCGCTTCGTCCAACTGACCTTCCAAGTCGCCAGCTTCAGACTGCAACTCTTCAAATTCATCGTTCGTCATTGCTTCCAACCTTCCTAAGAATAGATTCAACCACTTCGTCCATCACAGGCGGCAAAGAACCAAAATGTTCCGTTGTAATAAAGCCATTCACAAAGCCAACCCAAGTCTTAACAGTCCAACCACCCGTAGAACCATTGCTCTGAAAATGAACATCACAAAGATGATCTCTTATCCACTTTTCATATTTCATGTTATCCTCCACCCACTAGGGTACACTGTACCTATGTGTGACTCTCAACCAGTTCGGCATTGACCTTGTGATAGCGATATCGCTCCGATGCAGGATGCGAAATGCAAAAGCCCGACCGAGTGAAGACGTACTTGCCAGCACGGAAAAAGGAAACAAACGAAGATGACGTTTTGTCAACAATCACTTCAATGTTGCCATGCCGATTGAACTTGACATCGAAATCAAAACAGTAATGCGATGGACTTCCATCGTATTCGTTCCGACCATTCAACACGATTCGTTTTCTCATTTGTCCCTCCACCACCCAGGGTACAATAGACCTACCGCAATAAACAAAAAAACGGACGGGGTTGGCAGTCCCCCGTCCGTCACACACAGGCTCAATTGATGTTAGAACGTCACACCTGACAGTTCCTTCGCCATGTAGACCACCAGATTCAACAGGAAGTCTTGGAAGTCCCGGCTGTTGTCCGTAGCTCCCGTGACATGGTGTGCCACTTCCTCAATTGCCGTCACCAGCAATTGCTGAGTCAGTGAATGCCACCCAAGAGACAGCGAACCACTCGCTGCAATGTCTTGGTTGATGTACACCACGCCATCCTTGTAGAACCCCAACGTCTGCGACCCGGCATCCATGATCTTTCGGAACGTCTTCACAACCGGCTTGTTCTTGCCATTCGTGACCCCGTACTTGTTGACCAAATACCATGCAAACTCGACAGCAGCCTCGGCATCCGGCGTTGCATCGAAGATCGTCCGGCCAGCCCGTTCGTCCTCAGACAACACCTTGGCAGGAGTGCGAACCCCATGCTTCTCGGCAGCTTGCACAAACGCCTGCGGTGCAGTCACAACCTTGAAGCCCTTACGAGCAGCCTGCTGCCCGCCTTCCTCAGTTGAGACGACAGCGTTCTCACCAGCCACGCTCTCGAATGCCTTCGTCCATACTGCCTTCTGTTCTTCCTTGTGGATGCCAGTCTCCAGCCCATAGGACTGGAAGCTATGCTCCCAATACTTCTGACCGTCAAGGAACGACTGCCACAACCGGGACACCGTTTCCACGTCAGCAGCAGCAAAAGCCGCCGCCGCTTCATACTGGACATACCAATCGTCCACACGACGGGATTCGTCCAGCTTCAGATTCTCCAAGTTGTAGTCGTACAGGCTCGGCGTATCCGATGACTCGAATTCCCGAACACGAACACCACGACGATATATCACAGCCGACCGACGATCCCCAAGGTTACGATTCGACTTCGGCAGAATCGTCTTGTTCAACAGTTCCGGCTCGCTGAAGTGCAGGAACCACTTGCCCAAATCATTGAAGAAGGCCAGCACTTCCACAGTCAACGGGATGAAGATGCGAGTATGCCCCGCCTTCGCCCGAACCTGACCATCATTCACCACTTCAACCACGACGTTCTTGTAGTCCGTCGAAGTCTTGCGATAGATCGCCAGAGCATCGGCAATCTCCCGATTCTCATACGATCCCTTGATGGCAGCAGCCTGCTGAAACTCCAAGGACCGGGACGTGATGTACTGATGGACGAACTGAACTTCCCCTTCCTCAATAGCTCGGTCCAAAGAGTTGGACACGAACTCACGAAGGGCCAAATCCACGGACAGCCAGTCTGCCGACCCATGCTCCAGAACGAAGCCAAGGTCTTCCGTCGCCGAACGTGATACACCCGCCCGGTCCTTGCCGCCAAACTTCACCACAACACGGTTGAAGACGGTATTCTTGATCCCGTCATTCACCGGCTGTTGGCGAGTCCCGAACTCCAGCTTCAAATTCCCCGCAAACACCACAGGACTCAACTGGTTGCGAAGCAGAACCGCAACACCGTGCTTGTTCCCCGTACCGAACTTACCAATCGTCGCACCGTTTTCACTGTCCCGCTTGGTTGAAGCACCCAACAGAGTGAAAGCCTCTTCGGGAGCAACACCGGGGTTCTGAATCATCAAAAACGCAGCCATCGTAAAGTCTCCTGTGTGTTCTATCCGAGAGAGCCAACCAAACACTTGGTTCAAGGCGATCTCTTTTTTTCTTTCCGACACCAGCTAGGGTACACTGGACCTAAACCAATCTGAACTTGAAGACGTTCCCCAACTTCGTGAATACCTTCACCACGCCATCCTTCTCAGCCACCCGGCGACGAGTGAAGTTGACCGATCCACCACCATTGAACCAGTTCACGGCACTGTCCGTACTCTTGTCGTCAAGCCGCAGCTTGCCCGAAGTACCGACCAGATCACTGAACTCGCCGTCTTCGTCACCCTCAACACCAATACACTTTGCTTCTCGAATCATTTCATTCCCTTTGAAAAGTTGCGTTGACGCCGACTAGGGTACAATAGACCTCAGCCCATTTGTACCCTTGGTGAGCAAACAAAAACGTCCGGGAGGCAGACGTGCTGGGCCTCCCGGACGTTTCAACAAAAGAAGAGAAAAAATCCAGAAGTGTATTGCATGGGTTGTTGCCCGGTTCGGCGTTCTACTGGCAGGGACCACTTGCTAGGGTCGGTCCTGTGACCCAAGCGGGACTCACTCCCGCACGAACTACGGCCAGTGCATGTTTTACTCGTTCACAAAACTCGGCGGCAGTCCGAAGATCACCCGCCCTGTTTGACCGATCCGAAGTAAACTCTCAACCCCTTACAATACCCAAGAGAGTTGAGAGGTTGTTTGGTTCAACGCTATTTGACCAGTTGACCAAGAACACCAGCCAAAGCCCGAACCCGCTCACCCGTCACACCCAACGTCACCGTCCCCGCCGTCTCCAGTGCCTCAACGTCGGCACGACTCACCGCCACCGGATGCCATTCCTTCTTCGTCTTCTTTTTCTTGACGTAAGACTTCTCGGCCACCCACACCTGCTGCGCTGATGCCGCCAGCAACGCCCGATGCGTCACACCATACAACCAATCCCACGTCACACCCTTCAACTCTTCCGGCACCGGCTCCCGGTCAATGTAATGATCGAAAATGCAACCCTTCGCCGTGTCCAGCGTCAACTGGCCATACTTCTCCAAGCCAGCAGCAACCCGCTTGGTGGCAAACTCCTTGCCAACCTCAGTTATCCCAGCGGGCCAGCCGTCCGCAGTTCCAGAATGAGACAAGAACTCCAAGTGCTTCGGAACATAAGGCATCGAACTCTCCTGTGTGATTTTGAATCGAACACCCACTAGGGTACACTGGACCTAAGCCACTTCCCAAACGTACTCGCCGTCCTCACTGAATCGAGGAAACGAAACCAACTGAACCGAGTTGTATTTGTTGTACAATCGGTTCTGATAACGCTCGGCCTGCTTGAGCGTCTTATATGTCTTCTTGATCCGCTTCATCGGTCGTCCTCCCCAAAAGGATACAATTCGCCCCGAAGCTCATCGGCCACCCGCTTCGCCGACTCATACGACAACCGCTTCGCCGTGATCTCTTCCACAGAATAATCCGTGCGACCCGTGAACGGATGGACAGTCATCTTCTCCAAGGTCGCACCCCGAAGATCGCCGACATAAACCGTAACCTCATGGTACATGCAGCTATGCGGCGGCATGAACTCGCAGGTCTTCACAGTCCACGCCAACGAATAGTCGGACGAATGCCGGTAAACGTGCAGATCGGGCGAACAAGGCAGCACCGGCACCAGCCCCTCATACTTGGCGAGCAGCGTGCCATCTACCTTGAGAATCTTCTGCCCAACCAATGGGGCAAACTTCTCGACGAGTGCAGCATATAACCGTGCCGCATACTCGTTGGCCCGATTCACCGCAGCAACCTTGGCCGTCAGCTTTTCAACTCTGGTATTCATTGTTGTTCCTCCGACAGCCAGGGTACACTAGACCTAAAGTCAACACGTCGGCCTCGACACCGATGATTCGCTGGTCCCCCAGGTACTACCGCCCAATATGCAGCGTGTTGATATTTTCCTAAGCCGCCACAAGAGCCTTCTCGCCCTTGTGGTTGATCGCCCGCCGTTCCAACTCAGCAAGCCCAGCCTCAGTAATTGTATAGCCCTTGCTGGATACAGTCACCAAAGCGGCCTGATCGTCAGTCTCAGTCAACAACCAAGGCAGGATGAACTTCTCAACCTCTTCATCCTTACGCCCAGCCACCAATGCAATACGGTTCCGGGCAATCGGCCCCTGACCCAATGCCCGAAGAATCTTCAGATGGACGGCGTGCATCCCATGCTCGTCAATCTCTTCATCCTCGGCCACCTGCCGGGCAACCTCTTCCCACGTCCCGCCTGACATATCTTTCACCAGGCGCATATACCGGGCGAATTCCAATGCCTTGCGAGGAATACGGCTGTTGTAATGGGCAACCATGCTGCACACATCATCGCTCAAATCTGGGTTCGCCAGCTTAACGATCTTGGCAACATCGGCCTTGCCCAAATACTTCAGGTTCACCGGGCTGAACCGAGTACGGAAAGCATCAAATAGCTTCCCTTCATCGGTCGTGGCAATCATCCACGTTACATTGTGGGTGTTCACCGTCTTGCCCGATTCCGTAGCCATCATTGCGTCATTGTATTCCGTTGCCTTCAGCAACCCCTGCACAACCCCATCCGACAAAGCATGAACTTCGTCAATCAGGATGACCACAGGAGGCAGAACGTAATGACCACGACGAATCACTTCCACCAGCGGCAGGCCAGCTTCGGCCAATACCCGACTGATTTCCTTGAACAAATCGTCCACCGTCTTGATCGCCTTCGGGCTGATCTCGACAAACGGAAGCTCCACAACCTCAGCATACAACCGGGCAATGGTGGTCTTCCCAGCCGATGACGGGCCAAAAATGGCAAATGCCAAATCCCGCATCATATGGTTGAACTGACCCAATGCCTTGTACGCAGCGGTTTGCAATTTACGAATAGCCTTGTCGTTCCCAATGAACTTGGCGAACGGCGAAGCCACATTCGTCCGGGATACAGCTTCCCGACGTTGCTCCTCACTCGGCTCCGTATGACCCCAAGGGTCTTTCGGGCCGAAGAAGATGCGTTGGTTTTGTTGCAGCACTTATTGTCTCCTGAAACACCTAGAGAGCCAAACCCATGTTTGGTTCAAGTCGATTTCTTCCGACAACTCCCAGGGTACACCAGACCTAACGCTTCACTTCTCCCGAACCCTTGCAAACAGGACACTGCTTGCTCGTCCCCGGCACGTCCTTTACGTCATATCCTTTGCCACCACAATATGAGCATGTGACCATCGCTGACTCCAACCAAACCCGAAAATACGAACAGCCCGCTAGGGTACAATAGACCTGACCTCATTTGTACCCGTTATGCAACAAAAAAGGGAGCAGTCGGTTCCCCTAACTGCTCCCTTCGGCACACCAATCATCCATTGGCTAAAAGCAAGGGTACAATAGACCTAAATGGCCAAAAGCCAACAATAGTCAACTAAAGGCGGCGATCCAGGACGAAAAGGCAACAAAGTCAGCGAAGGCAATCAAAAGGCAATCAAGGGCAACTAACAAAAACTAAAGGTAAGATAAGGCAGCGTTACCTTAGAACTCAATATTGAAAAATATATCGTTGCCTTATTGTGTCCTTAGTTGGTCCTGAATATATCATGATCCCCTTGGATACTTTTCCCTTCACACATTTCTTTTTGTTTTTCATATATCGCTTCACAACGATATACATTTTCTTTCCAATATTCATCAAATACGCCTCTGGAACTTTTTCCCTGGGGGATATGGGGGAATAAAGGACACAATGAAAGGCTGGCTAGGCCCTTCCTACCTCTAAAATCCATCACTTCCCATCAACGTGTCCTAAGTGCCTTCACACATTGGGTTTACGTCCGACATGAAAAAAGGGTGTTTTTGGAGCTTTTGTTGCCGGAGCCTGGGGTTGGTCTGGGAAAGTTGCCTGGATTTGGTAGGATGCCATCTGGTGTTAATATCATGAGGGGATTGGGATGAATTTAGCGACATATCGTGGTTTGGTATCTTCACACAATCGGGGGATGGTGGTGTGTTTCAAGACAGCCGCTCATTGGGCATTATCACCTGATTTAATACATCGGTTATCGCTGGATCACGGTGACATATTACTGGTTCACCAGATGCCTCCTCGTGGGTTTCAGGAGTGGGATTGGCCGCATGACTCTCGGTTGTCTTTGGATTCTGGCGGGAAGTTATATGGTTTATCAGTGAATGCCAAGGAGTTAGGAAATCAGATTGGGTATTTTAAGTGGCTGGGTATCAACCCTGAATCTTTATATGCTTTCGAGGTCATCAAGATGAAAACACAAGGCAGCAAGATGGGTCCAACGGAGCGTTCCTTGCGTCGATCCTGTGATGTGCAGGACACGGTGGGGTTTGGTGAGTTGCGTGGCATATTAACTGGTGAGACAGACCAGAGCAGGCCGGAGTTGCCTGAGTTGGAGCCTATGCCTAATGGGGATTACATGGCGATGAAGGATCGGGTGGCTCAATTGGAGGCGAGGTTTGCCTATTTGTTTAATGAATGGGACAAGATGAATGACCAGTTATGTGATCCCACACTGGATTGTGACAGTGCCAACATGATTATGGTGCGTTATTTGAAGGTTGCTGCTGAATTGGAGAAGTGCCGTGTGGAGAAGGAGAGTGGCCAGCGGTTGATGGAGCGATGGGATAAGGTGATTGAGGAAATAATGAAAAACACCAAGTCCTCTGGTAAGTTGTTCACATGGGATTCAATTGGTGTATTGCCTGGAAGTATTGAGGAGAAGGTTCAGGGGCATTTGCGGGCTTTCCGGGAATGAGTGGTGGTTGATTCAGGTATTGTTGAGGATTGCGTAAGGGGGCCTTAAATTGGCCCCTTTTTTCGTTAATAGCGTCTTTTAATACCTGGGGCGCTAGTGGTGAGGGCTTCACATAGCGTCTCTATAGGGCTTCACACACTAGGGTAGTGGTGCTTCACACGTTAGGTCATGAGGCATTCACAAGCTGGGGTGTGGGTGGGCGGCTTGGGACATAGCTCTGGATTTAGCTTGTGGAATACTCTGCGCAGAGATAGCTGGGCTTGAGGATATAGCTCGTGGAGATAGCTGGGGCTATATCCTTGTGGAGATAGCTTGTGGAGATAGCTGGGCTTCCAATATATTGAGTGGTCATTTCTTTAATCTTTCTCTATATAGCGTATGGGAAAAATACGATCATTCACCACATGGTTGGAGTTACAAGCTGCTCCGGCTCAAGTTTACGACCCGGACAAGACGCATGAGTATGTGCCATCTCGGTACACTCCATCGGATCAGAGTCAGGCTGCTATGGCGGCTAGGGGTTCTGCATCGACTGACAATGCTATGTCGGACAAGACGGTGGATTATCGTCCTGGTTCTAGTCAAACTAAGCCTATTGATCCAGATATAGCACAATCTGCTCAGAGTTTACAGGGGATTCACGGTCAATTACGGGACATCTTTGCGAAGGCACGGGAGAAGGCATCTGCATTCCGTTATCCGAAGATGAAGGCGGCATTTGATCGGGAGTTACTGGCTGGGATAGACGGTGTGGGACGGGCGCATGCAATTATTCTGCCAACAGCAAAGGGGATTGAAGAAGATGACCAGTAATTTCAAAGAGTGGATGAGTGACGACGAGGCATTTGGGGGATACATTCTTTCCTCATTGATGTCTGAGGTATCCTCTTGGTTGAATGAGGGGCGAGTGAATCGCAGGCAGTTAGCTGGGATGGATTTTACGCCTAAGAAGGGTGGCGATCCCAATTTATTTGGGGACGAGGATGCTGGTGCCGATCCTGAGCAGAAGGTAGACAAGTTAGTGGGTGACGAGGGTGGATCGTGTCAGATTACGCCATTATCTGGATATGCTTCTCACATTGGGGCTATTCAGGCATTTGCCAAGAGTTCCCCGGCCAATTTCGCTCAGGTGTTAATGTTTAGTCCATTGTCTGCGAATGTGCCATTTGCGAAGCATTGGGACAACTATTACATGCTGATGGCGATATTGAAGCATCAGTTCCCTGAGCGGGTGACTCGTCAGGAGATTGAACATGCTGTGGATTCATTTGGTGACAAGTATCATGCTTTGGCCCATACGATTGGTGGGTTCAAGTTAGACACTATTGCGGACATTTGGTCTAACAAGGACAATCTATTTCATGAACTAAATGGAATAGCCAAGGGTGGTGACGACACGCAGTTGATTAAGCGTTTATCCATGATTAAGGGAGTTCAGCCGGTTAAGGCTGGGTTTATTGCTCAATTGTTATGGGGACGTGCTGGCTGTATTGACACTCACAACATTGACATTTATAGCAAAGTATTCCCGGACATGGACAAGGCTGGTGATTTCGATGAGAAGTCATGGGGTAAGCCGAAGGGTGGGGCAGAGCGATATGTGCAAACATTGAACAAATTATCTTCCCGTGGCATTGGGACTAAGCAGTTATGGGATGTGTGGGTTGATTTCGTGGAAACCATGTATGTTATGGTGACTCATCACGGCAAGGGGTATTACGACATGCAGGGTGGGGCATTGGACAAGGATGCTCCTGAGTATGACTCCATGAAGGGGATCAAGATACCGAAGTTGGGTATTGGGAAGGATCGTGGTGGTGTGATGGTGCCATTGGCTGGTGGCAAGTTGGGGATGGGTGCATCGGCTACGCATTCATTGATGGACCCGGATGATGCTTTGAAGCACTTCTACAACTTGTATTCTCGTGGTGGGATTGAGAAGCCTGCTTCTTTGGTGACTGATCCGCAGGAATTAGCTGCTCGTGCGGTTAAGTTCCGCAAGGGGCCGGATGGTCGGTCATTGGATCAGAATTTAGGTAGTCAGCCGACTGCCTTGCATTATTTATCGCCTGCATTGGGTGCTGGTGGTACTGTTGACCCTGACCATATTCGTTCGATTATTCAGCAGCGTATGGAATTAGGTGGCAAGAAGGCTAAGAAGCGTCGTAATGCTGCATTGCAGCCTAGTTTATTTGGAGACAATTGGTAATGAAAAACGATCCATGTTGGACTGGCTATAAGATGGTTGGTTCTAAGAAAAAGGGTGGCAAGACAGTGCCTAATTGTGTAGCTTCTGAGGGATTCAGGGCTTATATTGCCCATCGTGATCTGGATGAAGGATTCTTTGATTCGATGAAGCAGGGGTTTCAGAGTCAATATGCAAAGAATTCGGTTCCTCAAGAGCGTGGCGAGGATTACGAGAAGTATTCATCTAAGGTATTGCCTGCCATTCAGAAGGCGAGTGGTGTAGCGAAGCAGTATTCTGAGAAGTTAGGGATACCATTGACACTTGCGACTGCCATAATCACGGCTGGTCTTGTGGGTGGTCCTGGGGCTGTGCCATTTGCTGCCTTGTTATATTTTGTTCGCAAGCAGGTCAATAATGTTGCGGGCAAGGCATTTGACAAGGGTGCGGAAAAACTTGGATTGACTGGCAAGAAGGCTGCGGCTCCTGTTCCTGCGCCTGTTGCGGCTACTCCTGCTGCTCCATCTCAGCCTAGTCGATTGATATTACCTGGGAGTGCTGATTGGAATGGTGGTCGGGTATCTGGTTTACAGCGATCATGGACGAGTTTCGAGGACTACAAGGATTTACGGGATTTGCATGAGGGTTGGTTTGGGGACAAGATTAAGCAGGCTGGCAATTATTGGAAGGACAAGGGAGCGGATCAAGTTGGTGGTGCAATAGGCAAGGCTGCTGGTTATGTCTCTGGCAAGGCGAAGCGTGGATCGAGTCAGGTTGGTGGTCTTTTGAAGACTTCGTTTAGGGATTTATCTCAATTTGCATCTCAGAACAAGTTAGCGATAGGCAAGGCTGCATTTTTGTTTAGTGTAGGGGCATTATTGGGAGCGGGCGTTGGGATGGCCTATGGTTCTTTGACTGGTGGTGACGGGATAGCATCTCAGGCGATTGGTGGGTTGAAGGATTCGGGAGTTGTGTCGGGTCAGGAGATAGATTCTGTAGCTGCCTCGGTGGGAGTTGATACTGCTAGTGTTGATGCTGGTCCGGCTGTTGATGCTGGTGCTAATGTCGATAAGGGATTTTTATCTCAGGGCAAGGGTCATTATTCTAGTCCTGATGGGACAACTGGCTGGGTTGATCCGAATCCTGGTGGTCCTGGGACAACTAAACTTGGTCAGAGCATAGTTGATACACCAGCGGGCAAATATGTTCCTGGGACATCGAGTCAGCAATCATCGGGTCGATTCTGGGGCGGTCATATTGGGGAGCCTGTTGCGGGATTAGAGGAACCGGGCGTTGACACGACTGGAACATTGCCTAAAGGCAGGTTATATGATGGTGGGCCAGCCAGCAGATTAAGTCCTGATGAATTAGCTGAAATTCAGAGAAAGGCTAATGCTGTACGAGATCAAATAAGAATGAGTCGAGGTCGTTAAATGGAAAGTTTCAAAGAATGGTTAGAGATGATGGAGGGAGAAAAGCCTTTTCATGGTTACGATCCAGACAGGCACAGCAAGGAAGGCGGCTTAAATGCCAAGGGTCGTGCTAAGTTTAAGAGGGAAGAAGGTGCTAATTTGAAGCCACCTGTTACCGACGCTCCATCCAAATTGGACCCTGATTCTAAAAAGGCCAAAAGACGTAAGAGTTTTTGTGCCAGGATGAGTGGTGTTTCTGGTCCTACGTCCAGAGACGGCAAGAAAACAGCAAAGGGCGCTGCATTAGACCGTTGGAACTGTTAATCATGGTGAGGAATATGGAAATAAATGAACACACACTTAGGCTAAGTGGTTTGCTAAATGAAAATCAGGACCAGTTGGAATCATTTGCAAAAAAGAGGCTTGAGGGTGCGAAAAAGATTTCGGATATGGCGAAGGAAAAGGGTGGTGTTGCATTGCTGACACATGACCATTTTCGTGTAAAGTTGCCATATTACGAGAAGGCTTCAAAGGGTCAATTAAAAGCAGCAGAAATGAAGAGTGAATACAAAAAGCTCTGTTTTGAACTTCATTCTTACATAAATGAAATTGAAACAGTGGATCAATCCAAATTTCAAAAATTGGTTGGCAGAATTGAGGTTTTGGGAGAACTTTTAATTGAGACAAAACATGAGTAATTTCAAAGAATGGTTAGGAGCATCTGAGGGCGGGATGAGTGAGGTTGCCTCATGGATGTCCGGTCTTATGTCTCGTATTGCCGCTTCTATTCGTCCATCTGAGGGTTACATCTCAGTCTCTATCAGTTCTTTAGCTTCTGTAGCTCCTGTAACGCCTTCTGTGCCTGTTTCTCCTGTGGGTGCGTCTTCTGTCGCACCTATGGCTTTAGCGGCTTCTGTGGCTCATTCTGGGCCTTTATTGGGCGAGGTAACGGAGAAGGGTTGGAAGGGCAAGGCAGCGGTTCAGGCTGCGGCTGGGATGGGGTTAGGTTGGAACGCCAAGGACACGTCGGCATTTGAGAAGGGGATGAATGCTGGTCGTCGTTCGATACCTCAGTTAGTGGGCAAGGAGATGGGTTTATTGTTTGAGGTTGAGGTATTTGCTTTTTTAGTTCAGACGTTCAAGTTAAAGGCTGTGGGGCAGAAGGATTTAGCGTGGGCCTTACAGGAGCAGGCTAGATTAGGTGGTGTGATTACTGGCAAGGTTGGGGCTAATTTAGGTCGTTTGGTGGTTGAGTTCATTAAGCAACATGCGACTGGCAAGACGGGCATGGGGAATTTGATTCACAGCAAGGCGATGGCATTAGTTCGACAATGTGTGGTGGATTCTATTGAGTTTACGGGTGGGGATGGTGGAGAGTATTCGGCTCGATTGAAGTCAGATACGGCAGATTTGCGTATTGGTTGTGAGAAGTATTTGCCTGGGATGCGATCTGACGTTGGATTCAGTTTGAAGGCGGTGACGGAGACTCAGGTGGATGTTCGTAGTTTAGGGCCATTGAAGGCATTATCTGTATTGGGTGCTGGTCGTCGGGTATTGAGGACGATGAAGGACATGGGCAGCAATCCTTTGTATGAGGCGGCAGAGAAGCGTGCCTATTTGTTGGATCAGATGAAAGCAGCGGCAGAGGCGAATTATACAAACAAGCCTAAGAAGTTTGCGGCATTGCTGGAGTTATTGGTTACGGGTGGTGCTGACACGATTCCGGCTTATCGTTCATTGTTGCAGGCTGATTCATCTCCGGGTTGGAGTTCTGCGATTGGGAAGGATTTTGTGACGGGTGAGGGTCCGGGCAGGAAGTTAGGTGCCAAGGTGGGATCATCGCCGGTTATTGAGGTCAAGGCGAACAGCACCTATGTCAAGATTGTGTATATGGTAGGTGGCGGGAATCATTATGGGACATCGGTACAATTTGAGCCTGATGGTGAGGGGTCTAAGGTATCGGTTGTTGTATCTAATCTTGTGAATCGTGGTGTGAAGTAGTGAGAGACACTGTATGTTTATATCTTGTCTGGGGCTGGTATCAGTATTTCATGCCGATTCATGTATTTTCTGTATTGCAGGCATATCCAGAGGCATTTGTTAGGTTTATCTTATTGGAGCCTTTGAATGCCTGCGTGGGTGAGTGTTTTGAGCATTTGCGATCTTGTGGGTTTACTCGGTTCGACGTTATTGAGAAGAAGCCATTGGGTTTACCTGGGTATCCTGACGGGATGTATGAGCGTTGGTTGTTGCCCAAGTCTTATTTTGCTGATTTCAAGTATGTTTGGTTAGGCGACGTGGATTTCTTACATTATCTGGAGACGCCGACTTGGTTGGAGCAGGAGTTAGCGGCATGTGCTGATGATGGCTTCCCATATTCCAATGTGGTACGAGAGGGAATATTTTCAGATTGCATGACTGGCTGGCATTTCTTTGAGGTCGAGCCATATTTTGAGAAGATGGGGCCGGTGATTGAGTCTTACATAGCTTCGCCGGTTTCGATGCAGGTATCTGGCACGAATCCATTGATGGCGAATGAGCGGCTGTTATATCATTTGGTGAAGGCTGGGATTGGGGTGAAGGAGTCGAGTGATCTATCTCGGAGGCACAGATGGAGGATGACGCACGGGATACATTTGGGGATGTATCGTATTGGTGAGCGAATGCCTGAGTGGATGCGGCTTGATCCTTGGCGTGGTCTGATACAGGCTCAGTTATTTCATCCTGTCTTTGTCGGCTTGATGTGTCGAATTAAGCATCCTGAAATGATGAAGATATTTGCGGGGCTTAGGATGGATTACGGTCGTATGGTTAAGTTGTTATAAACAAACAAGGCCAATATTCTTGCTGGCCTTTTTGTTTATCCCGCTGTGGCATATTTTCGTTTCGGTGTGAATTCGATATTTGGCTCATCAGAGCCAAATGTCCAACCTGCTTGATAGATTCTGTTTTCCTCCATTATTTCCTTCGTGAAATCGGGATCATACTTAGGATTCTGTTGTAGGACGCCATTTCTTTTTTGAAAAGCCTTTCGAGTAAAGTCTCGTAAAGCGAATGCCAAGTCCCTTTCTTTGCGGTCTTGGTTTTCTTTAATCTTTCTGTTTTTCTTCTTAACAAAAGGTTGCTTTTCTCCACGTCGGACCATATCCAGAAGTTCTTTCTTTTGAGCCTCCCATAATGTCCTTCTATTTTCCTTCCGGGATTGATGGAACCATTCTGGAATGAACTTTCTGATTGCTTCGTCAAAATCAGACCTATAAGCCTTATTCTTTTTGTTAGTGTAATTGGTTAAGGCATTCCCCAATTCTTCTGTTCTTTGCGGTCTGGTATATTGATATTTGCCTTCAACTATAGCAGCGGCTTCAGCTTTTTGTTTCTTTGCTATTTCCCATAAAGCCGCAACTTTCTCTTCGGCAGACATATTGTTAAATGTTCGTTTTTTTTGTCCGATCTTTTTTCTAAACCACTTAGGCGCTAGTTCCATTAGTTCTGTGTGTGCATTTGGAAAAATTAGGGCAACAGGAAACGGCCCACCGCCTTGAGCGGCTGACTTTGTGGTTGTAATATGATAAAGAAGGCGACCGAGAGGCGTTTTCTCTTTTGGGCGTGGCTCACCGGCAATTGCCATTCTTTTCAATTCGACTATGCCTTCTGCCCATCTCTCTTCGTCAGATTTTCTGCTGTTCCATTTATCAAGTAGTTCTTTCCAGCCTGGAACTGTCATCCAAAGATCGGCCTGAATCTGTCGTATAGATTTTTCTTCTGACATATTACTGCTTTCCATGAATCTGTCGTTTATTTCCATGAATATACAACTGATGCTTCACGAACCAAAACAAAGGATGAGTTTGTAGTTTGATAATGTTTTCCAATCCAATCGCTTTGACTTGATCGAACTTTTCTTGCCACTCTCCATGTATGATGGTTCTGATAGTGAGCCAGATTTCTTTGGAGCAGTTCTTGAAGTAAATGGATCGGTCAAGTTCATACTTCACGTCAATTTCATTGAAGCCAGCTTGTCGGAGGAATTCAACATCGACGCCATCAAGTTTTGCTTGTGGTGATGCCATTCGTATGAAACGGCTTGTAAGCGCCCATTGGATATTATCACGAGATTCATGATCTTTGTCGATTCCAAATTCATCACAGATTTGGCCCATTAAGTTATAAACGTCTTTGGACTTGGGCCGATCTTCAAACTCTTGAGTCAGTTTTTCATATCCTTGTAATGCGGCTCGAATGACATTCTCGTATTGATCCCCAAAGTAATTCTGAAAAGGAACTAGGGCTGTAGTTGGCTCTATGCCTTCTGTGTTTTCTGTATCTTTCGGATTGGGATTTTGGTCAGGCAGTTCAAACGAATCGTCAATAATGAGTATTGGATTCGTCAAATCCTCTATTTGCATACAGTAGAGGATGGCAGTGGTTCGATCTCCAAGGAGTTCTTTGAGGGTGATGCCTTTCTTCGGCATCACGAACTTCTTGACATAGTGATAGATGTTGACTGTTTCTTTGCCTTGATAGCGACGAAACGGCCTACCAACAGTTTGGACTGCGAGGGTGATAGACGCCTCACAAGATGAATTGTGAAGTCGTGAACAGGGACACCAATCTGTTCCTTCTCGACCTAAATTACAGACAACGACCACATCGAAATTCGATGGCGTATCAGGGTTGAAAGACTTAGGTTCATCGAGCAATAGTTTCTTGTTCTTTTTTTGCGTCGTCTTGGTGACGAGATCAAGAACCCGAAGTCCACTACCATTGAGCTTGTCAAATATAGCTTCATGTTCGTTGCCTTCACTTCTCCACTTGCTGCCAGACCTTGGAACAACAACGAAGTGTTTTTCATTGGGTTCAGCAAGAATGCGTGCCACCATGAGGTCAATGGGATTTTCCTCATAGAATTCATATTGAAGAAGAAACTCTCTGATGTTCAGAGATTCAAAATGCTTAATCCAATCCAAGTAGTATGGCTTAAATTTGGCTCGAACCTCCAGTGATAGAACAATGCGAGAATCGCCCCGATACATGGTTGCAGTTGTGAGATGGAGTTTGCACGACCGGACACGGCTATTCACGATATAGGTACAGATGTCGCCGAGAGCGGTAATTTCACTTTTAATGGCCTTCCATTCATCATAAGTGAGGTCTTCGCCCTCCATGAATACAAGACTGATATGGTGTGCTTCATCGACCCTTAGAGTCAGATTGCGAATGATCTTGTTTAGACCTTCATTGCCGTATTCTGCCTTGATTTCCTTCCATGCTTGAGCCAGTGCAGCATGAGAGCAAACGGCATTTAGTCCACCAATAACTTGTCCGGTGAATCCCTTGGCGAGCTTTTCAGGGGGCGTGAGTAACCACTTCTTGAGGTTTTCAATGCGGCTGATACCGTGGCAGAAATTGTGATGTGGTTGAATGGCCCAATTGTATTCTACGCCTCCCTGTTGGACTCTCATGAACAGGTCGAGTCCATCGCCCACAAATCCTTTGTGAATATGCTCCTGTGGAACTACGAACAACTGCTTCTGTCTATATCCACTGGAGACAATATCGTGGATAGCCAGATTGATTTGAAGAATGGATTTCCCACTACCACAGAACGCCTGGGTCAAGAAAAATCGTTCATCTTTTCCCATCTCGAAAGCGTCTTTTTGCCAGCCGAACATGGCCTTTATGACACTTTCGGTTGGATAGATGTTTTCTGATCGTCCATAGTTCGGGTTGTGTCCAAAGACTCTATATCTTCCAGCGTCGTCAATGTATTGTGTGTCGTCCATGTTATGCTTCTTTCTTGTAGAGAGCATAGGTAATCATGTTGGTCTTACCGCTGCCATTGTATGTGAAGTTTTCGACTTCAGGTCGCCATTTGGATAGTTCGATGGGCGCAACGATTCGTTCTAAGAATCTTACCAGTTGAGACGGGCTATATCTTTCTTTGCTGCGTGGGTTGTTGAGCATGACGTTAGCCAATATCAAAGTGTTGACTTGGCACAGGTACATCGTTGAGGCCAAAAGCTGTGCGGCCAATGAATATCCAGAAAGGCTAGTGGTATCCAGATATACCAGGGCGGGGTTGAAATTATCGAGTTCTTGAATCACATCAACCCATTCCCCCTTATACCAATTTGCTTCAGGATGCCATATTGCGTTTTGAGCAATCATTTCGGGATAGTCAGGGTCGTCGTCTCGATCTACGCCAAAGAATTGGTCTTTAGTGATGAGTCCAGCATCACAAACCTGATTGATTTCGCTGCCTGGGGAATCTGGTGGCTGGCGATGACAAAGAGTCCAATATCCTCGATTTTGAGGGATTGAATAGTTTCCGCTCAAGCGTCGATATAAGGCGATGTTTTCAGCCCTCGCCAATACCTTTGTTTGCAATTCCCAATAGGCAGGCTGGGATGTTTGGTGTCTGAAATAAGTTTCCATCATTACCTCTAGCAACAAAAAACCCTTCCAAGCAAAGAAAATCAGACAAGGCAATTGCTCGATTGCTTGTTTGGCTTTCTTTGCTTGGAAGGGTTCGAGCCGTCGTCCTTCGTTGGCAGTATTGTCGGCATCAGCAAGCGGCTACAAAATTGAATCCGACGCCAATATTCTACCACGATATTGACCATCTGTAAACAAAAAAAGGCCAGCAAGTGTTACCTTGCTGGCCTTTAGCGTTGTCATCGTAAGACTTAGTTGGATGCCGGTGCTGGCATAACAACGGTCTTCGGCTCGGCGGGTGCTGCGCCGGTAGTGTTGGTGTTGCAACAGGTTGCGACAACACAGCAACAGCGACGGCTCTTGAGCTTGTGGAGCAAGTTTCTGACCGGGCGACGGCAGGCCACTTCACAGCAGTTGGTTGGGCAGCAAGCAACTGGTGCTGGCTCACAAACAACGACTACGGGAGCGGGGCAGCAAACGACCGGGGCTGGCTTGCAGCAACGGGACTTGTGACCGGCTTCTGCGCTAGATGCGGAGAAAGCGGCTGCGGCGAGGGCGACGATGCCCAAAACAAAGAGATTCTTCACTGGATGTTCCTTTCATGGAAACGAGGTTGTGAATCAGGGTAAAGTCTACAGGCTGGGACAATGAGAGTCAAGTGGGATGCGACAGATCATTTCTTCAGAAGCAATCTTCGTTCTTTCTCTTTATGGAACTCTTCCAGAGGGTCAATGGTCGGATCAATTTCTTCTTCCATGACCTTGAAGAAGCTGGAACCGAGTACGCCCAAGATGCCTGCAAATATAGCCAATGCCGTCACGAATGTAAACATGGCAATCATTCTTCCCAACGGGGTGATGGGACTTAGATCACCATATCCAACTGTAGCAACAGTAACCATCGTGAAATAAGCGGCGTCGAACAGTGTGCCGAATTTCTCTGGTTGTGCTGGAGATTCGACTTCAAAGACTGCCACGGTGCAGAACAGGCCGACAATGATTTGTGAAAATACAAGTGGCTTGAGTGCTGGTGCTGCTCGATAGAAGCCAAGGGCAACGAGTTGGAGGCTTCGGGAGTATCTGAAGAACTTCAGCAACCTAAATATTCTTAGAGTGCGAACAAGGTGCAGATATTGTGGTGGCACGAAGAACTGCGCCCAGAATGGGATGATTGATATAAGATCAATGATGCCTAGTGGCGAGTGTGGATAGTGCCAGCCTTTGTTGTCGTTAATGTCATCGAGCCATCGAAAGATGTATTCGATGGTGAATACCACTCCGATGATTCGCTGTGACCATACGAAGAACTCATGATCTCTTTGCCCGGTTGATATTTCGAGCAAATAGATGATGGTGCTGTATATGACCATTAACTTGAGGTAAGGGTCAGAGGTCTTTAGGATGCGAGCGATCATCATTCAATCCTACATACCAAGGGCTTATTTTTTGTTCTTCTTCGATTTGTTCTTCTTGAAGTCTGCGTGCATTGAGTTCTTCTAGTTTTCTGAGTTCTTCACTCATTTCATCACGCAGTCGCCTTAGTCTTTCATCTAGGCGTTGTCTTCTTTCATCTAGGCGTTCATCGAGAAATGCAGCTTGTTGATCTGATCTGTCTGCTCTATCGAAAATGCTTTTGAAGGTGTATATCATGATCGCTGCCATTGCTATTCCAATTAAGACACCAAAGATGGCATTTATTTGGAATACATGGACGGCAATATGCAGTCCATGTTTAATGGCAAAAAACGACACAAGGAAAAAGAAAACAATTCGTCGTTGTCTGGATGGCAATAGGTGTGGGTCGTCCACATATCATTCCTTGATTGGATGTGGTGGTGGCCCTGGCTCAACGATTTCGGTGATGGTGGTTTCTGGATATGCGATTACTCCGAAGGATCGACCATTAGTTTCACCGATGAGGTATTCCCGGCCATTGATGATTAGTTTCTTTTTGTAGTGGAATCGGTCACGGTCCCGATAGAACTCATATGAGTATCGCTTTTCGAGCGCCATGTGGAACAGTTGCTCGAAATAGCCTACTCGTTGACGGATTTGGCGTGATCGGTCTTCGTAGTGGAACCAAGCATCGCCAATATCCTGCCGGAGTTGGCAATTGGGTCGTTCGAGATGTTCTTCTTTGTTTCTTCGTTTGTGGTTGCTTTCCCACCATTCCCACGAGACGCCACGATTATGGCCTTCGTAGTGCGGGAAGACAACCCACTCGAAGCCTGGGGAAGAGTCGGTCAGGCGAATACAACAGAAGGGCGTATTGTTCAATACGTCTTCAAATACGCCAGTGATCTTGGGGAATTGCTTCTGTTGATATTGAACTGCCATCCAGCGTTTGGCCTCGCAGAAGGCGAGGTCATTCAGCTTTGGCTTCCAGAACGAGATATTATCATCGCCGCTGTAGCCACGGTGAAGCTGCTGCATGGACTTACGGAGTTTCTTTCCCTTTTTGTTATTGCGTAGCTTCTGGTAAATCCAGCCATCCTCATCGTCACGGATTTCTTTGTTGTAATCGAACCATCCCGGAGTGCGTGAGAAATCCTTGGCTGTTTTCTCTTGCTTTGGTTGCTCTGGCTCTTTGAGAAGCCCAGCGATACTCAGACCTTCAACGAAGGGTTTATCAGGCTTGGGCTTTGTCATGTTCTTTTTTACTCAATCTGCCACACGACAAGCAGTGTTTGCACATAGGGCAAACCTTGTCGAAGTTTGTTAATGTATATGGCTTGTCGTATGTGCCATGTCCGCAGTGTTTGCATTTGACTGGACAGGGTGGTGCGGCTCCATTAGGTCTGCCGCAACCTGACCAGGGGCAATAGGGTTTACGCTTCATTGAGTCCCACCTTCCAAGGACTTTCTCGTTCGCTCAGTGTTCGAGGAAGTCTATCTTTTGTAGGCTGGAATCTCATTTGCCACCAGCGAGGATGGTAATCAATGGGTTCATAGACGCCTATTTGGTCGAACGATACATCTTGTAGTGCGCAACCACGGAATTCGAGAGACACAGCGGCTTTGGCTTGGTCCAATGATTCAAACGTACCCAAGTCTGGCCAATCTTTCCAGTCGGATACGTTTGCGTCGTTGTGTACACGACGATATTGGACTTTTACCAAGTTCATTGCACGCCTTGCTCTTGCATCATCCGGTTAATGTCTTCTTCACTGAGGACGAAGTATCGACCTTTGCGACCCAGGGTTTCGGCTCGGACTGCATATTGGAATACAGCAAGCAATTGGCCCATGATACAGCATTCATCGGCGGTGAATGGCCTCTGGCTGGCAATATCATTGAGTCGGAAGAAGAAGTCCTTGCATTCATCCACGGTCATTGGCGGCAGTGGACGGATATTGGGGTCTTCCGCTTCTTCACGGGCGATTTCGGCCTTCAGCTTTGGTAGCAACTCTTGCAGTTGTTCATGAGTCCAAGGCTTGCGGGGCGAAATATCTTTTCCATTATCCATTGTTGGCTCTTTTGATTTCGGCGATCTCTTCGTCGGTTGGTGGCAGGAGTTCGATTGATTGAACGCTGCCAGCTACTTCTGCTGGCATAATGTCGGCAAGGTTGCCACGAACGGCTGTTGACATCCAGCTATTGCGGACCTTGTTGGCGATGCCGGAGAGCATGATGGCTTCATACCAGAAGCCTGGATAGCCGTAGCATTTCTGCTTGACGGTATCACAGTTGGCATTCCACTCGTTTTCGTCCCTGCTGGTCTGCATCAGGGCAATAACTTCTTGGCGGTTCATGGCAGGCTCCTTTCAAGCTGACGAGTCATTCTACCACGAAATTTTCGGCCTGTAAATCAAACGCCCTGATTGTATGGCACTCTGCCAAAGTCTGATGGCCGCTGCATAAACGGCTTGTCTTTATCAGGAACAGAAGCAGGCTGTGGGTTCTCGATGATATTCTGATTGAGTTGTGGTTGTGCGATGTATTTGGTTTGAGATTCTGAGTGAATTGGATCGACGTAAATAGGCTGAGGCTGAGGCTGAGGCTGAGGCTGGACGCATCGGGGCTGGCAATGAACAGGCTGACGATATTGGACGCATCTTGGTTGGCAATGAACAGGCTGACGATATTGGACGCATCGGGGCTGGCATCTGTGTTTTCTGCCAGCTTCAGCAGTCGAGGCTGTGGAGAACAAAATCAACGAAACGATCAGGGCAGTGAACAATCGCATGGGACAGTCCTAGAAGGGGGACAGAGAGTGTCGAAAAGTTGACCAAGGCATTTTACCACTGTAATGGTGTTTCTGTAAATCATAACTTGCCAATTTTATCATCAGTAAAGTAGGCAAAATAAGAAGACCGATAAAAGCTACCAGGATAGCTATTATCGGTCTTTTAGGGGCTTAATGGCTATCAGGATAGCTTTTAAGTGTGCAGATGGTAGTGGCTGTGGTGCGGCTCGATTTCTTCGATTCCACATGCCTTGTCGATGATTTCATCAATATCGTCGTCGCTGAGGTCCATATCGAGTTTACGAGCGGCGTGTACGAGTTTATCCCCGTACAGCTTCTTGATCTCATGGCCGGTCATTTTCTCCAGCTTGTCCCGGTGCGGGAGGATGCCGTTGGTCACGTCTTCGATGCTGTGTTGTTTCGACCATTCTTTGAAGGATGGCATGATGGATTCTCCGACCGTTATTCTTCTTGGGAGCGGGACGTTTGAGAATTTACTACTGACGTTGCCCAATGCGTGCAGGAACTTTGTGACCATATCGGGTTGATCGCTGGCTGCGTAGCCTTTGAAGTTCCCGCTATCCCAATACTGATACACGATTTGGAAGTGTTTGGCAAGGGTTTGTTCGTATTCATTGTGGTGAACCATGTTATTCACCATGCCGACTGCTTCTTCTTCGTCTTGATTTTGAGCAAACTGTGGCTTCTTTTCCGCAGCGAAGGCGACAACCTTTTCTTTTTGTTTCAGTGCCTCATTGCTGTAATAGAGGTTCTTGTGGTTTTCGTCTTTGAACTTCTCATTGGCGTCCCAATTATCGTTCTTTAGCTTTTGTTCGGTGAGGAACATGCCAGTTGGCTTGAGTAATGCCTTGGCCTCGGCGACTTGGGCATCACGTTGGTTGCTCATGAACTGGAATGCCATAGACTCGTGGATAATATCATATCGTTTATCTGTTGTCTCGCTATTGAGTTCGGGCGTTTTCGAGCCATCGTCATTGATCCAGCCCTTCATGAAAGCGGCTTTGTTATATGTGCTGCCTGGGGTTTGTCCCTTGCTGTGGTAGAAGTCGTGCATGGCATCGTTAGGGTCCAGCACTTCAGTCTTTATTTGACCATTAGTCATATGGCTGATGGTGCGGGCGAATGATCCTTCAGAGCCACCAATATCGAGCATATCGAGTTCTTGGTCTTTGAAGGCAGTCGATATTGCATGGCCTTTCTTATCCTGTAGTTCTCCGAACGTAGGGATGCTGGTTTTGATATGCTTGTCGAAGTTGCCGTGGTATTGTTCTCTTGTTTTCATCCAGTCTTGTTGTTGTGACATATCAAGGACTGGCTGGAACTCAGAGTGTGGAACGTATGCTTCTTTGCCTTGTGTTACGTCCGTAAAGAAGTTATTGAAGTGTTTGCCGCCCTGTTGTCTATCGAGATAGCCGTGCAGTCGGATATAGGCTTCATGGGCTTCTGGATTGCCTTGGGCTTGGAGTTGCTTGTATGCCTGCTCAATGAGTTTATAGGCATCAGGGTGTTTGGCGACACCTTGGGGTAGTCCGGCAAGGCGCAGGTAGTATCCGACGCCTTTCTGGATTGGGGCGGCAGGGTTTGTTACTGGTTGTTCGGCTTCTAGCCATGTCTTGAACTTCAACATGCTTTATTTAGCCGCACTTTTGTTCTTTTTATGCAGTTCCCGGTATTTGTCTAGGTCGCTGGGCGGTTTGGTCAATTTGAGCCGTTCGAGGCAAGATTCGCAGACTATTGCTGGAATGTTAAAGAAAATAGGCTCAGTAGATTCTTTGGTGATTTCCAGGAACCAGTGCCTAGAGAACCAAAGATACTGAGCCACATTCTTACATCTCAGCAGGTGTGGTTGGTGGCTATTAGGGTCAACACCGACCGTGCAATCGCATAGTTTAGGCTTTTTGCTCTTAAACTTGCGATATTGTCCACCTTCTAATACGATCATTCGTCAAGTTCCTCGTCTTCGTCTTCGTCTTCGTCTTCTCCAGCCCATTCGCCAAGTGTATTGAAGACCGATGTGACTTCAAAACCATAATCATCTGGGGAATTTTTCCCTTCAATGATATTGGGCAAATACTCATCAAAGATGATTTCGGTGTCATCATGCTCTGTATTGTCTGACAGAAATACAACTTGAGTGCCGGGTTTGCTTAGATGTTTTGCAATTTCTTTTTCATGACGGTCGCCCTTGTCATAATATCCAACTTTGTCACTGCAAATAAAGGCATGGTCATAATTGCCGTTCCAAAGAACTAACAATAATTTTTTTGTTCTGTCAATTGTATTCATTTTCATTCTACCTTTGGAACAACACCATTGAGTTGGGATTGACGTTCAACTTGTTCAATATAAGAGAGCAACTTCGTCGCTGTTTCTGCACTCTTGTCCCGCTTGTCTTTTAAGCCTTCGGCCCGGTGGTCGGTGACAATAGTGAGGGCCTGTGTGATGTTCTCGACGGCTCTATTGGCCTTTTCCAAACGAACGTAGTGCATGTGCAGACGATCTTTGGCGAGATTCAGGGCTTTGGACGATTGGTAGGCACGGTAGGCCGGGAAGAGGGCCTTCCTCATGTGTTCCAAGTCCATTTCGGTGGAGTCTTTGAGGCAATTGCAATTGAAGCAGAGAGTTTGTGAATTCTCTTCAGATTCATCGCCGCCTTTGAACTTCGGAACAATATGGTCCCTGGTGAACAGGATCATATGTTGGTGGTCATGATCCTTGACCCCGGTGGCAGCATAGAAATTGACGTGATAGCGGAGTTCGCCAGCTTCTTTGGTGGATTGGGCATCAAGATCGAGGGAGCATTCAGTTGCTCGGATGCCACAGCAGGCGCAAACAGGGCTTTTCTTGATGATGCGTAGCCGTGACGCACCCATATTGACAGGATATGCTTTCCCGGCAATATCAATGTCAACATAATTGTCTTCGTTGGTGATTTGCGACAGTGTGTCTTCAAAGGGCAACTCAGCGATCACCAAGTCGGCTTGTGTTGCTGGCGAGAATATGAATGTCATTTCTTTTTCTTTCTGCGTTCAATAGCCAACTGGCACATATTCATGAGTCTGTATATGTCAGTCTCGTTGTGCAAGACCATCACTACATCTTCATCGTATCCCGCAACGATAACACCCTGACCATCTTGGGTCAGGGTGAAACCACTCGCTCTTGTGGGCTTCAGGCCAGGATAGATGGCCTTAGCTTGCTTGAACGCTTCCCGCTTGTTCATTTGCTTGTCTCACGAAGTTATCTGGACATGAATAATCGTGATCGGTTCCGGTGACTCGTCCAGCGTCATCAGAATGCGTTGACCTATCGTAGCGATGCTTATTGTCACTACAAATCAAGCATTCATATCCAGGGTTGTCCGTTCTTCCGAGAACCTTGACGGTTTCACCAGCTTGAGTTTGGTATTCTTGTCCAACTTCAAATTTGAATGTCATTCGTCTTCCTCATCATCTTCAAGTTCGTCGGGCAAATCTTCCTCATCATCATCTTCAAGTTCGTCGGGCAAATCACCCTCGTCGGCGAGTTTCAATCCTTCTTGTTGAAGGTATTTTCCCAAACGAATAATTTCATTTGCTTTTACATTGTCTATCGTAAAGCAAAAGTAAGAACCAGTGATAATCAATTTGTTGCCTACTGGCTCTATGTCTCGGTCAACGAGAATCGCCATATCACGAATTTTTACACACTTTACTTCACTCATTGCTGCCTCAGTTCCCTTGAAAGATCACGGTCCTTGATGGACTGTCGCTTGTCGTGAATTTGCTTGCCACGGCATACAGCCAGTTCGACCTTGGCCTTGCCATTCTTGATGTACATGGACAGGGGAACGAGGGTGAACCCTTTGACTTTGGCCTTCTCAGCGAACTTGGCGATCTCGGACTTGTTCAGGAGCAGTCGTCGTTGTCGCTTGGGTTCGTGGTTGTGGACGTTGCCCTGTTTGTATGGTTCGATATTGCAATTTACCAACGTGACTTCGCCATTGGCAACGACGGCAAATGCACCATCGAGCGAGACGTGGTGTTGTCTCACCGATTTGATTTCAGTCCCTTTAAGGACAATACCGGCTTCAAGCGTTTCGAGAACTTCGTACTCGAAACGGGCTTTGCGGTTCTGGCATACGACCTGATTATTGCTCATAGTGAGTGATTATACCCCAAATACAGGCCGTTGTAAAACTTGTTTAGCTCGAAGAGGTTTTGGATCGAATCACGGTCTTCTCGGTGGTTTCGCCGCCCAAGGCCCATATCCATGTGAAGATCAGCAACACTGTATTGTGTTCATGGAACAGGATGGTGGCGAGGATGGCCACAGTCAGTCGAGGGGCAAGCAGCCAGCCAAGCCAATACAGAAAGCCACCGCCGACCGTGGTGGCGAAAAGCATGGTGAGTCTTGGAAAAAAGAACATTGCCAAGATGAACAGCCAGCCGTGATAATCCCAAAAGTTATTCATTAGAACTCATCCTCTTCCACTTCTCTGAAGTCACTGTCATGTCTCATGGTTTCGATTGTCTGGTCATCGAGCGAGACGAGTACACAATGACCGGGAGCGTTTCTGATCTTAGTCAAATAGACAAAGAACTTGGGCTTCTTGCTGCCATAGCCGAGAGCGCCATAGTATTTGACTCGATCTTCCTCGGAGAGTTTGTCCCAATACTCCGGGTTGAAGTTCTTTGGCTCAAACACGACAACCGTGCCACGTTTGAATTCCTTACGTTTCTTTTTCTTTTTCATTTTTCTCTTGCGTAAAATGCAACACCAGATGCCACGAAGAACGATGCGAGTCCCAATTGCCATTTGGTGTGTGCGCCAATCATACAGCAGCCCCAAATGATTAGGAAACCTGCGAAGGCTGATGTATTCTTTCTCATAAGGCCCCGTATCGTTTCTTCAAAAGCATGAGGATTGCAGCCGCCAATTCATTGGGGATTTGTGGCTGGGTGATTAGGATGTTTTCCAAGTGCTGCGAAGACAGTTTGTCGATGGTGTACTTCTGAAGGTCTTCATCCCGGTCAGGACCATAGGTTCCCCAGGTGAATTCCTTCTCTTTGTCCCTGACTCGTTCTTTCAATGCTTCGCATTGATCGCCAGTCAGGTGTTCGTACATCACAGTGAATTCTCGTGGGGCAGCAGGTGGCACGCCTATTCTCCTTTTGTCGTTGATCTTCGCATACAGATCATCAACTACATCGTTGGCCTTTTCAGTAGTGAGTCCGTGGTTATTGCATAGGTGACGCACGAGCGTCATGCCACCATTTACATATTCACTGCATATGGGGCATGGCGGTGTCATCATCTAGGCTGTCCACTGATAAGGTCATGTGGATTGTTATTTGCTTTGGGTCCACTCACGATAACTTCGAGAGCGTAGGTTTCTTGGCTGGTTGGGCCAAAACGGTCGTCGCCAACCTCACGAGTCAAGAATCGAATGTTGATTTTGTCTTCACCAACATTCAATTCTTTTGCCATTAGGCTCTTGAGTTCGGTGACTGTCAGTTCGTATGTTGTTGTTTGTGCTGAAACACGCATGTTATAATTCCTTATGCCAAAAGCTGTTGCATATTCTTCCGCAGTGGCGGTGAAGCCATCCTCGAAATCGGCCCGTATAACCACTGCATCGGCAGGGGCGGGGTCACGATGTATAACATAGTGACCCCGCCTGTCGATTTGCCATAGTTGGCCTTTTTTGTCAATTACCAGTGTCATATTGGTAAGTTCTCTTCTGTGACTTGGATAACTCTTTGGCCTTTGCCATTTCTGACACGGCCTGTTGAAATGCAGCGTTCAATTGAGACACTGCATCATCAATATCCAGTTGCTTTACAACCACTTGTTCGGGCTGAAAATCTTTGTAAATGCCACACATTTCATCGGCACATTGCCTTGCGTATCGCTCTCCGATGAAATACCCGCCGCCCACCAAGGCATCGGCCAGCCTTTTATTCCACCGAGTAGACCCAGCTTGGCGAGCCAAGTATAGCTCGCCCTCATTGGTCTGGACGGTGGCGATATAAAAGTCATGTCCAGAATTGGTGTTGAATGTTAAAACATCAACTATTCTGGCAAAATCGTGAGCGAACATCTGACTCGATCCTACTTAATTCTCAAGGCGGCGATTTCTTCGGGCGTCAGCTTGCTGAGTGCTTGCTGCCGAAGAACTTCATTGTTGCGACGGTGTTCTTCCTCGGCCTCACGCTCGGTGTCAGCGGCTTGGTGATGATCCCACCAATCGGCGAGCTTGCGTGCTTCGGGATTACGACCATCATACACGACTGTCGCCGCCGTGTCATCTGGAAGTGTCCGTAGCAACTGGCAAAGCAGGTCGGTGTCGGCATCGAGGCTGTCGGGGTTGCCGTAGAATTCCTTTGCGCCTTGTTCAACTCGCCCGATCACCTGAGCGGTGGCCGGGATATTGGCGGCAGCGAAAAGATACTTGAGCAATTGACAAACCCGCTTGCTTTCGATTTCTCGTGCATTGGGTTCCATGTAATCAGATCGGCAAGGCATGTTCAGGTTCCTTTTCTGTTTTGGTTGGAGTTTGTTTATCCCACTTGACCTTCACTTTGCGCCCCTTTCAGGAATTTGAATTTCCCAAACACCGGAGCAGGCGTATTGCTCTTGATCTTGCGGGTGCTAATCCAGTGTGGCCCATGCCGACGCCAGCATCGAGTAACAACAACTCGATAACGATCACCCTTCTTGATGCCGCCACGCTTATGGTCACGGCGAGCAGTATGGTCGCTGATCCGAACCAGTGAGTTTCCACCTTCAACGACTTCAGCATGACAGCATGGCGAGCGTTCGACGTAATCGTGATGAACACCACGACTGCCCCAATACTCATAGGGGCCGATTCCTTCGTCCACAGTGACGGAATCGCACTCTATTCCGCACTCATCACAGATGCCTCGTATTCCACACATGATTTGATCTCCTGAATACCAAGAGAGCGACTTAGCTCTCAGGTTCAAGGCTATTTGAAAACTTCGGCCAAGTGTGGAACACGAGCGGCAAAAGCCTCTTTGTCGATCTTGGACATGCCATATTGTGCTGTCTTCAACCACTGCGACAATACAGCGTCGTAGAAGGCGTTGCGATTTTCCTCAGAGTCGTGAACTTCGATTTCTTTGGACTCGAAGGCTGGGTAATACCCATCCAAGCACTGAATGTCTTCGCTGGGGACGTGGTACTTGCCTGTTGCGACGATTTCGTGCATTGTGACAGGCAATACGATTAGGTCGCCGTTGACCATATTCCATCGCTTGCGGCCTTGCCGGGCAATGGATATTGCGTTCTTGAAGTTCTCGAAGGCGAAGAACGTGGCGTCTTCAGTATCCACTCGAATGCGTTGATTGGGTGGATAGATCAATCCCGCTTTGAAGGTCGGGACAAAGACAGACTGAAGCTGTCCATCTTTGGTGCGGGAGAACACCTTGTAGGCACTCTGCGGCACCAAAGAGACTAGCTTTTCAGAAGCAACACGTTGAGTCATGCACATGGATTAGTACCTTACCAATGAACTACGATGTTAAAGCCACTGTCCATGCCCATGCCGTCGTGCCAATACTCAATAGTGGGTTTGAGTCCGGCTGCTTGCAGGTAGTTCCAGACTATTGCTCCTGGGCCTGTAAGTCGGTCATGCGACAACGTATTGAAATTACTGCCTTGGTAGGTGTAATCTCGGTCGTATTTCAGACCCATGATGATGGCGTGGGATCGGCCTCGACCTGCTTCCTTCTCACACTTGTCGGGAAACTCGGCCAATACCGTAGCTGCGAACAACTGGTCACGTTTGGCCTTGCGTTCTTCTTCGGCCTTAATGTCAGCCAGTCGTTTTTCTTCTTTCCATTTGCCCCGCTGAATGGCCTGCTCAGTGAGTTGACGCAGTTGCGCCAGGTCCACTTCAGGTGGTTCTTCGATTCTTTCGGGGTCGATGTAGGGCTTGCTACGTTTCATCACTTGCTCCTTTTGAATTTGCATTTGCAAGAGCAAGCTGCTCTCGCAAAGTAAGCGACTTCTTCTTTAGCTTTCTGTTTTTCTTTTGTTCGCTAAAAAAAACTTGAACATCTTCAATGCTAGGTGCCATTCTGATAGTCGATATTGGCAAAAAATGAGCCAATTCTTCTTTCGGCTTGAGTGGTTTGAACCCATGCCTCTTGAAATATTTTCTTACCGATTTTCCACGTTCGGCATATCCATCGTAACTGCCAAGAATGGCAATGACTGGCAGTTCTTCCTGAAGAATTTTGTAAATGAGTTTCATGGCAGCGATTACCAACTTCGCTCCCAGATTGGTGGAAGTGAAGCCTTTTTCTACTACCACTTTATCAACATAGATTGCTCTTGTTGAAAACTCATCTCCACCAACTTTTGCCCACATGCGGTCACTCAAATGACCGTTTGCAAGATACAATGGAGACAGTGCCGGATAAGCATAAAAATGCTCTCCAACTTCTAATGGAAATATTCTGTTTATTCCTTTTCCAACCCTGTGAGGCAATGTGGCAATGGTTCCTTCCACATGAGCAACTTGAACGTCGTCGTCGCTTTCTCCTAAATAGCCCATTAGACTGGCGTAGAAATTTACTTGATATTCTTCGCCTTCCACTTCATGAAATGAAATTGACAAATTGTGCGAGTAGATTCCAACTTCAATTGTGTCTTTCATCACTTGCTCCATTCACCAGTTTCAGCGTGAGCGAGTTCTTCCCGGAGATCGGGAAACTTCTTTTCGTATTTCTTGAGCAGGGCCTCCATACGAGCGTATTGCTCCATATGTTGGCGATGTTCATCGGGCGTGGTGACGTTCTCAATAATCATGTGAACATCGACCAACTGCCCATCCATAGTCCATCGAACTGTGCAGCGATTGCCTGTGACAGTAACGCCGAACACTTCAGCCATTTTCAGCCGCATCCCATCAAGGACTTTGGCAACTTCTGGCTCATGTTCCATTTCGTATACTGAAGGCATTTCGCTACTCCTATTGTTGGTTTGCAATCTCCTAGAGAGTTTGCTCTTTGTCAGGTTCAAGCCCAATTAGCTTTTCGTAAACCCTACGAACTCCTGACCACGCCTTTGGCAGACGATCAGCCAATTCATGTAGCTTTTCTTTGTCGTCTGTGTTGACGAACGGTTGTGCAGCACGACCAAGTGCCTCGGAAGCATCATTGAGCGCTTGTTGGGCTTCGTTGAATCGTTCTATTGCCAAATCCAACTGTTCATCGGCAAGGCCAGCTTTGTCTGAGCCGAGACGATATGATTCTTCGACTTCCAATACGTCCAACTTGACCCAATTCTCGCCAGTGCGGTCGTATTTTCGACTAACAGAGCGTTGGTAAACAGCGCCTTCAATCTTGCCCTGCTTTCCATAAATGGTTAAGTCGTATTCGCCACCTAATTCAGCGGGGAGTTCTGGCAACACAGCGTCCACTGCGTCGATTGCCTCTTGCAATGATGCAAAGGTCTTGGCATTGATTCGAGGCATAGCCGAGCCTAACAATACCTCAACAGACAATCGGAGCTTGTCTTGATGTTCTTTGTGTGCGATTTCCCGGTCGGCATCTGACAGTTTCAGCCATGCGTCGTAGTCGAATTCGGCATCTTCGCCAGCCTTGTCGTATTGCTCCTGATATTCACGCTGGTCTTCCAGCTTTCCGTTGTTGGTGTAGTAAAAGTCAAATTGACGGCTTTCCTGTTCCGTATGATGACTTGCATAAACCATAACGGTGAATTCACCGACAGGAACATTTTCATCGTATCCAGACAAAAACTCTAGCTTCGATGGGCCGAATCCTTGGTTCGGGGCGTGGCTGCTTGCGGACTCTTCAAGCTGGTGTGGACGGGATGCCTTCTTGTAACAGCGGTTGTGCCATGCAGAAGGATCATAATCGCCACTATTGGCGGCTGATCCACCATAGCCATCATACTCTTGAACCTGTCCGTTCAAACGGACTAATTCTCGTTCAATGAGTTCGTGGCCACAGCCTTTGCACTTCCAACTGAACATGCCCATTTTATCACTCCGAATTGAAGGCTCCCAAGAACCACTTGCTGGCTGGTTTGTGACGCTTCCAATTGACATTGAAAGTTTCAATATTGCATCGTTGACTCTTCCAATTGGGTTGGTCGTATACGACAACCAACCCACCCCTGGCTTGAGCAACTTCTTCTACACGTTGAATCGTCACCTTAGAGCTAGTGTGGATGTTGATCCAAACTTCGCCTGCTTGTGGTGGTGATTGCATCTGCTGCATCCCTAGAGAGCAAACTCTTCATGGAGTTCAACCCGATATTCCGAAAAGCTGATTTTACCACGAAAATAATGGGCTGTAAAACAAAAACCACCCGTGGTGTACACGGGTGGTTTAAGAAGATCGAATTGTGGCGAAGTGGGCTATGCCCATCGAACATAGCTGATGAGAACTGGCGTGTGTTCGCCCATCCAGGCACCTTGGACATTGAATCCAAAATATTCCCAGGCGTCGTCCTCGGTCATGCCTTGATCTTTCATCAAAATATCAATGCAGGCCGATTCGTTGTATGCAACGACAGCAAGGTTTGCTCGTCTGGCAATGCCGATGATGGCTTCATCGAAACCATCAAGAAACAAAGCATCAGGATTTTCCTCTTTGAGCGTTTCTTCTACCTGTTCTCTCATGCTCATTACTCGCCCCTTTTTGCAAACGCCTCCAGCTTGGACTGATTGTCCACAAGATTGCTGGTGGCACATGCTCGCAGACCGCTAGTGACTTCCGTAGCGAACTTGGACTTATAGGTGTCATATGCTGCACCGCCCGATGAAGCATATGCAACAGCTTCAAGAGTATTGGCGCTATCGCCGAACGATTCAAGCATCAACAGTGGAGTTTCGCTAATTTGGGAAACTTCTTCCCAAAAAGCGTTGACCTTAGCACGGCTGTCTCGGAAGAGACACTGCATCGGAAACACTTTAACATTGAGTTCAAGCATTTGCCGAACTTCGTCCCGCCAATTGATATTGTTGGGATTAACTTCGTGTGGCTCATCATCGCCAATGAGAACTACGCTGCCGCCTTCCTTGGGCCAGGACATTTGCCTTGCCGTTTGGAGAGCGTATTCATAGCACTCAGGAGCATCACCGCCGCTTGTATTGGGCGTAGTATTGATGAATGTCATGATCTTTTCGAGGTCATCAGTCAGATCGAGGAATGCAATGGCATTGTCACCATCACAATAATCGCCGTGGGCAATCAAACCGATCTTGAGGCCGGGAATATCAGCACTCATCATTTCAACGAGATCACGCAGTTTTTGACGCACCTGTTGAATACAGGGGTTCATCGAGCCGGTCGTATCAAACGAGAATACGACGTTGGGGGAGCCACCGAGATTTGACTTCATTTCTTTGGTGGTGTCAGGTTTTACTTCTTCTTGCATCTTTCTATCTCCTTCTTCTTCTCTAGGGTTAAGACGCCACCGATATTATAGTTAACTTTTTGTTTTTAATCTACCCCCAAAAAGTTCTCCAATCAAATCAGGTCTTTCTTCAGCAGATTCAATTCCCATCCAAAGATCGCCATCATTCAAAAGAGGCCATAACAGCAATTCGCTTTCACCGTTGCCAATCGTATACATCGGCAACGATCCATCATCTTTTCTGGCGTCATCCAAAGATTTGGCATCTACCCATCGAATGGAGTTAATGGGTTCATAAGAAAAGAAAGTCTCCAGCAAAAATGTCTTGGCGTCGTCAGATGGGACGATAGCCTCGGCCTTCTCGCTGAAGACGCACTCAATGCCTTTGAACATGAATCTTGATTCGCTCACAGGAACTCCAACGGATCAAAAAAGTCTTTTTGAATTCCTTCGTAGTACGGACCATATCCATCTACATCGGGATTGAATTCTCTCATCAATTGCAGATGCAGGTGTGGCCCCCAGCCACCATTGCATTCTGCCTCGGCAACTACGCCGATCTTATGACCTGGGCTATATTTGGTCCCAATATCATTGGGAATATCCTTCAGGTGTCCAAAGAGCAAATATCCTTGTTTGCACTCGAAGATCAGCTTGCCGCCCCAGCCGCCGTTTTGATCGGGGTCGTTAAAGCTATGCACCAGTTTGCCCCATGTGGGCATCGTAACAACTACGCCTTCAGATACATTGAAATCAACGCCAAGGTGAATCAGTTCTCCTGGCTTCTGATAGTGGCCTCGCCATAGGGTCGAGCGATCTTCCAGGTATCCACCATAGGAATAATCGCACCGCAACAGCTTGTGAACAAAACCCATCCAGTTGTCCACGGTTTCAGGATCAAGAAAAGGATTAGGATCATTAGGACCAATGTTCAACAATTTGCAGGCATCAACTGCAATATCATCGACATTCAGCTTCGACCAATCCCCTTCAAGGCCAGGGAACAATCGCCTAATGATGTTGTAATCTTTCATTTCTTCCTCTTGGAGAGTTTTTCGGCCTCGATGATTTCATCTCTCGTCAGGTTAATCTTCCCGCCATATTGCACGGCAGAGTCATAAACGTCTTCGCCGGGCTTCATGAACTCACGTCCATGATCCTTCAGTTCTTGTCGTGCCAGCTTGAGACAACTGGCTGCAAAAGCCAGTCGTCCCCGCTGTAGTCGTTCGTCATTCGTCATCTTGAGGCTTCAGAATAGGGTGTATCTTGCTTGGCGTTGAAAGCAGATGTTGTTCTGCCTCGAAAATCAGGCTTGCAATGTTGTTGCGATCCCAAACTGGCACGTCTGGTTTGCTGCCGAATTTTCTCAGCATTTCGACTGCTCTTGCGAGCAAGGGACAAACTTCATTTTCAACTTCAAACCATACGGTCTGTATTGCTTCTGGACGGTGTAGGTATCGTTCATAGTGTTCTCTGGCCGTTATAGGACACCAATGAATTGCTTCACCAATATCGTTCCAACTCTTGCCCTCTTTGAGCATTCTTTCGATTGCTGGAATGTGACCTTGCCTTTTGAGGCCGAACACTACTTTGGCATTTCCTAATACCTCTTCAATGTCATTCATCCGTGGACTCCAATCGTCGCTTGGCTTTCTGTAATGCCTCTAACGCAGAGGTCAAATATATCTCGGCTTCCTTTATAGCACGAGACGATCTATTCTCCAATAGATTTTCTACACCCGGCCAAGGCGTGGTCTTGAGGCGGTTGACGACTCCATCTACCCATACAATGGATTCGTCAACAACTCTTGCGGCCTCAGTGTAATCAATCTTCGTCGCCATCGTAGGTTGCCGTGTGAGTGTGGGTGTAAGTGAATTGACCAGGAAATTCCTTTTGGGTCCATTCTTTGAACATTTGTTCGTCCGCAGTGCGGAACCGTGTATTCATGAATTCCACAAGGTCTGAAAACTTACTGCCGACACCTGACTCTTTCAAGAATAACTCAACGGCATCTCGCACAGTGCCGACATATTGAGCCATTTCTTCAGGCGACCATTCAAGCGGGGATTTCTTGCTTGCCATCATCTGCTCCTGGGGGTGTAAAACCTGGGGGAAGGAATTGAGGAAGATAATAGATGTTAGTCTCAATGCCTTGCTCAGACCAGATCAAAAATATCATGAGAGCAATAGTGTCCCAATCACCACCAGCCAAGCCAGCACCGAACATGGGGCAAGCAATGCGAACCTTCTTGCCTTGCTTCTGAAGTAGCTTCGCCATGTCATGGACATGGTGCATACACTTCTTGAGTTCTTCATAGCGTATTGGCGGGATCATCTTGTTGCCATCGAACTTCGGGCCTACGCCTTCTTGTCCGATCATATTGGCGACAACAACCTTCTCAGCCATTGGCACGAACATGACTTCGCCGAGATTTCTCTCGGTCATGGTCATATAGGACTCTCTGGCCGATGGATATTTGCGACCCAGCGGCACCACAAATCCTGCGCCCCATGCTCCAATATCATTGCAGACGTGGGCAATGATAACGACTTCATCTGAGTCGTTTGGAACGTGGTCAAACAAATCGCCTTCGATATACTTCATGATTACTCAATTTTCTTTGGGGGCAAGTCGTCTCGACGCAGGGCTGTCCGATCACCTTCTTTTTGGATGGCAAACAGCCTTCCAAGAAACAAAGTAAGAATCACAGACAAGATAAACCAACCAATAAGAAATCGAATCACTATTAGACCTATTGAGCTTCCAGCTTTAACGTAAAGAGAATTGGGACTTCCCATTCATGTTCGCAGCCATCGCCACAATACATGCCAAATGTACTTGGCTTATTGACAACGGGATACGATGTAGAATGGCGGGATAGATCGGTCGAACACTCCTTGCCGCAATTGGGACAAGTATCACTAATGACAACGCCGGGGAAATAAAGATGCTTGATCTCTAGTTCCCCGGCTGGTATTTCTCCAGTGATTTTAGGCATTGGCCTTTTCCTCAATCAACTTCCTGATTTCTTCCAAGACTTCTCGGTAGTAAACCTCACGGGCCTTATCGACACAGCAAGACAGCCCTTGTTGATCGTGGATGGCGTCACCTGCATAGCTCATGGCATATGGCAACGCCTTAATCAAACCGAACAATTTGTCGCTGCATCTGATGCCGAATTTCTCTGTAATTACCTTGGTGGTATTGAGTGCAATCGTCATCATTTGATTCTTGGATTCACTCAGAATACCCTTCAGTCCTTGCTCAGAAGCAGCAAACAGGTTCTTCCAAGGCTCTGTTTGTTTGCGCTCTTCGTCGGCTCGCTTGAGCAGATTGGAGCATACGTCTTCCAATGCTTTGCCGAAGTCTTCTTGGGCTTCAGGCGACAATGGTTCTGACTTTCTCATTTCTTTTTCTTCTTTCCAAACAGGATGCCTTCGATCTTTGCCTCGTAGCATCCTTGATGGACGCATACCCTTGGTTTGGAACTACCAAGATATTGAATTCGGAGTTTGCCTTCTGGTGTTGGCCTATATGTGCCACCAAAAGACATACCACCATCACCTGGGCCAGTGCGACCATTATCAGTCAAGTTGACCTTGGTGATATAGATCGCCAGTCCTGGCTCTATTTCTTTGTTGCATATTGGGCAAACATCATCGACTTTAGTTATTGCCATGTTTGTGTTGTCCGTCGCTAATGTAATTGAACTCCGCAAGGTCAGACAGCTTAACGCCCAAGCCTGATTCAAAGCCTGCCTGCGTTTCAATGCAGACGTTGACTTTGCCATCAGGGTCTTTAATGGGGAAGGCAATATAGAGAATGCCATCAAGATTGCCGATCTCGGCACGATGCGTACCGTGTGAGTCCCACAGGTCGCATTCTTTGAGGGCTTTCTCGGCGATTGCCTTCAGCCGTTCCCATCCGAAACGATTAAGGTCGCTATTGTATCTAACAATAAGCGTGCCTTCATGTCGAACCACCCAATAATCAGGGCGATACCGACCGGGCATAGGCGAAGGGCGACCAATATCGAGTCGAACTTTACTCATTGTGTTCCATATCCCCATCTGGCAACACCCGCTTGTTGTGGGCGGGCGGGTAAAAGATCGCCATTTCACCAAGGATACTGGAGTTGATGCAAAGCCGATCCATGCCTATATCGCTCGGTGCGCAAATAAGCAGCCCAAGATCATACGGCTTATTCTCGGACGGCTTGTATCCCTCGCCATGTTTGAATTCGCAGATGTACTCGAACTCAACATGAAGCGTGGCGTCTTGACCTGCGCCGACCGGCTTTGGTCGTTCAGGCTCAGGCAGCACTTCGATCTTGCTGATCTGACCTCGGTATCGGTATTCGTTTGCGCCGGTCCCCAGGATTTCAACCTGCCCGCCGACGTAAACGCCCATGTTTTCAGTGGTGAGTGTTTTCATAGCCGATTCTACCACGCATTAAAAGACTTGTAAACTATTCGTGTTTGACCTCTACAAAGTGACGGCCATCCTCGTAGTACGGATCGTCGTCTTCTTCCATTTCGTCGGCGTAGTCCAATTCCTCGGACAGCCGCCAACAGTGCTTGCAATTCCAGCAACGAATGCCCTCTACATCCATTGCGGTCATATCAGATGGATCGCCATTGTTGATCCAATTTTTCTCTTTGCACTTTGGGCAACTCGAACACCACCATTGATCGGTCATTTTTCAACTCCAATCATGCGACCACAAGGGCATCGCTTTAGTGTAACTGTTTCCTTCAATGGGAAAGAATAAACGCCTTGATCTCTGGCTGCTTCCCAGCATAGATCGCAGGGCCTATTGCCTTCAATGTCTTCTTTTTTGAGAACGTCCTCTTTGGATTCAGGTTCCCATTTGCCTGTCTTTGGGTTATACGTTGTTATCACGCTCGAACCCCTTTGCCTTAGCTGCTTCATAGTCTCGAAGAATACACAAAGTAATGTCAATACTCTTGTGATCGTCTTCCAGGCGATATTCAATTTGGCATTCCAGTTTCGTCAATATGGCGGCACAGCGAATGCCTGCATATTGCAGTGCCTCTGCCCAATTGCTCTTGCAGAACACCCATTCAATATCGGCATCAGGCGGGACGAACGCCACAATCTCATCCAATGCCACTTTGAGTTTGTCCATGAGGCCACGCACCAATTCAACGGTGAGCGGGCCTTCATGGTGCAGATCAGGCTGATTCATTTGCCGCCCCTTCTGTAGCCTCTCATTGCGAACTCTGCCTCTGGAATATCCAGGGAGTCAGGCAACTTGGTAAGGTCTTCCAAGTTTTGTCTGTAGAGCCAGTTTAAGAAAGGCTCGTACATTGGACAAACCCATATTTTGTGTTTATCCAAATCAGCACTGGCGAGGCCACCGGGCATGAATCGAGCGCCTTCGCCAGTTTGAAGGTCCAAGACGAAAATATTCTCTTGGTTCCAACCAACTTCATGAAGCAACGAACGACCAGTGAATGCAGACTTGTATTGCCATTCGTTGTCAAAACGAAACAGCAGGAACTTGCCCCAATTCTTGTTGTTATTCGTCACTTCCATGAACTTCGTTTGCATTGCCTTCAACCTCGTCTATGGCCTTTTGAATGATGCCGCCGACCCTGTGCATGATTTCAAAATCAATGGGGTTTTGGGATTGTCCCATCCATACCCGGCTGGTCGCACGACGCTCAGTCAACGTAGTTTTTTCCCTCCAAGCCTTCATAAGAGCAACCATTACAGGATGGTCTTGCTCCATTGGCTTGCCAGTCTTTATGTCCATCATCGCTGGCTGACAACCTTCGCAGTTATCATCGTATTCATGTGTTGGATCGTGCATCGCTACCTTCCCAAATGATTTCCCCATCCTTCCAGATGGTGTTCTTCCAGTAAATTTGGTTGCCGTTGATTGGGCTACCGTTGTCGTCTTTCAACAAGTCCAGCATGTTATTGCTGAAGTATGTCAATACGGCAGAATTCACCATTTCTGGCGTCGTGTATTCACCGCACAATACAGCCATGTGCTGGACGGCTTCTCGTGCAGTGTCAAATGGGCCATCATAGTCCGACCACTTCTCTCCTGAGCCAGTGAGCAGATAATATTTGCCTTCAGTGAATTCAGTTATTGCGAACATCGAAACTCACCAGTCTTGCCATCTGAATGACATATGGCAGGGTTGAGGGCAGTTCGAGAATATCTTTGTTGTTATCAAAGAACGCTTCTTGAAACGCCTTTTGGACTTCAATACTTGGACGTTCCAAATCATCCCGTGAAAAAGACAAATGCTTAATGTATTTGCCGGGACTTAGATGGTCATGGCTGTATTGCACCTGAACAGCACCAATGCCATCAATTGTTTCTTTGCGTTTAAGCTCGGCTGGAAATGACTGCGAGGCAATGCCCTCCATCATACGTTCGATGGTCATTGGCATTGCCTCAGCTTGCGCCGTCATTTCGGATGCAAGAGTCTTTAGTTCCATTTTTACACGTTTACCACAAGTGCTGTCCAGCGGTCGATACCATTTGGGTGTTTGACTAACTCCAACTCACAGGATCGTTTACGGAGCGATTCCTTTGTGTTGACGCCTTGGCCGATCTCACGGCAGCGGTCTTCGTATTGAAGTGCTGCTGTGATTTCTTGTTCCAATTCATCTGGAGTCATGTCCCCAGGCAACTTAGCCACGGAATAGTAAAAGAAGCGGGTCATTCGATTTCCTTAACCAAATCCAGTTTGGGTCCAAGGGTCACGACTTCAATACCGCCTTGGGAATAATGGCTCTTATTGGCTTCGAGCAATTTCCCAAGATTAACGTGGTGATCGGCCTTGAGCAAAGGCTCGTTCATGATGAAGTCATAGTCCTTCTTATCGGTAGCTTCTTGCCACTGCTTGAGGAAATTGGGATTCAGAGCGCCATAACGATTGGTCCACCATGATGCCCAATCGTTATATTCGGCGTAAGGACTCATCCAATACTGGCCGATGATCTTCTCGGCGAACTTCTCAGCCGTCTGTTCCACGTCCCACTGATAGAAGCAGGTGGCAAATGCGCCGTCGTGATTACGGAGAGGCAGGCCGAAGAACTCTTCGGTCAGATCGGTGCCGGTAAATGGCTTCTGTCCAAAAATAACATGCAGTCGCTTCAAGTGATACTTGTATTCAGGGGTTCTAAAATAGAACAACCCGAATAGAGTATAAGGAAAGGACAACTGCCGCTTGCCACCTTCAGCGAAAAAGATGGTCCTGACCATCGGTGGCTGTGGGACCAAAACGAGTCCGTATCCTTGTGCATTACTGGATTCAGCAGGCATTATTCACCCTTAGTCAAATGTTTATCCCAACCACCTAAAAGCCACGGACTGATTTCTGGCTCTGGTGGTTGCTCTGGTATAGGCACTGGCTGACGAATTCGGTCCTGAAATTCCTGTTCCCGCCGCTCACGTTCAAGACGAAACTTCTCTTTACCTCTGTGTGTGATATAAGCCTGAACAATCCCCAGGGTCGTGAATGTGACCGCAAGGGCGAAAAGGCTTCCAAGGCACATGGAAACATGGATGACTGGTTGTTGTCGAAATCTATCGCTGTCAAAACAGCCGAGAACCATCAAGACTTCCAAGATGACGAAAAAGGTCGAAAGCCATAAATCACGGCTGAAAAGCACTTTGAAATATGTCTTCGCCCACCATTTCCATCCCATGTTCGGCTCCACCGTTCCTTGCAGCAGATTCTACCGTATTTCAGCTTTGCTGTAAAGCAGATTTCCAAGCACGCATCAACGACTGGATTTTGTCGGAAAGAGCCTGCGAAGTTGGCTTGTCGATGGCTGGGTTGCCGCCGATAGTTCTCAGAATGGGAATGATCGACTGTAACGTAGGATATTTGATGGGATATTGCGGCTTATTCAATGTCGGAGACGGTCTGCCTTGAAACTTGTCAGTATCGAATGGCTCATTTGGAATTTTGTCTTCCAAACTCTGATGGATATGTTGAAGTAATTCACCAAGGCTGCTTATTTCGCCCACCAAATCCTTTTGTTTTTGAGTTTGGGCCATCTTGAACATTTCTTGGTGGGTGCGAATACAAACCGTAGCCGCATGAGACAGGAACGCACTGAGGTCTTCAGGCTCCGGGAAGTCGGCTGATTCGCATATCCATTGTTTGAATTTCAAGATTGGCATGAATGTATATAGAAAAGGCCAGCGACTTTCATCACTGGCCCGGCATTAGCCACCAAAGCATGTACACCAATATGGCTCACCATTACTGTTGTACGCCACACCAAAGCCAACTTTGGTGAACGCTCGGTTCATGATATTCGCTCTGTGGCCCGACGAGCGCATCCACGCATCTACCACTTCGGCTTCTGTTTTTTGATTCCAGGCAATATTCTCACCTGCTGTTGAATACTTGCCCATTAAGGCACCAATGTCTGAGTGCTTTAAGTTATTCTTCTTTGCCATCCAGTCTGAGTGGTTCTGAGCGTATTTGCAAAGATATGGGTCAAGTTGAAAACCGGGACGCCCTTTAAGCTCACGTTGCTCATTGTGGAGCTTTAATAGGGCTTGTAACGTAGCCGGTACTTCATGGGTTTCTGGGGTCGGCTGTGGCTTCTCTGGCATTGGTGGTGCCTGAGAATTCCAATCAACCGGGTCATATTGAGATTGGCCCGTAGGCAGACAACCTGCAATAGACAATACAAACAAAGCTAAAATCCAGTGACGCATAAAACCTCCTTGTCTTCGGCTAATAGCCTACTCTTATATATCCAGGAGAACTTCAAATGATAGCGATCACTGTGATTACCGGCACCCGTCCAGTGCCTACTATTGACAACACCATTTCATCATTGCGACATAGTGGTTTCAGTCAAAAAATAAACATTTCGGCTGATCCTGGTGCGATAATTGGCAAACATGACAATGTTGAAATCTTTTACAACAAGGCTCCTATTGGAAATTGTCAACAGTGGAAGATCAACATGGAACGCTTGTTGGAAACAAGCAATGAGCCGTGGTATATGTTCGCAGAAGATGACATATTGTGTGCGCCAGACACAATGAAACACATAGCTGGATTATGTTCATCAATTAGAAAGCAAATAGGTTTTATCTCAGCGTATACTCCGAAAGCATATGTGAAAACATGGCCTTGGCTACAAAAGCATCATGGCTGGGCAAGAATCAATCGAGGCTGGGACACATGGGGGTGTCAGTGCATTGTGATGCAACGTAAATCAATGGAGTTGTTCTCGAAGGCACCCAAGCTCAATACCGAGTGGTTCGCCGCTGATGCTGTATTGGGCGAATTCTTTTTACATCAAGGATTGGATTGCTATTATGCCGCACCTAGTTTGGTCGAGCATGTGGGATTATACAACTCAGGATACAACAACCTACCCAATCCAACTAATTGCGGATTGCGATTCGGCGAGAAGTTTATCTAGCTCTTTTTCTCAAATTGCCTTGCCGGAAACCCGTGTCGTGTTCGTATTGACAGCCATTGCATAAGAAATATGCAATTATTGGCTCTATTTCCATCGGGTCGATCTCCTTCTCATTCTTATGCCACGTTCCCTCGCCCTTCTTGAGTTGGCATTTACAATGAAGACAATGATGAGGATGATTAGTAGGGTAGATGACATAATAGGATTCGTGTCCAAAAGAATACAATCGAGGCACTTCGGCGTGCGGCTCGGTGCAATGAATACGGTCGCCGAAGACTCTCAAATGTTTGATTAAATTGTCATCAGTCCACCATGCAATAGCAAGACGTGATGTTTGCCCTTTGACTTCTGGTACGGGACCATATAGGGCATAAAGCCCCATACTATTATTGACAACAGATTCAATTGTTTCATCGTCTGGAAATTCAATACGCCGATTGGAGCATTTGCCGTTTATGCACTTCAATACCTTGCGTATAGCGGACTCAACATCACTGAAGGATATTGAGTCGCTTACAATCAACACCGAGTCTTCCCGAATAATTCGGAAGCCTCTGTAGATGTTGTTGCCTGGGAAGTGGCCTCTCTTAGTCATATGACTTTTCGCTGATATTGTCTGTAGTAAGGAAGTCTTGTTGTTGTTCAATGCCAACTTCGTCTTCGCCTACCGAGAGCATGATCGAGTTAATGATGCGTCGTTCGCTTGGGTTCTTCTCAACAATAGCCTTGTGCAATACTCCAAGTTCTTTGGAGTTATTGATGAGCAGAATGTATGAGTGTCCTTCTTTGGGTTGAGGCAGTTCACTGGTGTAGAAGTCCAATAGTTCATCACGGCCAAACAGGGCTTCGGTGATGATGTATTCGGGCGTCACCTTGATTGGTGGAATCTCTCGAATATCATTGGCAGCGCACACATGGTCTGCAATGAACAGCCTGCTCTTGACCTTGGATGATTCATAGCCAAGCATCAGGATATTGAGATCAGGGCCACCATCTTGGTGGTAGCGTGTGGTTTCTTGCTGGTCGAATCGAGCCATTGACCGGAAGCCAAATGGAACAAACTCACTCAGCTTATCTTTGACTTCAAACATGCGTTGTCGCAGTGTTTTGGAATCCACGATCCCAACGTCCAAGAGATAATACCCTTGGCCGACGAGATTATTCCTCCAGACTTGATCGAATATGCTTTTCATTTTTGACTCTGGTTTTCGAGTAGGCTTTATCGAAGTAGTCGTCAATCTCTTTTTGAGAGCGACGAGAGTGCATTTCAAATAGAACCGTAACGAATACTCCCCAAATGATGATTGCCATTGGAAGAATGCCGATGGTCCACTTTGGCAATAGGTCAAATACAACAATGGTTATTTGTATAGCCAATAAAGCCAAAACTGTTAAGCCATGAATCCTCAGCAATCTATTGCGGAAGTTTCTGCTCCGGGTTAAAATCTCGTCCAGTTCGCTTCCGTTCATAAATAGTTAATGACTCCTGCGGCATCGAGGTCTTTGAGTATTTTATGTAATGCCTTTGGGTCAATATTGTTGTTTTGAGCAACAACCTTTAAGGATCGACGGCGACGTTTGCGAGCGTCTTCACTGTCGTCTATGTCGTCCATTGCCTCAATGACGCCTTGCTTGTACACAGCGTAAGCTGCTCGCATTGGGCCGCTGACCTTCGTAGGTCGCTCCAGGCACGCCAATTCAACAGCGCCACTGCCACCTTCGGCACGACCAGAAAGCTGCAATTCGGTGATTGTAGCGTAGTCGCCATCAATCTCGGTGATTACTGCTATCAATCCCTCGATCTGCACAAAAGGCTGCATCTTGGGTTGTTGTTTCACTATTACTAGGTCGTGGAGTTTCCAATTTTCGCTCACGTCTTTTACTCCATAGCTTGGCCACTTCAGTAATGTTGGCACCAATCAAAGCACCGAATATGCAATATGGCCATTCATTCTCAAAATTGTCGAATTGAGAAACAAACCATGCCCAGCAAAGCAATCCGCTTACGATGGGCATTCCCAGGCATTTGAATAAGCGATTGTCGAGAATTTTGAGAAAGTACATCATGTCTACGACTCTTTCTCCATAAGTGCAAAATCAGTTGGGATGCCTCGTTTGCCCGCTCTGATTTCACTAATGATTTTCAAGACGTTCATTGCAGGTTCATCGCCTGGAATCTTTACCAACGATTTGTTGGCCCAAGATTCAGCTTCATCAATACTGCCGTTGAACAGTTGAGCAACAGCCATATTGGGCCACAGCGAATAGTCGTCGGGATCGAACTCCATCGCCACATGGCAATAGTGGACGGCTTGCTTGAATCGTTTGGTTTGTAGACACTCCAGAGCCAACTCCCGCATGACGTTTTGATCGGTCAATACATTGCGGTGTGCTGTAAGGAATGCTGTGTACGATTCTTCGTGGAGGCCCAGGGCTTGCTTGGCCTTGCCAAGCATCCATCGAGCGGGCCAGTTGGTTGGATTGAATTTGAGGACCGTTTCCAGGCCCTCTACGCCTTTCTGTAGATTGGCTTGCCCCTGAACAGGATCGCCCTGCTCCGACTCTTCGAGTCGAATATGAGGCATGATGATGGCGCAGCTTTCTTGATAGAGAGTGTTCAATTCATCAGGTGTCACTTTTGGGACTCTTTTTGCTGATGACTTCCGCAGCAATCTTATTCATTTCATCCATGAGCCGATCAGACGGTCTGAGGAATGTCAGGATCATAGAATTTCCTTCCTCGACCATTTCTACTGGTTTCGTCAGGATTTTCTGAATAGTAAGTAGGTTGCGGTGGTGTCGATAGAGTTCCTTCATGCTTCTATATCGTATCACAGCAAACGTGACACTCAAAGCAATGATGCCCAGGTCAGCACATCCACCAATCCAATTGGATCGTGAGAAGCACCATGCGGCTATTGATCCCACAAATACAATCATCAGCACTGTGCTAGTGGGAATCATCGGCGGCATTGGTGGCAACTTAGGAAGTGGCGGCAGATCAAGTGCCAGCCGCTCAGAATCGTCTTGGTTTTGATTTTGCATATCGTTTGTCTCCCCGTAATCGACCCTCACGGGCCTCTTGCTTCATTCTTTCTTGTATCTTGGAAATCAAATTCCATGCTTGCGAATCAGACTTCCAAACATCAAGCTCGGCGTCAGTCGGATACGCCAGAGTAAGGGCGTTATCAACGACACGAAACACCAGAAGTTCACCACAATATGCACAAATGGTTGGCGAGCCATCGTGGGGAAATACCTTCCGTGGCTCTTTGTATCCAGCATGTCGGATTGAAGCGTCGTCCAAATAAGGATCAACATCTTCGATCTCTGCGCCTGTCACGCCGTCCATAGGACCGGCAGTGCAGCAAGGGCAATAGGTCTTATTGAGATCGGTTACTTCATGCGACTCAATATTTGCCACACGTTGGTCCCGAAGACCAATTCGGTTAAATTTTTTCTCCACCATTTTTCTTGCCCTTTTTCTTTCGCTTCTTGGGGGAGGAATGTTCGTCAACCAAGTCCACCGTGACATTCGCATTGAAGGGCCAACAAGTCGCCTTCATAGCCCGCTTAAAGGCTTTGGGAGCAGCCTTGACGAAGTTGATTGTACCGAAGGCTTTGAGGTCTTTTGGTGCAACCGGCACGTCGCCTTGCAGCAATTCCACAGTGATCTTGAACTTCATGAGGCTCCTTTGGATTCTACCACGATTATGGTATTCTTGTAAAGCCGATCCGCAGATTTACAGATCGAGTAGCTATATAAGTATCCACCAAGGATATAATCACATTAAACGCTTGAAGGGGACGTGTCGGCACGTCCCCTTCTTTTATTGAGTCTCTTTGCAATTTCCCACGGTCAAGTGCAACGGATGGTATGGGGTTCTTTTCAGTCCCAATTCTTCCCGTATATCGAGGGCTTCTTCGCACCAAACAGGCAACCAAAAATATGTGCCATTGCTTTGTGCGTAATGGATATACTCATATTCAATCCGTCGCCCCTCGTATTTTCGCCAGTGAGTCTCATCAGGCGGTCGTTCGTTTGCAATTACCGAAATGTGAGCATCCCAGGCAGGACGTTGTATTGTCCTAACACTGTAATTGTCAATTCGATATAGTTCACGATAATACCTGCCGATATTGGGATCACAGTCGATTACGAGCCACCACTTGGTTGTGCCGCCATCACGACGAATAATCTTGCCATTATTCGTTGGACTGTACCGCAGGCGTCCCGTCGCTCGGAACCTCGGCGGCATGGTGATGGCGGGTGCAATGTTCGTCGTGTTCATGATCGTGGTCGTGTTCATGATGGTGTCCTTCTTGGGACGCCATTTCTTCGGTCAATAGGTGAGTCATACGCAAACCCATTTGTTGGGCGTCAGTGAGGCTGTCTTGTTCCTCTTGAGTAGCCGCAGGACCGGGAAATGCTGGGTCCGATTCAACCTTGACGCTTACGCCTTCGTCAATGTCTTCAAATGTTACTGTAACCTTCGCCATGTGTTCAATTCCTCTTAGTGGTTTTTTTGACGGCCTTCTTAACAGCTTTCTTCGGTGCTGCTTTGGCCTTCGCAGCAACCGCCGCTGTCATAACAGTGGCTTGTTTGATCTTTGGACGTGGAAACACAGCAGTAACGCTGACCAGCTTGTTCTTGAACGGCGTACCGGAGTCCACCGCTTCCAACAAGAGTTGTTCCATATTGGGTTCTTCATGGAAAGACTTCATCAATGCTTTTGCGCCTTGAGAAGTAGTCCTCAATGGAACACCGTCAAGGCCACGAATGACCACGGTGTAATTAAACGGTTCGTTCATGGTCACTCCAATATGATTTCTGTCCAACGAGTCTTGTTCTCACTCCTAACTGCATATGGATCAAGCATGATCCTTACGCCACCTTCAACAATTGACTCGATGAAATCTTTTCCATCAGTCACTTGCTTAATGGTGTAATCTGTAATGCCAAGGTCGGCACACGATTCTTCCAGTTTATCTTTTGTGGTAAAAACTGCAACCCAAAAATGTGGGTTGCCGGGCATCTGAATGAAACAAGGTTGTCCATCCCTGAAGGGGGACAAACAACCTGTCACACTAATTGACCTCGGCTTTGACAGCAGTTTTTCCGTGGGGTGTTGGCTTTCCATTTTCATCCACCATTACCATCACAATCTTGTCAATTGTGACGATGACCTGTTTAGTAGTTTTGTTACGAACCTCAGCACGCATGGTGAGACTGGTGGTGCCAAATTTAATTGCCTCTACACCAATCTCGATTACTTCGCCTTGATGGGCGGCAGCTTTGAAATCAATCTCGCCAATGATCTTGGTTCTCAACTTTGTTGATTCAAGTTGGCAAATAGCATATATCGCACACTCTTCATCAAGCCACTCCATGAGACGGCCACCGAAGAGTGTATTTTCGCCATTGAGATCGCCGGGCTTTACCAGCTTCCGTGTCCGGTATTGCATGTTATCGCCTTTTGCAAGTATGGCAGTGATCGTGCCGCTTTTCTTGTTTGGTTTGTTCGGTGATGACGCCGTTATTGACGTGCCACACTTTGCCTGCTGGTGGTGGTGGAATTTCCAAACCAGACGGCAAAGTGATTCTACCACCAATTGTGCAATTGGTCATACACCGAAGCATCACCATATCTCTGGAGTCAGTGATTGTTGGGATCATATATCACCTGGGTTTCCAACGGGGACCACGATCTTTATTGAAGCCGTGGTGTTTGATTGAGGCATCTGGTATTTGTGTTCGATAACCAGACTTCTTGATGCCAGTTCGGTAGGATGGTTCTTTCATTACTGCTTCAGCACGCCTATTGGAGATGCCAAGGTCTTCTTGAAATGAATCCATAGTTGCTTTATCAATATCGTTCTTGCCCGTACCCATTCTATTGGTGGCACACATCCAGACTTCGAGTGCGCCAAAGCCGGGCAATTTGTCGATCTTGTATTCTTCCCGCAATAAATCGGGACAGGTCGTAGACACTTCGAGTGTGGATATAAATCCCAGGTCACAAAGACGCTTCATGAAGCCAAGGGCCTCTGGAATCTGCCACAATTCACGATGGTCGTCATCGTATCCACTGATGGTTAAACAAAATCCTTGACCCTTAACAGTGCATACAGGAATCATTTCCTGAATGCACTCCTTGATCTCGGCGTCTGTCATATCAGTAGCCAATGATAAACACAACAAGTCCATTATTGGCCTCGCATCTCTTTCTCTGCCTGGAACCAGAAATCTTTGCCGTCCCCACCAGGACAACCAGCCGCTTCCCACAAGTAGTAAGCACGAATCTGGATTTGATCGTCGGTCACAACCCTCTTGGCGATTTCCTTAGCGAAGGAATCTGTATTGTTCGATGCAGCAATAGCGGTGCGAACAATGTCAATAAGAGTCCAATTAGGATCAACCTTCAAGTATGGTGGCTTGGGTCTATTACGGTCATGATACAGCCTGCGATTGCCCGGATAGATGTTGAGCAACCAACCAGCTTGACCTCGCAATTGATAGTGAACCTCGCTGTGACGAACAAGAGTCATCCCTGATTGAGTCGCCAATTGACTGGCTGCGCCGAACTCGTTATTGCTCACCGCACGCCGTTCAGCGCCCTCTTGAATTCGATCTTGCTGCAAGAGCTTAAAAACTTCATAGTCCTCACGACCCATGATTCTGTCCTTAATTGGATGGATTGCTTCTTCGCTTGACACGCCTCGTGTTAGGCTTCATGGTTCGTTTGTTGAGAACACGTTGTTTGTTTCCAGGAGGATTGGGCTTTGCTCTTGGTAACGACTTGGGCTTTTTGTAAGTGGAGGCAACTGCGGAATCAATCGCCAACAATTTTTCCAAAGCCTCATCAGCTTCTTGTGCGTTCTTCTCTTCTTCAGAAGCCGTAAAGATGTTAGCAATTTCACCCATAATTGGCAAGCCGTCCGAATCGAGTTCGGCGAGTTGCAAAACAACTTCACCCTTCTGGCTTAGGTGAGATACCAGTTGGTCTTGTGTGTATTCCAGAAAGTTATCTGGATATAAATCATCCCGTCTCCATCTGACGGGTAAATGTTCCTCTTCTCCTTCATTGCTGGCAAGCAATCGCCTTTCGGCCAAACTTATTGCTTCAGCGGGGTCGTCAGCCTCGTGGGGTTTAGGGTCAAACCCAACGTGAACGAAGCACTTCATCTTTTTTTCCTCTTATTGAGCATAGGCAGTTCCCCGGTTGTCTTATGTCGTTCAATTTCGGGGAGTCCAACACCGTGATCGGCCAAGAACCCTTGTACCTTTATCCAGTGCATCAAATGCTGTGCAAGATGTTTTGGCCCTCTTGCATGGCATTCTGGACAGATGACAAATCTTTGTTTATATAGTGCTGCATACTCAGGAGGATGAGAAGGATTTTCGCCCAATCGGAACAACTGACAGTTCTGTTTCTGTTTGACACAGAAGAAACAGTTCATTCTCTCGCCGCCGTGCCGATGCTGGCCGTCACTCAGGAATTCCATCACCAGACTCCAATGGTTCGACCTTGAGATATAACGTCTTGGGCGGCTGAGGGTAATAGAACGTCATGTACGGGCAAATCCAGGCAGATTGACCGGGCATTAAGCCTTTGAGGTTCAGTTCCTCAACGGCATAAATCCAGCCACTATGCTTGACTTCCAAGAAGTTGAACTTAACATCGGCATTCGGAAAATATTCTTCCGAAAACAACAAATTAAAGCCAGCTTCAGGATTCGGTATGCCTTTCATCTGACAGCCGAGAGCGATCAACCGATCAGCGCCAATAACCAACGGACTCAATACGGTATCCATAATACCGGCTGGAGCCATATCGTATGTTTGATTGTTGTGCTTAAACACCCATCGCCCGTTCGACTTGAACGGGCGAATAGTATTCACGCCAATCTTTTCAAACTCGGTTTTGTCAGTCATTGGTCGAAGACTCCAAAAGTTCATCGTACTTGGTGTTGATGCCGACCATTTCATTGTTTATTTCGATACGGCTTCCCAATGACTCGGCGACCATCGCCATCTGCTCTGCTTTGTCTTGTGACTCGCCTTGCAGTACAAGACGACGAACAAATTCGTCCTTGCTCACTCTGACTTGTGGCAAAGTGGCAGCACGATTCTTTTGAGCAAAATATCTTTGAAAGTCATTCACGCTACACCCACCTTACCGGGTTGAATAATGGTCCACAACTTCGCCAAGTTGATCTACAATATCAACTCGATCTGCTCCATCGGAACCAAGCCTACCCTTGTACCTCTCTTGAACGAATTGTTGTGCTTCTACAAGCGTATCGGCTTCGCCAATCAGGATCGTTTCGTTGTCGAACGTATCCCAATGGTAAATGCCAAAGGCTTTGCTGAACTTCTCGACGGACATAGTACATTCCTTAGTGCCAATGTTAGGCACATTTCTTACAACGGAGCCTTGTGACGATGCTGACCATCACTGGCTGCGGCTGGCGGCTCGTCATATGCTTCGTCGCCTGATTCCCAATGATTCAGGATACGTTTGATCTGTTCATCGGTGTAGCCTTGCCCCTTCATTTCAGCATGAAGTTTGGCCCGATCAGCACCGATGATGGCATCAATAGCGGCGTGTTCTTCCTTCTTCAGTTTCTCGACTGCATCTCTGTCATTTCCATACACTTGATGACCATTGACGTTCTCAAGGGTAAAGACCGTAGGGCCTTCCAATGGGAACTGGTGTGCGCCTTTATGATCGAAGATGGTAGGAATGCCATCAGCCAACCGAAGACCACACTCTTTCGCCATCGCTTCAGCCTGGGGCCGATACTCGATGGGGAACGAAGCAATAGCCCACAAGAAAGTATTGGCGTCCGGCCACCGCATCATCACCATTTCAAACAGGTAGTTCCTGCCCGACCTGGGAGCGAAGTAAGTATATTCCATCTTGACGTTGAATAGACCCGCACCGATGCGGCTCATATCCACAATCAAATGAAGTTTACTGGTGTCTCTCCCCTGCACAACCAAAGATTCGTTGCTACGCTCGGCAATGCCGGGCAAATGCAAAGTATCCACTTTGGTTCCTTCGGGGATTTTGTCTTTTCGTATGCTGCCCATTGCTCCAAACATCACTTCTTCTCCGGTTCAATCGTGATGATTTCTTCTACAAAAGTGAATTTGCAGAAGCGTATGGTTTTGCCATAGGCATTAGCCTGTGCTTGCATGGCCTGTCGGATATATTCCCTGTCGATCTTGTTGTTATCCACCGCAACCAAAGGGATCATCCCAGCAGGCACTAATGCCTGTTTGAGTCCGACTACACCAGAGCCGAACTCATCTTCGCCAAGCCACGCATACAAAGCAATTTCTTTGACATTATCTGGTGTGTCGCTCATGATATTGTCCTTCATTATTGCCCGTAAATAGCAGCAACAACGTCTTTGACAGTGCCACCTTCCACCGCACCATGCGGCTTCAGAATCTTCATGGCAACACCCGTAGCAGCACCAGCATTCTTGGCGGCGTTGATCTGCGACTGGTGGAGCGGCAAGGCCAAAATCTCTTTGATCTTGTCGGCACTCAAGAAGTCAGGCAAGAACTCGTTGTAGACCACAATCTCAGCATTGAGACGTGCGATCTCATTCTCCTGGCCGGAGATAGCAACTTCCTTGATGGAACCGTCAGCCATCTTGACTCGACCATTGCGTGTCTCAATTTCTTCTTCATTTTGCTTGATGAGCATCTTGACAGAAGAAATCACAGCCTCGTCGGTTTCTTGACCGGAGGTTTGAAGTTTCGACAGCACCGCTCGCACGGCGTTCTTGGCGCTAGTGTCGCTGGCTTTCATGGCCTGCGTCAATCGCTCTTTCAGTTTTGCATATAACATCAAGCATTCCTTTCGGGTGGTATTCCGTGAACATTCCTTCTGGACCTGTCCACTCTTTGCTGAATTTCATTTCAGCATAGATTAACTGGTGGGTCGATTCTGGTTCGTCGTTTTCTGCAAGGCAGCGAATCAGTTCTGCCCGTACTTCATCTTGCCAGCCGTACATGGTGTTTGTTTGATCCGCATACCAAGTGTATGTGGTATCAACAAAAGCGTCCACCAGTTCGGCGTCAGTGTATAGGGTCTGAGGAAAATATTGAATATAATCGGGCTTGGGCGTCCAAAGACGCCCACCCAATAATACTTGGGCCTCTCGTTCATCGAGAGTCATTTCATTCAACATTTCTTCTAGTTCAGGCTCTTGCATCATTCTTCCCTATCAGGCATGTCCCGAATTTCCTGTTGAATGGTGTCGATCACTTCAACAGCATCAGTTTCGGCGACCGGCTCCAAGAAAATATGCAAGAACATCTGATGGCCTTGGAACTTACCTCGTGCCATCAATTTTGGGTGTTGCGTACACTCCAGACAGAAAGAGGAAATTGCGTATTCTTGAATCCATACGCCGGTTTCTCGGCTGAAGTCTCCCATGTCGAAGACGAACCCAGCCCATACCTTCTTGCCATCCTCGTCGCCCCCGTAGACCTCCTGATATACAGGTGCGGCCTTCACCTGCCACACCTTATTTTCATGGTCAAAGAACGCCTGAATGTTGATATGCACACATGGAGCGTGATACTGCCAATGCTTGTGAATCAAGGCAAACAGTTTCTCGGTCCATTTAGGCAATGGCTTGGAATGATTTTGATTATTGTCCATCGAATATTCCCATCCCGGTTGTGAACACAAGGGGCAATGGGCCGTCATTGACTTTGCCAATAGCGGTCCAACCCAAAGTACGGCAAACATACGCAGTGCCTTCCGACAGCACTACAACATCACCAACCGAAGTGGATCGGATTTGGGCATCAACTGTCTTGAGAACGCCCTCGTTCAACCACCATGCTTTGTCAATGTGATTCGTGAGTTGGAATATCTCACCCAAGTCTTCAGTAGCACACTCAGCGACTTCCACGAAGTCATCAGGGAACTTACGCTCCTGTGCTTCAATGGCGGGAAATTGCTTGTCGTGATATACTTTGGACATTATTTCTTCTTTATGTGTCTGACGGAACAAGTGCCGAGTTTCTTCCTGCATATCCCGCAAATGACAGTTGCCAACCCCGTCATGTCACTGTTCATTTCAAAATGGAGCGGCAACTGCATATCTGGCGTTATCGGCAAAGGCAAGCACCCGCTCACTTTTATGTGGCGGGCGACCAACCTCAAGCCTTCGTTTTCAACTTCAATCGTGGCATGTTCATTGCCATGTCTATGTTGACCGTCATGAGCGACCTGGGACTTATCTCGGATCGTCATGTCGAACTTTTTTTGAGGTTTCATTCTGCTATCACATCAACGATGAAGTAGTCTGTTTCGCCTCGCCAGCTTTGCTTCATCATTTGTTGACGATACTTCAGAGTGTGTTGACCACCGGAGCGTTGGGCTGCATGAATCTTTTCGACAACGCCAGGGTCAATTACACTGAAGCTCCACACTTTGGCCACACCACCTTGGTCCAAGCCACCTTGATGAAGTTCGCCTTCCCAGGTTTTGATGAACAAACCTTTGTTGCTGAATTTGGCAATAGTGCCGGTTCGCTCGCCCTCGGAATATGTGAAGGTTCCGACATACATGCAACCACGAATGCCGAACCCAAACAGAAAGATGGCAGCTACAACATATAACCAAATTTTGGTTTTGGATTTGTTCATTTCATTTCTTTCAAATATCGTCGATGATTGAGGAAGCGTATTTGAATACCCCGTTCTCGTCCCGAACATCACCGAATGGCACTTCGAGGTAACGAATGTCTTCGCCCTGAAAGTAATTGCAGCCATATACACCTTCTTCCTCTTTTCGCCACACACGGACTTTCCATCCATTGTGTGTCGATTCGATATAGTTGGCATATTCTGGACTGACAACCTTGCCGCCAGTTGCGACAGGATCGAATCCCTTGACCTTCACGGTGACGTTGTTCTGTTTGATCTCAACAGGCTTCGGCTTGCCTTCTTTTGCCCGTTGTTTGATGACGGACATAATTCGGAACCAGTCTTCCGTAGCAAGCGACGAGCCATCTTCAAATTCAATTGGCATGTGGTTCCCTTTCGTTTCAGTCGATTATACCCTGATTTCGATTGGTTGTAAATCAATCTTCAGGGAGCATGGCGTCAAGCCGGAAGTCATGGGCCAGACCTTTGATCTTGGCCCGAATCGGATAAAGAGGCTTTTTGAAATTTACTGCGAGGAACACGGCGTCTCGAAAGATCGTGCGCCGGTGAACAAGACAGACCGTGCTGCCGGGTTTGAGGTTCGCCAAGGCACGCCATTTAACGGCCTCGGCTGGAAACTCACGAGCCTGTTGAAGACAATATTCTTTGCCTCGTTGAGCATCATATTCGTCTTCGATGAGTAAAGGACTGTCTTCTGATATAGTTCCAACTTTACAAGCGATCTGCTCGTCGGTTAGGTTATACCGTTTTTTGTCCTTCATGGCAACAGCACGATAGCCGGTTTCGGTGATGGAAACCAAGGCGAAAGTTCGTGCGCCGAACTCGTCAGTAGTATTTACCAAATCTCGGACTTGGTAGTTCCTTATCGACATGGCAACCATTGCCCCTCTTTGACGGTCGGATGGTTATAGACCCTGAAGCCCGTGCCAGATCGCACCAGCTTGATATTGCTGATGCCTTGTGCCTCTTCAGTAAAGGGCATATATCCAGTTATTTGTCCTGTTGCCAAAGCATCAGGCATTACAAAGATATGCGATAATCTGGTATCGGGGTCGATCAGATAATCAACAATCTTTGGTCGTGAAATTACAGAAAAGCCACCTGTAACTCTTTCTGGTTCGCCTAGTGAAAGGCAAGGTGGTTCTTCTCTGACCAAGAACCACATAAGTAAAAATAGCCCAGCAAAAATCAAAACAACTATTGCTAGGAAAATTCCAAGTGGTATCACGACAATTCTCCATTGGGGAATAAATGCCCCAGCCCTTCAAAGAACTTCTTGGAGTTAAGGACCGCCTCACCGACCAGAGTTTGCTCAGTGTAGTCATCGTTGGTTCTATACAACTTGACTTCAAGGCGTGAATCCTCTTCATGCTTATCGAATAGAGCAAACATCTTCTGATGTTCATTCACTCGATCAGCCTGCCCCCATAGCTTGACGTGTGCTGCCAGTGAATCATTCAGTGAATTGACGAACTGAATGAAGTCTGGCTCGTCCACAATCATCGCCGGGCGATTAGGGTCATCGACGTTGAGGCTTTGCCCTTCCTTCCACAGAAGGATAGTGACGGGCTTCTCCCATCGTGGACCACGCTGCACCGCTGGATTGAAGCGGTGAGCCGTATCAGGCACAGAGTCCACGCCGATCCACAAACGACCGACAGTGAAGTTTCCTTCGCCCCTAATGGTCACGGGATTGATGGGCAGCTTCTTGCCCTTCTTGGCAATCAGGTCCAATACCTTGTCGTCCTGCGACTCATTCTCTCGCTTGAGTTTGAAGATCACGCCAATGCCATGTAGCAGCGTAGGAATATCCGACGCATACTTTTGTAGGTTAGCGAAAATCTTGTCAATGATGGCGTCAGGAGTAGTCGGCACATCAACAGGCCGCTCGTATCGGTATTGAATCTTGGCAAACACTTGACGGTTGATCGTCTCAATGTCCGAGCCAATCCACGACGGCACGCAACAAACCAACGTGAGAGTCTGGCTGGTCTTGTTGAGTTGGAAGATAGCGCCGTCAGACGGGAAGATGATATATCCACCATCCTTCAGCAAGCGAACTTGAGTCTCGGCCCAGGAAATCCAGCTTGGATCAATTTTGTTTTTCATTTTGGTATTTCCTGATGTTCTTTGTTGAATGCCACGATTTCAATAGTGGGCAAAGACAACTTGGCCTGCTTGTATTGATTCTCCAACTTAACCATCGCCGTTCCGATTTCATCGGGATGGTTCCACCGCATCGGTGTTTCGTAATCATCACTATCGGTGTCATCGAAATCTGGAGCCACTACAAACCGCACGCCACCAAATCGGAGGCGATAGTAAGTAGGAGCATTGGCCTTCAACAACAAGTCAGCTTGCTGCCGGACATCCTCTTGCATAGACTCAAGAACGACTCTGTGGGAAACAACCCAGCTTGAATATTCAACCTGTTCACGCAAATAGGCACGAACCTTTTCTCCATGTTCAGGACTTCTGGTAACGGTTCCATGAACAAAGTCGTATAGCGGGCCGGTGCCGAATGCGTACAGTGCTTTCTTCGCAATGCCTCTCACGGCAATCCAATATGCCGAATTGTTCATCGAATTTCCCTCGTCCAACAGGATTGTACCACACAATCAGTATGTTGTAAATCAAAACGGAATATCGTTATTGGCACTCAACTTGAGAGTTGGTGGTGCAACGCCATATATTCCAGCAATACGATTGAGAACTTGTTGCTGCGTCCAAACATCATCATCGCCCTTGTGCAATATCGTGTCGATGATGATGTCTAAAAAAACATTAGCCCGATCCTCACCGCTACGTTGAGCAATGAGTTCGAGCATTTGTTTTGCAGAAGATGCGTTCTTTGGATTAACCATGTTATTGCCCACAATCGCCACAGTCGGAATAGCCATCGTCGTATTGGCCACCGTCATCAGGAGCCTCGCTGCCCTGTCCGAAGAATTGACTGCCAATAGCCTGGGCCAGCGGATCGCCCATCGTAGCCAGCGATTCCAAAATGTCCATCACCATCTGACGAGCTTCAATGATGCCAATGGCTCGATCTTCGATTGGGCCTTCTTCTGCACCAAAGGACAGAAGCACGACCGGCACTGGTCCCTCGGCGAAGGGGAGAATACCGGGTTCAGCATTGATGAATCGTGCGGGCTGAACTGCAAGTTGCTGAGGCATTTGATTGCTTTCTTAGTTAAGGTTGGTTTCTTCCTGTAAACCAAGAGAGCAGACGCCACGGTTGGTTCAACCCGATCTTTCAAATCGGCCAAGGAAAACGAGATAGCAAAATGGCTTAGGGAGTATGTTCTTTTCAACCGTGAAGTGCCTAATCAGGCCGTCTCGACACTTGACTAGCCAATGCGGTATTCTCGTTCCCGGTCGATAACTCCTAATGATTTCCCCGCCATGCACTAGCCAGATTGCTAGTGCGCAAACCAGACAATTGCCCGGAATCATTCACTACCCTCAAAGACGAAAGGGGATGGTTTAACATCCCCTCTCGTGTCGGTTACTTGAAAAGCACCGGGTACTTGGGAGCAAGCTGTCGGTGGTATCGAGTCAGCATATAGTATGCTGCTTCAACTTCCTGATCTGTTTCCAGACCAGCCGACAACAACCAGTGTGCCACCGATGCGTCAGGTTTATTGAAGCCGACGTTATCCCAAGTATGCGCCCCGTCACAAACGGACAGCATATACTTGAAAGAATCACGAACAGCTTCGGTTCTTTCGGCAGTCAGGGGCAATACCTTCTTCGTTAGTCGTGCCTTCTCACGGCTATGGATGACGCCCACCTTGCCCTTGGCTGCGATCTTACGATCACTCTCGGCTCGTGCCTTGCGTTCTTTAATGTCGGCCTCAGCACGCTCCAATAGTTTGTTAATACGGGCTTGAAACTCTTCTTCAGTCTCGCCCTGTACGCCGGGTTTGACTTCAACCTTCTCACCGTGGACCGACGAATCAATCGCCTTGATGATCGTGTCGATCTTATCGACCAGCATGTTCTGAATATGCAGATCGAGTGGGTGATCGCTCACCATGCGAATGATTTCCACTTTATTGGACAATTGCCCAATACGAGCAATACGGTCTTCTGCTTGCCAGTTGGCAGCAGGAGTCCAATCAAGGTCAACAAACAACGCCTTCCAAGCGTGAGTTAGGTTAATCCCAACACCACCAGCCTTGATGCTAACTCCGACGCCCTTCAATTGCCCGGCTTGAAAGGCCCGAACAATTTCTTGACGTTTTAATGGAGAAGTCACACCAGTAATCACTGCCCACCCCGGACGACCCAATAGGGCATCAAGCGGAGCCAAGTGAGCGCTGAACACCACCAAAGGAACGTCTTGTTCTTCAGCGTTTTCAACGTATTCGATCATAGCATCGACCCGACTGCGGGCCAGCTTTTCACGAATTTCACTGAACTTCTCGAACGGAGGAAGTTCGCCTTCAATTTGAACAGCGGTTCCCCATTCTTCCCACATTTCATCCAGTGCTTTCTGGAGTGCAGGGTCAACCGGCCCGACCAACAGGTTAGTGTAGGTCTTAGCAGGAAGGTCCGGCAATACATCGGCACGGCGACGACGAAGCATCGAACGACGAAGCAATTCAGGAACAATAGGCTGAGGCTTACCCCATACAATCTTGTTAATGTAGCCCTTGCCAGTCCACACCCGCTCCGAGTAGGCATTGAACAATAGCTGGAACCGTTCCCACGTTCCGAACACTTCTTTTGCTAATCCCAATACATCCAATACACCGAACAGGTCTTCAGGACGATTGGTCAACGGCGAACCAGTCAAACCAGTCAGCTTGCGAGCCAGCTTGGAGAATTCCTTCACCTTGCGGCTGCGTGCAGCATCACGATTCTTGTAATCGTGTGCTTCGTCAACGATAAGGTTGACGCTGGCAGCTTGTGGGTGACGTTCCTTCAGGCCATTGCGATACGTCTTGAGACGATCCCAATAGGCTTGCATTGCTTCGCCCTTGTTCTTCTTGGGCGTATTGAATTCTTCAGGCAGAATATCGTTATTGATGATAACGACTTCGCCAGCAGCAGGCCAACGGAAGCTCTTGCGACCGTTCAGAACAACAGGCTTCAAGTCGGGACGCCACTTGCTGACTTCATCGAGCCAGTTGTACTTCAGACCGGCACGGCAAATAACAAGGGCAGCACCACGAGCAGGAATGCCCATGAGTGACTGAACACTCTTACCAAGGCCCATTTCGTCGCCTAGCAACGCCTTGTCCTTGTGGGCAAGGAAGTTGACGCCTTCCACTTGGAAGGGATACAGACCGGCATTGGTGGCGTTCTGTGCTTCCTCGGTCACTTCAATGATACGAAGAGACGGAGGAACTTCGAGGCCAATTTTCTCGGCCACTTCCAAAAGACGGTGACGGTCGGCCATTTCGAGGCTGACGCTCCACCACTGATTGTCTTTTTCCCAGCGTGCGCCTGGAATTGACCGAATAAGATCAAGATTCTGAGGCTCATACGGCGTAATGATCTTTCCATCAGTCGTAAGAATACGACGGACAGCAGGCGCAGCCTCAATACGACCTGGAACGCATTGCTTGCACCATACGGCCCATCGACCGTTGATTTTCTGAGTGAAGCCAGCTTGGGCTTCGACTTTGCACTTGCAAGTAGGATTATTACAAGTTCCCGCAAATTTGTTGGTGAACATATCACTGGCTCCGGTTGAGTTGCTCATTCTGTCAACTGCCTAGAGAGTGAAGTGTTCCCCAAGTTCAGGGCTACCACGGAATATGACACGGAAATATTTCGGTGTCTCTATTGGGGTCCAAAGGACCATTGAATTTGAAGCATTTTGTGCAGCAATCGCAGTCGAACGGGTGATCGACGCCGCCCCAAAGAAACTTCCTCCAAACATGGCCCCCGGTGGTCCAGCAATAGAGTCGCCTCAAAAAGCCGGGTCGGGGAACCAATGATTGGGGGTGACGATCCTTTGGGAAAAACTCACTTGACGATGCCATTGGTTGACCCAGCCTCGAACAAAGTGAAGTATTGCTTCTGCACCTGGGTAAATTCCCGTCGCTGAGTAATCAGAATATCGGGGAAAACATCCGGGTTGGCAAAGCCTTTGGCCCTGGCGAGATCGACCACTGCTTCTCGGAGCAAAGCGTAATCAGACGCTTCGGCGGCGACCTGGGCAACATGCTGTTGGGCTTTTTCCAAAGCCGAGCCTTGCAGTTTGTACTGCAATCCGTTCTTGGCGATATGCCCCTTCTCAACCATGTCATACAACTTCTGACGAACAACCGTCAAGAAATCGGACGCCCGGCTGCTATAGCCAGCCTTCTGAATGGCTGCTGCCAAATCCCGGTCAGAAAGACCTTCAGGATGGGCAGTCAAAATGTTGAGGATATGCTGGCCGAGAGACGTGGCATTTTCCTCACGAGTCTGACGAGCGGCGGCAAGGGTTGCGGCCTGCTGTTCACGAATACGACTCTGAGAGTGTCGCAACGTGCTGCGAAGTTGATAGACATGCTGTGCTGCACAGCGATGCCCCTTCTTTGTGACCCGATCTACGATGTCGGCAGCAGGCGCATCGAAGTCTTTTTCCAACTCTTCACGGATGTAATCGTTTCGACTCTTCGGCATAACATTCTCTCCAGGTTAAAGGTATTTGCCCTGTCGAGATTCTACCGTCGTTTTTTGTTGTTGTAAAGCCAATTCAAGAGCTTGCACATACGTCGTCGAATTCTGGCTTGTCTTTTGCGCTCCTTCTCGGCCTCTTGATTCTCTTGAAAATCAAGGAAGTCTTCGATATTTTGCTTGGAACCGTGACAAAGCACGGCTCCATCCTTCTTGCACATAGCCGTCCATTTACCAGTGTGTCCATTGTAATGGAGGCGTACTGCCTGATCTACATCTTTCACGCTTACTGTCCTTTAATGAGTAGAGGGGGAACCCAATAAGACAGACGCTCAACTCGACCTTCAGGTTCGGTTACTCGTCATACTTTTCATTTTTTTCAATCACGTCTCCAACATCAGTCATGTCGATGTTAACTTCTACATGCCGAATCTGGAATACACCGTCCAGGCCGTGGGCAGAGATCGCTTCCCACTTCCAAATACGACACGTCGGAAATCGTTCTTTGAACTTATTGGTGAGCCATGCCCGGTTATTGGCATTGTCCACCACATATGGTTCATCGCTTTTGTATACGATTTCCAACTCGGCACCCAAAGCAGCACGCTTGGCATCAACTCTGGCTCTGGCAGTCACAGGCTTCGCTTCATGACTGCCAATGTGCCGTTCCACACTAACGGAAAATTCTACATGAAAAGAAGCACCACGGGAATGGGGCTGCAAGCTAGACTTGCTGTAGGTGAACCCAAGGTTCTGCCACCAGTTGTAAATTGACCGATCAAGCTGATATAGCTTACTGCCAATAGCCTCGATGGTGACGCCCTTGCCCATTTCTTCACGAAGGCGATGGACTTCCATATTGGCTTGGCGAAGAAGATTCTTTTTCAATTCCTCTTCTTGCTTCAGATCGTCCTTTGCGCCAAGGAACTTCTCAAGATGACTCAGTTCGGCACGGCTAATTCCGAGCGTATTATGCCGAGTGCCAACCGTGGCCGTTCCCTTCGTAATCAATTCATGCAAAAAACTCAGAGCGCCAATAATGCTCTTGAGCGATTCCAAAGAAGAAGCCCTGGCATCGGCATCAATCAACAGCGGTTCATTGCTGCTGTGATTTTCCGTGCTGGCGAATGGGCTGAGGGGCTGTTCTTCTTTTACTTTTTTACGGGTAGCCACAATTCTTCTCCTGACTGACGGTTAAATGCTATTGTCAACGCAGTAGTCAATTCTTCAACATTGGTGCCGTCCCACCTGACCACATTGGGATGCGTATAGTCTTTGTTGTATGAAGTAATAGGCATAATGCCCAATCCACGAGAACGATCCTTCAACCATGTGTCCATGTATTCGGGATAGTCATCATATAACACTTTGCCATACACGAGGCCCTTGTCACTGGTAATGTGAACATCGGCGTCTTCATGGATGTGACGCTGACACCATTCCAGCTTTTCTTTCCAGGCAATCGGGGCCTTCTTAGGGCCTTTGGTCAACACATGAATGTCAAAGCCAATCTGCTTGGCAATGTGCATTGCCCTCATGCCAGCTTCAATAGGCTCCAAGTCCAACCACCAATTGGTCTGTCGCTTGATGAGTCGCAGTCGATTGCGAATATGTTGTTGTTTTTCGAGCGTGTATAAATTCTCAGCAGTTATTGGTTCGTCTTCGGGACTAGCCAACAACTGCACGTCACGCACTAATGCGTCAACATAGTTCGCAAGAGAACCATCCAAATCGAATAGCGCTACGTTTCTCATAACATCCTTAACCCAAAGAGCCAAGAGAATAAGAAAACAATAGCAGCAGCAATTAAGCCGACGAAGAATCCCTTAGTATGGTCCACACGAGAAGGGCCACTATTGGGATACATCGACTTATGCTGCTTGCTTCTGGTGAAGTAAGGAACAATTAGCCAGTTCCCTAAAAACACACCCAACATAATCAATAACATCAACTATTTCTCCGCTTTATTGAAATGCTCGATGGTTCCCTTGAGCAATTCCATTCGTTCAGCGTGGAATTCCTGCCACTTCTTGCCGCCCTCTTCTGGATTCCTCCAGATTTCTTCGAGAGCCTGGGCAAGCTGACTAATACGACCATAGCCGTGATTGATGCACAACTCATTCAAGAGTTGAACGAGTTTTTGGTCCTTGGCATGTCCACGACAAATCTCAGGCCAGCTATTCAGACACTCAATTTGTTCGTTGCTCAAAGGCTCATTCATTTCGGTTCCAGACTGAAATTTCATTTTCCTCTGGCTTTACCGACCGGGTAAACAACCAAGGAAACTGATGTGTTGTGTGTGGGAATTTACGAATTCGCTTATCGCCATGCGAAGTCTTATTGCCAATGGCAATATAAGTCTCCACCTTGGGCAACAGAGCTAGTTCATCAACCCCGTAAAAGGATGAACCAATTTTTGGCACGGCGTCTTCATCACCGGGCAGATATTTCTGCGTGATATATGAGCCAAGAACAACGGCAGGCTTGAAGTTATCCACTGCTTCGTTGGCTTCAAACTTATGCACGTCTTGCGGCGGGAAGATGGGCTTCTGATTATACAGAGCATAATATGCAATCATTTCGGGCGTGGTTTGGATATACGAGTCGGTGCTGGTAATTCCCAATGCCCGACCGATAACACCAGTGCCAGAACAGATTTCAATGGCACTGCGACCAGCGACCTGCTCTCTCAGCCACTCGATTAGTTCGGTGGATGGAAAACAATATACGCCACGCTTGTTTCCCCAAATGCTCAGATGGAGTTGGGGGATCGCTGCGAGAACAGATGCCGGAAGAACCTGGAGCAATCCATTCACAAGGAACAGATCGTCCAGATAATCGACATTTTCGTTGGGGAGGATGTAGCCTTTCATGGGAGGATTTTACCGTAAAATCCGCTCATTGTAAAGGACAACATTTAGAGCGATTTGAAGTAGTTCTCGACTGCCATGCGAGTCATCACTGAATCGTCGCCTGCGGCCTCGAACTTGAATTGACGACCCGGAGGGCCACTTCTCATCTGAGTGTAGTATTGGGCCATTTGCTGAGGGTCAGCGTGCCATTGACCGGCTGGAGTGGTATGCCCATCATCCCAAAGCAATACAGCTACAGGATCATCAGGCAGCTTAACCAATGCGGCCTGCTGCTGATATTTCTGTAACAGCTTATGAATCGTGGATACAACCTGTCCTGGATCGCCAGTTGCATTGACGAACATAGATTCTTCTTGAACGTGAACGTCTTTGCCGCCTTCGCCCTTCTCGACAAAACCACCCATGACTGGTGTATATCCCCAGCCCAACTTACGAAGGTCGGCACCCAAGGATACATTCAGTTGACGATTGGTCTTCAGGTCATTCTCGTGCCGGAATGCAGTGAGAATAATCACGGTCTTGTCGTTCTTGGCAATTTGCCCATAAAGACGAGCCATAGAGCGTTCAGCAGCCTCGGTGATGCCGACGTTCCATTCATGGGCCTTCATATGAATGAAGCGGCCAATCTTGTCGTCTGGATCAGGCATAGGTGTGTCATCGCCAGAACCGAAATAGAATTCGTCAACTCCATCGACCAATCGCTTGTATTCCTCTGGAGATGCACAATGGTCCCTATGCTTTTTAGCATCATGACCACCACGCTTTTTGTTTTCGTCCATTTGAACACCTGCTTGTTGCTTCAATCGTTTTAGTTTGGCCATAAACAGAGCTTGATCGTCATCATGCCTTGTACTTAGCCAAGTGTCTAAATCAGCCAATCCTTCTGGCGGGATTTGCATCTGGACAATCCCTGGCTCATTGTCTCTTTCGGCATTCCAACCCGCTGGGGCATATTGATTATCCCAAGGCAAATAGCCAATTGGCTCAACTCCTAAGTGGGCATGATAATACAAAGGCAGAGAAAATCGTTCATTGCCCTCAAAGGCTTCTAAGTAATTGCCGCCTTGTTGGACGGCGTGCTTGATGGCATGAACTCCCCAGCCTTTTGTTCGATCCCCACCGTGGTTGTACACCCCAGCTATTTCTATCTTACCTGGATTCTCTGGTGTTTGTAAAGGGCCTTCTTGCGGCAATAGAGAATATCCGACTTCGCCGTGTTCATCATGAAATACCTTTCGGCCACCCAAGTTATAGTGGTCAGGATCATATACATGCACAAATCCAGGGCGTAATTGATTTGCCCGAACCAAACCTCGATGGTAGGTGGGAACATCATTACGCCACTGGATTTGTGGGTTATCTTCGGCTTCTAGCCATTTGCGGAAACTAAATCTCATGCTTTTATTTAGCGTGAGAATTGGGAAAATTATCCCAACTCGTTGGCAATGGCCTCAAGTTCGAGTTCAGCACGTTTTTCAGGGCTGATAATCTTGTTGAGGCGTTCTTCCAACGCTTCCAGCTTCTTCTTTTCGGCGACGATTTGGATTTTCGTAATCTTCAACTTCAGATCGCCGATCCAATCGTCCACCGTGTAGCCATCCCAGGTAAACTCAGGCGGCTTGTCAACGCCCAATACCTTGGTGGCGACCATCGAGTAGGTGGCACTGCGTTCGGTGAGAAAAGCTGCAATACAGATCAACTTCCTTACATCGGTTTCGATGTTCAGATTGGTTGCGCTGCTCTTGTTCCCTTCAATGTAGGAAAAAGATAGGTTGGTCTTGTATGCAGGCTTCTCGGCCTTGGCGATTGCCGCCTTCTTTGCCTTGACCTGAGCAATCAGTTCAAGCGTCTTTTTGTCTGTAGCTGCCATAGTGGTTAAATGTCCTTTGAGAAGGAGTTGCTGCGGTATCCGTAAAGAGTGTTAGTGACTTTATCCACACGGATTTTGCCACCATTTTCCGTCTCAACAAAGAGACGAGCGATTGTAGGCTTTGTTGATTTCGGCACATCACGAGAACAAGGCTCTTGAGTGAACACTCCATCATCATTGATGTAATAACGATGAACTGCCGATATTCCAGAAATCTTGTGGTCGTCGTATTTGCCGGTGGTGTGATTCCACTTTCTATCGTAGTTGGTTCGACACTCAATGAAAGAACCGTCTTCGTCCTCGATGTACCAAGGATCATCGTTGTAGTAATATCCGTCTTTGTCCTTTTTGGACTCAGCAACATCCTTCAAGAACATCTTGACGGCCTTGGCACCGTGGGCTGACTTGTTGTACTTGTCAACCAGCTTGGCGTAGTCATCGGCAATGGTGTCGCCATTGCGAACAGCCAGTGACTTCAGTTCTTTCAGGTAAACAAATTCCTTGCCGCTCCAGAACACATACACCTTAATCTGGCCTTTGGTATCGGCCTTGGTCCTTGGCTGAAGAGTAACCGAGCGATTGCCGTTGGAGTAATCAGAACGGTGCTGCATTTCCAGCATGAAATGGTAGTCGAACTTACCGAGATAAGTAAGAACGTCCTGCTTCTTGGTTGTATAGCTGGCTCCGTCAACAAGGTCTTTTGCGTGAACGCCTTGAGACTGAAGATCGGTGAAGTTCTTGCAGTTCTGATAGTCCTGCGATGCGACGGGGAGCAACACTAGCTCCGTGCCGTCCCAAGCATAGACGAACTGGCCTTCGAGTCCTTTGCCGGGGCTACAGGCACCTTCTCGAAGAATGAAGAGAAGGTTGGCAATGGAAATCTCGAACTCGAATCCACGGGGATCGTAGACCCGAATGTATTCGTTGCGAGCATTCCAACCATAGGAACGACGAGCGCCACCCACACCACGGTTGAGAACGAAGCCATCAGTAGGCTCATTGTCATAATCACTGGCTTTGATCTTCTTATCTCGCCAGCTTTCCCAGGACTTCTCTTTGCGGAGTACGCCTTTGTGATCTGTGTAAATCACATAGGCCAACTTGCCGGTGTATGTGTCGCTGCGGTTTTGATAGCCGACCTTAATGGTCGTGGGAATGAGTAGTTGCTGCTGTTGTTCGTGATCGTTAGCCATGATTGTTTCTTGTTTAGTGTTTAGTGGTTGAAAGTTATATCGGCTGAGTATTGCCAAACTTTAGTTTTTTCCCTTGAAAACCTTCAAGACAAACAAAACCGGGCCTGGACCCAGCAAACCGCCTGCCTCTTTCTCAAAGTAATTAGCGATTGCAGCTTCCGCTGCTTCTTCGCTAGTGAAGGTGTTGTCAATAGGCAAGGACTCAAATAGTGTCTGCGTGCCACTACAAGGATCACCTTCCATCACGATGTATTCAATCTTCATGAATCCCAACCTCCCATTGCAAAAAGACCTTGAGGGCTTCCATCATATCTTTGTTGCTGCCGCCGCCACCGTAGCGATATGCCACCTTGACGATTTTGTATTTCTGGCCCTCAACGTCTTGAATGCCGGTCATCCACCAATCGTTGCCACGATAGTCTAGCGCCCATTCATAGCCGCCAGACTTCTTTTCACAACAGGTATCGTCACTGGCAACAATGCGAGCAATACGCTTGGCAAGATCAGCCTCTTCCCATCGAGGACTAACTTTAATCTCGATTTCCATTGTTGCCCTTCAATTAGTGATTGTGCTTACACCCAGGACCGTGTTGGTGAGGACTGGCTGCACTAGCAGCACCCGGCCCTTCATCTTCAACTGGTTCCCACCAGACCTGACAGCCATACACAGTCTGGCCGTTGTCCAGAACGATCTTGGGATTGTTCTTCATTTTCCGAACAACACCACCTTCAGGCACTTCTTCAGGTTCGACTTCAGCATTCGTATTGGATCGGAGGGAACCATCTGGCATTTCAATGGCATAGATTGCCACATTGCCGACATAGTTGCCTTCGCCCAAAAACTCACTCTGATCGCCATTCCAAACTCGGACCCGCTGCGGTTCGGAGTCATCGTCTTCATCTTCTTCGTCTTCTTCGTCTCCGTCGCCATCTGGACCAAAGCCCTTCGGGATGACAGGAGACATGCAGATGCTTTCGAGTTCCGAAACGAACTTGGGAATATCCTCACGGATTTCACCCGGCAACCAATACGAGTTGGCTGTAAGCAAAGCCGTCAACTTGTCAGCGAACGCTCTGGTGCCAATATGGTTGTCGATAATGTCTTTGATCGGTTCGTAGGCTTCCTTCGGGAAGATGCCGCCTTCAATCATCTTGGAGAGCATTTCCTTGCCAGTCTCTTTGGCTCCGGTCCATTCCGGGTGTCTGCCCGAAAGGAAGTCGGCGACCACGAACTTCTTGGCGGTCATCATCGCCATAATAGCTCGTGCCGTATGGTAACGAACACGCTCTGGCGTGAACTCGTTGGCATCAGCCATCTGCTGCAACTGAGGAATGTGTTCAAGGATGGAAGGAGTCTGCATGATTTGACGAAGACTGTCGGGAATGAAGCCTTCCAACCGAACGCCTTCGTTGTTTTCGGACATATTGCCCATGTCCTTGTAGCGTTCATCTTCATCGAGCCACTTGAATGGCACGCCGCCGTCCTTGCCGTGATATGAATATGGCAGTGTTACCATCGTGATCTTGCCATCACGAGTGATGCGGTGGCACACCAGACAATCGGTGATTTCACCAGTGGCACATGCGTCTTCATTGTCACAGGCATGTTGCATACCCTTGGGGAATTTCTTATGATATTCCTCTTTGGCCTCTTCGATTGTCTGGCCTTCCTTGCTTTTGCCTTGATGGATGTGAGCATCCACAACCATAGTCAAGGCGTCGGGGTCGAACCCAGCCTGACACATGGATGCAGCTTGCAGACCGTATCGCTTGTCAATCTCCGGCGAAATCACGATGGCCAGAACTTCGCCATCACGCTCAACAATAATGGTCGGAGGAATGTCTCCACGATTTGTGGAATCGACCGCCCAACTCTTCTGTTGCTTGGCGAAATCAACCCACGTTTGCATGTCTTTCATCAAAGCACCTTGTCTTTTGGTTATAGTCCAATGTCTATGTTCAAGGGGAAAACGACAGATTATACCACGGAAAAAGTCTGTTGTAAAACCAGATCAAATCACGTCTTCTCGTTCCTGAACTCTAGTGAAGCCAAGGATATAATCCACGGCACGAGCGGCCTGGGCCGCTGCATCAAAGAGATACTTGGGATTCTTCTCGATGTTTTCAATCCACGTCGGCATCCACTTGTCGTGGTTTGCCGTATCCATGTCGTGCGGCAGAGCCAATTCCGATTCCAGATAGCCAGTGGCGATTTCTGCAATCAACTCGCCCTGATCGACAGTGCCAACCCACCCAATGCGACCTTCTGTCCAGTGAATTACTTCATGAAATTTGGTTGCCCAATATTGGGCATCATTCAAGAAGTTCTTCCGAGTCGGAAAGAGAATGCGATCCGTAGGGCGATCATATCGAGGCTTCCTAACGGAACCATGTTCACGGATATTGGCCCGTGTCGCCTCAATAATGGCCTCGGCCTGGGTGTAATCCGGCTCTTGTGTGTTTTCCTTGAGGATTAGATATTTCCCACAGGTCTTACCAAAGCACTGCTCGGCATTGAATACCAAGTGTGTTTGCAATAATGGAAATCGCTCCATTCGTAGAATGTCGCCTCGGTCAACCGTCTTGACAAACGATTGCCAATTGACGATACAGATGCCGAAGTCGCCAGCCTCAATGTTTGCTGGACGCTTAGGCACCTGAATGCCCAATACATGCCATTGATGATAAGTGGCCCAATACCTGCTACGGTATTTGTGTTTATCAGCGACGGCATCCAATATAAGTGGATTGATGCCTGTGAACTTACGACCCGTTTGAGGGTTCGTAGGGAATCCACGGTTGTACTTAGAACGCCAAGGCGGTGCGCCAGCCTTGAGTGCTTCTAGCACCCGATCAGAAATGTCACTGCGGATTTTTTGTTGATTTGACACAACACTATGTATCCTTCTGTTCTGATTCAATGGCGTCTTCGTCGCCATCTTCATCATCTGGTGACTCAGTAGTAGCTACTCCGGCTTCTTCATCAGGAGCCAATAGCTCTTGCATCTTTCTGAACATTCCGATGATACGACGTTCGGCCTTCGGGTGAAGATGATCTTCTGGCGTGCGAAAGAACAGTTTGGTCTTGCCCTCAAAGATGGCTTCACAGCCCAATGTAATCATCCCGGCTGCGTGGACAACACCAAAGTCACCAGCATTCAACTCGGCAATAGTTGCTGGGATCGGCACAGAACAATCTTCTTCGGGGAAGATTTCACGAAAAAGAACCTGAAACAATTGCCCGGTGCTGATATGCTCCCAGGCACGTTGACTCATCTTCTCCATGCACTCAATAGTATTGCGACTATTGATCTCAACGAACTCCGGGATGTTTACCCGGAAGCCCTGCTGATGAACAATACAAGTGAAACGTGGAGCGGCATCGAGGGTCATTTCTTGACCATTAACTACGATGCGTGTTGGAATAGTATCAGCCATTTTGTGCCTTTCTTACCAATCCAACGATTGATGAAGCAATTCCAGAATAGTCCGAGTAAGTGGACACCACCGTTCCCTCGTGGTTGTCGTACTTGCCATTTATTTCTCGATCCAGGCAAGTAGGAGGAAGCAGAACAATGTCTCCAAGTTGCAAATCGAGATTGCCTTTACGGTAAGCATAGCCTGTGCCGCCGTCTTCTTTTGGTTGACAAATTCCATAAGTAACTTCCACTAGACCGGGCTGGGCTTTTAACTTCCTGCTTTCTTTCGCCTCGAAGTCACGAACATTTTCGACAACCTGAATGCAGGATTTACAAAGTTGAAATCCGTGTGTGCCAAGAAAATAATGCGTCTTTGTTTCATCGGGGAGTACATTTGCTTTGCACCCTTTGCATTCCACAGGAGTCGCTTTTCTTAAAGCGACTTTTTGTTCATATGCAATCTTATCACAAGCGTTGCATAGAATTTCTTCTTCAGGAATATGACTCCCTCGACAATTGAAACAAACGGGAGAGCCACACTGATTACAGCATCGCCAAGGCTTTGCGCCCTTGCCACGAACTTTCTTGCAAAATGACGAAGAACAAACCACGCCAACCTCTGTAGTCTTCACGACGTAGCTCCCTGAACGAACAATCCCAAACTAATCTGACCAGACAGGAACATTACCCGTTCTCGGTCGTTCTGCGGCTGAGGCAGCAAATGCCCTAATTCATCTTGAACCTTGGTCCCCAACTTTTCAATATCATCATAAAGCCGGGCAACGGTTTCTTGCATAAAACCGTTGATTCGATCAATGCGATCATCCTTCGGCGGCTTCAGATGTTCGGGGCAAGCCAGTGACTTGTCTTTCCAGTACATCACTGATTTGCGGAGCAATTCCACAAATTCAGTGTCGGTCATTTTGGTAGAAGTCCCACCACTCAGTTGCAAGTGGTTAGCAATCAATGCACCAGTAGGAATCGGAGCCTCTTCGTCCGTGGCGCTGGCATTGACGCTAATGATTTCATAGTCAGCGTCAGTGTCATTCTCGTTGTTTTCGGCCAGTGCAGCGTGCGAATAGAGAACAACATCGACACGAACTGCCTCAATCTTCTCTACAGGCTCGCCAAGGCTGTTGGAGACGACGTAGGTGGACTTGCGGGGGTCTTCCCCGGCCTTGCGAGCAACATACTCGCCCACGAACTTGTCGCCCTCACGGAGCAATACAGTGCTGCTGAAGAAGCCGTCTGGCTCAATAGGCACAAGCAATACATCGGGCCGATAGCCCGGCTTGGCTTTGTCGAAGTTGGCCTGAATGCGTGCCAGCAATTCCTCGTCAGTGAGAGTCCAATGAGAGAAACCGCTTTGAACGGTCTGACGGCGCACGAAATTGCTGATATGGATCGAAGGCATTGTTGGTCTTTCTTGAGCATTTGAAAAAGGCATCGCAATGCCCCTTATTTGGGATTTTACCACAGAATAAGGGAACTGTAAAATTAACCTGGAGACATTGCCTTGGCATAGCTCCAGATCGTTTGTGCATTCATGTCTTCCGGCAAGTATCGACCCAACGCCTTCAGGTGAGTCTTGAGAGTCGCCTTCGGCACAGTAGGCAGCAGTTTGAAGGCATCAGTCTGATCTTTGTCACGACCGATAATGAACTTCATGATGGTCAATACTGCTGCGTCAATAATCGGGAAAGACACGCCACCAATTTTGGCAGTCGTAGCGGTCTGCATGATATAACGGTTCAATCCGACATTGCCCTCGGACACGTCCAAGAAGTCGGCATCGAGCGACGGAACATAGATACCACCAAACTCACCACTGGAAGCTAATGGCTGGAAAGGAATATTCTGCTGTTGTAGCAGGGTCTTCAAACCAGCGATATTGGGCGTCAAAAAATCCACGTCCGGGGTCAGCGCCCGGTCATGGGTATAGTTGGCGACGGCAATACCGCCGATAATGACACCGGGGATATTGTTGTTATGAATGAATTGCATCGCCGTCTGAGTCTTGGCAATAGCGTTCTGGTTCAGAACGGCCATTTCCTTGAACAAAGACGGCGAGTCAAACAGGGCAACTTCCCGAAGGTTTACGGTGTCGGCCATTAAAAATTCCTTGAAGGTCATCATGTTGGTATATAGGCCAAGAGAGCGAAGTTCACTCTTGGTTCAAGGCGACAAAATACGGCGTGAAACCTCCCTGTGTACATCCGGGAACCGGGGTCAGATTCTTAGACCCTCGAACATCACAATTTGGCAGAGAAGCCAATAGCTTATGCCAATCCTTCTTGAGAGGCTTATTCATCTTCGCCAATTCAATAATCAGGTGAAAACCGCCCCGTGTTTTCAGGACTTTATAAGCCCCGGCAGGCAGAATTTCCTTGATTTTGGGAAGATAATCAGCAGGCTCAACATGATCGTAGTCGAAGTCCACAAAGAACTTACGAGAAACGGCACGATGAATTTCGGTGGTTGCGGCAGAGATCGGATTGAAACTCAGATCGCCTTCGGCAATACGAGTCGCCAATTCAACCAATAGCTTCTTATTGGCCTGAATAAGCGACCTGGGGTTCAGGCCGATATAGACAGCCAATGCTTCCTGCGGAGCCACAGCACCGTCCCGTGAGAAAGAACCCAGCGGGGATTCCAGCCGACGAATCTTCTCTTTGAGATCACTCTTACGAGAAGCAATACGAGCCAGTTGCCCACTGTCTTTTGTATTGGGAAACTCAGCAGCATACTTGTGCCGACCGAATAGACAGAGGTAGTAAACCTCTGTGTCTTCAATATCGGGCAGGAAGCTGATGAATTCGTCCAGCTTGGCTTCGTCGGTGATGATTTGGTAGTTCATAAAATCCTAGAGAGTCAAACCTCTCTTTAGTTCACGGCGCAATAAAAAAGCCGGGGTTTTATCCCCGGCTTTCTCTTTGACCCATCATCGGTTAGGCCGCTTCTTGTCGCTCTAAGGTCTTTGCGACCTTTTCTCGTGCCATTTCGAGAACCTGTGTGATTCTCATTCGTGAGTATGGCTTGTTGGTAGCCGGATTGATGTGTGTCTTGGCGAATTCAGTCTGCCATCCGTGGAATGGTTCCATCGCCGCTTCAATCACTTGTCGTTCCAGTACCGACAGTCCAGCCCGGCTCAGAGTATCGAAGACGTGCTGCTCTTGCAGAACGGTTTCGGTTTCCGACTCACGATCCACACCAACACGATGCCCGGTGTAATCGTTGCCCGTGGCGCTCATATCGTCGTGCTGATCGCCCTGTTGACCACCCAACTGATTCTCGGCGAATACACGAGTCAACAGCGTATTCAGATGCTTCCCTTCTTCAGCCGACAACCCAAGTTGGTTGATGATCTGATCGAACGTGACATACTGTGGCATACCACGCTTCGTCTGCTCGAATCGGCTCATCAACTCCAAGTCGGAGTTGGTCAACGGACAGAGCATATTGCCCTGTTGGTTGACGACATTGCTCATCCGGTTCTTCAACGACACCCAAATGAACGTCGAAATATCGACATTGTGTTCGGGCATCCACGAGTACATCGCTTCGATGACCTGCATGTAGGCTTCCTGTAGGAAGTCTTGCTTGGTCAATCCGACCGGATCACCTTCGAGTGACCACTTGCGGGCGTGCCGTTTGGCGAGAGCGCTGAACCCTTCGAGGATCGCCTGTTCGACAGAACGACCGTCGAGATCATCGTATTTGTTGTGACGGATCGCCGTCATGAACGGTAAGTCCGAGTGGAACTCTTTCAGCATATTGGACGGGATCGCCGCCTTGCCATCGTGCTGAGGGTTCGTGCTGCCTTCCATCACTGCGTTGCGAAACAGGCGATACTTCTTCGGTGGGAAGAACGCAGCCCACTTCTTCAAGAGGACGTTTCCACGACCAAGAATTTCGAGGGCTTTCTTCTTCTGGCCACCTGACAACTTGACGTAAGGAATTTCTTGAAAGTCCACGATCTTCTCCTTTGACGGTTGGGGATTCATCCTGATTAAGTTCGGTCATCCTATGAACCAAGAGAGCGCCGATGCCGTTTGGTTCAGCGCTCTCTTGGTTTATTTCAAGCAGTTGCCAGTTGTCGCTGCTGCTTGCGAGCCTGGGTATCGGCCTGATTAGCGAGACGTAAATCTCGTTCGGTCAGTGCTTCTTCAAGCGTGATTCCCATCACTTCAGCCAGCGTTGCCAGCCGCTCCTTGTTTTCCAATGCCGTTCCGTCGAACAGTCCCACCACCGACTTCAGACTAAGGACACGACGACGTTGTGCAGGTTCGAGGGAAATCGAAGTTTCCACGGCAGCGGTAAGCTGCGTAACCTGGGTTGTTTCCGACGAAGTTCCGACAAGTTGCGTCGTGGTTCCGTCATTTGCGACAACAGTATCGTTTGTTCCAGTCTGGCTGTCAAGCCCGGTTTCTTCCGGCTGTCCCGTGACCTGAGCCTTGTACTTCAATCCCAACTTGCAGAACCGGGTGACATTGCGCTTGCCCGACTGCCACGACTTGATACACTGTGACTTCAGGTTATCCGGGAGGTACGAAATCGCTTCGTGATCCCGAACCCACCAATATGTCTTATTGACACGTTCGGCCAGTTCCTTGAGCGTATATGGGCGACCCTTCGGGCTGTCAGAAGAATACAGCGGGTTGGGTTCCCCATTTACTTCGGGGGACTTTGTAGCCGGATTGATGCGGATTGTCAACATCTCGTGGAATGCCGTCGCCAGATCGACGGGGTTCATGTCGTTGCGGTCAAGGTTTTCGGCCAAACCCTGCTCGAAAGCGGCATCGACGCCGAGACGAGATTCAATACGGACACGAACCTTTTGAGCCACGCCGGTAATCGCTTCGGTCAGAGCGTAAGAAAGAATACGCCCTTCGCCCAATACGATGCCATAGCGTTGGACATATTCACCATCCTGCTTGGCACGGAAGGCACGAACCACTGGCGGCTGAAGCAGACCGTGTTCTTCGATGGAATGACGAAGGCCGTCAATTTCCGGGTGTTCTTCCTTCATATACGAGACGAATGCCTGCCGAGTTTCCGGCGACTGGCTCGCACTACCGTCGCTGTGGAAGAGATCGAGAACACCACGAAGAGAAGCACGAGGATTGTGGCTGACGGTAATATCGCCAAGAGCCACCAATTCTTCAACCTTTTCACCAGCCGTGTAATTGACAACTCGCTGCGACATGACCATTCTCCGAGAAACTGAAGGGGTTAAGTTCGTTACAGACACCTAGAGAACCAAATACGCTATTGGTTCAAGCCGAATTGGTATTTTTCAAAACGTCTGCCATCGCTTCATCGAACTTGGCAGTGAATTCTGTTTTTGCCTGTTCCAGTGCTGCGGTCCTGCCCAGCCGAATCTTGTCGTATTCAGCAAGGCGACCAGCATCTTCTGGCTTTGTCGTATACTTGTATCCGTAAACCAAATACGGAAAACCATTTGAGCGATTGCAGCCAGCAACAATATGCCGGAGAGATACTTCAGCCCCGTCGTGAAAATACGACAACATGGCAGTGAAATACTTAGCGGTTTTTGGCTGTGCCACTAACGCTGCATATTCATTGGCCCGGCGATCCTTGTCGTAGTCCCATTGAGCTAGGCGATCTGAATAGTTGTAGAACAGATCGGCTTCCTTGTCGCCGAAGATGGTTCGCTCTTTATCGGCCTGTGGCGAATTCCAATTCGTGTAGGTTTCAAGAACAGCGTCTTCACTGCGAATGACCGGACGCTTATACTTGCCGTAGCCATTCCTTCGAGCATAATCATGAATGGCATAATAAGGATTGTCGTTGTCATATCCAAAGATGAATTCGTCTTCGTCCATCACACGGTTCCGTTAGAAAGATGCAAGTAAGCATTCCGAACGGCCTCACGCTCGGCAATATCGGCCTCATATTCACCGTCTTCAGCCCGTTGTTCTTCACGATCTTCGGCTTCCATTTCCTGGCGGGCCTGATCCTCAAATTCGCCTTTGACAGCTAAATGAGGATAATGCCCACCATTCATATTGATCCAGCATTCTGGACCAATGCCTCGCTGAACGCTTTCTGGCGTGGTCAATACCCGACCACACTTGCCACATCGACCCTCATGGTGAAGCCCGAACCCCTTTTCGGTCATGGGGTTTACATCACCGGCCCAAATAAGAGCCAAGGTGCGATTGAGCAATTTCACAACAAGATTGTTGTCGTTCAACTTGCTCTTGGCAGTAGTCCGAACCTGTCCGTTCTCGACATTCAATAGGCCGAGATAGGAGTAGTCACGAGTATTGTCAGACCCGGTAAGGTACTTGACGAACCACGTTTCCTTCCACTTGCCTTCCGGGGCCTTATGGTCCACTCGGAAAGTGTAGTGTGGCTTGAGATTATGTTCGGCTCGGTAGCCTTCGGGGATTTCAATAGTGAAGATCGAACGACCCGCAAGAACGAATTGTTTCGTTACATTCGACATGGTATTGCCTTTTTGGAGTATTGTGCTGTCCACAAAAACCAAGAGAGGCGAACGTGAGTTTAGTTCACGTCGCCTCTCTGGTATTTTCCAAATTGACTAGAAGCTGGGGTCTTGGTAGGCATTTCGACCGTGGAACGAAAATACGCCGCCACCCTTGGTATCGCCCTTCTTTCGCCAGCGACCGTCTTTACGACGAGTCACGATGGTTTGGCAAGCATCCGGGTTAGGGGTGTATTCGTAGGTCTGAGACTCGGAGAACCCATTATTGTCGGTTCGCCGATAATTGTCGGCCTGAACCACAACACGAGTTGGGCTTGAGACTTCAATGACGGTATACGGGTAGCGGTCGCTGCCGATGCCATAAGTGGCACCTTGACCAACCTTAATACCGCCGTCTGGAACGGAACGATCAGTAGACATGATGGACCTCTCGGTGAGTTGTGAAAAGAGTGTTCACAAACCTAGAGAGCGAAAATCGCTTTGGTTCAATGCGATTTTGAAAAACTCAAGCGGGAGTAATTTTGACCTTGGCGGGCCGTGGGCGGCGGTCAATTTTCAATTTGAGGCCCTTTTTGTGCAGGGCATAGCGGATAGCAAGGAGGGCTTGCAGATATTCAGCTATCTCATCCGGTGCTTTTTCGGATAAATCTATACGGATGGGACTATTAACTGAACCTTTTTGCATTAACCACCTTTCTCCTGTTTAGGGTTGGACTATTATTTAGACATTTCAATTCAAAAACCCTAAATAACCGCATGATGAAGTTTAAGAATTGGCTACGATTAGACGAGATGCCCCACTTCTCTGTAAGTGGTGACATGACCATACCATGTCCGGCGCTTATTGCTGCTGGACTTGAGCTACCTTGCGTACCTGGACAACAAGTTGGCATGATCGACATGCGGTTTGAGTTCTATCCAAAAGGTGGGTTCGACTGGAACAAGCTCATTGGATATGGAGCCAAGTTTGTAGCGCCAATTCCTGGCAGCAGTGAGTATCTGGTGCGAGATCAAAAGGCACGTCTTATGATCGGCTCAATAGCAAAAGAATCTGGCATTCTGCCGGAAGACGAAACTCCTGGTTCAATATCTCCACAAGGTTATGTTTTGCTCCCACCGGATTGGTTAAAATATGCCATCCTGTTAGACAAAGAATACAATACAATTAAACAATAAAGGGGAGCTTTATGCCCAAGCCAATTGTCACCTTCGATTTTGATGACACCCTTTGCATGGAAGATGGAACGCCTAATCTTGTAATGATGGGTCTTGTTCACAAATATGCTGCCGAGGGATTCAAGTGCTATATCGTGACTGCTCGGAACAAGGCACACGAGTCTGTGAAATGGATCAACAAGAATGGCGGCACCAGAGTCAGAGTCAAAGACTTCATCAAAGATCATCAACTACCCATCAAGCAATGCCATTTCACCAACCATGAACCAAAAGGCCCATACTTAAAGAAAATTGGGGCTGTAAAGCACTATGACGATCACGACGAACAGCTTGCCTCTGCTGCTGAATATGGAATTGAAGCGATTCGTGCTTTGCTGCCAGAATTACCTACGAACCCATAACTCATATTGAGTGGGGATAGATATTTCGATATAAAAGGTCGAGGAGGCAAAAAATGGAAAGAGTCAGCATCATTTCGGGGAAACTGCCCATTATCATTGTGGCTCCCCACGGCTTCAATGACAATGATGAAAATACATCAATCGTCGCAGAGCATATCGCCAGGAGCATCAATGCTTATGCGGTCATCAATAGAGGCTGGGAGCGGGCCGATGAGGTCGATTATATGCTCGACAAGGCCGACTGCAACGATGTGAACCACTGCCATGAAGATGTGGTCAAGGAAGAGTTCCTAGACCCAATTTTGCGATATAAGAACAGAATCCTGCAAACCCACGAGGCTGTGTACATTTACCACATCCACGGAATGGGAAACAGGCACCGCAAAATTGCTGGTGATGATATGGACATGGTAATCGGATATGGAGCAGGCGCTCCCAATAGCCACACCTGCGAAGTCTGGCATAAGGATTTACTTTGCCATTTATTGCACGAGTCTGGCATCAATGCCTTCGAGGGCAAGAAGGGTGGACCAATGAGTGGCTGGGCCAGATCGAACATGAATCAGCTATTCAGAAAATGGTATCCTGAACCTGATGTGCATTCTATGCAAATAGAGATTGTGCATGATTTAAGGAATTGCAAGGATATGGCAATCCTAACGGCAGAGTATATTGCTGCTGCCGTGAAAGATATGTTGTCTGTTAAGAGCTTCAGCCCAAGCAAAAGCTACAAGGCTTACTGACCGCTTGGCTTTACGAACTTCTTCAAGTATTCCTTGTCGTCATCCGATAGTTCCAAATAGTGCGGCATCTGATCGAGGGTCCAATCACGATTGAAAAATATCAAGTGACCCTTGTTGTAGTTGTTGCGAACAATCATGAAGTTTTCGTTTAACAATAAGCCCATTAGGGTCAAGCGATCACTGTTCCATTGAACCTTAGTGGTCAGCTTGTCTAGCTTGGCTTTATTGTCAGCGTCTATTCTTTGAATATCAGAACGCAACGATGCAATCTCGGCGTCGTAGTTATTCGGCCCGCCACTTACAGAAGGTTGCTGAACAATAGGCTCATCACTTGATTTTGTACCTAATGAAGCAAACCAGGATTGAATCCTGCCGCCACTCTTGGCGTCATAGGCAAAAAGCGTAGCACAGCCCAGGATAATGAGCAGCACTAACATTACAATTGTGTTGTTCGTATCTTTCGGCTTTTCTGTATTGCGAGGCAGAGGTTGAATTTCTTCCACCAGTTTTTCTTCCCAAGTTTGTGTCGGCTTGGTGTTGTTGACTTTACCTTCTAGTTGTCGGCGAAGGTCAATTTCCCACTGTTCGAGTGCCATTACTCCTCCTTTAGTAGTCATGCACTCATATTTAGTGTGTCACCAATCGTTTTTGTTTATTGATAATAGCAGCCAGTTCCGGCACATTCTTAATAGTGCGAACTGCACGAAAATCATCAAGATGATCGTAGAGCCAATCAACAGCTTCTTTTTGGTCCTTCTGGAAGCGTTCCTTGGCCTCGGCTTTGAACTTTGCAAAGTCGGCGGTGCGGACGTGGGTTTTGGGGTTAAATGGCGTATACCAGTTGTTTTGTGGGGCAATATCCAGGTAATCGTCATATACCCAGGGAGTGATCTGAAACTCTTCTGGTATCAGGAATTCACGTCCACCCAGCCAAGTGGCGACACACCGATGGTGTCCGTCGTGAACAAAATCAAGGCCATCCTCGAACCGAGAAATGGCAATCAAAGGGGAAACCCTGGTTAGTTTCTTTTTCTTGGAATATTTTTCAAGATACTCCTGAGTCCAGAAACCACCTTCCTTAACGAAGGCGACCATTTCTTTCATTGTGTCCCAATGACGCAGATCATCCTGCATCACTCGGAGTTCTTTGAGTGGGAAATGGTCGCTGACGCCTCTGATTGAGATAGGCATTGCCTATTCCTTTGCTTTAACGAGACTGTGGTGCAATACCACAACATCATGCTCGAACAATTTGCACATCACCTTTTCTTTAGTCGCAACCAGAGGCTCCAGACAAGTTCCCTTTTTAATGCAGCCAACGTGCTTGTGGCCATCATCTACTGCATCATAAACAGACTTGCCGTATATCTCTATGTTTTGAGCCGAATATAGGTTAATGTCGCAGGCAGTCATTACTGCATCAGCAGTGGCCTTCATCTTCGCCAGCCGCTTCCTTCGCTGAGTCCCGGATAGCTTCGCACTAGGCCAGGGCTGTTCCAGCTTTACTCGTGTTTCTTCAATGAGCAAATGCAGTTTCTTTTTGGTGACTTTGTTCTTATTCTCATTATAGACATTTCGCAGTTCCCGAACGCCCTCCAAGGTCAAATTGGAGTGACCTTTTAAGTTGTTGCATACCAGACACATGGTTTGGTAATTGGAGTGCCGGTCTTCGCCACCGAATGCCTTGGCGTGAATATGGTCCTTGGTCATCAATATCAGCTTGCCATCTTCTTCGCCATATAGGTTGAAGTGGGGGCTTTTATCCGCAGGGTGACATTCCAAAAACATTCGAGTTCCAGGCAATCCACACGATACACAGGTCATGCACTCACGGAATATGAAATACCTGTGAGAATTCATCCTGACTGCGTGCTTGGCTCCCTCGTACTCGTATTCTCGTTTACTGTCTTCTTTGGTGATGAAGGGGATAACTTCTTCGATTGTGAATTCCCCAAGTTTGACCTTCTCGACCTTCTCCTTGAGTTTGTCTAAGCGAACTACAAGTCGTAAGTCGTTGAGGCCATCCTGATTGGGAAATTCTCCCAGGTGCTTGTTCGCAAGCTCCTGGGCTTCGTTATGCGGTAATTGTGTGTCGAAGTCCCACACAATCGTCGCAGTCGCTCGGTATCTCATACTTTATTGTACCACTGGATGTTGGAGTTGTAAATTCAGACCCCCTTCTCCTTTATCAGTCCACGGAGCATCCTTTTGACCGACCGTAGTTCCCTACGGACGGCCTTCAATTCAGCTTCAAGGCTTATATTTTTTTCGATGATCTCGTGTTCCAGGCTCAAGTCAGCCTCCACAAGCTCTTTGATCTCCCGGAAAAGACTCCGGTATATCATGTCTTGTTTTATTTCGCACCGGCGTTGTGCCATTAAGATAAATGGCGCTTGAAACGCAGCGATTAGCGATAGGAAAAGGTTCAGTAGGATAAATGGATAATCGTCCCATCTAATCCAACCTAAAAACGGAACTATATTGATCGTCACCCAAAGTGCGATCACTACGGCTCCTGTGATTATGAACCACCAAGAGCCACCAAATTTAGCGACAGCATCGCTGACTTTTTCCCCGAATGTACGCTCATCTGCTTCCATTTGGCTCCTTTGATGGTCATAAAGTTTCACATAACCTATCTACTGGTTTGAGAACCCTTTTGACCAAAGAGCCTGTTATTTCATTACCGATTGTTCGGCTTCAAGTTCTTCTTGGTGCATTCGGTTTGCCTCGGCCTGACTTTCCAACAAACGATATACAATCAGGCCACAATATGCTGCACCGACTTTATCTTTTGTCGTCTTCGCAAAGTTGCGTATAAAATACGCAACTGTGGGATTTTCAGTATCGAGTCGCCGCAATTGTTGCTTGACGTATTTGAGGTCGTTCGCTTTCTCGACCATCTCTTGTTGAAGAGAGCCGCCAATTTCTGGCTTTACGACGGGCAGGAATAAGTTCATGTTTGAAACCTCCGATATGGGCTGCTGGATATAGGCAATATCTCCAAAATATCGAGGTCGATCAAGTCTGATAAATAAAAAAGCCCACTGGTTATAACCAGTGGGCTTTACAATCAGATATATCTGACTGCTTGGCTTCCGATCTTGCCGATAAACCTTTGAAAGTTAATCTGCAATTCGGTATTGGCGTCCAGCGCCAAGTTCAACTATTTCCACGCCTTGGCCGTCTCGTAAAGGCGATCAATCTCTTCCTCGGTGAAGGGGAAGGGCTTCACGTCTTCAGGAGTCGGCTCAGGAGTTCGTGCCTGACGAGAGGCAAACAGAATCTTGTCACCGAAGCCATTATCCTTGGCAAAGCCACGGACAAAGCTGCCATACTTCACATGGCCCGGAACCTTCTCATGGAACAGAGAGCAAATTTGCGGTTCACTCCACGGCACAGGATTGCCAGCGGCATCCTTGACGATTTCCGTTCCGATCTTCATTCCATTGGCACCCTTAACTGCCCGCTTCACCACACGGTTCTCAGGCAGCTTGCGTTCCCATCGCTCCCAGGCACCAGCCAAGTGCTGTGCCTTTGCATACACTCCGTTGATGAAGCGGAGCTTCTTGCTGGCCTCACGGCTGATAGGGTGAAAACCCCATTTGCTTTGGTGAACGGCCTTCTCTGCGGTCATTGTCGTAGTCATCTCATTTTCCTTTTCGTATCGTTCGCCAAGGGTAAAGATCGGGGTTGCGGCGAGAAACTTATCCCGATCTGATTCATTCTGAAAGTAATACTCACTATAACCATAGTCGTATCCGGTCTTCCCTAACCAATATCCCATCCACGTTCCTTCGTGGCTGTGTTTTGGTACTTTCTCTTCGATGTACGCCTTCTCAGACCAATACACCCTTCGACCAGCTTGATTGTGATACCAGCCAGTTTGAATATACTCGGTCGCCAATACCAACGGGCAACCGGGATATTCCGATGATGAGTCATGGCATTCTTCACATTGCATCGGACCAATGTTCTGCCAACACCAACGATTTACAAAATCGTGTTCTGGATATGCCCCTTGAAGAATTACCGTGAACGGAAATCGCTTCCTGAATTCCTTTCTCTTTTCGTCACGGTCGGACATTCGTTTATCATGTGCTTGTACTTCATTCTCTGGACGATTAGTGGCGATCCAGTTTCTTCGCCAGTCTTCACTCTTGAAGAATTCCTCAAAGGTGGAGACGTGAATTCGCTTATATGGTTCTGTCATGCTATTGCTTCCTGTAAGTGCGCACCCTCTCCGGGATCAGCGTCCAATACAACGGACGGACCTTCGGCTGAGGATATATTTTTTGATTTGCCCTATGTGAAGCCAGAAAACAGCAGATCGTCGCTCAGGCAGTTATACCGGCGAAAAAACGAACGCTGATGCTCGAAAATGGGCTGGGTGGCGAAAGCGGTAAGTTCGTCACCACGGTCGGCCTCGAAAAATGGGCAGACCTGGAACCCCGAAGATTGAACACGACGAAGCGCCCGTTCGAGTTCTTGCTGATTACGGAATCCAAGCAAGACGAAATGCGGGTGGTCGAGTTCAGGGGTGCGAAGAGAGGCTGCTTCAAAAGCAGCGTGCGAAGCCTGCACAACAATTTGTGCTGGCGGCAAGTCACGACGGACAAAGATGTAAACGTGGCTCTTGCGGGTCGAAGTTGATACCTAGTGAGTCATGGCTTTCTCCAAAATTCTTGTGGGTTACTGCGATTATCTATTCTTCACCGCAATCATTCTACCATCGGTTTCCGGCTTTGTAAAGCCGGATGACCAATTTTATTCGCCTCGTGCTACCCGACAATCGTAGCAGTCGCACCGATACGGGTCCGATTCTTGCTTTTCTGGCTCTGCTGGACCCTCAAACGGCGTGATTTCCAACGTGGCAGGCCATTGCAGGTCTACAACTTTGGCATCCATTGGAATAGACCGTTGTTCTGGCGAGCCATAGGACTTTGGCTCCAGCAATGCACTGCGGAAGTCGCCAGCCTTTTGCCATTTGCCCTTTGGAATCTGCTCCAGCTTGGCTTCCTGCCATGCAGTCGCACCAAACGGCTGATAGTCAATATAGTGAAGGTGGCCCCACCAATGCGTCACCACGAAGTTGACCAATTCAGTCACAGTATTGAACTTCTTATTGTCCGAACTATGTTCAGTGCAAACCAGCCCTTTATTGGAAGCATAGTCAGTAGGCAAATACACCACATTATCGGATACATCGGCGAGTGGCTTCAGGTTCCCATATACACTGAGTCCTGAACCATAAATGCCAGGATATGAGAACTTACCCGAAGATAGTTTCACATATCGAACAGTGAAAAGAATGTACGGCAGTGGGACTCGAATTGTATTGCGAGTTTGGCTATACACGAAAATGCTACGCAGTTGCGGCTCTGCTTCCAGCACCACAAGGCCATCCTGTTTCCTGTCTAGGTGGTATCGCATTTTCATTTTCGCTCTCCCTCAGTGCGCCAATAAACCATTCGTTTTTTGAATCTGGAAACGCTGTCAACACAACCGGCAAAGCAACGTGTGCAAAGAATGCCGGGAAAGAGCCATCGCTGTAGCAGGCGTACAACTGATCGCCTTTAACATCAAATTCAATCATGCAATGCACCAACATACCATTCGTTTTTTCGATTTGCCTCGATCAACGCTGGCTTCGGCCAGTATTTCTTAATCAAGAGATCGGGATTGCGAAAGATGTATTCCCATCTTTCTAATTCCCGTCTTTGTTGAGTTTGCCTGTCAATGTCATCGTAGTAATCGTCGTAGTAACGATCTGTGTCCCATCGGGACCGCATCATGCGATAAACGACATAAACATCGCCATGCTCGTCCTTGAACGCAGTTTCGTAATCACTTGGAACAGGCAACCAATTGCCATCAACAACTTGAATAATGTCAAAGTATTGTTCGACAACTCTAATCATCTGCTCCCAGGAATCAACTGTAATTAGTTGTTCCCATTGACCTGTCATATCGGGATGAAGACGAAACAAAGAGAACATGATCTCTCGCAAGTAAAAGAGGCCCAGGAAGCGGAAATCCTGGGCCTCAGCAATGATGGGAGTCAAACTGAAACAGGAGGGCTACGAGCCTTCGTCATTGGTTCCTCAGAATCGGGTGATGTTCAATAGTCTTTTCGGAAATCTAATCGGAACCCCGGCAGCAATCTTACTGCTGGTGAGGCAGGCTGCAAAGCAAGGGTTTTCAGTAAACTATATCTTGCTTTACATATTCACGGCGGCGGGCCACGAATCATGCACGCTCCTATTCGTCATCGAGTGCGCCAATGAACCAAGGATTAGGGTTTCTTGGTGGGAGCAACTTATTGAGACGGTCAATGCCGCCTTCATTCATAGCTTGTCCCATTTCAATCCCCTTACGCAACGCCTCTTCAAATGTCGGAAACGTCGTGCCGAATACCGGGTGCGAACACCCGAACCATTCGATGATACGTCTACCAACATCACGATCAACATCACCAATCATCCAACCGACGTTATCATCGGCATGAGGATTGACTTGTCGATAGGCCGACAGAAACTCCTGTGCTTCTTCTGGCGAGCCAACCCTAGTGACTGCATCCAATAGATCGGTGTAAGCCGATAAGGTTCGCCCGTGCCAGTTCATTGTCCGACCGCTTTCAGTAAATCTTGCTTGGTCTTCACTCCGACAAAGCGTTCAACCACTTCGCCATTCTTGAAGACCAGGAGGGTTGGAATGGCACTGACGCTATACTTTGTGGAGAGATCAGACTCTTGGTCCACATCCACACCAACGACCTTGAATTGACCGTTGGCCTCATTGCTCATGGATTCCAGAACAGGCTTTATCGCACGGCATGGGCCGCACCACGTCGCCCAAAAGTCCACAATGACCGGCACTGCGGATTGAATGACTTCCTGATCGAATGTTTGAGAGGTTACTGATTGCATTTCGTTCTCCTGTTGTGATTCTACTACGGACTAACCGGCCTGTAAAATTCAGGCCGCTCTTTTCATCTTTAATGCCTGAGCAATTGTCTTCGGTTCACCTGCAAGTTCAGCAAGTATGCCATTTGTAGACAATAAATACTTGTTGTTAATCTTCAAAACAAGTACCTCTTGCACAGAATACATGCCCTGCTGAAATCGCTTGGACTCCTGTTTGCGGTATGCTTTGAATTCACCTTGGCGAGACAGCTTGCAAGGCTTAACAAAGACATACACTCGGCGTTGAAGATTTACAACTCTAAATGCTTTCTCCAATACGTTTGGGTCTGGCTCGTGATCGAGCGACATAAACGGCTCAGTGGGATCGGCCTCATCGGGTTCAATGGTACGATAGTCAGCATCGTCGTAGAACAACCCGCTTTGAGTGTCCTGCCACATATGCTTGTATACACCAGGACGCCACAGATGGATATGCTCCATTGTCAAATCTTCAAAGTGAACATACTTTGACAATTTCGACCGTGAAACATTAGGTCCGGGGCAATGCTGTCGCACCAAAGATTGGTGGGCGCTGGTGGAACTGCTGTACTTGTCGTCGTTCCTAATGAACAGCCGCTTCTTGCCTTTTTCTCCCAAGTGCTTCGCCATTGGGAAATGGCTACCATAGCTGAAGATTATGTCATCAATACAATAGACACGACTGCCCGACCAAACAACACGGCCTTTGTGCTTCTTGTTTGGTTGACGAGTGGCAAACTTCCTTGCGATCTCACTGTGTTCGGACATGATCTAATTCCAAGATGGGTCAAATCCCGGTGGCGTCTTAGGCACCCAAGGATGTTTCGACGTTGACGCAGGTGGCTCAGAAGGATCAGCGGGTGGTTGTTTGTCAGCGACCGATTGTGCAAGTTTATTCAGTTCTTCCGGGTTGAAGAATACATCCGGGGTTGCATCAACAACAGTCCATGCACCACTCTGAACTTCGTATTCCAACTGCCCTGCGCTCCATGCTGACAGGCCGGTGAAAAACCGGAACTTATTCTCGTCCAACTTGCCCGCTTCGATCAAATTACCGAAGGTAAATGGAGAACCAAAATATAGGCCCTCAGTGATTTTCATTCGAGCGACCGGGCTGGGAATATCATCTTGATAAGCTGGCTTCTCTTCGTCTTCGCCAAAGAGGTTGAAGCTGGACGGGATTCCCAGGTCGTATTCGGAACCCTGCTCTTGTCCTTCGTGGATATTGAGGAATTCCTCATATCCATGCAGGAAAATAATGCCCGGCGTCTGGCACGGGCCACCAAGGAACAGAGGAACGGATTGCAGTTTTCCGTTCAGGATCATGTCCTTCGCCTCGGCAAACGTGCCAGAAGGCGCATTGAATATATCTTGCATCTGGCCGAAGCCAATCTTGCCAACTTCTCTGGAATTGAGGATGACGCCTTGAGCGCCTTTCTCATTGTGTACAAACAAAAATACAACGCTCCCTGCAAATACAGGGTCGTTAATCATCGAATTGGCAATCAGTAGTTTGTGCTTGTACATTGTATGCTCCCTTTGTAATCTACCACAAAACTAAGGTTTTGTAAAACTTAGTAGAGTTCGATTTCCTCGGTAATGTCCACCTTGGTATCGAATCGGAAGATTCTAAATGTAATCCCACTCGCCATAGCAATTTGCTTGGCAATAGGAAGAAGAGATTTGATGCGAGCAATATCGGCTCCGACCATTGGTAGCATCATCATTTGCCCGGCGATAGGCACGGACATTCCCATAACGCCTTCGCCCTCTTTGCCTTGAGCGAGATAGGCATAGAGGGCTTCGATTTTCAGGTCAGGCGTACCGCCAACTTGTTGGAAATCACTCATTAGATGGAACCCTTACTGGCTGGAGCGCCAGTCGATTTGCCTTGCGTAGCATCGCTCCGCTGGCTTGGAATTGATACGATACGCCAACTTGAATATCGTCATGACACCAATACGAATTCCAAGTATCAACATCGCCAGTTGGCGATACAGTACGAACTCGATACATCTTGTTGCCATCGTAATCAAGGTCAGTCCACTTGTCAGTGACTTCAGCCTCAAAGGTCTTGCCGGTGAAACCGCCGACTGCGCCCACAACGAGGGCCACAAGAATGGCGATAATGCAAAGAACAACCAACAACTCGATCAGCGTGAACCCGTTTCTCATGGGAAACTCCTATCTGTGATGAACACTACCACCAGCGTCTACGTCGCCGCCGATGGACCCGCAATTAACGCTGCCGCCTGCGTCTACATCACCACTCACGTTTCCACAATTGACGCTGCCGCCTGCATCAACTTTGCCGGACACTGAGCCTGAAACTGTTACACCGCCACCAGCATCAACTGGTCCCGTATCGCCATGAACAGTTACATCGCCACGTTCAACCTTGACGTTGGCAACACCACCAGTGATCTCGATCTTGAATTGCTTCGATTCATAGCCATCGCCAGTATATTCCTGGCCGTCAACATACAAGACGTTATTGATGATGCTAACATTGGCACCATTAGGTACATTAAACGCCTTACCATTGACATGAACTTGCATTGAATTGCCCTTTGTGAAAATGCTCCGTACAGGACTCGAACCCGTCTCTGGGAATTTAGAGTTCCCGGCACAACCTCTATACCAACGGAGCTAGTTACTTAGTCACCACCGCCACCACAGCCACCCCCGCCACAGGACGAGCCACAGGATGAGCCGCCACCACAAGATGCTCCACCGCTGTCACCATGCCCGCCAGTGTCACTATGGCCTGCGTCATCGCTATGAGTGTGACTGCTATGACTGTGACCGCTATGAGTATGGCCAAAGTCACCACCGCCACAAAATACGATGGGCATAAATGTACCACAGCCCGGATCAGTGCTGGATCGGGATGCCGCTTTGTCCTTAAAGGCCGTGCGGTACATTCCCTTGGTCTTTTCATAAGCCTGAACTTGAGGCCGAGTACCAACCGCCAGATGCGGATTATGATGAATGAACTTGCCGAAAATATCCTGGCAGTCCTTTTCGTACCGAGCAGTATCCAGAATATGCTCGTGCCACAGATCGTCCAGCTTATCGTTCCAAGGAACGACAACTTCTCCTGGATTAGTGGCAATTAGATACAAGAATTGCTTGTATTCTTGTTCGACGGCATCCAAGTCAGTGCGTAGGTTCCACCACCAACCCTTTTTGGATTTCAACTTGGCCTTGATTGCCTCAAGGTCAAGTCGGTCGATCTTTTGCCAAGTATCCAAGCTCATGTTTTTACCTCAAGCGTCCCCGGTGGGAGTCGAACCCACAACCAGCAAATTTAGAGTTCACCGCTCTGCCAATTGAGCTACGGGAACAGACACATCCCTAGAGAACAAAGTGGTCAAATGGTTCATGGCGATATTCTACCACGATTCAAGTGGACTGTAAAATCGACTCGACTCGAATGTATAAGTGTTTAGGGGCTTCTGCGAAGTATTTGAACAACGCCGGGCAAAGCCAGCCATCTTGTGTCGATCCATCTGGCAATATCGCCCGATACCAATTGCCGCCGTCGCCTTCTTTTAACCAATCGCCTTTGGCGTGATAGCCTGGAAACGGCGTGGGTGAAAACAACAAGTTAAATCCCTTGTCTGGATTGATGATCTTGTGTTCCTTGTGCAATGCCTGGAGTATTTCAGGCACGCCTGCGATCAAGGCTTCTTTGACGAGTCCTGTTCGCTCGTCATCGAATACCCAAATGCCGTTCCACAAATATGGGGAGATCACGACAATGCTGTTGCTCATATACCTATTTCCTGTCTGAACTTTGAAATAAACTCCATCGGAATCCAATTGGCACATTCGCCGTGTTGCGACAAACTCGCCAATTGGTCATACGACAGCCACTCCCAACCTTCACACTTTTCAGGTTCCATATTCTCGGCCTCGCCTTCGATCCAGTCGGCGACCATGAATATGGTAATGTAGTGCTTGTTGTATTGTGGCATTATGTCATTGGTGACGAACCAATCAGTACGAGTTGGGTTATATCCCTTACGAACTTGCACTTTAATGTTTTCACCACACTCTTCGCCAAGCTCTCGAAGCACACATGCTTCCCAAGTCTCATTCCAATCCAAGTGGCCACCTGGAAACGAATGCAGACCTGCTGCATGTGAGCCTTTACGCCTTCCGACGAGAACCCTTCCGTTTTTTACGACGATGAGGCTGGTCCCTACTCGGACGTTCTGGTTCTGCGGGTTCTGGCTTTGGCTTTGCGGGTTCTGATTGATAGTCGAAGAACTGCTCATTTTTTGACACTCCCATCAATTCGTGGATGACCATCCGATCACGGCGATCAATAAATCTTTTAACGCAGGGTGCGCCAACAGACGCCTTAGTTGCCAGAATCCATTCTTCACAATCATGTGAGTGCATTTGAAAAGACGATTTCCAAAACGCATTCATGTGGGCTTCAACTAATTCCCTTACTGATTTATATGGCCCAATGCTCGGCGAACCAGAGCCTAAACAAAAAGAATAACCTTCTGCATAGTTGCTCAATGGTAATCTGCCGACCGTGCCATTGGTTGATTCAAGCCGATCAGCACTAAAGCCAATACACGCCGGAGCCGTCGCAACATACGTTTTGCCATTTGGTGATATGGATTCCATATACCTAACCAAAAAATAGGTATATGGAAAATATAGGCATATTGGTTCATCACCAGCAAGAACCATTCTTTTGCCCGGTTGAACCTCAACAACAACTGTCTGAGTTCTTCCTTTTCCTGGCTCATGAATATGCCGAGTGTTATTCGGATAGTCGCCCTTCAAAACTTTTAATTGAAGTTTGACCGACGTATTGACCAGCCACCAATTTTGGATTCGCCAATACAGGCGACGTAGCCACATTGTCTCCCTCAACATCGCCATCGCCATCCTCACTCATATAGGTTACTCGCAATGCGAGTCTGTCTCTTTGTCCAAAAATCATTTCATCGACCAAGGCTTTGCGATCTCGAACTTGAATGTGTTTGCCATCGCAGATCATATCAGATTTATCTCCGATATTGAGCAACAGCCAGCAACCATTGTTGTACTCGTCCAGAATGTCTGCATCATTCAATTGGACTGAAGCCATGATGAAACCGATCATTTTAGTGAATTGCCAATGCCCAAATTCCAGGTATTGGAATTAGGCTGAAGAGGGTTAGGAAGCGATAGTTCGGTCGATTTAGACCGGAGTGTTTCCATCGCTTCGGACATAACATTCATCGCCACAAATTCTGTCTCCGTTGAAAACGTGACATTCCTTGTGTATCCGAAAAAGCGTTTCAAATCAATATCACATATGACATGAATGGAGAGCCAGTTTTGGCCTCTTAGTCCTTGAACAAAATTAACTGCTTGTGGCAAATTCAATTCAGGGTCAATCAGCGGCAAACACCATTCGATTTGGTCGCCCATCACTTCGTTGATCTCGCTCAAACTATTTTGAATAAGTCGAGGCAACTCTAGTCGATCCTGTTCTGTTCTCACAACTTCGCTGCCATATACATCAGCATCTATGTTGGCAGAATATTCTCTAAGGTTCCCAGGAGACACACGAGCCGCAATATAAACTGGATCACGAACCGCATCATTCATGCGTTCAAAATCGGCATGGTCAAACTTGCTTTTGTTCTGTTGCAAGTACCAGCGTATTCTAACCAATACAGCACACAAAGGACTTTGTGATGGTGATCCGACAAAATTGATTGGTTCAAGCCACGTTTGCATGTCGTATGTCCATAAAAAAAGGGACGGCAGCGGATTATACCACTGCCGTCCCACCGTGTAAAACAGAACTCTGGACCTTACTTATCCTGGCCTTCTTCGGCCTTCGGAGCGGCTTCGTCCGTCCAGTCGGTCTTCAGCTTCGACATGGCCGCTTGCACAGCGTCCGTGGCCTTCTTCAAGTCCTTGCGAAGCTGCGGCAAGGTCGTCTTCTTGAGGGTCTTGATCTGACCTTCGGCTTCAGCCAACTCGTTCTTCGAGGTATTGGCTTGAGCAGCGTGCAGGCTCGGAATCAAAGCAACCAACCGTTCCTGTTCCTCGGTCAAAGTCGAAACTTCTTCCTCGGCTTCGTTGATGCTGTTCTGGACGGCATCGGCGGCTTGCTGTGCCTCGATGACGGCCTGAATACCCTTGTTGCGACCCAGCGGGTGATTGACGATCACGAAGTTCTGTTGCAGCCAATACGGGTTGATTCCGTATTGCTGTTCCTGAACCAACTTTTCCGTCACAGTCACAACCAGCGTGCCATTGGAAGGCAGAGTCGTGCTGACTCGGCATCCAAGTGGAGTATCGACGGAAGTTTGCTGTCCTTCATCGACGGACACACTCAGCTTACTTCCACCCCATTGGCGGTTGTGTTCGATCTCGAACTGGAAGTCCTCGCCCTTGCTGTTCTGAATCCGATACTTGGTCTGCTGAGTCGTCAGTTGCTCACAGTAGACCACGCCTTCGGCAATCTTAATCCGAATACGACGAGACTCGACATTGCCAGCATCACGGAATGCCTTGACGCCAGTTTCGACAGCGTGGACCAAGAAGGTTTCTTCGCCCTGCTTGGTGTTTTCCAACACACACTTGCCTTGACGGTCGCCATCCACATAAACCTCACACACACCCTTGCTCAGAGAGTTCGGCGTGGTGTTCTTGAACTTGATCGCCGTATACGGACGACGTTCGTTCTTGGCAGGCTTATACAGAAGCACAGTCTTGGCATCTTCCAAGGCAAGATTGCCCAGGCCGATGATGGCCGACTTGCGACTGAGAATCGTCACCGGATTCGGTGCAGTGAACACCGAGAAGTCGCCGCTCTCACGAACATCAGCAGACTGCACAGCAGCAACCTGCAAATTGTTGAAAGAACCACCAATAGATTCCATGCCACCTTCAGGTGCATAGTCGGCTTGAGCCGACTCGAAGCTACAAGCTGCTGAGGCCGATGCTGGCATGGCCATGCTTCTCATTGCCTTTGCATGACGCTGACCACCGCCACGATCAGCAAAACTGACCTGCGAAGGAACAATGGTGTCTTCAGCACCAACTGCGCCAGTTGCACTGTCGGAGACGACGTTGACTCGACTACGAGTCGGACGACGAATATCGGCAATGTCAGTCGAGAAACTGATCGGCTCACCCGTGATAACGGACAGCGTGACTTCCTTCCAGTCATCATCGGTGTCGTTGTCCACAACAGCCTGACGTTCCAGAGTGGCGATGCCCTTGAGCAATCGAATCTGGTAACGAGTCTTCCATGCCGCACAAGGCGTTGCATAGGAGACAGCAGCGGCGTCAGCACCTTCATTCGGCACAATGGTCAGATCGACGTTTCGGCTATCCGGCTTGATGGCCGCAAAGCTGGCTGCGAGGGACTTGTCAATTTCCGACTGAACGAATTCGTCGGTAAACTTCAAGGAAGTAATGTCGGCTTCCTCGAACTGCTTGATACCTTCAGCCGTTCCCAGGAGAATGCGGAACCGTTCAAAGACGGAGCCGTTGGTTTCCTGTTGATAGGTCTGGATGCCGTACACCCGACCCTTGCTGACGGCGTTATTGCCTTGGGTGATCTCGGCTTCAGCGCCCCGAAGTTTCGTCGCCAATTCCTTCAGTACGTTCTTTCCGTCAAGGGAAAGCGTCGTCGGATTGGAATTGGTCGGCGTATAGTTCGGCGGGTCAGGCAACGTCACATTGCCCAATACACTGAGGGACGACACAACATCGTCCAGATCGTCCTTCTTCACCGGAATCGTAACCTTGAGAGGTTCCTTTCCCTTGAGCCGATAGCCCTTGGTGATGACGGCAGAACCGTTACTGTAAAGTTTCACACTGTTCATTGGAACTTCTCCTGGCTTCTTCTTCGTACTCCCGCACTGCTGCATTTGCAGCTTCTCTCAGCGATAGCCCCTGCGGGTCTTCGAGCGTACCGCCATAGCAACTACATTGCTTTCTTTGATGACCTACCGAACCCAACACGGATCGGAGGAAACAATTCTTATGGTAGTAAGATAAAATCTCACTGTCCATAGAAGTCGAGCCTACAGACAATGATGCTGTAGGCAATCCTAAACCTTGTTCGCCTTCAACGAAGCCTTCGTTGCACCAACAACATTCCGATCCAACTGGAGTCGGAATATGCTGACCCTGTTCGGTCATATAGGACCAGGATTCGCCGAAGTATTTTGTCACTTAATGGCTACCGTATTACGTTGCACCGGGTCTTTTTGGGGACCGCCCGGCTTGCTTGGATCACTCTTTGCGCTCATTGGCGGCTTGGCTTCTTCGACCAGTTCAATACGCTCGTACTCGAACGCATGACCGTCGATTGGTTCGCTCTTTTCGAGAGCGGTTGCTTCGATCTGGATCGTTACGTTTCCCGAAATCCAGATAGTCTTGGCGACTGCTACGCCAGCGAATCCAGTGATGGAATCTTTGACTTTATTGCCAAGTTGGATGCCTACGCCACAGCGAGGCTTTGAGACAGGAATTTTGGTTTCATCAACCGGCGTGATCTCTTCTACACGCTGTTCATCGAACCATGATGGCGCAACTGGTTTGCCGTCCTTGAGTTCTTGAGATTCGATGACGATACGGGTGCATCCGTATAGCCATTCAGTTCGAGCAATCGCAATGCCGGTAAACCCGGTAATCATATCCTTTACTTTACTGCCCAAGTCAATCATGGTTGCTCCGATTGGGGGAAAAGGCAAAGTAATCCATCAGGCCAGATTCTACCATGATAATTTGGAGTTGTAAAGTCAATCTTTTGGCTTGATCCAGCCACTTCATTTCTTTTCCTTTTTCTGACGAGCGACTTCTTCTTTCGCCTGCGCCACAATCATGGAAAGATTCGTTCTTACCGCCGCTGTATTGCCTTGTCGGAGCAAAACCTTGGCTTCCTTGGCCCACTTCAATATGCTGTCGTAACTACTCATTTGGAAGTCCTACATGCCATGCGCTATTTTTGTCGTTATCAAGTGCCAAGTCCTGCTGGAAATGTCGGACATAATCTTCAACCAATGCCCATTTGGTTCCGGTGCTGACCACTTTGATTGCTGGATCAATCCAGTAAATATGGTCAATGCTATAACAAGCCACCAGACCATAGTTGCTTGCTTCACAGGTCTTTCTGATGGCCTCGGTTTGTTCAAACCCCCAGGAGTCTACCGTCAAGATTGCATGGCTGTTCTTGATTAGAACCTTAAACGGCTCGAACATATCGGCGTCTTGCATGAACTGCGTCAACATCTTGTCGCTAAAAATAAATGCTACTCTCATTTCCAATCGCCATTGTTTAGGATGACAGCGCCTTTGCCTTGAAGATCAATCTCAGTCAAATCAAATTCATTACAGTCTTCGACTGGAATGCCTGCCTCTTGAAGTTTCTGATCCAGCAAGCGACGAGCCTCACGTTTATCGGCAGCAATTATTACCGATGCAACGCCAACTGGCCAATATCCTCGAAAATTAGTACAGGCATAAACACGGTTCATGTTTTGGACGCCTCTGTAGTTCTCTGGAAAGATGTTGAGTTTATCCCAAGATGGCTTGCCAATGACAAAGAATTGCCAAAAGTAACGCTTCACTTTCTTGGGAATAACATCGGCCTCACCAGATTTTTCAGTGACAAGGATATTCAGTTTAGAACTATCTTCGCCATCACGAACCAATAGTTCGCCAACAGCATTGGGCTTTATCGGATGCTTGTCATTCCAGCCAATTGGCGACGTATCAAAAGAAAATTCACCGACGACACGAACGCCATCGGTGTAATTGGCTGGATTGTAATTGGGGTCTGGTTCTGCCCAATCATCATCTTCGTGAATATCAATCTGAAGTTGGACATTACAAGATATTCCCTTGTACTGTCCAAACTTGAGATCGCCAGATAGTCGTAGATTTTGAATCATGTCTTGATTCTACCACGCATCAACGACTTTGTAAATTATCCGAATAGATACCCTCATGGACAACTATGACAAAAACGCACCAGAACCATACGGTGCGTCTTATTGGGAAGACTTCGTTTATATCGCCGTGATTATTGGCACGGTGCTTCTTGGGTATTTCCTACCCAAGTGGCTCGGTTAAGCGTACTCTTCATTGGCCCCGGTTTTATACAGAGGGCCATATTCGGCATCAACTGCATCCCAGAGTTGATTAAACGACACTGCCGGGCCGACGACATTGGAAGTCAGGGCTGTGAGTCCCATCTGCTGATTTGCGTTATACGCCATCCACAGCGTTGCAGGAGCGGCTTGCTTGTCCATGTCCTTGTAGAACTCGTCGGGGATAGTGCGCTGCACTGCAACCCAACCGCCGCCCAAGTGGATAGCACTCTTCGGCGTAAATGCACGACCCATGAATATCCAGGTCGGCGTGCCTGCCTTCCAACCATCATGGATAATCCTCATGGGACTCTTGGGTTGGCCGGGGAATGCTGGAACGGTATGCCCGTCTTTAAGAGAGTGGCTGGCGATGATCTGATCCACCAGTTCAAGTTCATCAGCATCCAGCTTTTCGTCAGAGACAAACTTCTGAATAAGTGCATATCCAAAATGCACCCAATTGGGTTCGAGGGTGCCGACCACCATTCTTTTGCCATTAGGCATTTCTGGATCGTCAGCAAGTTCCGCAGGCGGCAGTTGCCGACTTACATAATGATCCCATACAACCTGGGCCTTGGCCTTGTTAGTCGGAGCCGCCGCTATCGCTGCGCTGAGTGCTGTTTCGATCATGATAGAGTTGACACCTTCTGTTTGACATTGTAATCGGAGTCGGACAGCAGGAATTGTTTCAGACGTTCATCCGTCAGATTGTGACGAATATACAACTGAACTTTATTGAGCGATCCCTGCCATTTCACATAATTGCATTTCAGGGCGAAGAGTCCTGTGAACATATCACCCAAGCCATAGGTGAGAATGGCAAAGGGCAGTTCGGGACGAAGCAGAAAAGACTCGATGATGGAAGTAGTGTCGCTGCCGTCTTTCTTGCGACCCACGACCATACTGCCGTGCTTGTGCTGGCCCTCGGAAACGATCTTCTCGAAGCCCTTCTCTTCCAATTGGAAATTCTCACTGGCCGGGATATTTCGTGGGAAGAGATTTTCCTCCACGGCGTATCCAATAGAACCGACTTTGGAAAGTACCATCGGCCCCGACTTCTTGAGAGCCTTGAATGTCAGAACACAATTGCCATTTTCCTGGCGAGTGCGAGTGCAGTCAAATCGGTTGACGCCACGCCCCAGGAAGTGACTGGCTACCGACTCCACTGCAAATGCCACTTCAGTCAGTGTCGAGTCAGCGGTGATGCTGGCAGTGCAGGAATCGAGGTCATAGCTAATCAGGACGTTCATTATTAGCTCGCTGAAGTCGTTTGGCGGTCATGAAGGTGGATGCGTTGGCGAAGATGGAGCAGGGGACTTCGTGCAATTCAAGGTTGGCAATGAGGGCGATGGCGTCTTCTTTGGATATTGTTACCTTGATACCGGCCCGCTGATTGCACAGCCGGTATTCGTCATGCCATCGTGATATGATGCTGAACCCGAAGCAGCGGGTAATATGCTTGACGTTAATCTTGCATTCACCCGTGAGAGGTAGCTCGATGATGCCATCCTTGAGTTTCATGTCTGCTCGATGGTTTTTTCTTTGTAAACGGCAATGACGGCTTGCATCTCTTCAAGAGAAGGCTGCACGGTGCCATCACAAATGGCTTCAAACAATTGGTCTTGTGCGTCGAAATCATCCGGGTGCATTGCTTCACAATAATCTTCGAGCAAACGCTTGACCATTGCCATGACAATCTCCCTTGTGCAAGAATTATACCACAGCCCACTCATGCTGTAAAGCAAACTATTCCCAATGGTCTTGCCAACCAGTGCCGAACACTCGCCGAATTTCGGCTAGATAGGCATTTGTCTTGACCTTCCTCATCCAGAGTTTATGCCCCTCGCCGCCCTTGGCGACGATCCCTTCAAATACTGGATATTTCCCCGCCCGAATATCTTCTACGAATTCTTTCGTGAATCTGCCTTCGTAGATTATTGCAGGGATATGCAAATGCGAGAAATGTTTAATGAATTCAACGGGTGACAGAAACCCTCGCTTATGGGGGTTGAAATCAAACAATACTACATCTTTAGGATCGTTCGAGACGCCTTCTGCCAAATGCCCAATTTGTTGCATATACAGAGCGTCATGTAACCCACCAAAACTAACCGGCCCCAGGTACTCAGCGTATGCAATCGCTGATTCTACCTTAGCAAACTTGTCCGTCATTACCTTAGACAAACCCTCGCCGTATTTGTTTAAGAATATATCAATAGCATGACCATACTCTTTATCACTACGGTCGAACATCCTGTTCCGTGTGCCGAACTTGTACCAACCTTGTTTACGATTCCACTCGAATCGAAGATTCGAGCCGTCCAGCTTGTTAAACGCTATACAATGATCGCCCCACGGCGTATCTTCACTGTACGTTCCGAACATTTTCGGATACCACTTCATTTTTAGGCATACCAAAGTGCGGCATATCGCCCAACCACATACCATGTTCCCGGCGTAATCGTTTCAATGAATTCCACGTCTAGTGCAGACAAAACTGCATCTGACGGGTCTTCATCAGGGTCAACAGGTGGTAGCGAAGTGCCTCGGTCACTGACTAGGGTTATAGCGTCACCCTTAGCATTGAATGTTACATTACTTACGTCGAATATAACATTAGATGTTGAGCCATTTGGAAGTAACTCAATACCATTGCTAGGGTCCACGCAGACAATATGCAACTGACCCAGGTAGTCACGGGTCGGCGGCAAAGTAACAGCAACATGATTCTTGCTGGCGTCAACTAAAACTAGATACTCATCCGAGTCTACTACTCCGCTCTCGGTCAGAACTCGAACTTTTCGGCCTTGGCTCTTATTGGCCGTGATGACCAATTGTTCACCGTGAGGACCGTCTTCAAGTTCAATGTTGACATTTTCGCCTGCCGCAAACTTGTTGCAAATGTAATTATCTCGCCAATCTGTTGGCGAAATACGCAGTACGTTACGACTTTTGAATAATCCCATAGATAATTTCTCCAATAGGGTCTTGATGAATTTACAGAACATATGCAGCCCCTACAGGAGTATTATAGACTTGAATTGCTCCCCTATTTATCTTGTCGGCAAACAAAAAAAAGCCCCCGGTCAATTTTACCTGACCGGGGGCCTCAACCGTGGCCGAAGTCCGTTTCCGACCTCTACCCGAACTTTAGTCGTCGCTGTCATCAGAAGTCGTTGTGCCGAGAATTTCGGCGGCGGCTTCGATCTTACGACGGGTCTTATCCGTTTCAGTGTCGCTCAGGGCAAATTTCAGGAAGCCCATTGCGAAGATTGGCTTGATGACCTTGAACACGCCGAGAAGCTGTTGCACATTCTGGCAATAAGTTGCCACCCGGTCATAGAAACCACCCTTGACGGTCACGCCGTTCCGACTTTCGATAACGATGGCCTGTTCATCCGGGGTCAGGGGTTCCGGTGTATCGCCCGTTCCGTCCCATACGAGGAAAGCGACCAGTTTAGACCCTGCGGCCTTCTCAGCAGCAGTGGACTCGATCCACTCACGCTTCTCGCCGAAGTGACCTTCCAGCAAATACTTCGGGTCTTTGACTTCGGGAGTCGGGGAGAAATCCAACTCACTATCCACCAACTTTTCGGCGTCGGTCGGGTGCAGACCAACCCCGGTCAGAGCCGAAACAAAGTGGTCACGAATGTCCACGTCGCCGGTCGGCAGATCGAACTTCTTAAATCGGTCCTGCAAAGAAAACTGGAATTGGTGATCGGCGGTCTTGCCGTCTTCTTTCTTGAGAATGACCAGCGGATTGCTGGGCTTGCTCTTGTTGGCGAATAGACGTTCAGCCATCACGCCGATAGCGTACTCGCCGAATTCGTTGCGACCTTGTTCCACTCGCTTCTCAACCGGCTCAAGCACAGCTTTGCCACCGACCCACCGAAGGGCATCGGCAATAGCCTCATCCGTCAGAGGAAGTTCCCATTTCGTAGCTTTCGCCGAAGAAGCAGGCTTTGCGGGCTTGCCAAGAGCAGCCAGTTTGCCGAGAACGCCAGCAGCAGCACCCGAATTCTTACCAGTAGCCGGTTTGGAAGAAGTAGCCATATTCGTCATAACTCCAGCGGAGGAAACAACAACCGTTGACAAGTTTACCGGACCTTACCGCTCATTGCGAGGCCGGGTCAACGATCTCATTCCCGATGAGTGATTCTACCATCTTTTTGTCGGGTTGTAAAGCCGATTACACAAGCCTAGAGAACAATCTAGTCTTTTGGTTCACTTCGACTTGGCAAATTTCTCGTAAAACTGGTCGGCGATCTCCAGAACCTCGTCTTTATTCTTCAGCCCATCAACCAGATGATCCGGGAAAATGCTTGCACCGTGCAATGCTCCCAATAGCCCAGCCAGCATCGAGCCATTACTGTCAGCGTCACCACCAGCACTCACACAGTCATACAGACTTTCGATGCTTTGTGGATTGCGAAGGAACCATGCGTATGTAAACGGCAAGCTGTCGTAGACATAGCAGGAGCCACCGCCGAACTCATCTGGGTCAATAATGCCCTGCGGGGTATATGGCTTCTTCAATCGCTCAAAACGAACCTGCATATCGTCATTGAGCGTCCCAGGACAATACTGGCGTCCGATCTGAGCAGCGCCAATAACGACATTCACGAACGAATCAGGGTCGAAGGTTTCAGGGGTGACACTGAAACACTTCAGCGTGGCGAAGGCATGAGCCAGACCACTCGTCACTGCAATACTCGTGTAGTGCGTCATAATCGCCATATCAGCGATATTCTTCACATGATCGTCCCAAGGCGGGTTGTCACAGCTTGGATTCGTCAGGGCCATATAAAGCCCCGCTGGTGACGCCTTCATGGAAACGCCGTTGCCCAAGCCTCGATTCTTCTCGGTGGTCTTGCCAGCCTCTTTCCAGTGAATTCCTTCAACAATACGAGCAACAGCTTCTCTGGTTGAGCCGCCCCAGCCACGAACGCTGATTGCGAATTCCTTACCGTGTTCAACAGCAATCTCGTCCAGATCGAACTTGCCGGTCGTAATCATGGCACGAGCAACGGCCTTGGTAAGCTGCCAGTCGTCGGTCGTGGTGCCTTTATGGTCGTTCTCGAAATACTTGTGAGAACTACAGTTTTGGTAGTCTTCAATGCGACCATACTTCTCAGCAATATGCTGAGGTTTGCACATTTCAACTGGCTTGCCGAGTGCATCGCCAATAGCGACACCCAGGAAATTGCCTCGGACTTTATCTTTTAGGGTAATCATTTGTTTGTTCCGTATTGTGTTCGTAAATTGCGAACTTCGTCTTCTGTTAAGAAATCCTTGAACATTACCAGCAGTTCATCCAAGGTTTCATACTTGAAGTCGCCCGCTCGCAATCTGTCTAGTGCGCAATGTGACAGCCAGCCATCACACACTAAACATTCGCCATTATGGTCAGGGTTGCAAGGTTTATTTGCGTCCATAGTCAACACCTTCGCCAACCTTGAACACACCTAGCTCTTTGCGATCCTTTTCGAGCAAGTGTGCGAAATCGGTTGGGAAATCCATATACTTGGTGTCAGGACTTCCCGGCTCTGGCAACGTATCAGGATAATGAGGCGTCCACAAAATAAGAAAGTCTTTTGGATATGGAACGCCTTCCAAGACAATTGTTTCGCCGTCTCGTGTAACCATGTCGTGCTGCCAACAATCCAACTCTTCGTCCATCATGTGGGCTTCGATATTGGATTCCCACTTATCAGTGGTCATCAGGTTGGCCGCTTCACGAGCGATCCACGCTATTTGTTCTTTTTCAAGATCGAGTAGCTTGAGCAAATGCTCATTGAACAATACTCGAAATTTGGTTTCGGAGAGTTTCATTTGCCCACCATGCTAAAAAGAAACTGCAACATTTCCAGTGGGTTCGGCGGCAACACTTCTGGTTCCCTGCCAAGCAGATTGGCAATGTAATCCTTGTGAGACACCCAGGCTTCAGCGACAGACAAATGCTGCTTCGAGGCTTGCTCTAGGTCTGCTTCGCTTTCTTTCTTCCTGTGATCGTATGCCTTGCATTCATACGGCTTGGCTTCATGAATTGAACACTTGCCATCTTCCTTCAAGAAGACGCATTGTCCAGTAGGGTCCAAAGGAAACTCTTGCCCCGGAGTAGCATTCAGTGTGGCCGGGGACAATACAAACATCCATGAGTCCGGGTTGCCCCAATAATCAACTGACAGGTATTTGTCAAAGAAATCTTTCTCAGACATACCCAACAGATCGGCGGCTGGCTTGATTTCACCTGGGGCGAACCAGCCGGGCTTTTTCTTGCACGCCGAAACACAATCTGTGCATGAGCATTCAATTGTGTCATTGAGGACTGGAAGCATTTTTATCCTCATCAATCAAATGTTGCGGGACTTGGCGACGAACAGCTTTCATTAAAAACCTAACATTCTCTATTGGCTGTGGAATCTCCGGCTTAGTCAAAAGCCATTCTTCCACGAGACGTTGGAAAATACTCAGATGTTCCAGCAACTCTGGTTCTGGCATTTTATCCAGGTCTTTGCCCTTGGTGGTGCGCACATCTTTATGTGCTGCCGTCTCAGTGTCCCACGGCGAGTCATTGACCATCACCGTATATGTCGGTTCCAAAGGAATGACCGAATGCCACGTCAGCGGGTTGATGATCTCATAAGAAGAATGCCTATTGAGGATCAACGTAGTGACTTCAGCCGGTGCGGAGTCTTGACGACCACCACAAGAATACCCGACATTCATCTTGTATTTGCCTTGGAGTATTACAAACGCTCCGGGCCAAGGATGCGGGTGAGCGAACGCTTCGTGGGTGTGACACGGATCGAACTTGTGTAGGCACAGTCGAAGACCATTCGGCAAGGTAGTGAATACTCTGTAGGTGTATGGCTTCCTACGATTCACAATAAGGCTATCCCATGCCTCTCGATTTGTAAGTATCGAAGGCAAGAGGGCCAGAGCCTCATGTAACTTGTTAAGCATGTCTTCAGATTTCATATTTGCCTCACAGATTACAGGCTCTTGCGCCTTCGTTGGAAATCCACATTGTTGAATTATTCGTTGCTTTGGCAGCACGAAGCAAATCTTTGCAGTTTTGCTCTTGAAGTCCGTAAGTGATGCTTACGTCAAAAGACGTAGGAAACTGCCCACCGTAGAAGGCTTCCAATGCGTTTCTTAACACTGGTTTTTTATAACCAAGAAAACGCCAAAACCGCTGCCAACTTTTTGTGGCAGCGGTTAGCCATTGCTGGCAGTATTGGCGACGAGCATCGGAGCGATATGCGTAAATACTATTGAGTTTTTTGTTGCAAGCAGCAATAACCTTGTCGGTTTCAACTCGAACAAGACCCAATGTATTTTTGTCATCAGTTAAGCAAGACATGATATTACCACCTTTCGTGGTTATATCATACCACAGGATCAGCCGTTTGTAGAGCTTCCGGCTTTGCCTTTTTCGCCTTCTTGGGTTGTTCTTGGCGAAGGTGCTTCGGCCATGCAATCTTGTTCATCCCATCGAACATGAGCAGAAAGGTAATAGCCTTGGCCGAAATCTTGTTGGGAGACTGGCGAAGCGCCCGAACCCCGTCAATATCGAGCAGTCCAACCTTAATGTCTTCCGATCCTTCAGTGCCAGCACTGCTGACTTCTCCAGTGCATTCACACACGACATACACTACCGACTCATCAGAAAGACCAGCCGAAGAAACACACGGCGGGCTGACGTAAAGAACCTTTGTCAGCTTGAGTCCTGTTTCTTCTTTCAACTCACGCTTGGCGACAGCTTCGGCTGTTTCGTTATGGTCATAAAGACCAGCCGGGAAACCATATTCATAGTCTCCCAGGGGGATACGGAATTCCCGGATGCTGACCAGCTTCCGTTTGCGACCATCCTTCAGCAGTGGGATAATCACAACAGCATCGGCCACGAGGGGCGAGCCTGCCGGTTGTGGAGTCTTGCGACTGGCGAATGTCCATTGACCTTGCTTTCCGTCTTTCGATGTATAATCGACGTTATACAGATTGAGCCAACGGAGGTCGGTCGCCTTTGTCACGCTATTGATTTTGATTTCTGACATTGCTGCTCCTATTCTTCGATGCGAGAGTATTGACCAGTATTTTCGCCCAAGCCTGATGTATTTTCATCAAGCAATGTTTGTGTAGAAATGAAGATGTGATCTCCGGTAGGCTGACTACTATGACGATCCAGCTTTTCCACCAAGGTCAATTCTCCCAGCGTGCTAGGATGGTTGCTCTTATTGTGAAGCTGGATCGCCAAGTCGCCTGCTTTGCGGAGCGTCTTTTCGTTCACTACGACTTCAAACTCACCACTCATAACTTTGAACTTCGGCATAGTCGCTCCCATGAGTTGCCATCCATGTGTTACCCATCTTCATGGTTATCATCAAGTTTGGCGTAAAGTTTTTGAGGGTATTTCACACGATATACCTCCATCAACCGCTCTTTGATCCCATCGCTAGGATCACGCCCTTGATACAAAGCCATGATGAGGTTGAAGTCATCAGGATATTTTGCACGAGCCAGATCAGCGAAGCTGCCCTTGGTGCGAATAAGCCGACGAGCCTCAATCTCTTGTTCATCACGTCGAATAAAACCGTGGGGCCACACACCACGTTCAACGTAAGACTTTGCTTCACTCAAGCCAAGGCCCGTGAAGTCACGAACCCGCTTGATGGCCTCCAATCGCTTGCCCTGGTCCTTCAGGAGATTGATTTCCTTCTCTAAATCAGCCAACGGATTTGGATCGTCCGTTAGAGTCGGAGCCTTCTCGGAAAGTTCCACAGCCTCAGCAAATTGTTCCTCTACACGCTTCTTCTCGTTCAGAAGATCACGTTGAGCCTCTTCGTATACCTTACGAAGCGCTGGCTTGTACGGCTCGGTGGCGATGGCGATCAAGTCGTCCATCAACCCATCGAATACGATTTTGTATAACTTGTACGCCGGGCGCATCAAAGCATCAACAGCCCGGTGACGTTCCATGTACCAAGGAGTCTTTGCCTTGACGACCATGTTTGGTAAATGACAAACATATCCCTCGAACTCAGTATGATCGAGGTTATTGAAAACCTGACCAAACTTGAATTCAAAACGACGTGCCTTATCAGGAAAAGAATCATCGTAATGATACTTTCCTGACTTGCGTTCACGGGATACCAGATGCACCAAACGTGGCTCGGCATATTGAACCACAACTTGATTGTGTGGAGCAACATATTCAAAGATTGGAGTCCAACCGTTCTTGATGGTATCAACAATCATCCCATCAATACGGTTCTTCTTCGCCAACGCCAACGCCTCATGTGCGAGCGGGTGATGAGTCGAACGGCAGGTTGCAGCTTCTAACTTCCCATTGTGTAGGAAGAAGTGAATCATCGTCCCATCCATCTTCTCATAGATAACAGCATCATGATGCTTGATAACATCATATTGAGTTTCTGGAATTTGGTTGACGTTGAAAAACTTGTGAAGAGGCAGCGAGATCATTTCGCCGGTCGCTACGTCAAACGTAACGCCACGAAAATTGCGACGAAGATGAGCAAAACGCTTAATGTCTCGCTCTGCCTGAAACCAGAATTGTGCAGAGTCCACGACCGGACCACCAGCTTGCTCCCACAGGAGATAAGCACGGTGTCGGATTTCATCATCGGTAGCGTCGAAAGACCCAGGAAAGATAACGATGTAGTCGAACGAAACCTTGCCGTCGTAAACCTTTACGGCAAACTCGTCGTGACCATTTAATGCTTCGTATGCTTCCGATAAAGTGAACATGATGAGGATTCTACCCCAAAAAACGAGTTCTGTAAACAACAACTGCCCGGTCATCCCCACGATGACCGGGCAGCATAAGTAACTTTACGTTTTTACTGCAACCAATTACTTGGCAACAGCCAACTTCTCGACATTCACCGACTTCCGGTCGAAGCCGAGTCGATCACAGAAGTCTTCCAGATCGAACGTGGCGTTCAGGTCGGCGTGCTGAATGTAGTGGTTGTTCACCGAAACAGCGAAGTCTTCAGGCAACACACCCTTCGGCTTGCCACCCTTTGCCAAGTCTCGCTTCATGGCGATGGACTTGGCCTGCGCCACCACTCCAGCAATCATCGCTCCCGTCACGGCGTCAGCCAGACGGAAGATTTCTGCCGTCTGACGGTGAGTCACACGGTAAAGCGCCCGTTGAGCATGGAAGATTTCAGCAGCAGCGAGGTTCGCCACTTCTTCCGGTTCCACACCCTTCGCCAACGGCATACCTCTCATGTGAATGCGGAAGTATTCGATGGCATTCTTTTCGTTCGGACGGCTGATCTTAACGTGACGGTCTATACGACCTTCACGAACAACCGCTGGGTCCAGACGCTTCGGTTGGTTTGTAGCCAACAGAACCATCACACCCGACGCTTCCAACCCGTCCATTTCCGACAAGAACTGCGGGACGATGGTGTTCTCCACGTCGCTGCTCTTGCCAGTCCCTCTCATCGGCAGAAGGGCATCAGCTTCGTCAATGAACAGCAAGGCCGGATAGCCGTGCTTCTGGAAGTGTTCCCGACCACGGGTGAACAGACCACGAATTTCTTGTTCGGTCTGACCAACCCACTTGGACAGGAGTTCCGGTCCCTTGACGTAGATGAATCCCGACTGGAAGTTCTCCGAACCGTGTGTGCGAGCCAGCGAAGCCGCTGCTGCCTTGGCGGTCAAAGTCTTCCCACAACCCTGCGGTCCATACAACAGGACACCCTTCGGAGGGGCCATGCCGTAGAACTTGTAAATCTCCGGGTTCTTGTACGGAGTTTCCAACGCCTCGATCAGTTGTTCCTTGGCGTCATCCAACCCGGCAATATCAGACCATTGTGTGTCGGAATTTTCCGTCAGGTTGAAACGATCCTTGCCGTCACGTTCCAACACCCGAAGGATAACCGTGTTGGAATTATCCAACATCACACGGTCACTTGGTTCGATCTTCTGATCGAGGCCGAAGATGACAACACGATTGCTGCCATTGCTTTCGACTTCAACGTGATTCTCGTCCACGATGGACTTGATGTAAACCACGTCACCGGCGCTGCTGACGCCCGTGCTGGAGTGAATCTGCTTCGTCTCCATGTCAACCTTCACGTTTTCGGAAGGCTTGAAGAAGACACCGGGCAGACCGTGAACCTCGAACAGCTTCCCGTCGAAGGTGATGACGACATTCATGCCGTCGTCCTTGCCGAGCAACTTAACCTGCGGTAGTTCGGTCTTGAGGCCGATATTCAATCGGTCACGCCCGCCCGTAGGATATTCCAGAATCACCCAACCGTCTTCATCGACACCGGCAGATGCGATCTTGCCGTAGAACTTCTTCTGCTTGCGAAGTTCTTTGTCGATCACGAGCATTCGGTCGCCCTGCTCGAAAACCTCCAGATTGAACTTGTTGTCTGCCTTGACAACCGTGGCGTACACCAAAGGTTGTGCCATAAGGCGGGACAATTCGGCATCAAGGAAAACCAGTTGGCCCTTGATTTCCTCGAATTCGTCCCTCGACAGTGTAATGACTTCATCGCTCATGGAACATTTCCCCTCGTGTCAGTGTCGGAATCGGATAGATCGGTTGAAAGTTTCGTTTTGGGTTTTCCTAAACCAGTGGCAGGATTATACCACTGATTTTGAATGGTGTAAAGTCTACTTAGAAAGTTTGACTACCACCTTATTGTTTGCTTGCTCAACATCGTATTGCTTACCAGCAATACCAGCACGTTGCAATAGTGCCTGGGTCAGACGAACCTGTTCGTGATCGTCCACCGTATACGTTCCATATACGGCAGATGCAGGAGGCTTCGTGTCAACAATATCCACACCGTTGGTCGCCGCCACTGCGTATACTTTTTGGCGAGGCTTGAATCCAAGCTGCCGAATAATCGGAGCCGGGATACTCAGCGTTCCACGTCCGTCAACTGTGCGGGCTTTCGTATTGCCCGGCTTGTTGCTGGTGCGTGTCGCACTGTTGCGAGCATGACCGTTCACGCCGGAAACTGCAATACCAGCTACCGAATTCTGAGGAACTGAAGTTAGACTCCCCAAAAGACTGGCTGGAATAGTCACAGCTTGTGCAGCCCCGTCGTCGTCGTCATCATCGTCCCCGCTCTGGCCGACCGGAGGAACCGTAATCGTTGCAGGATTGGGAACATTGACGTTGCCGCCACCACGAATGTTCTGATATGTCGAAGGATCATCTGCACCACGATGGTACAGATATGGGTTGCCGCCCGGCACCGAGATATTGGTGCGAGAATATGCAACGCCCAATCCACCACGACCATAATAGTCGTGAACAGCATCACGGACTTCGCCGTGACCGGCCCGATGGCCACGCTGACGGACTTCGAGGGTAACATCATGGGCGGTGAACAATTCACCGGCTTGAACCTTTTCATCCACGACCGTCTCGACGACCTGGACCAGACTTGCATTGCTCATTGGAAAGTTCCTTTGTAGTGTGTGTTTTAGTTTCGCATCAGTCAACCGCCACAATCACCTAGAGAGCGGCGGCTGACTTTAGTTCATGTCGATCTTGAAAAATACCCTTGTTGTTTCGGTGGCCGTAGTCAGGCATTTATCCCTTCAGGAATCGAACCTGATCTTGATCTTTATAAGAGATCAGCGTTACCACACGAGGCGTCCCGCTACGATCTCTAGCAACAAGGGCAAGCTCTTACGTCTCAAATTCACAAAGGTATTTGAGACGGCTTTGTGTATTCTGGAACACGATCCATTCGTTGTTCTCGACGCCACTGTATTGCTTCTTGCCGTGGTTGCGACCCATACCAAAGATACAGTGAGTACCCTTCGGCGGGGCAGTATAACCACGAGGCCCAGGAGCAACGTGAGGCTCGCCAACAGTCACGTCAGCAGCGAACATGAACGCTGCACGACCTGCAACCGAACCGCCACCACCCGACCAGATCGAGCCACGGAGAGACGTATATCCCGCCGACTTCTTCCAGTCATCAGCCCAATACAGTCCCGGCCCGAACATAGCACCATTGATGGCGACACCGACCAGTTGCTTCGGAAGCAACAGTGACTTCTCCAAAATGCCCTTCACGTTGACGGAGCGAGTTCCGTGGAACAACAAGGCTGTATTGGAACCACTGAATACTTCACGACGCTTAGGGTCAACGTCATGTCGTTCGCTAGGCTGGAACAGCGGACGTTCGCTGATCTTGGCCCCGCCGATTTCGGAATAAATCTTATCCTGCGTCTTGGTGAACTTCTCGTCATCACCGTGACGATCCACCTTCCACAGATTCTTGATCTTCATCGTCCCAATATGACCGTGACGATTTGCCGTCGCCTTCGGCCACCAGAAGGTGAGGAATTTGCCAAGATCGCTCTTGGGGTCGATCCACTCCATGTGAAGAGGCAGACCGTGGAACGGATCGGTTTCACTGTCAGTTTCGACTTGGGCTTGGCCAGTCAATGCCGACTCGAAGGCATCCAAGTCCTGTTGCCAGGAAAGGATATTGTTGCCGCTCAGAATCCACACGCTGTCCGGCGTACCGACTGCCTTGACCTTCGGAATGCGACGATACAATTCGGACGAATATACCCGAAGTTCTTTGTCGCCAATCTGGTCGTCTAAGTCATCACCCACAGTGCCAACACGCTTCTGAGCCTCGGTGAGAATGGTGCGGGCTTGGTCAATAGCCGTCTGCGTAGGTAGGCTATTGTCGGCCATCGCCGAACGGGTGTATTTGATCGTTCCACCAATCAGGTCTTGTAGCAATCGACTGGTGTGAGTATCAGCCTTCTTTGCAGCCGACTTCACAACGCCAGCAGAACCGGAAGCCGCTTTAGGATCAGGCTTCTTCGGAGTATTGGGATCGACATACTTGATGGTTTTGGCATCAGGCAGACCAGTGCTGCGGGTCGTCAACTGACGAACCAGATACACGTCTTTGCCCGGCTTGGCGGTGAGAGTGCGAAGGCCAGCAACCGTGGACCATACGCCACGCTTGTCGTTCTTCTCATGACACTGAGCGGCGAATTCACGCTGCGCTTCAGCTTCGTTGGCACACTCAATCATTTGGAATTGAGGCGAAGAAGCACCGACTCGGCCCCACTCGAAGTAGGTGTAGAAAGTGCCACTGATTTTGGACTTCACCACAGAGGCGTGGTAATACTTGTTGGAGTCCTTTTCTTCCTGCGAGAATGATCCCATATCGGCGATCTTGCAGGTGTCGAAGTTGCCATCTTCAAGAGCAGGCGGGCCGAAGCATTGAAAGTCATTCGGGCCATGACCAGCAGGATAGGCAGATTTTCCAAGTTTCTTCGACATATAAGTGGTTCCTAGTTCGGTGAAAGTAGTTTGTAGTTGCTGGTGAAAGTTATATCGGCAGACCACAATCAGACTTTAGCCGAATATATCGAATATCCGGCTTTTGACGTGGATATTTTTACCACGAAAAAGTCTGATTGTAAAGTCAAGACTGCTTACCCAGGATCGACACCATCCCGGCTCCGGCCATCTGATCGGCCATTTGCTTCTGAGCCGGATCGTTCACATCCAGAATCATGCCGGGGTGCATGACTTGCCACAGACCGAGTATTTTCCCAAGGGCCATATATTGCATGGCAAGTCCTTGGTCCCCGATCCACCCGCCCAACTCCATATATCCGTGTTCGCCACCGTCCAGCGGATCGGCATCACAGAATGCGCCTTTATGCTCATTCGTCAGACGAACAAACTCTTCAGCGGTAGGGTTGCCGACTGCGGACACGTCGAAGAAGAACATATTGACCGTATGTGGCGGTTCAACAAGTTCAACCACGTCCCATTGGCTTTTTTCCACAGGCTTATTCTCGCCTGCGTCAATGCACTTGCCGCAACGACATACGCTGCGATCTGTGTGATTCTGAACATACTCGATCAAGGCACTCATGATTTGTCTCCTGACAACCTAGAGAGGGAACTTGCCGTTTGGTTCAATGCCAATGTGTAAAAACAATCACTTCGGCATCCAGCCCACCAAACTTCGTCCCCAATACCTGATCCAGCTTGAGAACTTCTTGGTAGAATTTCCTGTATTGGCGGGCAATATCAGACACTTTGGTAAACTCCAGCCCACCGTCAATGCCCTTGGCCAATATCTTGCCAACGACAACGTATTTGCCGCTCATGCCGTCCACAATAACGTGGATGCCGCTTTCGTTGGGAGTGATCTCTTCCTTGTATCCGTTGTCGTCGTAGCCATCCATGAATTCAAGGTGTTCTTCATTGATGCGAAAGAATTCCTTGACCTGGGCTTCGTTGGTAATGGCAACGCCCAATACAACGTAATGAGTTGCAGCTACTCCCATGTTATTTCCTTAGCAAGTTCGGCACCACGGGCTTTTCAAGCCAATGCTCATCAGTCTGGACATGCTCGGCCCGGACATATTTGGCAGTGTATTGTGAAAATAGCCCATCATCTTGAGCGTCATACGGGAATGTCTGCGCCACTCGCAGAACATAGCCTTCCTGTTGATCGCCTGGGGATGCAGTAGAAATGCCTGTCCAGCAGGCTTTGACCTTTGCCTCATTCCAAGGCCCACGATATAGGACCGGGGCAACCGGCAGATTGAGCATGGTTGCATATTCCACAGTTTCGTCCCACGACAAGCATTGATTCTTGTCGTCGTATATTCCGAAAACGTAGAAATAGCCTTCCAGCTTGGTGTATTGAATTGAATGCAAGGCATACACGTTTTCGCCACAAATCCTCCAACCAGGAGGAAGTTCATGACTTAACTGGCCGTGCAACACCTTGACCCAAGTTCGAGAAGGATGGTGCTTGGAATCAAGAGATCGTGCGTGAATGTGATCGGAGTACATGGACGTGTTTTCTCCGTCCAACTTCTCCGTGACGACGATTTCCAAACCCTCGAAGTGCTTCACATTGGGCAATGTGCGATCATCAGAAGTCCCACCAGGACTCCACGGCAGATGATACGTTCGAGGATATTTGTGAAAATGGCTCATGATACTAACCATACCACAAAAACGTCAAAACGTAAAACTCAAACCTTTTCCCAGGGTTCTACGTCGCCAGGAACCAACTGAAAAATTGGATGAACGCAATCGGCCAATGCACTCGGTATCTTGTCAAGAAACTTCTCATTACGAAGTCTTAACTTGTTTTTCAAATGCTCTATCTCGTAAAGCATTTGTCCAATGGTCACTTCTATTTTAGGCTGTGTGTCATTCGCACTCAATTTAGAGGCGTTGAATGAATAACCTCTATTTCTGGACTCTTCCAAAACATAACTTAAATACAAATCAATCGAAGCCACTGGATTATTTGTTCTTTTGAATCGTTCCAATTGAGGATGAAACTTATAGCCCTTTGTTTTGTTCATCAAAACATTTTGAGCCAGCAGCCCTTCTCGCCACAATGCGACAAGCCCTTTGGGGTCTAAAAGAGCAGGATTCAAAGACCACAATCTCATTTCAACCTCAGCACATTTTAACTTTGCGGTTCAGGCCGACCGTCGTGAATAATTCGGTGTCGCCATCCCGGATTTTTCTCTGGCAAAGCACAATGTCTTCGTTCGAGGCAAAAAACAAAAGAACTCCCGACAACCTGCTGTCAGGAATGAATTTGCCCAATCCAATTCTTTTCCACTCGGCCTCAACTTCGGCAATAGTCAAATTGGCGTCATAGCAAATGATGCCTTCGACCAATCCAGTTATATCTTTTTTCATTTTGATCTAACCCGATCTCGAACCAGCGGCTTCTTAACGTCCCAATAAGTTGGCAAATGCTTCGGCTTCATCACATCAATAAAGTGCTGACGCCATCGCTCGGTAAACTCTTGAATGTCGCCGATCTTGCTGATAACGAACTCACCATAACCCTTGTATCCATCTGGACGATGCCAAGAAAAATGCGAGGACACTTCCTTGAGGTCTTCAGGAGTGATCTCGTCTTTCTTCAAATACTCTCGCAGAGTATTGAGCAACATAGACTTACGAGGCTCTGGAATTACTTTTTCATAATGGAACAAAGCACGAGCGGCCTTCACTGCATTGCCGATCTCCGGCAAGTAGATTTGGCCTGCTCCATTGTTGATGTCGAATTCCAACTCTCTACAGATTTGCTGCTTGAGTTTATCAGCCTCTTCTTCGTATCGCTCGTGACAATCAATACACATGAGCAATACGTCGTGATAGTTATGGTCCTTAATGGACTCTGGTAAATGCTTACGAAATACACGAGGCATAACGTGGTGGCGATTCAAGTTTCGCTCACTAGCACATACCACGCAACGATTCAACTTCTCAGTGAGATAGTAAGCGTCCCCAACATGGCCTGGGCCACCCGGCACGAACTTCAATCGAAGCGTAGGAGGATTATCGCTAACAACATCGGCAATATCTCGATTCAAATACCACAATGCCTTCTGAGCATTGCAGTGGAACATTTCATGGCCTTCGGGTGACTGAATGTGATAGTTGCCATACATGATGCTCTTGCGGGCCTCAAGATAGCGACCACTATCTCGAAACCAACGAGGCGGCTTCAGTCGCATAAAGCGAACATCCCAATCCTTGCGATCCAATTGAAATTGCAAGGTCGGCGGCTTGACCATAAGCAATTCGCAAAAGCCGTGGCGCAGCAAATGAAAAGCCTCAATTTGGCTAATCATTTGAATCAAATTGCTGTCGCCATCAATGAGTTGAATTCTCGGTTCGTGGTTGAATGGGTTCAACTTGTACCGAGAACTCTCATTTAGAGTCATTACTTGCTCCACAATCTCATTTCATTTCTTCAATGCTTGTGATCCTAACCACCAACTCAAGCTCCAACATTTCGTCTGTGCCTTCAAGAGCTTCCAAAAGCGCCCGACTCTCCTTGGCATAAAGAGCAAGAAAATCTTTTGGTGGGCCGTTAGGCAAACGAGCATTCATTTTCAGATCAAGAAGATTTAAGATGCGGTCACAAAGTTTGATGACTTTGGCTTCCCAAGAAACAACAGCCAAATGGTCACGATCCATCTTCTTTCGTACTGCCCGTGGCTCTTTTGATCCTTTCGATGGATTTGTTAGTTCGAGAACCAGTTTAAGCGTTTCTTCATCGGTTTCACCGACAATACGCTCATCGCTGATTTGCGGGCAATCTTCTTTTACGTCGTGCAACCATGCGGCACGTTGCATTAAATTCTTTTTTTCTTCGGGCAAGCCTCTATCAAGACAAAAGAAAGTCACTTTATCATGGACTTGCTCCGGGTGAACGATGTATGGTTCACCCGTATATTTTCTAAACTGCCCTTCATGGGCTTCGTATGCCAACTGCTTGGCGTTTTCGTTTTTATCCATCACTTTCGTCTTCATACTGAATTCCTAACTCTTCAACTTTTTGCTTAATCCAAAGCAAACCTTTTTCTTTGAGTTGTCGCACCCGTTCCTTAGTGACGCCAATCTCTTCGCTGATCTGCTCCAGTGTTTGTCGGTTGGTGCCATTGACCCCGAAGTAGTGTTCTAGCACACGAACCTGTCGGCTGCGATCAGTGCTGTCGTCGCCTTCGGACAATAATTTCAACAACTTCTTGACCAACTGCTGTCGGTCTGTGTATTCTTTCTCTTCTTGGTATCCTTCGCCCCTTGAGTTGAGCATTTCAGCACGAGAGTCATCCAGATAGGTGAATCTCTCGGCGTATGTGATCTTCTGCTTGGAGTCTCGGAAGAAGTTCTTCTTTACCACCCAGGTCGCATATGTGCTGAACCGATAGCCCTTCGTCCAATCGAAGTAGTCAACGGCCTTCAGTACGTCAAAATACGCATCACTGAGCAGCGCATCTGTCAAACTGTGTTCACGGTAAAAAGTAATCTGCCCCTTGAGGATTTGAGTGGCAAGCCGGAAGTTCGATTCCGCAATTTGATTGCGGATCGCAGCGGCAATGGCCAAGTGTTCCTCAATATTTTTGACTCGCTTTTCACCGACCCTCTTCGGGTTCATCCCTTCCATTAACTTCTTCGCACGATACTTGAAGTAATTCATTTTGCGGAACAAATGTTGTTCCTGCTCGAAGTTCAACAACGGGGCTTCGTAACAAGGTCGCATTTCTGGTGCAATCTTGCTGGTTCGTAGCTTATGAACCTTTTCGCCGTCTTTTTGAAACTTATCGTGACCGGGTATATCTGCCAGGATATTCTTCCTTTGTTTGAGTTCATCAAACGTCGGATGATAGAATACTCGCAGTGTTGCCTCCAACAGCTTTTCCGCTCGCTGTTGTGTCTCCTCAGTAACCTGGACCATTGGATATACCTCCTATCGGAATGATAGGGTGGATTATATCCGGGCTGTAAAGCTCGATCCAGACTATATCGGACAAATAATATTGATTGATTTCGGATTCGAGTCCTCGATATAGATGTGGCATTCATCTATGGGCTTCTCGATGCCAAATTCGGGCATAAGTAGTTTGACTGCCTCAATATGCGGCATTTTGTCAATAGCCGCCACCGATATTGAAAGATGTCGGGTCCAGCCGCAAGGCTGTTCTTCAATGCTGAAAACACACTTGAAGCCATCAACCAAATAACAACAATGATTTGGGTCATCGCCAATTGGCGAATATCCATCAGGGATGGAGAATCTGGCCTGAATTTCTTTGAAGTCGATGCGATTTTCGTCTGCATATTCACAGACGGCGGCAATGGCGTCTTTTGCCGTTTCATCAATTATGAGCGCTCGCATGTCTTCTCCACGATTTCATCGAGTTGAGTAGTCAGTTGATTTTGAAATCGCCTCTTGGCTTGTTCAAATTCGATTTGTGACCGATCAGGTTGACGAACAACAGCTTGGGGTTCTCCAATTGAAACCGTTATCGTCAAAGGTATAACCCACGTTACTGAGTTTGCCATTTTTGATTTTCCAAAATTTTGGTGAGTGCCTCGTCCAGTTGGTTGAGAAATTTTTGCTTGATGGTCGGGCTGAGATAGTTGCCTCTCAGATACTCAAAGAGCATCGAGGCGGTTTCTTCAGTAGCAGCAACAAGCTCAGGATGGCCAACTGGCAGCATCCTATAGGCGTTCAAATATTCCCGATGTTGAATTCGCATATACATGACACGATGATCGGTATTCATCACGTCCTTCTCCAAGACTTCCATGAGCCTGGAGAAGCAGCCGAAGAGGTTGGCACGACCAATCCGCTGTTCTTCAGCAGTGAGACGTGCCAAGACCTCTGGTGAGTTCAGGACTTGCAAGTAGCCAAGAACGTCTTCTTTAATCGCCATAGTACAGCGCTCGTTCGGGTTCAATCATTCCACCATTCCATGAGGGCTTTCATGCACTCACTCATTGTTGGCTCATGATCGAAATCCGCAATAAAGGTGTCGTCGTAACTCAGCCGCCACCGATGGCCAGTGAAACCTTCGCCAACCTGGAAGTATTTGCTGACGTTGATCCACCACGGCAGGTTGTTATAAACTTCCCTTTCGGCTGGCTTCATTTTATTTTTCCTAGTGGGCCGGGTGGGACTCAAACCCACGATCAACTCGTTATGAGCAAGCTGCTTTAGTCACTAAGCTACCGGCCCGATTTCCGTCCTGACAAAGTTGATTACGTCTTGAATCGTCGTCTCCACAGAGACGGTCATTTCGTTAATCAACTTGCCGTCGAATTGCTTATCGAGTTGAAACTCAAGGTCAAGTAAGTCAAGCGAGTCTGCTTCCAGTTCGCTTAACCTAACTGAATTATCCTCTATGGCGTCCAACTCGACGCACAAACAATCACAAATCGTTTGTTTTACTTTTTGTTCTACACTATCCATCACTCACTCTTCCCTGAAAAATCCTTAATCCTGCTTCCACTCTTCGCCTTCTTGGTCCGGGCCACCTGGAAAATCAGGGATTTCGACACCACGCTTCTTGAGTTCATGAAACGTCAAGCTGGTTGCCATGTGCAACATCTGAAGACATGGAACTGGAGGAATATTGTGAACCTCAATGCTGAGGCCCTGATGGTCTTCACCCTGAATAGGGGACAACATCAAGTAAGGCGAACCAGGACGCTTTCGCAATTCACTAAGCAATTGCTCGCTGGTGGCAAGTTCAAGATCATCCATCATCGACTGCTTGCGAGCAGTAGTGAATGTCTTGAGTTTGTGTCGTTGGGAAAGAACCAACCGACCAAGATAGATGCAGGCTGCGGTGAGTACGGCAATAACCGCACCCATCAAAGACCAAACATAAATCGGTTCCATCACAATTCTCCCTGAATGAGTCGTAAGGTGTTAGCGACTATCTTCCGTCTACGTCCAGCGAACAACCAATCTGGTGAAGAAGTATATCCTTCATTGCCAAGCAAAGCATCAACTCGGACTACGCATTGTCCAGCTTTGAATACTTTCGGCGAGCCAGAAAGAAATTGTTCATCCACTTCAACACACAATGGCTCTAACAGCATGTTATACTGAGGACGAGTCGCTTGGTCAATTGAAAGATCAAGAAGGAATCGCTTCTCGACCAATATAACCAAATGCCCCGCCCACTTATTGGGCTGTTGAGTTCCAACACCAATGCCAACGCTGTAAGAACCATCCTCTTCTGTCCAGACTCGAACTTGTTGTCCGGTAGGCCAGCCTTGACCATTTTCAAGACGGCTTGCAAAAGGTTCGTTGAAGATTAACGTGCGAACGGGAAAAGGTTCAGCAAGAATGCCGTAGTGCGTGAGAATATCAAGCCCTACGGCAGTGGATGCGATACATGAGTCCGCTCTGAATTCCTTTAGGATTTCAGAGCGGGCATATTTCAACAGCCCTTGTAGAACCGCCTCTGTAGTCTTCATGACGGATTCTACCACAAAAATTGTGGGCTGTAAATCAGAGTCTAATTACTTCTGGACCCAAAGAGGTCCGCAATCTCCAGCACCAGCCAGCTTCTTTTTGAAGAAGTATGCTTGGGCAACTTTGCGAGTCAAACCACCCCAAACAGCCTCATCACTTGGAAGAGTTGTCATGGTGATTTCACCCAAGGCAATATCACGTCGCTCAAATAAACCTCGATCCGTTCCTTCAATCTTATCGAGTTCCTGCATACACGCATCATCGACTTCGTATAGTTCGCCAAATATGCGAGTTTTGGCGGTTATGCCAGATGCCTCTGCCAATGTTTCATCTACCAGGGCCGGAAACCCGCCATATCCAAACATGCCATATTTAGGCTCTGTTCGTGCAATGCCAATATAACGCTGTTCACGCAATGCACTGCTACGACTAAAGCCACGCTTCAACGTGCCATATACAAATACTAAATGCTTACCCATGTTTTTCCTCGCTTGGTTTATTACCGAAGTACAAATTAAAGTAGCGAGGAAAGTCCAGAAATGGCAAAAGAAAACCGCCCTGACGAAAGTATTTCGCCGGGCGGTCAGAAGAATATCGGATTGAAAAACGTCTATTCGAGGGATTCGAGAGAATCGTAATACTTGTACATGCGGAACAGGGCCTTGCCAGGGGCATCAGTTGGCAGTTGACAGACAGGACTTTCCTTAACGTATTGACCAAGCCTGAGCAGACTTTCACCCACAAGGGTATGATGGCTTTTGACGCCAAAGTGCTTAAAAGTCTCTCGCAGGCGGTTCAACTGAACTACTGATGCACGGTTATAAAAATACGGAATATTCCGTGGTGCCTTAATCATGACAGACCTCCAAAGAGATCGACTCTGCTAGGGCAACATATAAATTGAATGCCAATTCGTTATATGAAGCCCGTCGATCAAGATAGTTTTTTTCTTGCAGGTAATCGTGGAATGCGCTAAGGCTATTCCAAAAATCCCACGTTCCTAAAACACTACTTGTTGAGAGCAAGCCTTTATGCACGTCAACGACCTTCTCTCGAATCAACACAACCGCTTTAGCCCGGTCATGCAAATTCCTAATCAGAGATGCCATTTCGAGCAGTTCAAGAGACTCGTCTCGGTTGCATGTTATTTCTCTTGCTTCTGATATGCCTCCCTTTGGAGTAATATTGGAATTTACAAAAAGGCAACGCTGACCTTTCTGTATCGTTTCTGCTACCGTTCGATATTGGTCACGTTCGTCGCCGAACTTAGCAATCACCGGGACCACTTTGAATCCCAATTCTTTTGCCTTTAACTCAGCATCGGTCGGTAGATTATCGCCTACGATAAAGCCAGTCAGTCCTGCTGACTTGGCTTTTCGTAGCCAATTGACACCTGTTTTATTCCAGGCATCAAGATTCATATATGTTGCTACAACGTAACTCATTCGGCCTCTTTACGATCAAAATCGAGACAAGCCAGTTCAGGCAAACAAACGAACCGTGTGCCTTCGACTACCATATCAAAGACCTTATGATGATGCCCAAACACCCACAATAACGGCTTGTGTTCCTCAAACATTTGTTCAAGGACATTGGCTGTCATGCTAGGGCGAATTGGCTCACCGTCCCATGTCTTAAAACCGGCAATCATATCAATGATGCTAGTTGGACATTCATGGGACAACATCAACGCTGGTCGAACCTTGGTATATTCTTCTAGTGCTTTTGCAGCATCAGCATAAGAAAGCTGCTCGCCGGGCCACCAATCGTAGCCGTCAGATCGCCGTGCTTTGTCTATGCTGTGACCGCCTCGGACGAAAAAGAAATCACCGATACCAGGGATGTTATGCACCCCATAATCGCCCAAGAAGTGTGGTGGCTGCTTGTGAAAGCGACCATCTAACACTTCGTAGTTGTCATGATTTCCACCTAGAACCCGATGCTTAATCGGGTCCAAGAACTTCACCAGAGCGTGATACGAAAATCCCAAGTCGCCAAGCTGGATGGTATATTCTGCTTGCTCTGCCAACGGAATATACTCTTCCATCTTGCCGTGAACGTCCCCGATCAGTCGGAGATATGGCTTTGTCATTTGTTACCTTAATCTGTCCGCAATATTAGGGGATGGACAATCCATCCCCTAACTTAAATGAGTGTTATGCCGCCTTATTGTTCTGGGGGAAGACGACAGTTTCTTCTCCACGAACAATCTTGTCGGTAATGGTGACGACTTCACCGCTATGTTCCGGCAGATCAAACATCACTTCAGTAATGAAGCTCTCGATGACACTGCGAAGCCCACGAGCGCCAGTACCCTTCTTAGCAGCAGTCTTGGCGATTTCCATCAGTGCTTCAGGCGTAAATTCCAGGCCCACATTGTCATATCGGAACAGCTTCTTGTATTGCTTCACCAAAGCATCCTTCGGTTCAGTCAACACTTGAACCAGAGCATCTTCGTCCAGGCCCTTCAGAGGCGTGATGACCGGCAAGCGACCAATCAGTTCAGGAATCAACCCGAAATGAACCAAGTCGTCTTCAGTCACATGCTCCAGAATCCATTCTGATTTGGCTTCGGCCTCCTGTGTTTCACGGACAGAGCCAAATCCCATAGACTTTCGCCCAATACGCTTGCTGATAATGTCTTCGAGGCCAACAAACGTGCCTCCAACAATAAACAAGATATTGGTCGTATCGACCTGAATATATTGCTGCTCCGGGTGCTTGCGCCCACCAGTCGGCGGCACGTTGCAGGTCGTTCCTTCGAGCATCTTCAGCAACGCTTGCTGCACACCCTCGCCAGATACATCACGAGTGATGCTGACATTCTGGCTCGTCTTTCCGATCTTGTCCACTTCATCAAGGTAAATGATGCCAGTTTGAGCTACATCGACCTCAAAATCTGCTTCTCGAAGCAGTTTCAACACCAAGTTCTCCACGTCTTCTCCGACGTAGCCAGCTTCCGTCAACGTCGTGGCGTCACCGATGGCAAACGGCACCTGAAGAATCTTTGCCAACGTCTTGGCGAGCAATGTCTTGCCTGATCCCGTAGGGCCGATCAGAAGAATATTGCTCTTTTCGATGGTGGTTTCGGCCAGATCATCGTTGAGATCAAACTTTTCCAGTCGATCAGCATCATCTCGTAGACGCTTATAGTGATTCGACACAGCCACCGCCAATGTTCGCTTGGCTTGCTCTTGGCCAATGATGTATTGGTCCAAATACCTAACGATCTCTCGTGGGGTAGGAACCTCCTTCGGCAAGGACGCCCCAGCACTCTTCTTTTGGTTCTTCTGCTTCACCATCGTCTGGCATAGCTCAACACAGGCAGAACAGATGAAAACCCGTGACCCTGCCGGGCGACCGTTTTGTTCACGGTCGGCGACAGGGCTTTCCACCAAAAGTCCCGCTTCTTTGCTGGTTTTTCCACAGTAGTCACACAACGGAGTGTTTGTCGTCGTCCTCTTTGCCATAAATTCTTCCCCTCTCAATGATCTAAAGCCAGAACCGTGGCTGTTGTAATTTCCTAATCTCATTCTACCGCAGTTATTGCGGCGTGTAAATCGAACTTTTTCCAGCATTTTCGCCACAAGTCGTTTTGCATCAACGACTTTTGGAAATGCGATCTCCCCAACGTGTTTTCAGAACTGCGTGATTGCCTGCAAAACTGGTACAACAGTCATTGGAATCAAGCGCATTCTTGATCGTTTGGTTCTCGAAATGATGCACAAGTCCAAGATGTAAAGCATAAATCGCCTTTCCCGCCTCGGTCAACCTCATGGAGAAATCGGCGTCTTCACAATACGCAAAGACCAGTGTTTCATCAAACAGACCAAATTCTTGATATGTTTCACGGCTTATAGCAAAACACCAACCTGGGATATAGTCCATCGAGCCGCCCCAACCAAACTTCGAGCCTTTCGCATCGCTGTCTAACCAACCGCCGACATATCCAACTTGAGACGCTATGTTGTTTTGCAAGTGTGCTATCATGGCTTTATCCCAACCTGGGTATACCAACGTGTCGTCATTCAAAAGGATTACAAAAGGATTTTCCCCTTGAGCAATTAAGCGATTGTTCGGGATGATAAAACCAAGGTTTGTTTCACTTCGAGTCACAATAATGTCGGACTGAGAAGCAAGCCAAGACCGCATATCTTCTTGCGAGCCATTGTCCCACACATAAATCTGATAATCTTCAGTGTTATCTCGAATCGACTGTATACATTGTCGAAGATAATCAAATTGATTGTAAGTGACAATTAAAATGTCTTTAGGCACGGGCTTATATGTATGAGCCACACACAATTCTTGCTCTATTTCTTTGGGAAAGGAAAAGACCCTTTCTATGAATGTGGGACCACTAACCATGATTTATAACCCATTGTTAAATAGATCGAATCTTCTTCAATGACTCCGCAAACTTTGGACAGGAATGTAACAAAATCCTTTACCTTTTCTTTGCCCTCAAACGAAACTTCAAATCGTTCATGTTCGTCACGGACCAGAATATTTTTGTTTACCCAAAATCCTTGAATCTTACTTACTTCATGTGTGTAAGCATTGTAGTTCTCCACGCAAAAATCATGAAGGATTTGACGTGCGGTCTTGCCATCTGGCAACGCCATGTCCAGTTTAATGGTAGGAATGTAAAAGACAGCAACCTGTCCAATGTATTCAGAGTGGGGGAGTTTCATTTTCATTTACTCTTATACGAGTAAGGAGAACATCATTATGCGTTTAGACCATATTGCGTATCGTGTAGCAGATCGCTGGAAAACAGCGAATTTCTTTATCAATGCCCTGGGCTATCATGTCCAGCAAGAATTCACCATCGACTTCGGCGATGGTCAGACGGCGCAGTGCATTGCACTGGAGCCACCAGAGAAGAAGAAAAGCGGAGTTCAATGGTATGCCCATCTGGACATATCAAGAACTGAAACCCAAGAATATCACATGCCACCAGAAATCTTCGTGAGTGATGGCACGGCTGGGTCCATTGTCGCAAATTGGGTTGCGGCTCGCAATGGGATCGGCGGCATTCACCATATCGCCTACCAAGTTGAAAGTGTCGAGAACACAATGAAACAATGGCAGGCGGCTGGCTACGCCGAGTTCACGTCGAAGGAACCCATGAAGTGTCCCGGCTTAACTCAAGTATTCACAAAGCCATCAGAATTGACAGGTGTGATATACGAGTTTATCGAACGACAAGAGTTTGGCTTCTGCAAAGATAATGTCAAACAATTGATGGAGTCCACCAAAGGACTGTAAACGAAAACGCCTGGGATCACTCCCAGGCGTTTGTTTTTGATTAGGCCAACACAGGCTGGGGCAATAGAGAGTCCAGCTTGCGGACCAACATATCGACGCCACCGTGATGGATAATCAACCTTGTGGTTGTTCCATCCACCGCCTTCTTCGCTGCTGCATGTAGAGCATGACTAATGAAGTTCGCCGCCAACAGGACAATATCCTGACCGCTGGGAATAGCATCCACTCGACGATTCTTGTCCACGAAATTGAAGTTGGCTCGGCCCTCCAATCGTTCTTCGACTTTGATTTGTTGGTTGCCCAACAATCCCACAATAGTCACCTTCGGCAACTTGCTCGGTGTGGGGCGAGGCATTGGTATTGATGGCTTCGTGCCGTGTGTCGTGGTTCTGTTGTTCGAGGTTGCTGAAGCCTGCTGCTTGACCGTAGCAGTTAGTTCTCGCACAGCCCCCACCATTTCTCGTTGGGAATCAAGGAACATTTCCACTCCTGCCTTGAAAGCGTAAGCTACAATATCCGGCGTTTGGATATTGGACAATAGAACGTCCGTGCTGTATTGCTTGAGGATTTCATCAGGGGAATGCAAGTTCAACACTCGCTCCCCATAATGTTGAAGAATTTCCTCGTCAGTCAGAGTCCCCAATATCTCATCACGAGAAGGGATTTTCTGCTGCTGTGATTCCAGTTCGGCAATACGCAACTTGGAAAACTCCAAGTCGTCCGACACGGTTTCAATCTTAGCATCACAAGCCTGAAGTCTTTCGACCAAAGGCTTGATTTCATTCAACACCCGAATCGTGCGGCGACGATGTTCGGGAAATTGCACCATGACCTTCTTCACGAGGCCAATGAGTGTTTCAGAAGGATCATTTTTTCTGGCACGCCAGACCAACACAGCAAGCTGATCCCACTCTTCGTCGGACCATGACACGAGATTTCGTGTAGGACGAATCTCTTCTGCCGCTTGTGGTTGCGCATCATCTGGAGCAGCATACCCTTTTGCACGCAGTAGGGTCCAGACTTCTTTTTGCTGATCTTCAGGCAACAGATTCATCTTCCTGGTGAACCACTTCTTTTGCCCTGGTTTGTCCGAGACGTAATACGCCACGATTTCGTCAATCCATGAAATCGGTTCGGGACGGCGAACGGCCATTTTTTTACCTATTTTACCTATCGGAATGAGTTGACATCAACTGGAAACGGCGGGAAAACACCATCGTATTCACGACCAACATAATGAGCATCTACGGACGCAATACCCTTTGGATATTGTTCCATGATCTTCTTCTGATAGTCGTTGGCTTTGAAGTCAGGAGCGGTGCGAGCAAAATAATGAAGTAATTCTGCTTCAGACGACCACGCCCGATCATGTATGTCTTTTTTGGACGAGAACCCGAACTTGTGGTTCCAATAGTCCTTGGCTTGAGAGGCAGCAAACACCATTGCGCCCATTTGCATATGGGCGTCTTCCACCAACATATCATGCCAGTTATCTGGAATCATGATTACGGCAAGACTGCTACTGACGCCAACTTTTCGCTGAATCTCGCACCAAAAACTGAGTGTGGGAACATTGGGGTTCATGGCAACAGGAGCAACCTTATTGCCAACAATACGCCAAAGCAACGTCATCAGTGTATTGACGGCAGGAAGTGGCAACCACTTATCCTGTCGCATTACATCAACGAGATCACTAAACTCTGACTCCATCAACTTGTGCTTCTTGAAAATAGGATCATCTGATCCTAGTTCCTCAGCAAGTGAATCTATGTGCTTAGGCTGAAACAGCTTATGCAACAAAAATGGACTTTCCATGTTGCTTCTCCATAAAAGCTAAACGGGCATCCGATAAAGAATCTCGGATACCCGTTTAGTGTTTTCCCATGCCATGCCAACTTGCAATTAGCTCTTGAAGGACTTGATGGCGCTGACGGCATCGGTAAGCCCGTCCAGTCCACCGAACTTCTTGGCGAATTCCTGCACTGCTTGCAGATCGGCAACAGTCAGATTGGCATTGCCATTGACAGGAGCCGGAGCAGTCTTCGGGGCAGCAGCCTGGGCCTTTGGGCGACCCTTGGACTTTCCCTTGGCGGGAGCGCCAGCCGCTTCCTTGATTAGATTCTGACGAATCTGGTAGATGGTGACTTGGTGCATGGACAACTTCTGTTGTGCCAGCGCCTCCTCGACCTTCTGCCGCCAGCCTTCCGGTGGAGTGGTGGTGATTGCACCAATCTCCTTCAGGACATTGCGAACGAAAGCGGTCTTGTTGACCTTCGGTTGTTCAGTCGTAGCCATCGAAACTTCTCCTTGAGAATGTTACCCTGTTTCAGTAGGGTTGTAAAGCCAAACTCCAAAATCAAAGGCCCGCAACACACGGACCTTCTTTCATCATTTTCGTTGTCGGTTAGGCTGCTTTGCCGACGTACTCGTAAGCACGAGTCTCTTCGTTCTTCTTGAACAGCCCCTTCTTGACCAGCTTCAGCACAGACTGGTAGACCATGTTGCTGAAGTCCTTGGCCTTTGTCGTATAGCCAGCTTCACGAGCCAGCGTAACGAAATCTGCCAGAAGCAGAGGACGATTGACCTGTTGGGCAATCGTTTCCAACAGAGTCGGAAGATCGACCGACTTGCCGTCATCGGTTGCAACGCCTGCGGCCTTAGCTGCGTTGGTCGTTCCCTTGGGGCGACCACGACGCTTCACTTCACCTGTCGGTGTGGCCTGAACAGCGGCTTGTACCGGAGCAGTCGTCTTCACGGTCGGAGCCGTGGTAGCGACTGCAACCACACCACCAGTGATTTCCAGTTCGATTTCTCGAACACGCTGCAACAGGCCAATTTGCTCTTGGAGCAATTCGGCTTCTTTCAGCTTGCTTTCCAGTTGATCGTCGTACTTCGTAACTTGCGCCATCGGATTTCTCCCAAACAGTCCCAGGTTCTTGTCGGTGGCGTGTGCTGGGACTGGTGCATCACGCTGACTATCGTATACCGAAAACTCGTCCCTCTACACAGATATTACGTCAAATATCCTGAGTGTAAAGATACCGCAGACAAAATTTCTCACCCTTTGACAGAAAAACTGCACCCGCACTCACTTAATAGTGGATACAGCGTACAGCACGCAAGCAAACAAGCTAAGAAAGGAATAACCATGCTCGTACTAAGTCGTAAGAAAGACGAAACTATCATTCTCAAGGGTCCAAATATGGAAGACATTAAAATTACTGTCGTCCGTATTGATAACCGCAATAAGGTCCGTATTGGCATCGAAGCCGACAAGGAAATCACTGTATTGCGGTCTGAACTAACAGCCGAGGGTGTTGAAGTGGAAACGCTTCGCTCTCCGGTTGAACAGTTGTCCGCTGAGAGTGCCTAAGCAATTTCATCACCGGATTCGTGATCGGATGGACGTGAAGGCTGTAACGTCTTCACAATCAGTTCACGAATCCTGCGATATTCTTGCCCGTTAATGTCCCAAAAATAACGAGCGAAGTAGATCACTGCATCAATTGCGTATCTACCCTCGCCGTAGTTGTACACGTCTATAGCCCAATTCTGGACAACCTCATCTGAGGCTGGGCCGTCAGGCCATTTGTCCTTATATCCTTGGGGTTTAACTGGACATTCACCGGCTGGTGTGACGATCTTGCCGCCCCCACTATAAAACCGCTGTGGTCGAACAGGCTGTTGCGCTATAGTTGTGCGCCGAGGCGATTGGTCTACATCACTGACCGTAGTAGTTGTTGGAACTGCTGAGGCAGGACGATTCTCAACTCTGGAAATAATGTCACGGACATTGCCAACAGACTCAGCGATGCGCTTGTCCAAAGGATCAAGCGTCATCGACTGTCCACTTGCTGGGACTGCTGCCGTGGTTTCTGCGAACTCATGTCCACAATCACATTTTTTTGTCCTGGGTCCAACTTGCTTTTGACAGGCAGGACAAATCTTGAGAGCCACTGTACGCCTCCGATTATACTTGGGTGGATTGGTCTTGACAACCATTTTTTCAGGAAAGTAATTTGCTGACAGACTCTTCGTTGTGAATACACCGAATCGCTTCACCGATTAGTGGAGCGGTTGGAATAACCACCAGCGACTTCTGCAACTTTGGGTCCAACTTATTGGTGTGGACAGTATCGGTGACGATAACCTTGATGCCACGCTCTTGCAGTAACCCTATACGCTCATTGGCGTTACCGACGAATAAACCGTGCGTAGCAATAGCGGCTCGAACCTTGCCGCCTTCCTTCTCAATGGCATCGGTTGCTTTTACCAACGTGGTTCCAGACGAGATCATGTCGTCAATCAAGAACACGTCTTTACCCTGGACATTACCCATCACGCCGTGCGCCTCGATCTGCTTTCCCTCATGGGTTTTGTAGACCGATGCCGTGCTGATCTCGATCTTCATCTGAGACTGAACACGTTTTCGATAGAAGCCAACACGCTTAACGCCACCTTCATCGGGTGAAGCAAAACAAAGATTATCGAGATCGACTTCAGGCCAAAAACGGGCAGCAGTATTGCTGAACCAGTCACAGACAACTGGCTTGGCCTCAAGGTGATCGAGCATCAACCGGAAACCCGACTGATATGCGCTCAGGTTGTGAGCATCAATGGTCAAAATGCGGTCATCGGGACGAAGTAGGCCCTCGACAATTTCAGGGATGTATTTGGTGTATACCGGCGCTCTGGACTCGGTTTTTCGATCCTGACGTTGAAATGCGAAATACGGCAACACAAGCGTAATACGCCGGGCCGATGCGTCACGAAGAGAACGAGCGAATAACAGAAGTTTCAGGAACTTGTCTGCCAGACGCTCTTTGTGACAGGAGTACAAACTCTGCACGATGAATACGTCACAGCCTCGAACATTCTCTTGGGAGAGAACGTAAGGCTCGTCATCGTCCTGCCACGTCTCTTTGTGGTCAGACCGCTTCAACGATAACGCCCTGCATACTTGCTCTGTGTATTCAACGCTCGATCCCAGGCCAAAAATGCGAATATCGTTCACGGCAAAGTCTCCTTTTCTGTGGTGATTATACCACCGGATAGTTGTGGTTGTAAAGCCTACTGCCCTTGAAGCTGGGCAGCAGCCAAAGTATTTTCCAAAAGCATCGCTACCGTCATAGGCCCGACACCGCCCGGAACAGGAGTCAACCAGCCTGCCACCTGACGAATTCCAGGGTCAGCATCGCCCAATACCTTATTCCCCACTCGGCTGATGCCCACGTCTACGACCCCGGCTCCCGGTCGAATCATATCTGGAGTCAAAAATCCTGGTTTGCCCACGGCGACAATTACAATATCGGCTGTTTGAGTAACGCTTTTGAGAAGATCAGGAGGCGTGCGGTCGTGGCATACTGTGACCGTGGCATTGGCGTAATCCTCGCACTCTTGAATAAGCATTGAGGATAGAGGTTTGCCAACCACATTGCTGCGATTGATGACAACCACTTTCTTTCCCGCAACTTTAATGCCGCTCCTGTGAAGCATCACCTGAATGCCGTGTGGTGTGCAAGGTCTAAACCTGGGTCGCCCTTGAACCAGCAGACCTACATTCTCCGGGTGGAATACATCAACGTCTTTGTACGGGTTGAAATCAGAAAAATACCTATCGGGCTTCCATCCCGGTGGCAATGGAAGTTGAAGAATATATCCATGAACAGAGTCATCGTTATTCAAGCGACGAATGTGAGTTCTGAGATCGTCCTCATCTTCTTCTGCTTCAACCCGATAAGCCAATATGCCAACCTCATCACAGGCGGCTATTTTTTTTTGAACATAAATCTGGCTGGCAGGATTATTCCCGACCATCAAGGCAACCAAAGTTGGAGTGATGCCCGTGGTTGCTTTATATTCAGACACCCGCTGCCGTAATTCTTTACGAATATCGGCGGCGATGGCATTGCCATCAATGAGCCTACACTCCATTTACAAGTCCCCTTAAAGAATGACTTTGCCTTGCTGTATTTCATCAAACCCAATATCGTAGACGGCATCAAAGCCCTCTTCTTTAGTAGGTGGAATATACAAGGAATTATGAAGCTCTGCAACCCTAAGCCAATACTCCCAGGTGTGGCCTCGACCATCAGATTGAGTGCGACGACGAGCGTGTTCTTCTGGTCCGTCATTTTTGAAAACGATGGCTTCACATGGCACATCAAAACTTTGAGCCAAGGCCAACCAACGACGCCGACCGGCAAGACTCATGTTGAGTCCACGATCAACAATGACTGAACGGCCCATAGCGAGGCCGGTTCCAATAACGTGATTTTCGACAGACTTATACAACACCTTGAGATCGGTGTCATAGAGGGTATAGTCGTCGGCATGAAGCATATTGACAATGGCATCATCGTTTACACAAATGATGCCCTGCCTAGCAGCAGATCGGCAATATGTTGATTTACCTGATGCGATCATCCCGACGAGAACTTGCAGCTTCATAGTTATCCTCCAGAAATAAGAGGATACCAAAGCCGCAATGCTCGATCTAGGCTGAGAAGTCGATATACGCTTTATTTGCCACACCGAGTTTTCGCAACAATTTGATTAACTCATCGTGGGCATAGCCGTATTCACTGACAAATGTGTATATCAATATGGAATAATCGTCTCCCAATTTACATTGCCATTTAACTTGTTCTAACGACAAATGCTCCCTGCGTATTTGCCAAGCGGCTGATAAAAGACGATTAAAATCGCTTGAATCAAAAACTTGATTGCAATGGGAGCAATGTGTAAGGCCATCCTTCAATTCACGCTGAAGGGCATGACCGCAGTTTGGGCAGGCTTGTATCATTGTTTTATTTATGCCCACCAAATAAAAAACCTCGCCAAGATTTCTCTTGGCGAGGCTTAGGGGCGACTGATGCCGCCCTCCACCACTTCCCCGTTGCCAGGGAAGATTATTGGCCTTCTTCAGTCTCAACCCGTTCGACAGGCTGGGACTGGTCGGCCTTCATCTTGCGAGCGGAATCCAAGTGCCGCTTGATGGTCGAACCGAAGTCCGGCTCATTCGCCAGGATGTTATTGTTGAGGAATTTCCTCGCCAATCCCAACGCCGTCACCAGACCCGGCCCACCGATGAACGTACCTTCGAGACACTTGCCCCCATTGGCGATGACAGCATCAAGATAATCGACTGCATCCTGAATCTTCTTCGAGGACAGAATGCGGAGAGGTCGATCCTCTTCGTTTCGGGGTTCCCGTGGCGGCTTGGCCCCGGTATCGGTTTCGGCCTTCTTCACGTCCTTGATGGACGTGACCGGAGTGGTTTCATCACGTTCCTTCACGGAGCGAGTAACCTTCTTCTCGGCATCTGCCAATTCACTCTTGGCTTCTTCTGCGGCTTCGTCATCGTGCTGGTATTCAGCATCAGCGACAGAGCCTTCAGCGATTTCCTTGCGTTCGAGAGCCGCCTCGATCTGCTTCTGGATGCGCTTGATCTTGCGATCACAGGCTTCCTTGGACGCTTCGTTCGCTGCAATACGAACCTTGGTGCGAACCTGCTCGTCTTCGATGCTGCATAGCTCACAAGCCGATTCCCGGTCGATCCGGTTTTCCAGCAAGTCTGCGAGCGTGTCAGTATCGAGATTGGCAATCAACGAGTCAGACTCGGCCAGCCACTTCTCGTCTTGCTGCAAGATTTCGAGAATCTTCTCGTCCGAAGCCCCTACCTTCCGCAACTTCATGACTTCGGCAATCTCATGGCCTTCGGTCAGGTTGATGCGGCCCTTGTTCTCAGCCCAGGCCAGCGCCAAGGCTTGCAAGTCGTCGTTGACGGCGAAGACTTGACAAGGGATCATTGCATAGGCTTTATCAGCCGAGCATTGAGTGTAGGTCCACTCGCCCTTCTCATCCAATTGCAAACTGCCGGGGTCAGTGACGATCTCTTTCTTGCGAATGAGGAAGTCCAATGCACGGTATCGGCGATCACCACCGACCAGTTGGGGATAGTAGTTATCCCCTTCTTGAACCCATCTGCACACCAGCGGGTTGAGCAGCGTGCGGTTCTTGATGCTCTCACGAAGTTCAGCCGAGAGTCGCTTGTCCAGCAACTCACTCTGCCCTTTCTCAGTCAAGAGCCTGGGGTTCTTGAACTTGTATTCCGACTTTGACACTTCGTCTTCGTCAATGTCCGGGGTACGCAACGCAGCGAACGGAACAGCGAACAATGCACCATAAAGATGCTTGCAGCCTTCCGGGATGCGATTCATCGGGAAGGATTCAGTCTTATTCATCAGTTACTCCTGATTCGGGTTAGGTCCAGTCTGTCAAAACGATCCGTCGTAGGTTCTACATATCGGTCCCCTTAGAAAGAGAAGAGTATGATTTATCGGCATGGGTGTCAAGACTAAAATTCATATCCACCCGAACGCTGCGCTTTCGGCGTTTCAGATGCGAATGGCTTCCGACACCGGATGATATTGTTTGTTTCATATTCGGCATGACCGAAATGATCCAAGGCTGAAGCCTTCTTGCGAAGAACCAAACCTTCAAGCTGAACAATAGGCAGTGCCTCTTCAAAGCGTTTGGTAAAATCCGAAGCGAACGTCTCGGCCATCCAAATGCGAGGCGTAACCTGTAGGGCAATACCACTCGGACAATATTCCTTCGGACTCCCACAAATATCGTCAAGCATTTTCAGCCGCTCAACTTGATTGGGGGAACCGAATAAATATTTGCCGACCTGAAGAACATCGAACAAGATGATCTCATTCGTGGCATTTTCGTCCTTATTCATCAGTTCGCCGTCCAGCCAATATTCGACACCTTTCTGGAGACGAAGCCCGGACAGAAGTTCTTCCTTGTATTTGCGGTCAAGAGAAAAACGGGCAAAAGAAGTGCCGTGACGATTGCCGAGTGTGACCTCACCAGCCGGTGAGATATTGATGACGGCCCGACTTCCACGAAACTTTCGTTGGGCGAGCCACTTTCCTGTGCTTTCGTAGTATTCCAAGTCTTTGGGAAGCATCTTGCTCTTTGGCCGGGGAGGATAGATGATCTTGACGGCCATGAGCTTGTTCCCCTTCTCGAAACAACGAAACGGTTTGCGTGGAAGATTCTACCACGCAAACCGTTTCGTGTAAAATCGGCGGCAAAAGATTACTCGTCGTTGGCCCGTGGCCGGGGCAACTTCACGGTGATCTCGTTTCTCAGCGTCAACATAAGTCCTTTCGCCACAAGAGGTTTCAGAAAGATACGAATGGCTTCTTGCGCCATCTGCTTGTGATAGAAACAACTGACGGTTCCTCCGATTACGACCGAGTTGGAAAGTTCCATCACGGAAAGTTTATATCCCCGAACATGCGGGCATTCCTTCAATACGCTCTGAATCTGGTCAGCCAGCGTCTCTTTGTCCATGCGACTCCTTTATTCGTCTAGTTCGGTGACGCACTCAAACTGAGAGCGACAGTTGAGACACTGGATATTCAGAGCATTGGGTCCATCTGGCCTTCTTCCCGAACGGATGCTGTTGTGCGGTGGCGGGCAGTTGCATTGATATTTGAGGAAATACGTCTTGGTCGGCTTTTCGCTTCTGACTCGATCCCGCATATCAGCACGTCCGGCTTTGAATATAGCCTTGTCCATATCAACGGAATCAAAGGCATCGTTTCGCCGCCGAATGGCATCTTTGTTGGGCCGCTTAATGTATACCCGCTCAACTACGTTTCTTGGATATACGGTCGAAGTGATCGCCCAACCTTGGGTCTTGTGCTTGATTACCACAAGTCCAACTTCCAGAGCCGCTTCAAGGAAGTTCTTATTGTGATATTGATTCGTTGTAACGTCCGGCAAGCCCTTCTGCTGGTTCGAGATATGAATCATCTCGTGCAACATGGCACCAGGGATTTCCCCATATTCCAGTTTGGAAAAATCCGCTCCGATAATCATGCCCTCGACATCGGGCATCCATCGCAACGAAACCTTCTTCTTTGGTTGTAGGGTGAAACTTACCGGCTCCAGTTCACCACCAAACAAGGCTTGGTTTAGAACGCCGAAAATACGCTCCAATTCGGCAATGAGCGATGCAGGCTTCTCCATGATTATCCTTCTGGAATATCGTCGTGATGAGGTCCAGTCCTATGCCTCGGCATATAAGTCTGGTGTATTTGGGACAATGGCTGTTTCAGGCCGGGCTGCGAGAACGCAAGTTCCGCTTCCGAAGTTGTCGGAAAGGCTATTTTGCCACACTTCCCACAGATGAGATTCAACTTTTCATCAAAGGTAAAATCTCGATCTGTGGGAATATCTCCGTGGCAATGAGGGCATATTCTAGGATTTGCCATCTAGCTCAATATCCCCTTTTCCCTTGTCGTTTTGGATGGCGTCATAGACTTCCTGTCGATGAACAGGAACGTCGCCTGGGGCTTCAATTCCCAGACGTACTTTGTCGCCACGAACTTCAACGACGACGATTCGGATATTTTCCCCGATAACAATCGACTCGTTTTTCTTTCTGCTCAGAACTAACATCGGCTAACTCCTTTTGGTCACGATGCCGTGATGGATGAAACTCGCCCGATTCTACCGAAAGCTGCGAAAAGCCACAAGACCAGTTTGACGTTTTACACCCCACAAATACCGTGGTACAATCCGATGAAACAATTTTACCGGGAGCATAAAAATGTCGCTGTCAGAACGTGATCTGGTCTTGAGAATCCACCAAACTCCGCAAAAAGCGGTGCTTGCTCTCACCGGGGGCGGGGCCGAAGTCATCGGAGAACTTCTCCGATATGGCCAAGGTTCCAACACCGTGTTGGAAGCTATTGTACCATACGATCAGAAGTCGTTCGACAACTTTGTGAAGGGAACTCCCGACAAATACTGTTCCCCTGGCGCTGCTCGTGATCTGGCAATGGCAGCATATCAGAAAGCCATCAAATACTCTGGACTCGACAACGCCGAAAGCCTTGTCGGAATCGGCGCATCCTGTTCGCTTGCCAAAGATCATGAGCGTGAAGGACGAGAACACCACGCCTATATCGCTGTTCAAACCAGCGAATTCACACGAACCTACGAAATCGACCTGACTGGTCGTGGACACAACCGAGTAGAAGAAGAAACTCTGGTTGCCCGTGTTATAATCGGTGTGCTGGCTTTTGCATCCGGCTTTCGGGCTGAAGCCATCAACATTTTCGAGAACAATTACGTCACAGAAGTCATGACGACCGGCACGCCGGAAATGTTCAAACTGTTGACCGGACAGTTGAAGTCCCTCACGCTTGGCATTCCCGCTGGAATGGACCTTCCAGAGAACCGAGTCATTTTCGCTGGTTCGTTCCATCCACTCCACCCCGGACATGCTGGCATTGCAGCCAAGGTGTTCGAGCTTACTGGAAGGCCAGTCGATCTCGAAATCTGTGTCCACAACGTCGATAAGCCTGCCTTCAATTACACCAACCTCAGAGAGCGGATCGCTCATCTGGAGGAGCAAAAGGTCAATCCGTGGTGTGGAGACATTCACTTTACGTCTCTGGCGACCTTTATGCAGAAGGCCGAATACTTCTACGGCGCAACCTTTGTGGTGGGCTGGGACACGTTTAAGCGGATCAGCGACCCGAAATACGGCAAGATTGACGAAGTAGTGGCAACCTTGATTCGTCAGGATGCCAAGTTTATCGTCTTCCACCGTATAATGGATGGAAGGGCTTCGCATGAAGAAGGACTCGACGGTATCGACCCTCGCTTCTTGAAAATGGCCCAAATCATTCCACCGGATATTTTGCCTCCGGTCGATATGTCGAGCAGTAAAATTCGTCGCAGTCAGACTTAAATACAGTATGAGCGAAATACAAAACTTTTGGAACGACGTTCACACCCGTCAAGACTGCATCAGTCTGACGGGTAGTGACGGGCCTACTGAACTAGGCATTTTGAGAATCGACCCGGATTCTCTAGCTGGTAAAACCATTCTTGCTATCGGCGTTGGCGTTTGTAACCCAAGCAAGTTTTACCAACAAAAAGGCGGCAATGTATACGCCCTTGATATTTCGCCAATCGCTCTCGAAAATGTCAAGCCATATACGCTCGGCCAATTTCTGCCTGAAGATGAATTGCCTGAGAATACGTTCGACTATGTATTCTCAAACAATGTGTGCATACACATGAGTCATGAAGATTTTGAGATTCAACTTCAGAAGATCATCAAGAGTCTAAAAGTTGGTGGCATTTATGCACTCCAATTTTCTCATTTAGATGATAGGCTTATTCCTACTCATCAGGACGGTGAGTGGGCAATAGACCTATACAAACAAGATGATCTCAAAGCCCAAACATGGGGCGCTGTATTTCGCTCACCAGGAAGACTGCTTCAGTTAGTCGAAAAGCATGGCGGCAAGATGGTATACTTATCCACTCCTGGGCATCACTCTTACATCAGCAACATTTTCGGCTACGCCACCCACATAACCAGAGCAATATGAAATACACTGAATGGAACGATGCCGCCAAAGAACGTATGGCGGGACTGCGATTGATCTTTCAGACCAGCAAAGGCAATGGCGTCACACAAGACCAACGAATGGAGATGCTTCATCTCCATGATCTTGAACACCGAGATGATCTGTGTCGCTTTGGCAACGCCTTGGATTGGCTGACTCGGCTTTTGTATGAGCATGACCCGATTGATCTGGTTCCCTGCGTAGTGCCAAAAGACGAATATGATATTGAAGCCAGAATGATCTTGCGTGAACTGGCTATCCGAGGCACGCCGGGATTGAAAGAAATCACCGAAGTCGTCCATCAAATCTTTGTGATGGAATTTGACAATCCCTCAGCAGGAACCATTGATCGTCCTTGCTATGAAGCAATTGCAAAAGAATTGTTCGATCACACTAAAGATTGGCAAGGCAAATAAAAAAGGTTGCCCGACTTTTCAATCGGGCAACCTCTAAATTAAATGTGGTCAACAATCAAGCGTTAGTACAAACGCTGAGTGCATACCGTGATAGCTGGAACATATGCGCCTGCCTTAGCAGAGCAGATGCCAAGGGCTTGCAGAATTCTACCGCATTGTGGGTAGAAGTACAACCAACGAGTTGTCGTGTATGTGCCGTCTGGCTTTTTGCATCTCATGAGAATATCCTCCATAATGGTTTGAAGAGTTAATCACTTCACCATTATCTATCCGACCTGGACCTCTTTCTTAGGGCCTGGATCGAACTCTTCTTTTACCTTTCGCAATATTTCCTGAACCTTGATGTTTTCAGAGAAGTTAGCGAGGGTAGCGCCGCCAGAGTGGTTTACCCAACTGGTCCCACATACGGCTTGTTTATAGCCCATCATTCGCATTCGCACAGCGAATTCTTCGGCTTCGGTTCCGGCATATGGGCATTCTTTCAATAATCCAACTTTATTGAACAATTCTCTATGAGCCAATACGCAATACATCGGCAAATAGCCTTCTGTCAAAATCACATCAGGACGGCGATCACTTTTTTGTCCGGTCAAAATAGCCGACTCAACCATTGGATTATTAGTCATTGGAGACACCATTTTGACGCCTTGATTCTTGAGTAGATTCATCGTCTCTCCCATATTGGAGAGCCAATTGTTTTCTTCTGCAAAGACATCAGACTGCATAATGGCGACCCAGGTAATCTTTTGGCTCCACGGAGTCTTGAGCGCCAAGTTTACCGCTGCTCCGAAACCCTTGTTTTCGTCGGTACGGAAGCATCGCACACCGGGCAATTTCTTCTTGTCTATTTCTTTGATGAATGTCTTGTTAAGAGAACCATCATCAATTAAAGAAATCAAGTACCTATTGGTATGCACTGTGGCAAATATGCTCTCCATCAACTTGGCAACACGAGCCTGTTCGCCATGAAATGGAATAATGATTTCTACCGGGGCCATGTAAAAAGGATTATTTTCGATTTTACGATTCACGAATATCTTTGGATTTTCCATTAGTATCCCGTCAACAATTTGGTAAGTTCATCAGACAGTGAGGCGGCGTCTGACAGGTGTGAAAAATGTGCCTCATATTCTTCGGCCAACGATTTGAGATTCATATTGTCATAACCATCTCCAATGCCAAAGATACACATCTTCGTGCTATAGCCTCTGATATTATTTGCCAAAAATCCCTTGCGATATTGATAGTTGCGTGGTGCCTGAAAACGGTCTGTAATCAGAAACATATACTTATCACAATCTTCAACATACTCGCCAACAACTGTGACAGCGTTTTTCAAAGCAGAATCAACATAGAAGTTTGGCGTCTCTTGATAGGAGATCACATAATATGTGCTTTCCCCCTGATCCCGTGGGACCGTATGCCAATTTGGATGAGAAACGTATATTTTAGACGAAGGCTTCACATCCAGGACATGCTTCAGAAGAATATCTTTTACAATATCCAAGTTCCGAGTGCCGTTGGTGTGCAACGTCGATAGATCAAATACGACCCCAATTAACAATGTCCGTTCAAAATCTTTCATGCACGCTCCAATTTTCGCAAAGTTCACTCATCTAATAGAGTCTTAGGTGGAAAGAAACATGGACCAAAAAACAATCAAAGAATACCTCCGGGCGCTTGAACACATGACAGGCTTCATGCGTTCGTTACTCGAAGAAGAACTCAAAACGCCCCCAATGCCCGTTGGCGAGCGTGAAAGGCTATCGGAGATCACAACCCTCCGATTGCTCGCCAAGTCCGAGAAATGGCCTCTGGCGGTGCCTGAAGACCTGATTTGTGGCGAAGACGAGGATCACAAGCTGTCTCGTGCAGCAGGAATCGTACATGACTTTATTCGCACCGATCTAAGCGATAAAAAACTACTGGACTTCGGCTGCGGCGAAGGGCATGTTCCCTATGTTGCTGCCAATCTCGTAGGCGTCAAATTGTCTATGGGCTATGATCCCATCGAGCAAAACTGGAGTCACTTTGAAGATACCGTCAACCTGCGATTCAGCACTGATTTTGACGAAATCAAAAAGAATGGTCCATACGATGTCATACTGGTCAATGATGTAATCGACCACGCAGATGAAAATATACTCATCAAGGCAAACGAGGTCAAAGCTCCAAATGGTCGCATTTATTTACGATGCCACCCTTGGACCAGTCGCCACGGTACGCATCTTTATAAACAACTAAATAGAGCTTATCTGCATTTGGTGTTCAGTACAGATGAATTGTTCAGCATGGGGCTAAAAGAAACCCGCACCAGAAACTTCCTCGATCCCATGAAGGAATATAAAAAGATAATCGAAGAAGCGGGATTGAACATATCTGAAGAAGAATTGGTCACACATCCAGTAGAGCTATTCTTCACTCACGAACCTGCTGTCCTAAGACGAATCAAAGAACAATGGAAAGTAAGCGAAAATAAAGCTCTAGCGGCAGGAACACAATTTCCAAGAGATGTATTGGAAATTCAATTCGTTGACTTCATTCTAACTTAGGATACTTTTTGTTCCACTCTTCCTGGCTTTCTGGAGGAAGAGAGGCGACCCATACAGATTGAAGTTCATCATTCAGTTTGTAGTCTATTTCTTCAGATAAACACATCTGAAATGACCATAGTGGCTGACCACCTTTATCACGTTCTGATATGGTGTGGTTTTCGCCGGGCCATTGAATGTTGAGATTGGGTTCGTTATACATAACTGTCAATTCACCTTCTTTGGCAAAACGACCAGTTTGCATATAAACAACAGAAGAGTTGTCTTCAAGCGACACAAAGCCGTGTCCACATCCTGGCGGCACATAGATTTGTTTGGGTTCATCAGGAGTCAGTTCAACTCCGACGTGCTTTAAGAAAGTTGGCGAGTTTGTTCTAAGATCAACTACCAAGTCCCATACTTTCCCTGAGACGCATGTGACTAGCTTGGCATAATTAGCAACATGGATTCCTCGCAATACATTCTTATTGCTTACGGACCAATTGGTTTGTTGCCAATTCAATAACTCGATGCCATGCGTGTATTTGTCTTGTTCGTAGAGTTCCTGAAAAAAACCACGGTTGTCATAATAGCGATCCATCATGACAACCGTGCAGTGTTCAACATCTGTCGGAATGAATTTCATAGAAGGTTTCTGTATTTTGCGAGAACGTCGCCAACCTCCCGGAGAGCCATCACTGCGGCATCTGGATTGACAATACATTTGTCAAGCGATCCATAGTGTTCTTCGAGGCACTGAAAGAGAAGTTGCTTAACTTTCTCTTGCAAACCATCGTGTTTAGGCCCCCAAGGTAAACCGGCTTTATTCTCATTATACAGAGTTTCTAGCTCAAGTTCCTTCCGCTCAAAATATTCTTCTATCTGTTCGAGCGACCATTCTCCACGGCGAATAGCCTTCAATTGTTCTCTATTTCGCTGTAGGTCCAGATCGCCCTCTGTGAGAATCTGTTCGATTTCATTCAGATTTCTCACAATATGGTAAGCGAATTTCGGGTCGAAGCCCATTTCGTCTACCACTTGCTTTCGCTTCCCGGTTCGCTTCTTTGACCCACACTTCTTTAGCTGTGAATAAGCATAGCCCTTAAAAGTGTGCCACGATCCCAGGTGAAGAAATATCTTTCTCTGCTCTCGAACCATCTGGCCGACTCTAGTGCTGTGCAATACGCACCATTGGGGCGTAAACAGAGAGTCGATCATGTTAGGGTTGTTTTCCATCACCAACTGAAAGAAGTCAACAATGTTGTAAATGTTGAGGTCGTATTCTTTCTCGGCACCGACATCTTTGATGTGGTGTTCTTGGTAATTGGTGAATCTATTGTTGGCGTGTACGGCATCACCAAAGCCTACGATTTCGCCACGAAGATGCGGGAACAATTCTTCCTTTGGTGGAATACAAAAGGAATAAATGTCCGTGTCAGACGTGTCGTTTGAAACACCATAGGCCACACTACCCATCATGGTGATGTAGTGCATGTTGTCTGGAATCCAGCGATGACCGCCGAGATTGGTCAATCTCTTGTCGTACAGTTCTTTAATTACGTTTGCCATTTTTCCCTCCGTTCACTTGACAGGAAATAAGCAAAACGGGTTCGCTTATTTCTTTGGTTTTTTATCAGCCTTTTGGACAGCCTTTTGGAAGAGGTCTGGTTCCGCTGGCATCTCATAGTCGAGCAATGGTTGCCAACCAGGACGAGAGCGTTCCATGTTCAAAGTCAGTCTTAATCGTTCTGCGTCATCACCTTTGAATATCGTGCGATCTGAACCGCCCGGCTTCGTAGAGATGACTGTAGCGGTCAATACCGCACCTTCCTGAATGAATTCTACACGCACGATATGGTCTGTATTGACCCAAATTCGTGGATTGTTCTGTGGGACACCGCCCGGTCGTTCTTTGCCTAATTCAAGCCACATAATATGCTCCTTTGAAGCTGGATATATCAAAGGAGTACGAGCGAATAAAAAAGGCCAGCACCCCCAAAGAAGATGCTGGCCCTCGATTAAGCAAAATCGAGTTATTCGTCGTCACTGCCAGACATTTCTCCATCATTGAACAGGATGGAGAAATTGCCCTTCATGACCTCTTTAATGTTGGCCGTTTTGCGACCAAGCCTGTGATCCACGACACGAGACTGAATGAAGTTGTAGGTGCGAATTTTATCGCCTCTACCACCAATTCGATCACCGCCGCTCATCATTTGCGTCTTACGGGATTGATCGTATTCGCCCTCGATCTTGAGCCGCTTTTGCTCATTGACCTTGAAAGTCAATATGCGCAACGCCTCATCGAGATTTTGCTTCTGATCTCTACCGTTGATGAAGACCATCATTCCAGTCGGCTTATGCTTCATGCGGACGGCTGACGCCACTTTATTGACGTTTTGACCGCCTGCCTTCTGCTTGCCCGTCTGGAAGATAATGTCCAGGTCTTTTTCACGAAGCGGCTCCTGAGTGTTCTCAGGAGGCAGCGGCATTACAGCAACCGTCACAATAGAGGTTTGCCGTCGCCCACCACGCTCTGTGGGTGGGACACGCTGTACAACGTGTTTGCCGGGTTCGTTTTGAAACGCTTTCCAGACGCCTTTGCCTGTGATCTTGGCAATTGCGTGACCGTGTTCTTTTGTCAGGACTTCATAGCCTAATCCACAGTTGGAAGCGTATTTGAGATAGGTTTCAAGTAAATCGGCGACGAATAACTTCGAGTCTTCGCCACCTTCCCCGCCATGCAGTTCGAGGATAAGAGTTTTAGCGGAGTTAAAGACAGACCATCGCCGATGAATCGCCCTTACGCTCCTGACTGTGCCACTGGTTGTTCTTGCTCATTGCAGTAATCTCCAAAAAAGTTTGCTGGACTTCTACATTCTACCACGAGAGGTCCAAATTGTAAAGCTATCTACGCTTTACTTTGACCTTTCTGGTAACTTGCTTAAAACCACTCTCTGTTTCGTACTTACAACCAGGGCAAAGAAACGGTGCGACAGCTTCTTCTGGTGGCAAATATCTTCCACATTTATCACAGTCGTAGTGAGTCTTCTCGCCCTCTTCGTTGTATTGGTCATCGGCATACACTTCATAGTGAGTGCATCCCATTATATCGTGCATCCTCTCGAACCATTCAACAACCTGTGCTGGAGTCATATTGTTGACGCTGATATTGACATTGAATGTCTTAGGGCCATTCATGTCGAATTGAACTTCGGCATCAAATGAATCTGTTACCATTCGTTCTGAATTGCTATATTTGCTGAAGGCCCATAGTCGCACCTGAACATAGAGCTTCTTGCCCTTTTCGTCACGCTTGCAGAACTGCCAGTGCCGATCATGCTTGTCATGTTGACTGACTGGCCATTCCTTGAAGCCATAAGCCAACAGGGATTCAATAGTCATGATTGGAGGCAAAGGCACCCACTGACCGTCTTTGACGATTCCATGTTCTGACATTTAAGGCTCCCAACCACGTTCCTCAAAGACCGTACTAGGGTCTTTATCGGCAGCAACAGCTTCATCCCAAAGTTGAACAAATTTAGATGATCGCCAGCGACGTTCGGCCTCATCGGACCACTTCTTGATTACGTCTTCCGTCTCACCCGCTGCAATCATATCACGAGCGACCTGTGCCATCACGAATTGGTGATGACACATGCCACAAGTGGAATCAGGTTCATGGTCAATCAACGAGTCCGTTCTTGACATTGTTTCAAGAAACTCGGCGTCTGTCATCTTCCTTTCAGAAGCAATAGCTCGCTGATCGGCTTCTCGTTGTTGAGCATCCATCAAATATTCTCCAAAGGAAACATGCCGAGTTGGTGCATACACAAACGAAGGTGAAGCGTAGCACAAATCAGGGCATACTTGAACCCTGGGCGACCACCCTTGATCTTTTCCCCATGATACGCCGTACCCAGCTTGGAAGCCAGATCATAAGCGTAATTTGCCAAAATCGCCGGGTCGAGAGAATCAATGCTACGCTGCAATGCGTAAGCATGTTGATTTGCCAGACCAAGCAATTCAGAATCGGATTGAGTCAACTCGCCTTTGTCGAGTCCCAACCCTTCCATGTTCCAAAGCCAACGGAGCGACCCAACTCGGTGGTCTTCTTTTTCGTTCCATTCCAATGCCGATTGCAGACGGGCATAAGTGTAGGAAATATACATGCCCGGAGCATCCGGCTTCGTCCATTCTTGCGGTGTATATTTCACGCTCTTGGAACGAGCGACGTGAAGGAAGTTCCACGCCAAGACGTTCCACGCCAGCTTGTTCGGCTCAGGTGTCGGATCAAGCTGCGATACAATCTGATCCAGCACTTCCTTCGCCGTGACACTATCGCCAGTACGAGACTTCATCTTCTTGCCGTCAGCGCCCAATACAAGGCCCATAGGCAAGTGTTTGTCACCCAGCCCCAGGTTTGCAAAATGCTCCTGTTGCTCAGTGCCAGTGATGTAATGCGTCGGCCCCACGACCTTCGAGAAGGCAATGTCTTGGAAGGCATACAAAGGACGCCCATCCCAACGAACGACGATTACAGGCCCATTGGGACCATCCCATACTTCACATTCTTCTTCATGCTCGAAAGGCTTGCCGTTAATGTCAGTCGAAATAGGGTCTTTGACCGGCACCTTGGTTTTGTAACGAGGAACGATCTCCTGATCTCGTGGCATCAATACGTCATAGTGCAACTCTGGATGGAAGTTCAAGAAATCGAACCATCCATTCAGTTGCTCAGTAGCGTATTGAAAAACGCCTTGTGAAGCTCCCAATAGGGAAACGAACTTGGCATTAGGCTTAGGTTGAGCAAAGTTCATAATGCTCTCCAAAGACTTGGCCAAGGCCAATTGACGTAGATGCCCGACGTGCAGACTCTTGTTGAGGTTTGGGGAGAACCCGTCGATTACATACGGACCCTTATACGTCACAGCTTCGGGCCATTCCTGGCACTCTGGAGTGACATAGTAGTTCCAATAGCGACCGACATTTTCCTCACGGTACTTGCCTGCAAATTGAGGCAATTGCTGCATTGAGAAAAACCCAACGCCATGAGATAGCGGAATAGGGCGAATCATTTCTTCACACTCACTTTGACCCATTTAGGTAACTTGCTCAGAACATAGTCCTGAATTTCCTTGTTTTCATTTGGGATGGCCCATGCCTGATAATCCCATGATGAGAAAACGTAAATGCCTGCCTTCAACAATCGAAGGTCCGCACTAAGCAGTGGATATTCCTCAACGTACAGGTCGTACTTTTCCGAGAGTTCATGGGTTATTTTGCCATACTCATCGAGACGAGGATAATTGATTTCGTATTTCTTCCGAGATGTTTTCCAACGGATGACTACGCAGCTTTTGAAGTCCTGCGCCCGCTTGTATGCAAAGCCATGCTTCAGGGCAAATTGATGCCGCTCGTCTTCCAACTTGGTGCGGATAGCAATGAGTTTTTGAACTGCGGGTGATAACTTTTCCATATCGCACCATGAAGAATAAAAAAGCCTCTGGCGCATGTCGCCACACGCCAGAGGCTATTGTTTAGCAATCCGTAGACAGCTAGTCACCGTCATGTTCTAGCTCTGTGAGCCAGTACGCTTCGCCAAGGAATTGCTCCCAAGACTTCACCCGAACATCACCAGGGAAGAAGTTGTGCTTTGGCTTCTTAGGCACAGAGAGCAACTTCATATTGGCTTCCTTCGGAGTACGACCAGCCTTCCGTGCGTTGCAGTCAGTGCAAGCCACGACAATGTTTTCCCAGGTGGTCAAACCACCCTGGCAACGTGGGATAACGTGGTCCAATGACAACTCACTGCCCGGCTTCTGCTTTCCACAATACTGGCAGATGTTACCATCACGCCGGTAGATAGTCCTACGGTTGTAGTGGACCTTCTGTGAAGGCAGCTTGTCGTATCGAGTGTACTGGATAACTTCAGGAATACGGAACACTGCGTTCACAGAACGCATTGCTGGCTCGTTTTCCGCTGGACGGAGTTTTGCCCAATCATCCCAGGTCAGCATAGCAAAGTCATGAAGTGCGTCGATGATGCGTGCCTTCGGTGTACCGTCTTTGTAGGTTCCGGCGACTTTCTTGAGTGCCTTTTCCAACGTGACGACGCCAATGGCAGTCCACGACTTGTTCAAAACTAAGACTTTTCTCTGTGCTAATGACATACTGACCTCCGGTTGATGGTTCCTTTCGTGTATCTACGGACCCATTTTTTCCTCTGCGTTCAAAGGGACAATGCCCGCATGAACGGGGTTCACTCGACCCCGCTTTTATACGGGTTATTCTTCATCTATGTATCGCCATATCCTCTGAGGTTTGGCGTTCTTTGCATTTTTGCGACTGAATTCTTTCCGCTTTTTGGTGATTGTTCGCTTGTATTCGATTTCGTTGAACTTGATTTGTTCGCAGGCTTTCTCGAACTCGTCCTTCAACTTCTTGTCGAATTCAGCACGACTTTTCTTCACCAAGTCTGAAGTTTCGGTTCTCGCCGTCTTCAGATCGTTCTTCATGTTGTCTTCGATCTGCTTGAACAGGGCAGCGTATTGTGCCTGTAGCTGATCTCTGTATTCGGCCTGATCTTGCGTCAATTCTTCTTCTTGAGCAGCCTCAACACTAGACAGTCGCTCTCCAAATGCACTAAGGCATCTTGCCTGCTCCGCTACTGTCGATTCTACCACGGAAAGTTTATGTTGTAAAGCATTCCGTGCCGACCATAAACGTAGGCAGCAATACGTTAAGGCTATCAGGACGAAAAAGGTCGCTGCGGCAATTATGATGGTTGCAATCATGGTATTGTATTATATACCACAAAAATCACCATTCAGTAAAGGTCACATCAACTTCAATCTTCCCAAAGGGCCACGTTCGCCAGTGATCTCGTCAATCTCGGCATCTTCTGCTGGCCCGATAGCGATGCAAGTCTTTGTGGGCTGATCCCATTCCGTCAAACCGCTGTCGATGATGAGTTCAGTCGGCAACCCCACTTCCTGCGCCCGATGGTACAGAAGCAACAGGTCGGCCTCACTGTCAACACGGAGAACGATCTTGCGGAAGTTCGTCAAATACCACTCAAACTGTGCAGGCGACAGCTTGAACGATACATTACCTTCGGCATCAACATTGTCACGAATCGTGTTCGACAAGTCGGCCAAAGCAGCATGACCCGCTTGCGACATCTTCTTCCCGACTCGACAACCCAAATCGTGTCGCCAAACGATAACTTGCTTTACTGCCATGATATTTCTCCTTGCACTCCTAGAGAGCGCCACTGCCAAAAGGTTCAGCCCGAATCTTGGGTTACTTCCCAATCTTCGAGAATTGACCTGGGCCGCACTTTCTCTTTTTTGGGAACGGGTTGAGGACCGGGAATATTCTCGGCCCCCTTTGTAATCTTGGATGCGTCCAAAACAACATCAGGATGTATCATTTGCGCCCTGATCGAGTTCCTTGCCCACTCAGTCGATTCAAGGCGACGTTCCTCATAGGACAACATCCCAAGCGTCTTGCGTATACGATACCATATATTCTTAGCCATTGCTAGAAGGCTCCCACGGATCGTTGATGTCACGCCAAATCTTTTTCTTCTTGGGTTTGATGGTCCAGCCATCAGTGTTGATGATGCCACCCTTGTTCTCAGAATATTTATATCGCAAATAATGCACTAAACCAGTTGGGCCAGCCAATGGCTGAACACTGCATATCTGGTTGGCAATAAGCTGAGGATATATCCTCCTCATCAAAGGAATGCTTATTCTTTTGAATTGGGCTACTTCACAGTCACTCATTGTATTGCTCCGGTAACGAAAAACGGTCGCCTATAAACAGCGACCGTTCCTGCAAATCTTTCTGGCTTAACAATGATTACTTTAGTCGTCATCATCTTGACTCGGTTGTGGGCCGAAATTAAAAGCCTGTGCAAATAAGGTCGTCTGGAGTTCTCTCACCAATTCCAATGCTTCGTCTCTCTGGAAGCCGGATTCACATAGCGATTTATGATATGTGAACAATAATGTGGCGAAGTTTCCCAGGTGCGCTCCCGCTTGCTCGAAGTTGGAAACAGCTTTTGCGTAGTCTTTGTCCATGATTTACTCCTTGGTTCATTATATCTTTCAGACATAATAAAGGAGTGATCGTATCAGGAAAATTCTACGGGCTTGCCAATTTTAGCAGCTTCTCGCAAACCCGCAATAAGACCCTTTGCCTGTGTTGTGTCGTAAGCATCCAGGTCTAATTCTGCTGGATAGCCTCGATCCTGCCAGAAAGGATCGGTCTTCAATTTAACCCGCTCAGGCCATTCCTTAATGATTTGCTCAAGCCGGTCAGCCAAGACTTTGCAATCCTCAGCCGGGATTTCTCCCTCACAATCAGAATGATTCAGCAAAATCTTGATGGGATCATTCACTGTGTCCCAGCTAATCTTCTCCTGGGACAGATCGGTTTCAATTGCTTCTCGGTAGGCTTCCCAACCCTGAATGGACAATATTGACTTATCAACATTGTGAAATCCTTCCATTTGATGGAGATCAATTCCGACCTGAGCGGCAATCTTCTTCCTGAATTGACCATATCCAGAATATGCCCACTCAGCATAAGTATTTCCATCTACACGCAATGCAAGTCCCATTACTGTTCCTTTTTTGGTGTTCGCACATCCAGGTGGTCTTTGCCATCTCTTCCTAAGACACGACTGGACCAATCGAGACGGTTTTTATCTTCATCCCCTTCATACAGGGACAACCCATTTGCTTCAATAGTGACTTCTATATCTTCGGCGCACACCTTGTAATCAGTGAACGTCTTATGGCCCGTCGTCGGATCGACTTCTCCGTAAACACGGAAGAAGTGCCGATGCGAAAACGGACTGTAAAGAAAAAAGCCTCGGACGCCATCTGCTGGTTTTTCATTCATAGTGGAGTTGGAGGGAATCGAACCCTCAGTTACATCGGAGCGACTTGCGCCTTACCGATTGGACTCACCGTTCAACCCCTAGTGCTTTCGCTTTTTGCTGCTGGGGTCTTTTCTAAAACTAAACTTATTGAAACCTTTGCTCTCAGCCATTGTCACATCATCAAGCTCTGGAATCGGCTTGATCGGAACAGCTTGATTAGAAAGCCACATGGCGACTTCCTGATAAGCCTGATAAGGATCGAACACCCGATAAAACTCAAATGGCTTCAGTTGGGCGTTATATGTGATCCTACCGCCGTATTTGTTGGCGACAGTAGAATACTCAGCTACGAATATAGGACTGCGATGCTTCTCGAACCAGCTTCGACGCCACTCTTCATTCTTGTTCAATTCCTCTTCGGTAGGCTTGCGATCCCACTGATTACGACCATTGAAGAATGAATCAAAGGCGTGCTGACGCTGTTCGCCAGACCAGCCATTGCCACGCCGCCAATTCTTTTCTAAATAGTCAGCGTATTGCTTAGGATAATGGTGACGGATGTAAGTGTCAACATCCCGCAGGTTGTATGCCCACTTACGAGTAGATCGACCTTCCTTGTCGTTGCGTGAACCGTTCTCCAAGGTATTGAGTTCCAATACCTTGTACATTTTGCCACAGAACCCAATGGTATATGAGCGGACGTAAAGAGATCGAGCATTCAGGCTGTAGCCTGAATACATTGAACCGAACGGGTAATGCTCCCGTTCCTCTACGATAGGGTATCGCTGATAGACCAAGGATTGATCCTGGCCCTCAGCCATGCCTACATCGTAGTAGTCGTGGAATTCGGATGCGATTCTCATAGTGTTTAATTATACCACTAAGATTGATTACGGCTTCTTATGACAATAAAGTAGATGCCTACCAGTATTGCTGCAACAACAGCGCCGTTGAGAAACCCCTCATACCACTGAGCGTACCATCTTTGATGCCATGAAGTTCGGGCGAACCAATGGCCCGCCCAAAACCCAATGACTAATCCGAGAACCAACGACAACCTACTCATGATTTGACTCTCGGAAAAAGCACCGGAAACTTTCCAGCATTATCTAAAACATTCCTGTTGATGGCAATACCGTTTTCGAGTCCCAGGAAGTTGTTCGTCGCCAACTTCTTAACGAACTCCCAATCAACTTCATTCCATCCTTCAGCCCACTGAAACGTCGTGTAAATCTTCTCGGCCACCGCTGGCGTGAACGGTCGGATCAACAGACTGATGATTCTCAGACTGCCCACAAGTTGGCCCAACACCTGACCACAGGTGTTGCCGGGCAACTTAACCAATTCCCACGGCTTTGAATTCTCGATCAACTTGTTGGCGTTGAAGATGATCTTCCACGTCCATTCAATAGCGTGCCGATACGAACAACAATCAACAATAAATTGCTCGTATTCCAACGCCGTCTTCTCATCAAGCCAAGGCTGGCCTTCTGCGACCATCGGTGGAATCTTCCCGTCGAAATACTGCAACGACATTCCTACGGTGCGACTCACAAGGTTGCCCAAGGAGTTGGCGAGGTCGGCGTTATACACTTCTCTAAAGTGGTCCAGGCTATATTCACCGTCCGTATCGTAGTTGAACTTCGACAAGAAATAGTATCTGTACGCATCCGACCCGAACTGCTCAATCAGTTCTCCAGGTCGGATTGAATCTCCGCTCTTGGAAATCTTGACAACCTGACTTCCCTTCTTTTGATTGACGAAGCCGTGTGCAAATACACGCTGAGGAAAAGCCTTCAACTTGTATTGAGGCTCACCCAGCTTATCACATCCTTCGTTATAGGCCATGCACATTGCCGGGAACAATGCACAGTGGAACCGAGTAATGTCCTTGCCAATGAAGTGAACTTCAGCAGGCCAATACTTTTGGAATTTCTCCCAATCGTTCCCAAAACCAATCACAGTCAAATAGTTCAACAAAGCGTCGAACCAGACATAGGTGGCTTGGGTGTCGTCCCACGGAATTGGAATGCCCCAGCCTTCATTACGGCGACTGATGGAAATATCCGTCAGTTCCGTGTCGATGAACTTAGTGACTTCGTTGTAGCGAGACTCAGGCTCAATACTCAGGAAGGCAGTGAGGAATGGAGTGGGATAAATCAAATCAGCCACACGCTGCTTGAATGCAGACAGAAGAAAGAAGTAATTCTCTTCCTCCCGTTCCACCAAAGGTGTGCCAGTATGGTTCGGGCATCGCTTTGCATAGTCCAAGCTATTTGGACTCTTGAACTCTTCACAGCCCTCACAATACAAAGCCTTGTATGGTCGCTTCTCAATATAACCAGCGGAATTCACAGCACGCAGGAATCTCTGAACACCCAACAGGTGTCGATCTTCACTGGTCTGAATGAAGTCGTCAAAGGAAATGTTGAGTTCTTTCCACACAGCCTTAAACGCATCGGCCATTTCATCGACATATGGCTGAGGATGCTTGTCTACGGCTTTTGCTGCTTTGAGAACCTTCACAGTGTTCTCGTCGTTGCCCATCGTGAAATATACATCACGACCCTGGAAACGACGGAACCGGGCGTATACGTCAGCGCCGATCTTCTCGAATGCTGTGCCGATATGTGGCAGAGCGTTCGGATAATCAATCGCCGTTGTGACGAACGTGGTGTTGTTGTCTTTTTCCGAAATATGGAATTCGTTCATTCATTGGCCTCCAGGATGGCGAAGTAATGCTTCACTTGTGGTCTGCGGGGATCATCAGGTTGCCGTGCAAACCTTCGACCGGGGAAAAAGGATTCAACCACTTCAAAGGCCACATCGAATATGTGTCCGCTGTGTTCGTCATCTGTCCAGTCTTTGCGGCAATCTCGAATAGGAGCCAAAGAGACATGGATGGTATTAAGGGCATTCAGGTCTTTCACCGACGCCAACATTTGAATACCGTCAGCACGACGAAGAAAACTGCAACAAAAGTTCTCTTCGCCAGGAGGGGCGAAATTCATGAACTCTGGCAGCTTGTCCCAGCCCTCTACTTGTTGCTTACAGTAGTTGGCAATCGGATTACGCTTCATGACAAGACCCTAACTACCTGGGAAGGTTCGGGGAATCTGGCGGGGAAATTTCTTTTGGTTTTTCTACCAACTTGACAAAACTCTTGAACGGTATGGACTTACCCGCCAACGGGCTATCTTTCGGAGGAACAGCATCACCAGGGAGATGGCGAATGTCAAATGGCTCACTCTCGCCCGAATTTGGATTGTCATATTGTTTATGTCCGGGCAAATGGGCAATGCTAAAAGGCGCTGCATCTCCATTGCTGAACAATCTATTGTCAATAGACAGATAAAATACAGCATCAGCAGATTGAGTCATCATGTCCGCATCTGGATATAGACCAATGCCGCCATATCCAAGAGGATACAAACCAGTCTTTCCACCAGTTCGTCGATCATCTTCCTTCAAGACCATGAATTCGTTGAATGTGCATATCCTTTTCATACCGTATATAGCCTACATGGGATGAATACGAGTCATTGTCATGAACGAGATCATCATATAAAAAGACATAACGCCCAACAGGATAAGGGTAACAATAAGTAAACCCCCAATCACCAAGTCGTCAAAAGAGTCTCTTCGGTTGGGGTCTTCGTGATTCTTGTGCCACATTCGGAACCTTTATGAGTTCATCGGCTGGAACGGCTGTAGTGCTACCGGCGATTTTTACATAGGACCGCCCGTCCGAGCCTTTGCCAATGGACTCAACAACTGTTACTGGAAGGTCTGTATCTTTCGATCTCCAGATATATTGACCCGGTTCGATTTTCATGTTAGCACCATATGGACAGTTAAGACAACCGTTGTGACAGCAATACCCACGATTGAGCAAAAAGTAAGAGGTAAATACCCACTTGCCCTTTGCGTCAATGTAGTAGTGAAGTCCTTCAACCAAAGTATCATTCTTGCCCATGCCCTATGTAGCGACCACGGAAAAAGAATTTGACAGTATGTTCGCAATGGACATGCACATGCACGCCGAATTTATCCAGTAGCATCTTTTGGCCAATTTCTCGTCGTTTATTGAAAACACCGACAAGTACATGCCGAGTAAATTCAAAAAAAGACACGGGAAATTGAAGAAAAACAGCCATTGCCATGATTCGAGCATTGTGAACCTCAATATCAGCGAAAAAATAGGCTATATTTTCCATGAACGCCTTTCATAGATTTTCAGTGGATTATACCACGGAGCCTACCATTCTGTAAAATCAAAAAAAAAGGCAGGGTTTAGCTCTCGCCAAACCCCGCCCCAAGAATCAAGGCAGGCCGGTTTACTCGGCAGTGGCATCGGCCAACAGTTCTTGCTCGGCGGTGATCCAGAAATCCACGCCATCGCCGATTGGGTAGCCAGCCTTCTCCCACAGCAGATAAGCCCGCTCTCGGACGGACTCCTGGCAAAGAGTGTTCTCGCAGCATCCGGTGTTTTCACAAGTTTCGGATGTAGCGCTCAATTGCTCAACTGCTCCTTGAACGGGGCAAGTCTTTTGAGACTGAGTTTGGGTCGGGGTCGTTGCAGTCGTTGCAGTCACAGCCATCGGTTCTTCCTTTTGGATAGGGGTCGTAAACAGACTTCTCAATTTGTCCAACATCAGTTTTACTCCGTATGGGTCATGTTGTCAAGCCCGTTTTTTAAGTCGGAAAAGACACCCATGAGATACTTAAAGACAAAATCACCAATACCGGGAGCGGTTTCCTCAGAGTTCCCAGCAATGTTGAGAGTCTTTATATCATGCTCTTTAAGCCAAGACAATACTTCTTGTTTATCTATCGGCTTATTTATATCCACGTTCAAATACGGACGATTGAACCACTTGATCGCACGGAGAGTACACTTTTCCCCGGCTGAAGAGAATGTCCTGGCAAACCTTATGGTGCCACAACTGTCCTTGACGTTCGCCTCAGTCCTGGGCGGGTAGAGAGAACTACTATGCTCTTTCATGCCGTATTCTGTCAATAGGTCTGGTCGTGGCCCATCAAGCGTTTTACAGCCTTGAGGCAACCATCCTCCAGTTTCAAAACCGCACGCCTTCGCCGCTCGAATACCGGCTTGGTCCGCACCGTTTTGTCCACCGGATATTACTTTCATCATTCTGGCTGCTTCCATACGTCTGTGTCCACTCGACGGGCAACCCGCAGAGCAATCATTTTTTGTGCGTCATGTATTGCTGTATGGAATTCGCTGTTGTCGTCTGGATGCTTTGCGGCCATATCGACGAACACACTCCAAGCATCAGCTAAATGCTTGAGACATAATTTCTCGTCGGCGGTCAAACCGGGTCGCTCGGTTGCACCAAAGATTGGCGGCGACATATACGGATGCCAAGAATTTGGGTTGCTCACAAAGCAACCCATGCAAACTGGTGTTTCAGTAGACATTTCTCTTAGAAAACTTTTGTTGTAAAAACTGTTGCTCGAAATACTTTGCCGAATCTTTCGGCATGAAGAAGGATTCTGGATACGCACCCGGAACCGGCATCCACCCATGTCGAATGAGGGATGTAGCAAGAATAGGGTTCAACGTATTCTCGACATAGGTTGCCTCCCACGGATTCATTTCGTGGGCCTTATCGAGAAAAGCCGTCCAATGTCCCTGACTTTGCTTGTCTTCATCCACTTCGACGGCGGCAATATCCAGAGTCGTAGAGAGCTTGCCTGGATATACCATGTGCCGACCTTTGCGGACGTACACCTTCATTATATCGTCCTGCAACCACAGGTTGTTCGTGTGGCTGTCCTCGGAGGACTTAATGAAATCGGCCAGTTGTTCAATTACCGTCTTCATTTTTCGGTTCCATTTTTACAACATCAGTCATGATGGTATCACGCAAACTCTTCAGTCGCATGAATGCCATCGCCAAACCAACACCACCACATTCAACCTTCAGCTTGTCCGGGATCGCATTCAAAAATGCGCCAATCTCATCAATCGTCATGGCGATTGCAAAAGCATTGTCGCCACGAAGAAACATCCCCGGCCAATCATTGCCAAACTGAATGGCCCCTGATTCTACTCTCGGAGCAGGACCATCTGGAGCAGGACCGCCGTTGTTAGGATACGGAATAACCTGGACCTTGAAAACCCCATTTGGTTCGCTCATTTCATTCTCCAAAAACCAGTTTTTCCAATTGTTCGTTTAACGAATCGTGTAGTTCCCGCTTGCGCTGATACAGAGGGTTTCGCCCTCTCGCTTCAGCGATTGATCCACTCACAGACTGATTGGTGGGCAAATATGTCAACTTCAGTGTATGAGTCTTGGACTTGGAGTCAAAACTCCATTGCCAATCAAGTTCTTCGGTCCTCATATATTGGTCATGATAATTCTTCACGCAAACCTCTCTGATTAGGGATGAAGATATACGAGCTATTTCTTTTTCAATTCCTCCCTGATCTCCACCAAAATCTTCCCCAGCATATTCTTGCCAGTTCCATCACCACCATCGCCCCAATACGAATCGTTCACCGTATGCTCAACCAATATGGCATCACCAGTGGACAATAAGGTTTCCTGAAGCGACTTATGCTGAGTAAACTTGGCACGCACAGCCGTTCGCATTACGTCGTCCTTAACTTGCTCCCAATCGGCCCGCAATGGACGCTTGCGATCACGTCCCATCTTGGCCACTTCCATTGCAGACGACGCCTTGCGAAGCTCTGTCTCGTGATGAGTTCCCTCGAACTTCTTCGCCTGGAAATAATGCTCCGTGGTCGGCCATTCTTCGCCGTCCAATTTCACCGAATGTCGGGAGAAATTGGAGAAGCACCCATATTCGCCCTTGGTGCTGTAGAAATTGATTACGTTCATACTCTAATCCTTTTAGATAAAATCTACACAATATTGAGAATTTTTCTCAAGTGATGTATAGATACCTCAAATGAAAGAAGGAAATTCACCAATGAAGAAGACAATTTATTTCATCCAGGCCCTAAGCGAGTTCTGTTGCGGGTGTGGTGAAAACTCAACTAAGATCGAGGCCGGAGCAATACAGATCGGCTTCAATTCGGTGAAAATCAACGACACAAACTTTAGAGTATTGGGCGCTGTTCCCGGTGATATATCAGAAGAAATGAAGCTACACCAACGCTTCAGCGGTCTTCGCATCAAAGGGGAATGGTATAAGTCCGAACCCGAACTGCTCGATTTCATCGGGCGGGTTAGTAAGGAAGCGAATACTCCAATTAACCTGAGACGTGCCATCAAGGAGTTCAAGGGTAAGGACGCTACGAGTGAAGGCAAAGAATGCCACAACTGGATCAAAATCGCAAATAACCTGCCGGTGAGCGATGAACCAGAAGAACTCATGAGTATTGACTCGGCGGCTAGGTTGCTTGGCATCTCGTCACAAACTCTCAGAAATTGGGAAGAACAGGGCAAGATTGAACCACAGTATACCACAAAAGGCCACCGAAGATATACACGCTCTCAGGTGTTGGAGATTCGTAAAAAACAAATGCACCAACAGGAGTTATTGCTGCCGGGCATAACCCCTTCCTTTCTGATTCAGATGGTGCAGGAATTCGTACAGAGTTTTGATCCTCTGGAACGAGTGAATCTGACACTTAGCCAAGATGCCGTGCTTGGCAAAGTACGAATCGCAATTGATTCAGCAGATGGTTTAACCACGGTTTCAAAGTCCTTTAACATCAAAAATTAGGAAGTAATATGGATAGAATGATTATCAATCTCACCCTGAATCTTCAGGGCAACGTAACCTCTGTGAAAGAATGGATCGACACCATTCAACCTGGAGTCGTTGTTCATAGCGACATTGTACGAACAACACGCTTCACCGAGAACAAGTATTCTGATGTGGCAGACTGTAAACACTTCAAGAGGATCGACCTCAAGTTGAATGTGCCTATCGAGCATGATGCCATCGGTCATCGTCTAAGCCCAACCAGTATTTGTGCTAAGTACATTGACGAACTTATGCACAACTACCAGTTCCGCAATGCGAACAAAGGGCGAACTGAAGTTCCATCGGTCGAAGACCATGAAACAAAGTTTGCCCTTTGGAAGCCCAACACGTCGCTTCCGTATTGGGTCGCTGAAACTCGTGACAACGCAGTTGTCAGCATGTTCAATACTCAAAGCTACATCAAACCTGTGATCTGCCAGTAACTCCTGCTGGTTTGTTGGTCGCCAACTGGTCGTGGCTTGTAATCCACGACCAGTTGGTGCTTTTAGCCAATGTGTCTTTGTTGCCCACATTCGTCACACATTTCACCGGGACACGTTTCGCCCAAAGCATAAAATAGTTCCTCATATCGTGTCCATGATGGATGCGGACATAAGGCTTGTTTTGCTTTCAGAGAGAGCCTAAGTTGTTCTCGCTCTTTTTGGTGACGAGACTCTAGCTCTTTCTCTTCAAGTTTATGTTTTTCATAAATTGAAGTCATGGCCTATCTTTCTGGTTCTTCGTGACCCTCAATATCGACTTGGAATTCGATCCCTCGTCGTTTCTTGCGGCCTAAAGAATCCACGTTATCCCTGATGGGAATTTTCAAATAACTGACATTGGAAAGACGGTATCCCTTCTTCTCAAGGAAATCGTGACAGGCTTGCACGATTTCGCCTTCAGTAAGAGATACTTTGTCTTTGACCTTGCCTCGACCTTTGCGGAATCTCATGAGAAATTACCACCATCATCAGCAGGATCGAGAGCATCGGCTGGCGTGAAGTCTGGCTGATCGTCCGGCTGACTGGCGTGATGGATGGCAGTCTCCAACTCAGCGTCATCGCCAGAAATCGTTGCTTCCTGAAGCATTTCATCAGTGATGATATGACGCCCATCATCCGGGATGCCTGCGCCGCCCTGATCGAAAGGCACCTGATCGTTCTGTTGAAAATCAGGAACACCACCCTGATCGAAAGGCAAGAAGTCGTTGGGCTGATAGTCTGGAGCCGCTGCTTCGTCATAATATTGGGGCTGGCCGAACATATAAACAATGTCGGCAATCATATACCCCATGTCTTCGTAGAAGCCTGCGTCGAAGCCCTCGTAGTCATAGCCGTCTACATAGGCCACTTCTCGATCTTGGTAGTATCGACGGACATAACCATCCCGACCACCAGACACATGCAGACCGTTCTTGTCACGAGTTTTGATCTTCGTCGTCTGATCGGTGAAATCCTGAATCCGCTTCAGATATTGGCGAGCGGCAATATCGCCGTGCCAAATATGATACAGATCACCAGGAGCATATCCGATTTGGCCCTGAACAACACGATAGAAGTTCTTGGACCATTCCAATACTTCATCAATATTGTCGGCAAAGCCGTTGGTGATGCAGGTATGAGGAACTTGACCGGCTGCTGCGTGAGCAATAATATGGTCGGCCCCGCCAATTAAGGCACGGTCGAACAAAGGACACGCTTCCAGCACTTCTCGTCGTGCGCCCCAGGCGAACCCAACGTGACCGTGGCGGTCATAGTCTTTGTCGTTGCCACGCTGAGGCATATCAACAATGTTGGCACAGAAGCTACGCCAGAGACGCTTCTTCTTGTCCAATTCCTTGTTGGTCATGCCAGCAGTCTTCTTGGCCATTTCCACATCAAACCCAGGCTTGAGTTGATTGCGTTCCAAGTGAACACAATACTCAAAGGGCTGAACGATATTGGCACCACGTTCGAGTTCCTTCACGGAATCGACCAGCCAGTTATCGTTGGTGAACAATACGTCGGCGTCCACCCAAAAAACATACTTGAACTTTTCGGGAAGCTCTGCAATGACCTTGTTCAACAGCGACTCTTTGTGCCATAGAACAGAGTCGGTTTGCACCTGGATGATATTGGGATCATCCGGGAGTTGAGACTTAGCATCACCGATCAAGCACTCGATGATGCGATAGTTCAAGTGCTTGATGCTGTGATACCACTTCTGGAAGGCCAGAAGTCGGTATGGGCTGTTCTGAGGATTGTAAAAACACGATACAACGACTGCCTCGGAGTGCGTCTTGTATCGGCCACGGTTCAAGAACGTATTCTTGAGGAAGTCAAACATCGTGTTCTTTCTCTGAGAAAGGTTAGTTGATCTTTGGTTTTTCAGCACGCCAGAATGCCCACCAAGGATTCTGACGCTTGGGTTTGTTTTCTTTGTATTCTTCCGAACGCTGCCGTAACTCGGCAGCATATTCAGGAGAAAGTTTCGACATATCGACCGGACGACTTACTGATTCACCTTCAGTAACGTCGTCGGCTTCCAACCGAGCAATCTCAGCGGGATCAACCACTTCAACATGAGTGCTATGACTCATGTAATAATGGCTCGACATTTCTAATGGCGTTCGATAGCTCTTATGGTCTGGCGGGATACTGCCAGAACAGCCACCTTCACTTGGATCATTGTCGTTGTCGTCATAACAGAAGCTACCGTGAGCATCATAGCTCCAGTGAACCCCTAAATGACCTTCGACGCCTTGACAACGACCACGCAAGAAGACGCCTTCAGGACATTGCCGCTTGTACTCAGTCTTCCACCAACGGCCCTTGCCGTCAGTGGCGTAGTGAATATGCGGCATGTCGTTTTCAGGTTCTTCACCCTCATTGAACTTCAGACTGTCATTTAGCCTTCGCACGTTTAGTCCCTCGGTGGGTCTGGCAACAAACAGGATGCAACAGGAATTCTGGAGAAGAATCTCCAGACACCCAGCTTAGTTCGCCGGGCAGACCTTACAAGAAGTCGCCCTATTGAGAAAGGTTCCTTGTCAGTAGGCAATTCGCCAGACAAGGGAACTTCTTTGACAGGAGCATCCCCAAAAGGGTCGGTGTATGCTTCAATGCCAGCCTTGGTAACAAGGAAAGCATTGGCATCAACACCCGGTTCATTCAGCGAAAACTTCAAGGCTGCTGGCCCTCGCAGGACCACAGCATGAAAGGCGAGTTTATTGCCTTTTTCGTCCACAACCAGAATGGTCGGATGATTGCGACCATTCTTTGTATTGTGGATAATAGCCGAGCGGCTAACGTGAACATACCGCCTTGTCTCAGCGGGGAAAAACACTTTAGTCATGCCCGGCTTCAACTCGTTGCCGATCTCTTGGATCGGTATCTCATCGTACTCGGTCACAACATCACGCAATAGGTTCATTCTAATCCTCCTTGTGCGGCGTCTTGCCAATACTTGAATGTATCTGGCGTAATGCCTCGGTTCTCGTCATACAACTTACACAGTGAATCAAAAAAGGAATCAGCAGCATACTCCAATCCCAGGAGACGCAAGCTGTGCAGGCAGCGTGTGATCCTCAACCAATTATGGTTCGGATATGCCCACACCTTTTGTTTTTCTTCAATTTCCGCTTTGGTCAAAAACTCGTCGCCAATACCGTGTTCATTGGCTGCGACAGGAGTTGTGATCCATTTGTTGGTTGGTTGATCGTATCGACAACGAAGACCCAAAAAACGAAGGAACCGATGAAACGAAAGAAACAAGGCTTGCTTCAATTCGTCATCGGCCCGAAAAATCGCTATGTCTTCGTCAGTCAACAATGGAGCATCTGGATTGAATGCTGATTCTTCCTTGAGTGGAAAGACCCACTGAATGAAATCGTGTACGCCTTCCCATTGGTCGTCTGACCAATTCCTCACAATGTCAAAATGTGTGTAGCCGCTAGGGTTCGGAGTCTTGGTTTTATCCCAAGCCGCCTCATCACGGTAAAAGTCAAGTATTACGGTCATAAAAACTTCCTATTCAACGGCACAGATTTCATGACGCTCGAAGGCAACTCCATCACCATCCTTATATTCTTCGACGAATAAAGGATCGTTATTCAACCTGCCAACCAGGAAGTCTTTCTCTTGACCAGTGACATAAACCCACATGAACTCAGTGAACGGAGCCTCAGTGCGACCCGTTGGAAAACCCAATTTGCAATTCTTTCCGACAAACCATTCAAAGGGCTTGTCGAAATACTGCGGGTCAGGCTTGGGTGAGTGGTCGGGACACAACCAGCCAACATTACGAGGGTCTTCTGTCATAACTTTATCGCCTTGGCTTGTAGGCCATCCAAGGACGCTTCGGGAGCTTCACCCCTTCAACGTCCTTGTATTGGACGGCGTATTGTTCGTTGATTTCTTCAGGCTCCAATTTACCATCCGGGTCTGGCAATACAATCCGAAGAACCTTGCGGTCGTCTTCAGGAGCCTCGACCAGCTTGATTTCAAATCCTCGAATAATCTTGTCCAACCTCTGACCAGACACAAACCGCTCACCAGCCTTTACTCGTTCGGCAAGTGTGCAAATGATATTGTGAGCGGATTCTGGCGGCAGAGGGACAATAAGCTGAAAATCCAGATGATTGTCAAATGCCTGCATACCATGAGTATGGGCATTAAAGTTTGTCGGAGAAGAAGAATCGGCACCGACGTAGTGAACATAAAATCCACGTTCGGCCAACGCCTTGTTCTCCCACTCAGTTTGAGCAGCGGCAGCTTCATCAGGTGTCATGCCCCCGGCAATAGCCTCACACCGAGCGCACCTGCAACCTTCTGGATCATTGTGCTTTTGCATTTTTCTATTCCCTTCCTACAGGGATTCTACCACGATTTTTGATGGTTGTAAATCAAACCTGCGGATTCACCACACCGAGACAGCGAGGACATAACTCCTGTTCTGCATTGCGTTTCCAGCATCGTTCGCACTTATTCTTCTGACTCTTGACAATCCGATAAACCTTGTCGCCCACCGAGAATTCCCCCAGGGCCTCACAGGTTGAAGGATGTGATGCCCAATGACTTACGACAAACCAATCTTCAGCCCCGACAAAGAACGTATCACCAGAAGTCGATTCAATAACGACTTCCAAAGTATCACGAGCCTTGCCTGCGGTCTTGATCTTGTCGAACTCAGTATGGAATGCGGACAACGCCTCTTTCCAATACGCTTCGTCCATCCGAGCCAAGTGTGGCGGCAAGTCTGGCAATGCTTCGTATTGAAGATCGAAAATATCCTTGGCGTCACCCTTCACCCATTCAGGACAATAATTGAACACTTCCTGCGCCGTGTAGGTAAACAACGGAGCCACAAGCGTCATCATCGCCTTGAGGATTTTACTCATGACGTGAACAACATTCTTTCGGGACACACTATCGACAGCATCACAATACAAGCAGTCTTTGACGGCGTTCATGTAAATACCGCTCAAATCAGTATTGATATACTCCGTCAACTTTTGCAGACCAGCATGGAACAGGTTGTCGGCAAACAACTGATGGACTTCAGAAAAGACCTTCTGAGTCTTTTCGTAAATCCAACGATTGACCGGCAGGAAAACCATATTCTGGTCGTTCTTATACGGAGATTCCTTGGGCATATTTGCCACTAGGAATCTGAAAGTATTACGAAGTTTCTTGTGGCCCTCGGCAGCACGCTTCATGATCTCCGGGCTGCACTGCGCATCCTTCGTATAGTCAATGCTCGCAACCCAATAGCGAAGCACTTCTGCTCCCTGCTTTTGAGTCACTTCCAATGGCGACACGACATTGCCCTTGGACTTAGCCATCTTTTTGCCGTCTTGATCGACAACAAAGCCATGCGTGATGACCTTCTTGTATGGCGCAACGCCCTGAAGGGCCACAGACAGCCATAGGCTGCTCTGGAACCATCCACGGTGCTGATCGTTGCCTTCCAGATAAACGTCAGCCTGACGATCTCCCAGGATGTTCCACGTCAATCCTGAATCAAACCATACGTCAAGAATGTCCGGTCCTTCAAAGATCGGCACGCCCCATACTCGCTGGCGACTGATGCACCAGTCAGGGCGGTTCTCCAGCATCGGAACCATACGGTTCTTGGAATGCTCTGGATAGAACTGCACATTCTCAATAGCAGTCATCGGCCCCAAGATCAGATTGCGAATCTTGTCCAAGTCCAAGAACCACTGTTCAGTAGCACGGAAGATGACCGGCGTTCCAGATCGGCTGCAATAGGGATAGCTGTGAGTGATCTTCTCAGTATGAACCAATAGACCACGCTCCCTTAAATCAGCAAGGATATTGGGATTCGAGTTGTATTCTTTATACGAACCGTCAGTTTCATCAAAAATCCATTGACCTTCGTATTTGCCCTCGGTGTATCTGCCCGTTCCGTCAACAGGCATGACGACCGGAAGATTATTCGCCAACCCTACTCGATAGTCTTCTTCTCCATGACCAGGGGCGATATGTACACAACCAGTGCCGCTATCAGCGGACACAAAGTCGGCCATTACGCACGGCACGGTTTGGTCGGGATAAACAGGATGTTGAAATTGCCAACCATTGAACTCGTCGCCTTGCGCACTATAAAGGTCAAAGACATGCTCAATGATTCCTTTATCTGTCAAGGTCTTGACAAGATCGGCAGCTACTAGCACGGGGAGATTGTAATCTCGCACACGAACAGCAAGATATTTCATCTTGGGGTTCAATGCCACGGCGACGTTGGCCGGAAGTGTCCACGGCGTTGTGGTCCAAACCAAAAGCCCCCAAGGGAACTTATCAGTTTTGAATACGACATACACCGAATTATCTACTCGGTCACGATATTCGACTTCTGCCTCAGCCAGTGCAGTGCCATAAGACCAAGACCAATAGACAGGCTTCTTGCGGCGAACCAAATATCCATGATCCCGCAATTCAGCAAGTCGCTGAGAGATCATGTTTTCAAACCACGGACTCATCGTCTCGTAGTGGTTTTCCCAATCGGCGATTACGCCCAGGGTTTGAAATTGCTCTTTTTGTTTAGCAATTTGCTCACCGGCATATTTCCGACACATGCGTTGGACTAATTCCAACGGCTCTTTGCTGGGATTGCCGCCGCCAACTCGGATGATGGAATAAACCTTCGATTCAATCGGAAGTCCGTGACAGTCCCAGCCGGGGACAAACTCGACGGCTCGCCCGTTGAAGTATTGGAACTTCACAACGAAGTCTTTGAGGATTTTATTGAGAGCATGGCCGATATGAATATCGCCGTTAGCATACGGCGGGCCATCATGAAGAATGAAAGGGTTCTTCCCGTCTCGCTTCAAGCGGGAATAGACGTTGCCCCAGGATGCGTAAACGGCGGGTTCGCTGGCCGGTAAGTTGGCAGCGATGGGCATATCGGTTTTCGGGAGTTGCAGCGTATCTTTGAACGAACCCATTGATCCCTCGCAAGTAAAGAGTAGGAGGGATTATACCGCAATCTTGTCTGGTTGTAAATCAGTAACCATCGTCGTCGTAGTCATCGGAACAGTCTTCTGGCTGGATGTTCTTTTTGAAGGACGCTCCATAGAAAAACTTCTTGTCGAAATTTTCAATTGGCTTCAAGCTGCGACCATTTGGAATCCAGGTGGGCTGCTTCTTTGTTTTCTTTTGCCATTTACGGTGATCGCCCAACAAGGATTCCCAATCATATTGTTCGTAAGCGTCGTACATTCCATCATTGAAGTCTGTTGACCAAAAGCAAGCAATAACCTCTTTGTAGAGGTCGTCAATATTTGAAAATCGCTTCTTTGGCAACTCGATGCAAACTCGCATCGAGTCGTCAACATTTGGAAGTGGTGGAATGAATGCTTTGCTTTTGTTGTCGGCAACAGCAAAAATGACGTGAAGCGACGATGCAACAAATTGTTCTTTGTTTTTCTCAAAGTATCTTTTGTATTGAATACGAAAATACATCAAGGGAAAACTCAGGAAGAAGTTTCCGTTGTATCCCTCTTCGTCTTCATCATCACCACGATACTCCATATTGATTTGAACAATACGACGAGTGGGCGGCTGTGAAATAACAGTAACGCCTTCGTTGTACATGGGAGAGAAATTACTTTCGATCATTTGTACTTGCGGCTTTATACTCGCAAGTTTGGCAATGCGCTTCGCCATATTTTGCCACTTCCCCGTGATAGATTCCCCAACAACCACCAATGCCATCTTGGTGATATTCAATAGGCATCCGGCACCACGCCGGAACCACAGACAAAGGATAGTCCACTTTTATTACCGGCAACGGAATCATAGCAACTCCAAGATTGGACGAGCTTGATCTTCTGGAAGCCTACTCCAACTCGTTGTGCCATCGGGCTGATAGTTTATCACATCAAGATCATCTGGATGTGTTTGGTATCGCTCAATAAACATCACTTCCTCTGGCTTGAGGCTAGTGCATCGGCAAAATTGTGGAACAATAGACTCAATAGCGTTTGTGACGCTCGGCCCTGGATTCTTCAACAATTCCGTGAACACCACAATCCATCGTGAATCAATAGTTGCAATAACGTCATAGCGACATTCGCCAATACGCTTTGCGTCGTCAATATAGACAAAAGAATCATGCTTGATCTTAAACATTAGTCACCGAGAATTTCGACGGTAATGGGATCAACACAAATGGTAGTGCGATCATCGTGCTGAACAATAATGCACAGTCCATGACTGTCATGTTGCTCTGTACACAACCCTTCGCCCTCGACAAAGAGGCCATGCCTGATTTTGTCGTATTCATCGCCATTGGTGCCGGTGTACCTAACACGCTTGCCCACTGCCTTACAGCAAGTGGAATGAAGGCTCTGAACGGCTTCTGGCAAGACTGGCTCCCTGGGGACCAGACCATAATCAAAATCTTTGATCTGCCACAGAACTCGTGCCGATAGATAATCTATGGCATGAATGAAGCCCGCCAAGGGACTGGCAACTCTTTGATCTTTACGATGGTCATCGCCTTCGCCGTGGGCGTACTTCAATGCGTTATATTCTTGATCGTCAAATACAATACCGTATTTGGTTGGCAAAATACCAAGATACCATGCGTCCTTAGCTTCAATGAGCCGCTGAGGATAACGCTCTGGCTTGTTTCCGTATTTGAAGATTTTCTCTATGTCATGAAAATAAAGCACAATGATTGCGCTTTCAAGAGAAAACGGGATTGGACGTGGATCGTACACGCCATTGATGAGTTGCCCGGCATGAGGACCAGGGCCGATACGCTCATGAAAGAGCTTATAGAGGTCTTGTGCTAATACAAAGCAATGCACAAGATGGTCGTGAAGACCGCCGCTCCAGGCTTGATGATTGCCGCCCGATGAGCCTTTGGCAGATAAGATTTCGCTGATGTGATCGTCGTGGAACCTAAGCAAGCCTTCGGCTCTGGTCCCTGTCATTGTGGCCAGGACTGGTCGGAGTTTGTCTTCTTTGACGGGGATCACATTTCGCTCCGCAGTGTGGACAGAAGGTTATGGCAATGAAGCTACTCCCGCCATCGCAAACAGGAATGCCCCAAGTCTTGTGGCGATTATACCACTGATACCTAATGTCGTAAACACAAGTTGCAGTGCGGAAGTAAAATTCGTCGCAACAGACTTGCTTGTTGCGACGAATGCTGCGAATTCCTTCAAGACACAAAGAGCCGTCAGGATGTTTTGTCCTTTTCGGCATTACTTACCCTTAGACTTGCCAATAACAGCGGGCTGATTTGCTGCTGCCTTCTTAGCGTTCTTGGGTTGCTTTTTGTCTTTCTTGTCATTCTTCTGAGAGTTATTGCCTTTAGCCATATATCACCTGAAAATAAAAGTCTGCTGGAAGCTGGCGGGGTGTGAATCGAACACACAACCTAAAGTTGGATAATGTAATCCAAACTGCATGGCCGAAGCCCAAATATCGCTTAGATTTGTTTTTACTTTTGCTCTACCATTGAGCTACCGCCAAAAAGCAGGCCGAGGACCGGCAACCCGGTCCCCAGCCAAACCTAGCTGGATATATTTTAAGTATCCAGTTGAACGCTTTCAATCTCCTTGACCCAAAAATCCTTCGACCAGCCGCCTTCAACGAACCTTGCGATCACGTTGAATACGTTGTCCGAGAATCCACCGACCTGGAGAATATCATCACGTTCCTTGACCTGATGGTTTGCACGAGGGGTCAAGTCGATGCAAATCAGCTTGGCATTCTTGTTATGGCTCTTGTACTTCACCCACTCATTGAGCAGTGCTGTACCGTTGCCATTACCAGCGTGGTAGCCAGTGCTATCCACCCAGGACTCATAGTCCGAAATATACACCAACACGTCTGCCGACCAATCCTTCTTTGCGTTGAGCAAAGCAAGTGGGGCCGAACAGTTGGTTCCACCACCGCCAATCGCTGCGAGGCGAGTAGCGTTGGTCATGATGCTGTCACGAGGGTTCAGTGTAAGTTCACGAACCGTCTGCTCGAACGGAATTACTTCCGCTTCCGGGTTGCGACGAAGCATTGCCACTGCGAACAGAGCAGCCACGTCAACACACCGAACCTTAGAAGTCGCCGAACCACGGTCGCCCGTAATAGCAGCGCTCCTCATCGAACCAGACACGTCCGGGAAGAACTTAACCTTTCCCAACGCTGGTACGTTTTCACATGCCACTTCCATAGCATCCTGAATGGCGTTACGGACCTTGGGCGGTACTTTCGCTTCCGTATCGGTTGCGAGGTAGGCCATCATGATCTGGTATGGGAATACCCGAACCTTACGCACTTCATCAGCATTGCTGAGACGTGCGGCGATCATGTCAGTCATGCCTTCAACGCCGAATACGCCGTGGTCGGCATATGCGTTGAGGTTCTTCAGGGTCGTAAGCCAGTTTGCCTTGGAAGCAATATCTGCCCACTGAGCAGTTGACAGCTTCTCGTTGTCCAGGAAGCGGAAGTTGATGGCAGGAACCGGGAGGCTCTTGTCCTTCTTCCACGCTTCGTATTCACGAATGATTTCCGGCAGGTTGTCGTAAGGCTGCGAGTACGCAACCTTCACCTGCTTGTCGGCACGGTCAAGATACTTGCGAACAAGCAACTTGCCATCTTCGCCGTCAACGGTTTCTGCACCAAGCAGATACGCCAATACAGCCGCCTTTTCAGGCGTGTTCGGCTTCGGCTTGGTCAGCTTGATAATATCTGCCAGGGATGGGCTATTGCCAATGCTCTGGAAGAAAATACCAGCCGGAGACTTATTCTCGAACCAGTCACGAATCAGCTTGCGAGGCACTTCACCGAATGACTTGCGACCGAATGCTGCCGAACGGATCATCTGCACAAAGTTGCGCAGCATGTTGCCGCTGTCGATGACACGATGGAAAACCTTACGGAGCGTCTTCAGCTTTCGCTCCTGCGTAGCCGTAGTTGGACCACCACCAGCACCCTTGTCGGATGCGAGGAATGCGACCAACAGAGCAGGCAAGTCCTTCATGAAGGACTTTTCGTGCGAGTACACAGCCAACTGACCAAGGAACTCAGGCTCGACTTCAGTAAGCAACTGACGAACAGTGTCCAGTTGCGTCTTGGCAGACGTGTAGTAGGTGCCGTTCAAGCAGCCAGTGCAGACGTACTGCGCAAGGGCCTGCTTTGCACTCATCTTGTATGCAACACCACCAGCTTCGTTGAGAACGTCCGTTGCTGGAACAATTGAGCCACGCTCAGACTTGAATAGATTCTTGTTAGCCATCGTAATCACCATTGCCTTTCGAGTTATTTGACCAGACACACTATGTCATGGTGAGGTTCGCACCCCACATCCAGTCAACAAATTCAATCAATCATTAAGCCGTGTTCCACGAGAAAGTTGTTCACCTTGCGAATAAGGTCTTCCGGTGGAGGCCATTGGTCTTGATTGTTGTTCAATTTTTGTCGGAGTATTGTGACCAACACTACTCCAGCCACTTCTGCACCGTACTTTTCCCTACAGGTCAAGTAGGCACCTTCCAAATCGTCTTCCATCATTCTTGCCGCCGAATGAAATCGGCGGGCATCAACACGATGAATCCAAGACGCCCTTGGCATGTCACTCATTGTCATCCCCAGGTATGCAGTACAGCCTATCATCTTCTTCGTAGACCGTATAGGCCGGTCCCAACGCATCAATCACCTGTTGATAACTTGGCCAAAAGACCGGATCAAGATGACAGTTTTTCAAATAGTCATCACGACTTTCAGCCGCAATAGTGAATATCTTCGAGTCATCAATTATGATGACTGGCAACTTTTCCCAAGCCACCGCTCGAATAATATCCAACTCCAATATCAGAGGACATTCCCCAACCAACGGATCATTTTCATCAAGCGGCCCACCTTGGTAATGGCCGTCCAGATAAAACACAGTTGACAATTTAGGATCGCAAAGGCTTGGCAGCACATTAGGGCTGGAGCCGTGATGTGGCGTCACGTCTGTTCGGCCTGCAAATCGCTCTTGAGCCAGTGCAAATATCCTGTCGGAGACTTCGATGGTATGGACATGCTTGAACCCCGCACGAGCCGCATTCTCCGAAGTCTGGCCCAGGTAAGTGCCAGTTTCAATGAATACATCACGCACAAGACTTCGACCTTGGAAGTCGAATCTTTCTAACGATCCAGCCATGCAATATCACCCTACGTTATAATCAACACGAATTTTGTCCAAAACCGATTGTACATATCGGGATTGTAGTTCTAAAGCCTTTTCACTTTGAGGACCGACGCCAGCAGGCCACACTCGTTGCTCAACATAGTCCTTGGCTTCTTTAAGACCACATTGCAGTTGCTCCCGAACGTATTTCACAGCCTCAATCTTGCGACTCGAATCAACCATCATTTCAGCAACTTTTTGGTCAATGCCAGTAAGTTGGGGACTGGTGCCGTCACCTTTTGGGAACAGCAAATAGTCCACAATGATGTCAATCAGCATCGGAGCCGCATCGCTCGGATACTTTTCCACCAACGAATTCAAGAATTTGTAGGCATCGGTTTTTTTCATGACAGCCCGGATTATACCCTGATTTGCTTCAGTTGTAAAATCACTTGGCTGGGCTGAAGCAACGCCCCATGCAAAACAGAAGAACCGCAAACGCCAACGAGTGCTGGTAGTCAATCTGCCGCTCTACACCGAAAACTGGTAACAGGAAATTCATCAGAAACATAATAGGCAAGGCAAATATCGCCAGAATCACGAATACGCCCAACACTCCCAAGCATACATCTCTGAGTGTCAGAGGTTTCTTTTCTGTCTCTACGACTTGTTCATTATCCATAGTAAATAATTATACCCCGGACTAACTATCGGTCAAGCACCGAAAGTATGTCCGGGGTATAACATATCCCTGAGATATTCATTCGATACTACAGGTCGTCATCCTTCGCCATAGACTTGGCATGGTCCAGCCAGCCTTGTTGGTGAAGACCTTGGCATTGGCTACACTGACGCAATGGCGTAAACAGATAGTCTTCGGGCAAAACTTCTGTAGGAATGCCACAGTCCTTGCAGTAGAAGTACATCGGCGCACCAGCATGTAGACCGGCGTTGTCGATCTTCTCGATACAAATGGCATACCGACAACGACGAACGAATTGCTCGCACGCCTTATCCTTTGCCAGTTCAATGTCAGGTTTAGTTCCCTCGTTCATGCCTATGCCTCTTTGTTAGTGTCAGAAATCAACTTGTCGCCCGTTCGCCAAGTCCCCTTACGGGCCTTGTACTTGCGGTCGAACGACTCCAATTTGCCAGAATCGAAACTAGCTGGCTGACTCCTCATCTTACCCGAAGTTAGAAACATTTCAAGCATCTTGTCTCTCGGCAATAGGGTTGTGGACTTGTCGTCCTTTGTTGGCCCCCAACCAAGGCGTGCAAGAAAATTCAACATGGCGTCGGAATCATATCCGGCGTTCATGTAATTCAACATGCTCGATGCCCCGTCTCTTTTGGACATAGGCTTTCCATCAATGCAAATAAGACCCAGGTGGGCAAACCTTGGTATCGTCTGTCCGCTATTGAGGACATCCCAAAGCATCACCTGCTTTGCTGTGTTTGTTATATGATCCACTCCACGGATGATTAGGTTGACCCCCATGTGCAAATCATCAACAATCGAACAAAAGTTATAAGATGGACTCCCATCAGACTTAATGAGAACCATCCCATCCATATGGGATATGTCATCATCGCTGATCTTGATGTCGCCCTTGATTTCGTCCTTCCAATGAGAAGGAAAAACATGGTCCTTCTTCAAGTTAAAAACCGTGGCTCCATCTTTTGGAACGGCCCAGCCTTCATGGATCAACAAGCCCGCTGCGGCCTTGTATACGTCGAATCTGGAACTCTGGAAGACGATCTCATCGTAGTCCAAACCTAGCCACTTCATTGTGGACAGAATGACTTCTGTATAGGCTGGATCGTTTCGCTTCTGATCGGTGTCGTCCACCCGAAGAATGAACTTACCACCGCTGGCCCGTGCTGCGAGCCAGTTGAAATATGCGGTTCTGGCAGTGCCAATGTGCATATCGCCGGTCGGCGACGGAGCAATGCGTGTGATGTTCATTTTATTCTTTCTACTGAACTACGTTCTGGATTCAAAATCAATACACATTGTACTTTGAATGATTCTTCTTCACCTGTCAAGTTATTGACGCCTTTGAATATCATTCCGGGAGAAAGCAAAGGCATCGCAGCCGGAAAACCAAGGGCATGAGAAATCGACTTGCCCTTAACGAAGGGTCGTGCTGCCATTCGCACTTGTCTATTGCATTGACACAAAAGACAAACCCCGCCGACAGGAACCTGCTTGCGGGGAGGGAATTTATGGTATTTGTTGTTCTTGCCCATTGCAACTTTGAGTAGGGGTGCAAGGAATCGAACCTTGTATACTCAGTTTATCTGACTGTAAGCCGCTTATAAGGCGGTTCCCGCAACCATTTGGGTTCACCCCCATCACTCCATTATAACAAGTGGCCGGGGCAGGACTCGAACCTGCGACCTCATCAGCTTTCCGCAATGGCAACTATAAAACCACCCGGATTCACTGATGACTCTGCCGCTGAGTTACCCGACCGTGCAAAAGCTATCTCTCTTACGAAAAACAGCCGCAGGTAATTATCTATTGTTTTGCTTTGAATCCTTCGCCCAGACTCAATACTTTCCAAATATGATTTGGAAATTTGCAAACCAGCATCAATTGGATTGGGCATCGACATATTTGTAAACGTCGCCCTGGCGAACGATCTCCAACCATTTTGTATGGTGGTCGTCAATCACCACCGGATCGCACATGAGTCGAATCCCCATTGAAATCATGGCATCGACAAACTCTTCACTTGTGACACGACCCACACTCAAAAGGTTCTCTGGTGCGCCCAATTTCTTGAGGAATTTCGTGCTGGTTTCTCGCAGCTTTTCCTCATCGGAGAAAAGCATAAAGAACATATCGTCGCTGCCTTCAATGGCAATCACGAATGGCTCTACACCCATCACAGGAAAAAGTTTGCCCATTATTTTTCCGAAGCTGGCATACTCTCCGTTCCATTTTGGCTTTCCTTCCCAAGACATATTTATTTTCTTTCTTTATGGTATCCCCAGCAGGACTCGAACCTGCAACCTACAGCTTAGAAGGCTGTTGCTCTATCCAGTTGAGCTATGGGGACATAGCTTACATCCAAACTTCGGCGATCACCGGATCGTCGGAATCAAACGTAGGAAGCTGATCGACGCCATCTGGCATACTCGCTCGTGCTTCCTCAATTGTATCTGCGGTACAGATCAATGGTCCTGCTTGTGCCGTTCCAGGACCAATGATCCATAGCCGCACCACGAACTTGGTTGGGTAGTCCTTGGGCTTTTTGTAGATCACATATTGATTCATGGTTTTTGCTTTCGCAAATCGTCTTGGAGTTTCTTAAACTCATCTTCAGTCAAAGGAAGGAACTCTGATTCGTTGCCTTCTTCGTCTACAACAATAATGCCGCCAGGAGTTGGATTCGTCACCTTGGTTGGTTTGTGTTTGCATCCCAATAACAACAAACAAAAGAGAGCAAATATAAGCCACTTATTCATCGTCTTCCAACTCCAGTTTCAGGTCCAATTCAGCAAGTCGCTTGGCGGCTTCGATATGCTCGGCCTCCGTAAAGACGGTCCAAGCAGAGCCTTGTCCATACATGATGTGAAGACAATACTTTTTGCCTTCCATATCGAATGGAATGTAATACGTCTCGAAACATGCACCTTCGACAACGTACTTGTCGGATGAATCCCAGCCGCCTGCATCGTCCCATATCTTATCCGTGAATGCCCTGAACTCTTCCAGAGAGAACGGATAGTCACCGGGTTTCGCATAAGCCACCGACTCATCGTCAATGACGCCATGTTGATCGAGGTAATCGAAAATTGTTTTCATATTCTGTATACCGATATGGTCCCTGATCCCATGATCTTCGCTCCCTTGGGAACGAAATGAAATCTTGGCGTTAGTGGAGGTTGCATTTCGAGCAGCAACACTTTGATTCCAAAGTGGGCAAACTCGGTCACATATCCAGATGTTCGTTGTTCGTCGGAAATACCGACTAAGAACCATCCATGCAACCAACCCAGGATGCCTTGGAATCTAACGTAAGTGCAATATTTCATGGCAATCCTTTCCGACAAACCAAAGTACCCCGTATTGGAATCGAACCAATTTATCAAGTTTAGGAAACTCGACGCCGCTATCCAACGGACGGGGCATAGTTAGCAGATAATCTGTGGTCCCGCTCTGCCTTTATTCGCCTTATTCGAGTCCACTCCCTTTGAGCGAACCTTAGTTCGGCTATTCTATGACAGAATCCCCACTCATGACAGCCTGCCAGTGCCAAGAACCACTCAAATCATTGACCCTGATCTCGGTTTTCCGGTGGCCAGGGAGCATCCAAACTAATCTCATTGAGATTGTTGGCATTAGATTCTCAACGTAGCTCCAAACGAGCATTAAAATGCTGTTTGGCCCGTCACGAATAGGTTTGTAAATATCCATTGATCCTTTCCATATGTGCCAATGGTAGGCACGTTTCTTAAAAGCACGATGGCTGGTCCCTGTGGGGGTCAAACCCACTGCCGAAGGACTGCTAGACTATCGGCCCCGGTCGTTAATCCCGTAGGCGTTGTCAATTTGCGTACAGGGAATACCACCCTTTGACTCGCTCTCTCTCGGACTAGCCCATAGAACCCAGCGAACTGGTGGCCTATTGGATTTACCAAGCATTTCCCTTTGAAGCCATCTCTGGGCGTGTTGCTTACACTAAAGAGTCCATCATCGGTTCCTATCCCTGGTTTAGCAGTCAATCATAATATAATTGACGCAAACCAAAACCAACCATCGTGTTTTTCACGCAGCCTTGATGAAATGCCTCACGTTTTTCCAATACGCCTTGGGATCAACTTCTTGGTAAAAGTCATCCAAGAACGCTTCACAAATCATCTTGGCAAGATCGTCTTCAACTCGCCTCGGCCCGGCAAGAGTGGCATGGCTCATGGAAAGGTTCCATTCCTTTTCGCCACTCTCAGGTTCCAATAGCGTGCATACAACATTCACAATACGACCATCTGGTGGGTAGTGAATGAATCGCAAATGACCACTTGCGATTATGTCTGCCTGAACATCCAAAGAACGCTTGTCGCATTCTTCCTTAGTAGTCGAGGCCGTATATCCTTCGACTTTATCAGGGTCCACGAGACACAAGGCACGCATCTGCTGTGCCAGCATACGCATTTCGTCTAAGTTGGCACAACTGACCGGGATCATATTCGGATGCGTCATAAGCACTTCACCTTGTAGTCAACGAGATCATTGATTTCTTTGATCTTTTCATCCGTCAACTTTTGAAGTGGTTTGTCTATATCCTCTTCGGCTTTTTGGCGAATCTTCTTTCGGATATTCCTAATCACAACTCTGGCTTCTTCGGCCAGCTTATTGATCTGTTGGATCACCCGTTCTGTATCTTCACCACTACGAACCGGACAATTGACTACCACCTGGGTTTTGGAGAAAACATAGGAGTTGAACCCTTCTGCTTTAATGGCACGATCAATTGCTCCCAATAAAGCCGTGTCATACGGTGACACTAGGATTCGGTTGTTTTTATCTGGTGAGGTCCAGGCCAGTTGCTTGAGCGGCAATCGCTGCTCGTATGCTTCCACCCGGATTGTGTCGATGAGGCCAGTGGAGATTTCTCCATGCCTGATGCCTCGCATTTGGTCACGGAAAAATTCAAACGCCTTGTCCATCGAGGACCGGGCTTCGTTTAAGTTAGCACAAGCTCATGATCTGTTCCTTTAGGTCTTTGTTTAGAAATTGACGGTCACGTTTATTGGAATTCGTCTTGGCCTTACGAGCCTTCCGACGCTTGTTCCCAATGCTGCTGGCATCATTCTTTTGAGTGATGCTTTGATCTTTATGTAGTGATCTTGCCATAGTTGCCCAACCAAGACTCGAACTTGGTCTAATTGAGTCAAAGTCAATTGTGCTACCATTACACCATCGGGCAATATCAGTTGAGGCTTGCGTGCCTATGCTGACCATCCGTTGTCGGTTTCGGCCAAACCTCCTGCTTATATTGTAGGAGCAATCGCACCATTTCATCGACACGTTCTGGAGATTTTAGTCGCATAACCAAATCTCCCAATCCCTTCACCTGCAAAGTGATGGCGACCGCTGTAGGTTTCCCCGTGCCATCTGGTGTCGGACACCACGCACCAACTGAAAAACCTTCCAGGTTCGGTCCTCTCAATGGCTCTTTCATATGTCCTCCATTGTACCACGAATTTTCGTCTTTTTTACAGCGAAAAACCGATCCCGCAGTTTGACCACGGGATCGGTTGAATTCAACAATTGTCAGAGTTGCTTAGACCTTTTCGGCCTCGGCAGGTTGCACTTCCGGTTTCTGAATCGGCCCGATCTTAACGCCAAGTTTCTCGGCGGTAATCAAACCGATCAAAGTTGCCATCATGCCGCCATTGTCACCTGAGCCACCAAGAACCGTCTCAGGCACAAGCGGTTGCTCGCTATGAGACAGTGCATCAGCCACCAAGGACAAAGCGTACAACTTTCCATCGCCGAACGATTCGACCTTCTTGCGAAGCACGTCAGCTTCGGACGTACCAACCAAGCTGATCTTGTCGGATTGACCCTTGCCTTCAAGCGAAATACTTTCGCTGTCGGCTTTGGCCGTAACGACCTTACGCTCGGCGTCTTTCCTGGCTCGTGCCAGTTGTGCTTCAGCCTCGTTCGTCTGAATGCTGATCTGAATTGAGGATTGAGTCAATTCTGCCTGCATTTCAGACTTAGCGTTGGCTTCATTCAACGTCTGACGTTTAGCCGCTGCCGCCTCTTGCTTGCCGTAGGTTTCGATCTGCTCCAACGACAACTGACGGAGACGAAGCTGTTCGAGCAAATTCTCAATCTTGCCATCGTCCGACTTGCTTTCGGGCTTACCGATCAGCACGTCCACACACTGAATGTCGAACTGTTCAAACTTCGCCTTGAGTTCATTCCGAGCCTGCTGCTGGATTTCATCACGGCTATGGACAAGTTCCAACATAGTCTTCTTGTGCGCCACGTCTCGGAAGTACGCCGACAACATCGGGTCGATGGTCTGCGTAATCAACTTCTTCACGTCGCCAAATCGCTGAATGACGTTCGGAGCCTTCTGGTAGTCGATATGCACCACCACGGAAAGCGGTAGAATCGGCTCGTAGGCATCCTTCGTAATCAAGTCGATGGACTTCAGGCTCTCATCATACTTGTGACCTTCGGACTTGCCGGTGATCCAGTGCAATACGAAGTTTGTCGTAGGCACACGGATGATCTTGCCAGCATAAGTATTGAACGGATACTTGCCCGGCCCCAGCGTATTGTCCCACACACCACGCTCGCCCTGATGGACTCGTTCGCCGTGTCGGAACTGCTTGCCGGATGTATCGTCGCCCTGCTTACCGAAGTAACTCACCACGACACCGACTTCGCCGATCTCGATGGTTTCCTTCTGGATAAGCTCAATCGTGGCAAACCAACGATTGATGAAGTATGTGCCGTCGATCAAGCTGGCGTATTGCTTTCCACGACGACCACCAGCTTTCAAGAAGGCTTCAACGTCCTGGAAGTTGTTGTGATAGTTTTCATCACCAACTTCATTGCCGACAGGAGGAGCAATGATTTCTCCCTGTTGGCAGGAAGGCCCATCATGCGTAGTTACGACGCCGATATTGTCAGTTTTGTTCTCGGCATTACTGCCAATCACAACTGGATCGAAGCCGTTGATTTCTGCCAAGTGTTGCTGCCATTCGGCCAGATCACGGTCGGCGTCAATAGCGAAAATACCGTCTTCGGTAATGACGCTGAATACAGCCAAGTTGATGGCGTATACGCCTTCACGAAGAATGGCTCGTTGACGACCTTTCTGGCCATGTTCTAGGAACGCTTGCACGTTTTGGAAGTGATTGCAATCCACGACCTTGGCAAGCGTTTGGCTAGGGCCTAGTGCTTCGCCAGTGCGAGCAAAGACGTAACCCATCTTGCCCTGCTTGATGGTAATCAGAGGCCGTTTATGCACGGAATACTGCCACCGCCAATATCCAAAATGAAAACCGCCTCGAAGAATATCAGCCTCGAAACCGGCCTCGCCGTTGAGGGCAACGATGTTGCCTTCACTCAATGATCCCTTGCGGGACCATAGCTTTTCGACGATGCCCACTTTTGGGTTGGGGATATATCGGAAGCCGAGCCAAAACAAAAACAAACCACTGAGTAGGACAACGCCTGCTGCGACCGCATAAAACACTAGCTGTTCCACAAACTGTCTCCAAATTTGAGTATGTTGCTTATAGCTTGGGCGAACTACCCAATAACGTCAGCAACAATTTCATTAGCTTCACGAAGTTTAACCCAAAATCGCTTGCTTGCGAAGCGCTTATCAGGAGAAATCTTGGTGGTACGAAACGTCACAGAACTGAATGATTCACCGCCTCGGCGAATATAGATTCGGTCAACCTTGAGTTGAGTGCCTTTGGGAAACGTGACCCGGATAAACGGGTTGTCCCTGGCATTCGTGGCCCGGAAGGATTGGTAGGCTTCACCCAACTCTTCTTCCGACATGGCCTTCTCGTACTCGACACAGGACGGGATTTCACCGTTCACGAAGTATTTGGGGTCCAACCCACGATGTTGGGACCACCATGCCTTCTTTTCGCCGCCGAACGCCTCTAACAAGGTGGAGTTGCGACCCTCAAAATAGAGCTTGAAGGTCCAATCTTCAGCCAAAATCATCAGCGTTCCGAGATTCGGAATAAAAAGTTTCTGTGCCATAGTGATGGAACTATACCACGAAATTGATGACTTGTAAATTCGAGTGGGCGATGCAGGACTCGAACCTGCGACATCCACGGTGTAAGCGTGGCGCTCTAGCCAACTGAGCTAATCGCCCATCAATATCGACACAAGGTCGAACTTCAATAGTTGCAGATTATCAGAATTGAAATTCAATTCAACCCCATTTCCATTCCGCAATCTGCCACGGGTTTTATCGACAACGATAAATGGCCCGTGGGCATTGTTATCGTGATGACGCCGAATGATTTGGTAATATACCACATCACCGTCTTGGACTTCTTCCCATGAAGTCTTGAGAAACTTGACCGATGCTTCCAGCCAAATTGAATCACTCATAATTCAGCTTTCACATCCATCGAATCGTATATCGAACGATATTTGGTCTTGGTTTTTTTCTTGGGCGGCTTGACCGCTTGCTTCACAAGCTCGAATGACGGAATCATTTGATTGGCCGGACCAGTACGATTTTTCAGAATGCGGCCTTTATCGGTCATGATAAGGGATGCTTGGAATATATCCTGACGAGTCATGCCAGGAATTGTGTCCAAAGAAATCGTCCCATCATCATCTTCGATCCAAATGATTTTACTGATTCTTGCCATGTTTATCTCGGAACGAGTTCAAGACCGACCCCAATCTGGACCCAGCAAACACAATCGAAGTCGTCCCAATGGACGTTGAGCCACATATCCTCATCGTATTCTGGATGGTTCCAGAGATGTTCGATCATCTCGTCTTCGATAGGCTCGGAGTCGTCGCCGTAAGGAACGCCACAATACTTGATTTGTAGTTCCGCTGCAATCCTTCTTGCGACGGCGAGTTTAAGCCAAAGGTTCATGATCTACAGTATAGACATTCACTCACTTGGCGACTTCGCAAACATAAGGGTACGAAGCTGGAATCACAAATATCTGGCGATGCACAACTTCTTGTCCAAACATGACGGTATGTGCAGGATGCAAAGTGATCGTGTATTTTTTGTCTTTAACCTCACCAGTCATCTTGTCACCAGAAATGCCCTTCCACTCAAAGAAGAGAACATTATCGTGACGAAAATCTGCCTTGCGGCGAACAAAGGTGCGAAGACCCGCATCTGGAATGCGATTCACGTCTTTATATGACGTGATTACCATTGGCTCCGGCATTTTAACAGCCGGAGGATTATCTATTTTTACTTGAGGCTCAACTTGTGTGGGAGCGGGGATGGGTGATTCTGTTGATATAACAGCAATCTGTTGTGGCTCGCTTGGTTTTTGATACACGAGAGCGACCACGATTATAAAACCGAATACAACGGCCAGCGAAACCAATATTCCTCTCATTGTTCTCCTGTTACGCTGCCGGTTCCAGTACCGCAGTCATACTACCCTTGCAGCGTTTAATCTGCGGGTCTTTGCCAACAGCGTGAATTTGTTCTTGCTTCAACTCGGCCAATTCGAGAGCGCCAGTCCACAAAATAGACCGACCCTGTTCGTGAACCTCTTTGGCTTTCAATAGACCCTTCTCTATTGGAAAGCCAAATATTTTTTGGCACAACGTCACGACATATTCGACCGTATGATCGTCGTCATTCATCAGAATGACGTTATATGGCGGTTGACGCTTAGTCTTATTATCAGTCTTGTTATCTACTTTCTCTTTTGGCTCCGGGAGCGTTATTGTTTCACTCATATTGAAGCACTACTCCTTATGTATGGACTACTGACTCAGTATTTTAAGTTGATAGTGGGCCACTTTCAAGAACGCCCACTTCATTCGCTACATCTTGACCCTCAACCCAGGCAGGGTTCCAGCTTGGCGTGTCGATGTAGACCTTTTCTCCAGATTGTACCACAAAGTACCGACTGCCGTAAAACAGCCCTTCGGAAAAAACGCCGTGCATCTCCCTGGCTTTGACCCGATCCTTGTTTTTGCCGGACAATTTGCCCTTCACCCACATCTCATCAGCCAGCTTGTCCGGCACAATCGCCCCATTTGGAATGAAAAATCCAAAGGTGCCTTCGTCATAGTGGCGACCCACAACAACGGTTTTGCCCTGAATTGTGCCAACTTGTAGGTGAGCAGCCGTAGGATGATCGACTAAGGATATTCTACCGACGATTACCATTTATCGTCCCCACTTTCATAACTAGATGTAGCAACAAGGATTGTTCAAAATGAGGTATACGATGGATCGACGCCTATTCGGGTGGATACTTCCGCTTGTGTTTATATTCGGCATTGTCGGCTGTAGCAATGTCAATTCTATTCAACAGCCCACGGTGCAAACTCGGTACTACGGTGCCGAAGCACCAACCCCCAAGATTCGCTTGTTGTGCATCAAGCACTCCAGAGAACACATGGCTGACGGCGATGCCAATCTAGCCATTAAAGCCGCTCAGAAGGCTTCTGAAAAGGGCCTGAACATCAAGGTGGTCGGCAACCACTTCGTAGATGGTCGGTATATGGGCTTCCAAAATAATGATCCAGAAACCGTCGATAGAATGTACTCCATTGAAACATTGTCACAATATCTGAACCAGTATATCAAGACCGATGCAACACCGGGCGACACATTGATTCTATTCACTATTGGACACGGTTTCCCTGGTGGCAGCTTAGACAACATGGGACGCAGATCAGATGTCCTCAAGGTCATCGCCGATATTGCTGAGAAGAACAATCAGAAGATATTCTGGTGGCAACTGAGTTGCTATGCGAGTGCCGGGCTTCCTGATATTGGAAGTTTGTCGCCTCGCCAGCAAGAACTCATAACCATATTTGCTACTTCATCGGCAAGCGAGACAAGCGCTGCATATGTTCAAGGAAATATCATGGCAAAGATATTCAACGCTATGGCTGAGAAGAGTAGTGCCATCGACCCGAACGGGGATGGAAAGATTGCTGCCACAGAACTGAGGGCATTTATGAATAACATCAACGGCTCCTATGGCAGTCGAGTACACGCTAAGAGCGGCGACTTCACGATATTTGGAAAGTCGGGTGTACCATTTCTGCCTATTGTGGATCGCAATAACCCACAGGGCAAATATCCTGAAGAGTATGTATTTCTGCCTCAATAGCAGAAGCACAAATGGGGCAAATACCGTGAGAGATCAAATCATCTTCTAACGGTTCCTTTTGCCCCATATCTTTTTTGCACCAAGCACATATCACTTTCATTGTGGCCTCCTGCTTGAAGCATAGGTCACAAATCAGACTTGTCAAAAAGAGCCGGTGGAGGGAGTCGAACCCACGACAGGCAGTTTACAAAACTGCTACTCTACCAACTGAGTTACACCGGCATTTACTCATACAGCTTTGATCGTTCCACGACAATTGCCACACAAGGTAGTAATCCAAGCACCCTCGGACTTCACGCCGTCTTTAGTTCCACAATTTTCGCATATCGTATAGGAATCGTTTTCGGCGGCATCAATCAATTTGCCGATCTCGCTCGTGCCGCCAGAAGCGTACACTCGCAAACCGCCGAACTTTTCCTTGACCTGCTCGAACTTGAAACCTTCGGGTGGGTTGGTTGCTTTTATATCACGACACAACTGGTGGAACAAGTTACTCCAGCCTTCGCCAACAGCTAGGCCCCACGCAAGGCAAGTCTTGGTCGGATCGCCACGGAAATCAGGAAAGTATTCCGGGAACTCTGCAACTATCTTATCTTCAGTTTCTTGTTTCATGAAAAAACCCTCCAAAGTGTGCGTAATTGTAATCGGTAGCGTTGCTACTTGCAATCACAAAAAGAGGCATGGAGGGTGATTAGAGCGGGCGATGGGACTCGAACCCACAACAACCTGCTTGGAAGGCAGGTACTCTACCATTGAGTTACACCCGCATAGTGCGGAATATGGGAATCGAACCCATTCAGACCTGATTGGAAATCAGGGGCAACAGCCATTATGCGCATTCCGCTTCTTAAACCCGTAATGCTCCTGACGCTGTTAATCTTCGGGAGACATTCAAACTGATACCGGAGCAGGAAACAGCAAAAACGCCCACCACTAGCAGACCGGGTTCAACTTATTTAGCCGGTGGAGGCAGCTTTTCTGCTGGAAGATTATCCTGCAATTCAATAGAGGGTTGTTCGCCCTTTTTATGTTCAAGAAAATAGTGATCGCCTTGTTGACACCTTGTACAACAAGACCAACTCACTCCCAGGTATAACGGACTCCACCGAACTCGGCGAATCTGCCATTCCTTCTCGTCAATCACTTTGCCGAACATGGACGTTACATTGTGATGGGTATTGTCACAAGTAAACATCTGCACTTTCGTTCCATCAGGGAACGTCACGTCCTTAATATCGTGCAGGGACGTATATTCATGACGCCACGGCTCGTTGCCAGAAGCAATCCACCAACCAAGACCGCCGCCGAACAAAAGAAAACAAAGCACAGACGCTATGCCCCATTTTGTTCTTGAGCCAATCATCCAACTTGGATTTTCTTCTTTTTCGTTATACCAAATGATTGCTAGAATCACTGCGGCAACGAATGCAACAACTGTCAAAATCCCAAGCAGGATTACATGGATGAAGAAATACTGAGTATTCATCGAACTCACTCAATGGTTAAAGCTACGAATGCTTTATTGTACCACGAATGGGTGGCATTGTAAATCAAGTAGTCGCAGGTGGACTTGAACCACCGACCCCCACCTTATCAGGGTGATGCTCTGCCAACTGAGCTATGCGACTATATTACCAACTCGGCTCGAACGGTTCGTCAATCGAGCGATACTTTTTCTTTTTCTTTATCGTCAAATGAATCGGCGTTTCGTATCCAAATTGATCGAAAAAGGCATTGATGGAATATTGAGAGCCATTCCAAGTAACGTCCTTGTTGTTCAAGGGCCTGACGGCTCGGCCTAACATCTGTAGGTCGTTTATTCCAACTCCAGCCAATATGCCTTTGAAGTTTTCCATAGTGATCCGGGTGGGAGTCGAACCCACAACAAACAGATTAAGAGTCTGCTACTCTGCCAATTGAGTTACCGAATCATGAGGCCCAACATTTACATTCCGGGCATTCATTTAGCCCCGCCACATATTGTAAGTTGTGTAGAGGACATACTTCAAGTTTGTAAACGCCCGGCATAGGAATCTTTTCTTCTGCTGCCGCTGCGACCATACTCAGAATGAGCGGGTCGTGGTTTTCTTCTTGTTGATCTTGTTCAACGCTCGGCTCCCAAGGATCGAATATGTTTCGAGCCTGGGACCGCTCACAATCTGGACACTCCCAACCCTCTAAGAACACCATGCTATGCTTTCTGCATAACAGATATTGTTTAGGATTCTTTTCCCAGGGTCGCAAGTTTTCCATCTTTTCATATTTCATGAGTAGCCCGTGCAGGAATCGAACCTGCTTTTCTGGTTCCGAAGACCAGCGTGTTTCCGGTACACTTACGAGCCATGTTTACCATATCCAGCTATGACTTGATCTACGGCGATCAACTCACCAGCATTGTATCCTTCTGACGAAACACTGATGTTCACAGCGCTCAAGTCACTCGCAGTTGGCTTTGGAGCCTGTCGATACACAAACTCACGAGTCGAATACGATGTAACTGGTTCATCAGACTGTGTGACTGGCGGCGTCAGTTCGTACTGACGTTTTTCTCGCATTAGTTCATTTTTACATTTGATGCAGAATACACTGCGTTCAAATATAGCCGCTAAAATATCGCCCTGCTGTGTAGTCTTGCCTTGACGCTTGCGATTGTCTTTGAGACGCCACGGACCTAATGCTGTATTGCCTTCAAGTTGATTATTTTTGCCTTCTATGAATACCTCGCCGCATTCACACTCGACAAACCTCTTCTTGACTGCCATTACACGCCCGTACCCTTAGCTTGAGTAAGTGCCAATGGTAGGCACAATTTCTAAAAAATGGGTCAACAAATTATTCGATGAGAGGGGTCATTTTAACAGAATGTACTCCCATCATGGCATTTGACCCAAGCGCCCCCGGAAGGAATCGAACCCTCAACGCTGACCTTAGAACGATCTGCTGTGTCCATCACCAGGGGCAAGTATCCCGGAAAGGAGTCGAACCTTTCATTCGGGCTTCGGAGGCCCAACGCCTGATCCGCAGGCCGAGACATATTTATCTATTTACCAAGAAATTAAAAGGATCATCAAAAACCTTTGCTTCCAATTCTCGCTCATTATGAGCCTTAATGAGCGTTTCGGCTCCATACAAAGCAACAGCTTGCCCCATATAGTATTCAGCCTTGTAGTAGGCTTTTGAACCCGGCACTTCGTCCTTCATGACTTCACGCCACAACTCTTCAATAGTCGTAACTAGCATGGTCACTCAGTCGCCGTGTATCTGTCGATATGTAGCAGAATGCTATCTGCCACTTCTTCAAGACTCGTATGAACTTTCTGGAAGGGTCGCTCCAGAGCAGTCTGAACCTGCACGTCGAGAAGCCGCTTATATTGCGGATCACAACCGACGAACAGTGGTTTGTTGCGAACCAACCACTTGCCATATTCAAACAGAGTGATGGGACACAGCGTCTCAGGGGCGAACCAGAACATAATCATGTTCGCTGTCTGAAGATGTTCGTATTCCCACTTGATTTGCTTGTCAGTGGCGCTAGGGTCGTTCATCGGCCAGTTCTTGCGCCGAGGATTGAGTACCACGAGGTCGTCCACATCTTTCAATAGGCGACACATTTCGGCCTGCCAATCAAAACAGCCCGTGATGCCACCGCCCAGGAATAAACTGTTTTCGCCTGGGACGATATTGCCTAGAGGCCCGCCTCGATATTGAGCCGGGTGTTCCATTGAGAATGCTTCGACGTACTTCATGGTATCTCCGTTCCTTACGTCTGATAGTACCACAAATCAACTGACCTGTAAAGCACTTACTTCTTGGTTGAAACCATAGCGAACTTCGTGAAGTCGCCGAGCCAAGTGTTAGCAAATTCCTTCAGGTCTTCCTGGGTCAGTTGTGCGGCCACAGACTTGAGCCAAACAGGGTCCATGCCCTTTTGTCCTTCAGTCAAGAACCAGTCTTTGTCAGACGAGCCAAGCACACCAAAAACCACTGAGCCAGCGATGCCGCCCACGTTATCAAGCGTTTTGACTTGGTTATAAGTCAAACTCTTCTTGGCAATCTCAAAGACTTCGTTCGGGAAGCCCTCTGATTTAATTTTGGAAAACAAATTCGCCAGTTCAGTTTCGGCCTTCTCCAAGTATCCATTATTGGTGAGCATCGAGATCATCAAATTGGAATTATCGAAGTGACGGAAGCGACTGCTCCAGACACCATAGCACAAGCCCAGGTCGTCTCGAATATACTCGTACATATACTTAGACAAAGCAGAGGAAAAGAAGCTCGCAATATAGCGGTTCTTGTAAACCTCTTTTGGCGATGACCACTTGCGAACCATGCCGAATGCAGCTTGTTCAAAGCGATCAGTCTCGAAAGTGTACTTCGGTTGATCTGCAAAGACGCCGTTCAAACATACAGGGCTGGTTTCTACTTCTGGTGCTGGCGGGAGTGTTTTGTCAACGACTTCCATCACCTTTTCAAAATCCAAGTTACCAACAATAACAACAAAGATATTGTTTTTGCCGTACCACTTGTTTCTGAATCTGTGCAGCTTTTCGGGATTCATGCCCCGAATAGACTCTTCTGTGCCGATGATTGGGTGGCCTTCTTCGGCCCCAAAGCACTTCTCGATCACATAGTCAGAAAAGTGTTCGGAAGGATAATTGTCATACATCCTCCACTCTTCGACAATAACACTCTTTTCCTTCTCGAATTCCTTTTCAGGATAACAAGAATCGAAGACGGCTTCTTTAAGAAGAACAAAACCTTTCTCAAAGTCTTCGTTAAGTGCGTCGAAGTGATAGACAGTATTGAATTGGTTTGTGTATGCGTTGTACGAACCAATCAAGGACTGTTCACGGCTTACTTGATGTTTGTTCTTAGTGGGAGTTCCTTGGAAGCACATATGCTCCAGGAAGTGTGCCACGCCCCAAGAATCAGCGTCTTCGTGGGCAGACCCACAGTTAGACACGATATGCGCCTCACATACTGAGGCATCTTTCATTTGAACATGGTAAACAGGATAGCCCGATGCTGAAACACGATAATTGACCTGCATATTGATCTCCCATATTTGAAGCTGGAATGTTCAATTATATGGGAAGGATATACCTCGATCAATCTCCGTGCTTAGAAAGCCGGTCACATTCCTCATTTTGTTCTCGTGGAATCCACGTTGCCTTCCACTGAAGGTCTTTCAGTAGGCCCATGCACTCTTGATGATAAGGGATTAAGGTATCTTTGCGAACCTTATATTCACCAAGCAATTGTCGAATGACAAGCTGAGAGTCGCCGAGTATTTCCAGCGTGCCTTGCCATTCTTTTTCTTTTAGGTAACGCAATCCATTCGTTACACCTGCCCATTCTGCAATATTGTTTGTTGCTCCCGGACCCCGGCAGACCTCACCACGGTCTGTCCCGACCTCGTTGCCATCCATGTCAACTAGACGCCATCCATACCCAGCTATTCCACCGGGGTTTTTTGGCTCGCATGACCCATCAAAAAAGAGTTTTAGCTTGCTAGGGAGCATATGTTATCTATTACCACGCTGGTTCAAATGGGTCGGTCAGAGAGCGATATTTTTGTTTTGGGTTCACAGCACCGAGATGCCCAAACACGTCTTCGAGAGCAGATTCCATGCTCTCCTTAGAAGACAATATACGCAACGCAGACAAATCATGCAATTGCGATAACCACAATTTGATTTGTTTAGGTTTACCCAGCGGCGTAGATGGCAAGAACTGAGAAGCAGAATAATCTGGCCACCCGTGAGAGCCACCGCCATTCTTTGCAATCTTTCGGATATGCAGATCATATCCCTTTTTGGGATCGGTTATATCACCAAGCCGAGGCACATTTGGGTTGCTTTCGTTTCCCACAATGCCTTCAAGGATTTTGGTGTATATGGTCTTGCCGCAGGACCATTTAACAACGCCACGTTCTTCTTCGTCACGAACAATAATGTTGAAGTAATATCGTTCGTTGGGTTTAATTGCGGTGAGTTCACGCTTAAAGTCTTCGAGACTTCCTGGGAAGAATCTTGGCTTGGACATAGGAGTAGAAGACAGCATTTCAAAGCCATCGCCCAAATACTCTTTCCACAACTTGCTATATTGATCGCAAATGGCACATTCGCCTTGCCATTTATTGTCAACGACCTCTTTGTGACATTGAAACGTCTTGCTGCCAACTCGATGATTGCGAGTTCGCAAGCAAAACTTTCTGCCCTTCAATGGCGGGCAGATGCGAATTGTATAGCCGCCATCTTCGGCCCCACGACAAGGTTGATACCATGTTGGATCAACTCCAACAGGACCAAGTAAACCTGGAGGACCAGAAGGACCGAGGGGACCAAGATTGACTGCCATGATTTACCCTTCACGCAAGAATGGCTCTGATATTGATTCGGGTCTTGTAATACTCAGTTCTTTCTGAGCCTTGGTGCCAGCGTTGTCGCTCGCTTTCAAGCTCTGGAAAGCGTTCCAAGGCTGCAATGATTTGTTTGACTGCGCCTGATCCGAGTTGGCGAATATCGAGCAGGTCTTCTTTTGATTTTTCGATCAATTGCTTGATATAGACAATGCCAACCTTTTCTTCAAGTGTATTGATGACTCGCAAAGATAGACCGAGATATTCCAACTCAGCTACCGCCATTCCATTTGCCGCTTCCCTGCGGATCATTCTTTGAATACCAATATCACTAGGAAGCATTTATCACCTACGAGACTAATTGGCCGGGGCTTGGATCAACTTCATCGTCAGGGCCAGGACCGGCCCAAGACAAACCTGGACCACCATGAAGCGTGTTGTAAAGATTATCAACAAGAAGATCAAATGGAGCATCATCGTAACCGACATGGGTATGTCCTGATCCCACGTTAATGGTCAACGAATTGCCTCCCCAATCTTCTTCAAATGTAACAGGCTTCCCTGCATTCGCCAGTTCAACGATACGTCGAATGATGGCTTCGCATTTGTCAGCGGTATTCATACCAGAATCCTTTGATGGTGACAATTACAAACTAATCGCCCGTGGCGATTTTGAACCAACATATGCCGGTCACAGTGAGGGCGGCAGCAGCATATGCCTGCCAACTTAGGTTCTCGCCTTTGAAGATGAGAGGCCCGGCGTAATACGCCAAGACCATCAATACATCCCAAACCAAAGAGAACAAGAGAAGGTTATTTGTCGTGTCAAGTCGGCGAGCGACGACAACCCAAATAAACGAAGAAATGAGAGACAGGCCAATATACGCAGGCAAATATACCCACGACTCCCGGATGCCTTTAGTATATGTGCAATAAGCACCGGCACAGAAGACGATGAATGCTGGAATTGTGAGTAGCCATGTCGTATTCAAGATAGTGGTCGATAGAGGAGTCGAACCTCTGAGTCTACCGTGTCATAGTAGCGTGATACCGTTTCACCAATCGACCATAAAATTCGGAACAACTCGTTGATTCCCCAGGGTGGGTGACTGACACTCACTACAGCCCTCGCTAGGCACCCGAAGAACGGTTTTGCCGGGACAGATGTTGCACGAGGCTACGCCCTGCGGGTTAGCTTAATCCAAAGCCGGTCTGATCCGAAACCCCATCAGTCGTAATACGACCGATACACTGTTGATTCAGCCTTCCGGTCGTAAAACAACCAGAGGTAGTGGAGCCGAGGGGAGTTGAACCCCTGACCTCTTGAATGCCATTCAAGCGCTCTCCCAACTGAGCTACGACCCCATTATTCAGGCAATTCCACCATTGGAATATGTTGCCCACACAAATGATGTTTGCAATCACCTAAGAACTCAATGATGCCGTTCTTGACAAACAAGTGGCATCGACCGCCTTGAGGAATGAGATTCAGTGATGGAGAGAAAGTTGGATTTTCCCAATCACCATCGAATTCCCATTCGCCATCCCGCACATCAAATGTGTGGTTTGCTCGACAACCTGGACACCAGAATATGTACAGGAATCCCTTGTCAGTTTTGCGACGTTTGAATTTCATGATAGATCGCCTCGACCAGCTTCTTTAGTTTTCCTTATCAGTCCCCGCAGAATTTCAGCATTTTACGTCATCCAAGACCAGCACTGGTTGTCTTAGGCGAAAGTCGGGGTGACAGGACTCGAACCTGCGACTTCCTGCTCCCAAAGCAGGCGCTCTAGCCAAACTGAGCTACACCCCGATTTTCCTAAACAATATGGACCACCGAAGCAGTCCACAATATTTAGGATTCACGATCACATTTCAGCCAAGGAAGTGAAACTTTTCAAAGAAGACCGGAGCCTTCCATTGAAGTAGTTCTGCTACCTTGCTTTTGATTTCATCCTTGGGTTCATAAGCAAGTACACTTTCATTGTGCTTCAAAAAATCCTCTACGGTCATCTTGTCGCCGGATTCCAACCCGCCGTCCATTGGACCGTAGCAAAAACAGTGTCCCAAGTCCTTGATGTAAAGCAGCCCGTCATCCTTGCACAGTCCAACTGCTTCACCCGAACCATCGTATCCACCGTCCTCATACCAGAACACTACCCACTCGAACTGCTGGTTGTCCTCCCCAGGCAAATCGTAAGGAACGTCTGGACCAACTTGGTAAATCTTCATCTGAATCTCCTTTGAAAAAAGTGCTGCAAAAGTACAGCAGACTCTCTTTTCACTTCTCAAAGGATGCTCTGACGAATTACCCCATTTTCTGCAAAAGTCCAGCCCTCGAATCCAGTTCGATCCGATTATACCCTGCTGGACCGCTGTTGTAAACCTTTTTTGGACCGTCCCAATGGTCGATGTCATCCAAGACCAAATATCCACCGTCTTTCAATATCGGTGTGGCGCACTCGATCTCATCATTCACCATCTGAAAATCATGATTGCCATCCAAAATGATGAAATCAAATTTCACTCCCAAGATCGCAAACAACCGCATTTGTTTTAGGCCATATCCACATATCAGCATTGAGTTTTTCAATAATCCAAACTCAGAAACCATCCTGGTCGCAACCAAGAAAGGATTTTCAATACCACGATGTTTCAAATTGGGGTCCACAGTGCATATCGAGCCTTTGTCTCGCAAGGCCCACGCCAAATAACAATGAGACACGCCAACAAATCCACCAATTTGCAAACCATTCCCTGTCAATACATTTGACAAAAGAGCCAGTGTACTTTCAGGCATTGAGCCATGCACAACTTGATCTCGATCATGTCCCAATTGAACAATCCGACTAACCAAGTCTTGCCAAATTAAACGTGTGGGTTTCAACATAATCTATCTAAGCTGCTGGGGCTGGAATCGAACCAGCGACCCTTTCGGCTCATCGCCCGATAAATGTAATCCTGCCTGCATTTGAACCAAGTGACAGCGGTGGGAGTCGAACCCACTAATGAACAGCTTATGAAACTGTCGCCGAGCCGTTTGGCTTCGCTGTCATATATCAGAGCTTCCTGAGTGAATTGAACACTCATTTCCGCTTTACGAGGGCGGCGTAATACCGTTATACCAAGGAAGCAAGTATCATTTTGTAATAGCCAAATTCTTTCGCTGTTTTAAGACGATGACAACGAACACATCTTACATCGCATTTTTGCATTTCAGCTAATATAGAATTTTTGCTAAGTGTAAGCATTGCACTTACATCACCTTTCTTGTTGCCTCGATGGTCGCATTCGTAATAAGAAAAAAAATACGAAATTCAGTCAGGCTGAGAGGACTTGAACCTCCGACCTCTTGCACCCCATGCAAGCGCTCTAGCCAAACTGAGCTACAGCCTGAATTAAGTCTTCTCGTCTGGAACAGACATCCATCTGTGAGATTCTTTCTCTTCACTATCGCCACAATACTTAGCAATGTTTTCTGACAATAGGACATTGCAACGACTGCATCGCTTTTCTTTCCGCAACAGCAAGTCTTCCGCTGTCCTTTGGCACATAGCGGCGATTTGAACCAATTCCTCAATGGCGTGAACCGGATCGGGCCTTTGGCTCTTTACTATGTCCCAAAATTCGTCCACTTCTTCAAGGATGACCGCATAACCTTCATGCAGGTTATGTTGAGTGCCGGGGTGTTTATTCCTAGCTCTTTCCAGTTCGTTTTTAACGAGTGTTGGAAAGTCCTTCCAAAGTACCGAATTGTATTTTTCTGGCATAGCAATCTTTCTTTTAAGTGTATTTTGTGACAACAAATTGTGCTGAGATCGGACCCCAGCCCCAGGTTGCCCTGTGCTGGTTGGGCGGCATGTTTTTGAAAGAGCCGCCCCTTGGAGTCGAACCAAATGTAATCCCAAACGAGCATTTGTCACAAAAGTCAGGGTAGTAGGACTTGAACCTACGGCCTCCCGGTTCCAGACCGGGCGCTCTAGCCAAACTGAGCTACACCCTGATATAGAGACAACAAATTGCGCTGAGTTGTTTTGCAGCCACCTTGCGGTAGCTTTTAGGTCCGAGCCTTAGCATCCAATGTAAACCCAACTAGCATTTGTCTCTACAAGTCAGGGTGAGAGGACTTGAACCTCCGAAACCTCCTGGTCCCGAACCAGGCGCTCTACCAAACTGAGCTACACCCTGAAAATCATCATCATTGTTGCATATATACCTTATCGTATCAAGGAGGTACACATGGACAAGGACAAGTTCATTTCTAAACTTAAATCATTCAAAACTTGGTTGTTCGGCCTGGGCGTTGGCGGTATTGCCATCGGCCTCTGGTGGATAATCAAGATCATCATCTGCTTCACGACTGGCATCTGCATCATTTTTTAAGCGTGGCTTAAAAAGCATTCGCCGTTGTGGTTTGAAGCATTCGTTATACAACGAATGCCAACTAGGACTTAGCGTGTGCAATATGCGGGTGTTGCCATCGTAACTCCCCATTTGCACATGCTGATCCTCGAAGTATCTGTACTTCAAACCGTTGTCTAAAACAAACAAACTCGCCGCCAACTCTTCTCGGCCAGCACACTCTAAACTTACACTCCACAACCATTCTGACTGTGGATGGCGACCGTCATATAATCTCTGACAGTAATCGCCTATTGTATTCATCCAACGCTTGAATATGCCGTTCTGACATAACACCACGCCGGAGTTGAACGACTTGAAGCTGGGGTCTAAACCAGGAACCGGATGAACCATGCCCCAAGAATTCGGTGTGGCGACAAAATCGTATCCAGCATATATCTTGGGAAATTCCTCAATATTGCCGAAGATAAAGGTGTCGCCATCTAACAGAAGCACTGTCTCTTCTTCGATCTCCTGCAACAGCAAACGATGCAGAGAGTAATATGCTTCTTCTTGTTTTGGCTTGCGAACTCTAATCTCGACATTGAGTTCTTCGCAGAGATTACTGAACGACGCATAGTCGTTTGGCAACTTATTCAAGGCTCTCGTTATTTCAGTGAGCGGGATTTTTCGTGAATCCCTTTTGCCATCTTGGACATAGTAAACAATAACTGGCACATTAGGGTTATGCTGTCGCAGCATTTTAAGGCTGAGGGACAACATCCCAATATAAGCCGGTTCTTCATTTACTAAGTAAACGCAAATCATAGTGCCGGGTGTTGGAATCGGACCAACGACCTCCTCCTCCGAGTGGAATGTATTCCCAACGAGCATGGCCGAAGCCCAAATATTGCTGAGAGTAGTTTTTGGCGCTCTACCATTGAGCTAACCCGGCAATCATTAACAGTGACCCATAGGAGAATCGAACTCCTGTTTTAACCTTGAGAGGGTTACGTCCTAGCCGCTAGACGAATGGGCCATACTTTCATTATAAGAGCGTCCTCTAGGATTCGCACCTAGTCTCTTGCCCTCCAGAGGCGACGTGCTTCAGCCGTTATCGCTTGTCGTGCCTGAAGAACTCGGTTGCCCGGTGGCCTTTCAGGTCGGTCGGCTCTAACAGTTACACTAAAGACGCATATCGAACAGAGCAGATAGTGAGAATCGAACTCACACAGCGACTTTGGGAAAGTCGAAGGCTACCACTACATCATATCTGCAAAGAGCGGGTGATGGGACTTGAACCCACGACATCCACGTTGGCAACGTGACGCTCTACCACTGAGCTACACCCGCATAAAAACCAGAGCGACTACAGGGACTCGAACCCTGTCCTCTTGCATGGCAAGCAAGCGTGACAACCCCTACACCATAGTCGCATAACTACATCTTCGCCAATTGTTCCGCATTATATCTTTGATATTCCATATATGCCTCCAGCATATCGGCATGACCTTCTTTGGCTTCGTCCCAAGTTTTGTACCGACGCTGATGGCCATCGTGCGGACCACCAAACCACATCGACTCAAACAACACAGGACCGTCTGACCGGCCCATGCCGTGATCTAAACACAAGAAGACCGTGGACAACAAACTGCCATCAGGCATGTCGTCGTAAGCAACAGTTCGTCGCTTGCCATCTTCCAGGAATTGGGCTGCAACCAATGTGTCGGCTGGAACTGGATCATTATTTTCATCAAGAATATACCACATGGTCACACCTTCTTTCGCAGCTTGACAATCTTATGGGGCCTGAGCGTTGTGCCAGTTGATGCCGACAAACGCTCAGGCCCGATATAGACAAATCTTGGAGCAGACATGCGATCAAACTTGACGTATATCGCTTCGCCATTTTCTTCTGCCCCAGCAAATGTTCCAATCCCATGCTCACCCATGCTGATCTTTTTTCCAGATTGAGCGAGGAAGTATGGACCACCTGAAACTCGTATCCTGTCGCCCTCTTCGAGAGAGACTTTTTTGCTCAACCGGAAAGCCATTTTGTTTACCTTACGGTAAAGAAGAACAATTGGACAAGTCGGGCCTTATCAGCCTCGCCACTTACCATGCCTTCGTAGGAACTTGCCGAGTGGATCATTTGAGCATCCCAAATTGCAAGCCGGTTATATACGGCTCCAACTTTATCGACCAGTTCCCAATTATCCGGGTGAAGGATATTGTATTCGCTGTAAATCTCATTCGCCGCCAAAGCTCGTGCTTCATCTGAAGCAAATCGGTCGAACTCAAGCGGGTGATTTGGTGGACGACGGCTTCCGTGATTTGTATCTTTCCAGAAGCTAGTCCCAGCACTTACCGGGGCATCTGGCGTCAAATATACAGCAGCGGCGTAACTCTGCAAGTCGGAGTGCCACACCAACGGATCATTGAAACCAGTAATCTGGAAACATCCGTTGCAAGGCTGATTCAGCCAGTCAACAATCGGACGGCCCAATAGTCGCTCAAATTCTTCTTTGAGGAATGGCCACAGGAATCGCTCATCAGTTCTTTCGCCCTTGTAGTTTCTCAAGTTCGGCTTGAACTCTTGCTCCAGGGCGAAGGCTCGCACATCATCCGGGTCTTTGTAGAAGTTATCCACAATCAACAAGTGTGGCATTCTTCGATTGAAGAACACTGATGGCGGGCCGGATGGATTTCCAACATCAAGGGAATCTTCAGGAATCCACATGGTCAGTGGGACGCCGCCCACTTCGCAGTAATACTTGAATTTTCCGTCGCTCTCTTCGAGCTTACGAATGATGGCTTCTTGATTGGCGAAAAGCACCTTTTGGCCAACGGTATATTTTGGGTCCATAATTTCTCTCTTTCCTGAATGAAGTTTGGGACGAGATGAGTATATCCAAATCTCGTAGTCGATCAATGCCGACTTAAAAGAGTGACCCAATTTGAAAAATATCAAGGGTGATCGAGCGGGGTCGAACCGCCACTTTCTCCTTCACAGGGAGACGTGCAGAGCCGCTACACTACGATCACCATAAAGAGACTTGTCGTGCAAGTTCAGCTTGCGCTTCCTGGCTTGAGAAGTATTCCAACCCAACCAATCACATCATCAACCGCCGAACGGCATTGGCGGTGCAGGCGTCCTGAGATACGCCGAAGCGTATTTTAGACGAACGACAAGTCCAAAATCCGATCCATTTCTGGACCGGGAAGTGTGCCTGAGAGGAATCGACCTCTATTGGCATTATACGCTAATCACAGAGCCGGTCTTGCCGGAAAATGTGATTAACGTGCAATGTAGTGTTTCGTGTTTCCACGACGCTGCCGACCAGCTTACACCACAGGCACTTCTTGGCCTTAATTTAACTACCAAATTGTCAAAGACCAGCCTTCGGAATGCCGCCCACCCAAGATTGGCAATCCACGGCGTCGAGTACAAACCCTCTAACCGTTTTTGTTTTGTTGGTTTCGGGTGGCCGATATTCCAGTTTTTTCAGTTGACCTTCATATGGCCCTGGTAGCCCTATATTTGCTTAGAAGGCAAATAGTATTGGGCAACTGTATATGAACTCTTCCACCAACAAGTGACGTGTATGGGTTTCGATCCCATCTAATCTGCTTGAAAGGCAGATGACCTCACCAGAAGTCGAACACGCCGTAAATAGTGCAGGCAGTAGGAGTCGAACCTACGTTGATCTTGCGATCCCTGATTAAGAGTCAGGTGCATAACCGTTCTGCCATACCTGCAAGAGTGCTTCGCCAGGGACTTGAACCCTGAACCTTCCGGTTAAGAGCCGGATGCTGTGCCACTACAGCTTGCAAAGCATTTCACCAAACCATCGGCCAGCTTTTCTTTTAGTTCTTGATTACTTGTTGGAGGCGTTTCTCTTACAAACTCCCCATACAAAAACTTCAAGTTATTCAGGCCCTCTTCATCTGCGGTCGCTTTCCGAATCTTTTGTTGAATATCATCAACCTTATCATCAAGGAATAAACATCCTTGTGGTGATGACTTCGACATTTTCTTCGTCGGGTCACGCAAATCTTTGACACGTCCCACCACGATATTCGCTATCGGGATTGGATATGTCGTGCCATATACACTGTTGTATTTTCTCAACAGCTTTCTGGCATATTCCAAATGCTGCTTCTGATCCAGGCCCACAATGACTTCGGAGTAACCCGCAACATCATGCGCCATGAGAACAGGGTAGGTCAACAATTGGCCAGTCCTATCGTCCTCTTCTGTTGACTTGAATTGTGTCATCCGGCTCAAGTCGCCCATTTTAGCGAGCGTCAATAGTCGGAAGAACAACTCAGCGTCAAACACGTCCTTCTGAATCACTATGGTCTGGACACCGTATTGCCGTAAGGCGTTCACGGATACTTCCAGATTCTTTACCTCCGGTGCATGATAGTTTGCCACCAGTACGGTACACCCAGCTTGTCCCGGTTGAATCACCGAGAAGTAATGCCCCAGGTGTAACCTACCTGTTGGTCTAAATCCGCACAGTTTCGAGCCAAAGACGCACCATAGTATTTCTCCAAAGGTTAAATGTTTCAGAGCCGCCTGTGAGAATCGAACTCACTCATTCCTGTTTACAAGACAGGCGCAATCCCACTCTGCTCAAAGCGGCGTAAATGAGTATTGGAGTTGAACCAATCTTCTCCCTCCACGGGAGCGTGCTACCGTTACACTAATTTGTCTCATTTAGTTGTTGGTATTGGAATCGAACCAATCTTCCCCTTGGTGAGAGGCGTGCTACCGTTACACTAATTTATCCAACAACTAAGTGACCCATGACGGTTTCGATCCGTCTTCTGCTGCCTGAAAAACAGCGGTCCTAGCCAGTAGACGAATGGGCCATATTCAATCCAGTACCCGGTGAGGGAATCGAACCCCCGAATTCTGCTTGTAATGCAGACACGATACCATTTCATCAACCGGGCATATCAAGTGTTCCGTGAAGGAGTCGAACCTTCCAGTCGAGTTTCGTAGACTCAATGCCTGAATCCGCAGGACAGAACATATTGTGATAAGGGTGTGGAGTCGAACCACTCTGGAGCCTTTGACGGCTCCGTGCTACCGTTACACTAACCCGAATCGAGAGGCCGCAGGAGGAGTCGAACCTCTTAACGTCAGATTTGCAGTCTGATGCCCCACCACGGAGCTTTCGTTTCCACGGCCATAAAATTCAGTTGCGAGATTGTGTATGGGATTTGAACCCATGTCGCCGTCTTCAACGACGGCATCCTAGACCACTAGACGAACACAACCTCAAACGAGCCGCTAAACTCGCCGCAACCTTTCTGTTCACCAAGTTAGCGGACCTGATGAACATAGCGATCTCAATAGGAGTCGAACCTACAACCTTCCACTAGACAAGTGGTCGCTCATCCATTTGAGCTTCAAGATCAAGAGCCTTCGGTGAGAATCGAACTCACGATTTCCTTCTTACCAAGAAGGCGTAATACCACTATACCACGAAGGCGAAACTAACTAGCGAGCGTGACGGGAGTTGAACCCGCAGCCTTCCCCGTGACAGGGGGATGTTCTACCAACCGAACTCCACGCCCAAAAAACTAACAGGTGATTGATGGGAGTCGAACCCACTATTATCTCTTTCACAAAGAGACGCCGCACCGTTTGGCTTCAATCACAGCGGTTCCGACGAGGATCGAACTCGTACCTTCTCCGTGACAGGGAGGTATGCAGTACCACTACACCACGGAACCGTAAACTAACAAGTGAGAGCGTTAGGACTCGAACCTAAACTGGAGGCTCCGGTTGCAAATGCTATAGCCTCTGTGCTGCCTACCGCTTATCTCGAAACACTACTCATTGATCTCTATGCAAAGTTATTTTCTCCAAGCCTGTCGGCCCTTACAGCCGCTCACGGTTTTTATAGCTTTTGCAACTGTTACTTGCAGTTTTAGCTTTGCACTTCCTTCAACTTTTGTGAATTTACCTCTGCGGCTATTCACACTACACTCTCTAGCTGCCGGGGGTGGAATCGAACCACCGACCTTCTGCTTCAAAGGCAGAGAACGGATACCAACACCGAATACCCGGCAATATTTGGTTGAGTCGCATTAGGCCATATTATGCTACTCTTACTCAGGGTAGGAATCGAACCTACATTTCTCAACCAAGCTCCCTCGCTAGGACTCGAACCTAGAACCTTCACGTTAACAGCGTGCCGCTCTACCAATTGAGCTACAAGGGAATACAGTATTGGTTTTTATACTCCGAAGAGTTGTCGAGAACCAATAAACTCAGCAGGTGTGGAAGGAGTCGAACCCTCACCGATGATTTTGGAGATCAGCGTGCTACCGCTACACCACACACCTATATCAGTGGAGCAGTGGGGAGTTGAACCCCATATCCGTGCTTGCAAGGCACAGAGCCTACCCGTAGGCTACCCCATTCAGTCGGCGTACCAGGAATCGAACCTGGACTCCTGCCTTATCAGAGCAGTTCGCAGTCCACTACAACATACGCCGTCAATCAACCAGTGGAGCCGAAGGGAATCGAACCCTTAATTTCTGCTTGCAAAGCAGACGTGATCCCGTTTCACCACGACCCCATTTTTTGCCACCAAATTGTCAAAGAACCAACCGAGTCGGGGTGGTGAGAATCGAACTCACTCGTTGTCCTGCTCCCAAAGCAGGCGGCTCGCCTTTAGCCCACACCCCGTTTCATTCCCGTTCGGGAATAATTTGACTATTCTGTTGCCAAAAACATCAAATTATTCCCGTTCGGGATCGTTCTATTCCCGTTCGGGAATAGAAAGCTGTGAGAGCAGGGGTCGAACCTGCGTACCGTTCAAGACGGATTGCACGAAGTTAACAGCTTCGCCGCTTACCAACTAGCGTATCTCACAATATTCAATCATCTATACTTGGATACCAACCGGCTGTTATTTTCCGATGGCGTTTTCCGTATCCTTCCTCCAAGTATCTTTCTTTCAGATAGTCGATATTGGCAATAAGCCACATCATAACTACCCGAATCCCGTGGTTGTCGATCCCTTCTTCCCCTTTCCTTCGCCTCAACTTATAGACAATATCGGCGATCTCAGGTTCACTTTTTTGTTTAAGATATTCCTCGAAGTTATCGAGACAATAATCTTCAACAATTGGATATTGAACTGGATGACCGAGGCACAACCACATCGCCTCAATCACTTCGTCCTTCTGGAGTTTATGACAAGTTTCAAACCAGTCATGTTCCCCAAGGAATCTATCCACTATTCCTAAGTAACGATGAATCGGATCAGCGTCACTCAATCCCGTCAATTCTTGCAGTTTCATTCAGTGTTCATTCATTTCGTTACAGTGCGCCCGGTGGGACTCGAACCCACACGTCCCTTGCGGAAACCAGATTAAAAGTCTGGTGCTGCAACCAATTCAGCGTCGAGCGCAGAAGTGGCTCCGTAGGGTAACGATCCCTCTTGACCCGCTTAAAAGGCGGGGCCTCATCCACTAAAGGTGTCGGAGCCATATGCAGTTATGGCTCCACGTTTATATCGGTGCATTGTCATCATCATTCTCCCAAGTTTGAAGCTGCCGGGGTAGGAATCGAACCTACGTCGTCTTGATTCAGAGTCAAGTTTCCGTACCAGCACAGAACCCCCGGCAATAAAAAATCCAACAAAAAAACCCCGCCCAGGCTTTTCTTGCCTGGGCGGGGTTTGCTGAAACTTTATATTGTTTCAGTCCGGCTCAGGCATCCTGAGCCGAACTTGTATGGTTCGGTCAGGAAGGCAATGTATCTTCATTACCTTTATTGGCGACGACGGTGCGCACTGCGGGCTTGGCGCACGTTGTCTGTGGCTGGGCTTGTTGCCCATTATGCCAGCGACCGATATTGGTAATTTGAACGAACATTGTCATGTCTCCTGACACGGCAACGAGCCGTGTGTTTGTTTATCGAACTTCAAGATTCTACCACAAGTCTTTCGACTTGTAAAGTGGCAGGGGCAGGATTTGAACCTGCGGCCTCAAGGTTATGAGCCTTGCGAGCTACCAGACTGCTCCACCCTACGATATATAAGGTCTTTCGACCTAGTGGCGGGTACTGGACTCGAACCAGTGTCTCAAGGTTATGAGCCTTGCAAGGAACCACTCCTCCAACCCGCTACAGTATTATAGACGACTTACTTCAAAAAAAGGTTCACTTTTCCAAGAAATTTTTTCGTCATCTATTTTTTCAAAAACTCCCGGCTTCGCTAACCATATGTGACTGCCGAGAGAAAGCCACACATATCGGCCCTCCACGTCCGCACATTACTAGAGAGTCGAATCTGGAAAAGGTTCACTGCGATTTCCAGAATTTTCCAAAAGAACCAACTTCCCCAGCACGGTCGTCTCGGCTGGATTGGCCGGGTTGACCGAAATCAGGTCTTCCCCATTCTCTCCCACCTTCAACGCATATGCCGGTGCGCCTTGTTCGCCGCCTGTATCGAACAACAGGGCATCGGGAATATCGGGCATCGGTCCCCAACAAATCACAAAGCAATCTTTCAAGGGCCTGATCTGACCTTGAATATCCACGCCGTACTTTTGCCAGTTGTCTTTCAATTCAGCAAGTGTCATGAAGGAACCCGATGGGGGCTGCTGCCCACCGTTTAAGGTAGATACACCACTGATTGTGTCCCGTAGTATACGCCAGCTACTACTAATCAGTAGAGCATATCGTTTTGACTAGGGCTGCGCCACGCCCATCGGGTTATAAGGTGCCTGGAAGGGGCCGCTTCCACCTTTTAGGTAGAAGTCATGTTGGAGAACAAGCTACTCGGCACTAGACGTTTGGCTTGTTCTTAAAGCGGGTTGGCATCCGAAGATGCTACCTATCACCAACATATAGTCAACTTTGGGGAGGATGCTGGTCCCCTTCCAAGGCATGTTACGCTTGCGTCGTGCAATCGACGCTTTCTTCCGCTGATCCGATACCGTTGATCGGGCCGAAAGTCCGTTCACCTGGGAAGTCGGCTGTGATGCAACCAACTTCTGTGAGGTATTGGAAATTCCTACAACCCTGGGCAGCAAGTTCGCTCTCGATGAACGGCAAGAACCGTGCTGGTTCTGCCTGCGCTTCATCTGTGAGAGTGAAGATGTAAGTCTTCATGGATTGCCTCCGAAGGTTGCGTACTAAGCGTCTGAAGTTACCGTTCATGAAAAGGCCACGACCCGGAAAAGGGAAAGCCAGGAGGGGAAAAGTTTTGTAGCTTGAGGCTTACATTTTGAGTCGATCAGGTTTCAACTATAAGGCGTCACCTTGACCGTGAACAATATGTAATGTCTCTCCTTTCGGAGAAACGACCATCGGTGGCCGAAGCCCCCGATAGTTTCCTCACAGACCCTCTTACTCTCCCGGATCGTGGTGGCTCGTTAGCTGGCGAGTTCGAGCGAACGATCAGCAACTTCCACTTTCTTCGTGTGGTTGAAGCTGTCCAGCTTATCCTGGATGGCGTCGATCTCGGTTTCCAGCTTCCTGGTTTCGTCGTCCACGTCTTTCTTCTTGAGCGTGGCCGTCCAGGTTACTTCGGTGTTTTGGTAGCCATGACGTTCCTTGCCGTCACGGGTGTCGAGCGTGGCAAGCCACGTCAACTTGGACTTCAATTCTCCCTGACGAATCAGGTCGCCCTGAATCTCAGCATTGGAGACGATGATCTTCGTCTTCAATGCGATGAGGTTGTCGGCGATCTCATCACGCAGTTTGCACAGAGCGGGAACATCAACTTTGCCCGCTTGTTCGGTCAGGACTGAGTTGTACGTCACAATATCATTCTGAACTTTGTTCAGACGACCAGCCAGACGGTTCTTCAGCTTCAGGGCCTTCGCAAGCGAAATTGATGCCATCGTGCAATCTCCTGTGTGTTGAATGTTAAGTGCCGGGGGCAGGACTCGAACCTGCATTTCCACATTACTGTAGCGTTCTCTGTATGGTCATGGGGGCGAATTAAAGGTCATTACAACCTCATGTCGCTTCCTAGTCATACATTCCAATTCTACTACCCCAGCATGGTGCAGCGGGAAGGACTCTCACCTTCAACCTCTTCCTTACGGAAGGCTCTACCAAATGCAAGTAATGTTGCCACTACCTGTAAAACGGTTCTATTTGAGCTACCGCTGCGTAGTGGGGAAGGCTGGACTCGAACCAGCATCACCGAGTTACCCCGGTATTCTCGGCAGTTGTTCGAGGGTCGCCCCTCTTGGTTCATGTTTATGGGTTTCCCCATCAACATGCGGATTGCTCCGTGAGCCTAAACTGCTTTTCCACTCCAACTGCTCTGAGTTGGATTCTACTACTTCCCCATAGTGGACCGTGATGGAATCGAACCATCGACCTTCGTATTGCTACGACGCTCTGAAGTGTTTGTATCATCCGATTTCTCGGCTAATACAACCGGCTTCCCTGTAAACAGGCCACTGAGCTAACAGTCCATAAATGTAAGTCAACAAATGGTTGCCAAGACGTTACGTTTTGCAAATGTAGTCCTGACGGCATTTGACTTACAAAGTGGCGAGGGATGGATTTTAACCACCGACCCTTGCGTTAGTAGACCTTTCGGCCCCTATTCACAATGCTCTAACAGACTGAGCTACCTCGCCATATCGTTTTAAGGGCGAAACCATTTTACAGGTTTACATTAAGTGCGGAGGTCACAGCGCCTCCCTCACACACCCTTGTTACCCATCAACCATCGCTGCAAGGTTGCTGGATCATTTCCGTTGTGTCATCATTCTACCACAGCTTTCCATCCTTGTAAAGTCCACTTCAGGTTTCCGACAACTTTTCTTTTTTGATTCCGTCGTCGGTTTCATCAGCGTTGTGCAATCATTCTACCACGGTCTTCAAGGCTTGTAAAGTCGATTTGGGTTTCTGGCGACTTTCTTTTTGTTTTTCAAAAGAACCAGGGCATCGCTGCCCCGGTTTATTTCACTGCTCAGAGAATATCAGAAGTTTTCGATTCTGTCAAGCAAAGCATTTTGCCGCTCAATTTCTTTGAGGCGGCGTTCTGGATCATGCCAGAAATACTTTACATAAAGCGGACCAAAAATCTCAGTGAGTACGATCAGCATCGTGCCGATACATATCCACATCACCAAATCGCTCAAGGTTCCTCCAGGTCAATAATGTCTCCATACTTTGCCAACCACTTGAGGATGCCCAGGCAAACTTCCTCGTAAGCGACCACTTTAGGGTCGGCATCACGACGAGCCTGAACAACAATCTTATGGTCGTTAAGGCGTTCTGGTAGATTATTGTACCATTCTCGACTCAAAAACTCAGAAGCGATTTCCGGCGCTGTTCCATAAGTTCTCTCGATGCAGCCGATTACGACCGTAAAAAAGTTCGGTTCATATGGCCCAGGAAACTCCCTCGCCATCGGTGTCACTTCGAGGACCGGCAAAGGATCAGGAACATCGCCCAACTTAGGCAACGATCTCATATACCAATGCACCAAACCCATACTCGCCGTAGCTGCAACGGTTTCTTGACCATCCTTGGTTTTATATGCGAAGGCTCCTGCTGGCTTGAATCCGCTCATGTGTTTTCCCTCTGCTTGATTGTGGCCTTCTTGCTTCTTCCACCGGCTTGCCAAATCTTGCCGGAGCGAAGGTCAATCGCAGTTAATCGGCCACCGGGCCAAACGCCACACCCTGTATCAATACAACAGATATAGCCCAAGTCAAATATCTGTCGCTGAACTGTGTGACCACACACAACAGTCTTGCCTGTCATGTGCTTCTTGGTCTGCTTGGTATCCAATTTATTCCATCGCAAAGCGGCACCGTCATTCTTGTCCAGCGGAAGATCAGGATCGCAACCAGCGTGAACGAAAATAAAGTCATCTGTTTCCAGATATTCTTTGCAATGAGCAATGAACAACAAATGCTGGCCGGGAATATCTTTGACGTTATTCACTCCGTAGGATGCCAGCGTTTGGTCCCCGCCGAACTTGCACCAAAACGCATGATCGGATTTGCCACCTTGGTATGCACCCAAGAGCATTTCTTCGTGATTTCCCAATATCGTATCGACGTGGCACTTTTCGCCGAGAGCAATGATCTGGTCGATCACGCCCTTGCTGTCAGGACCACGGTTGATATAGTCGCCGAGAAATACGAAAGAGTCTTCTGGTTGTGGGTCAATATCCTTCAATATTACTCGAAGAGTATTGGCACAACCATGTATGTCACCTATGCAAATCAAGCGTGCTGTGGTTTTCATGGACATATCTTACCACGGAATAGTAGATTTGTATACAATGCTCTTTCAATGAACTACAAGAAATTGTAACGAAACAAGGCGGGCGTACTGATGGCACGCCCGCCTTGTGCATTTATTTTATTGGCTTCCACTGTGACTTCCAATTAACGATAGTGAGCAGACCAATAATACTTTCCATCTGATCCAAGCACACATGCTCTAGCCACCAATCGACTTTCTGAACTTCCGGCGTAACAGTGATTCGGGGCTTCAGGATGAGAACTTGTCCCCGTTCCTGAGTAAGAGCAACCAGGGGCTACTCCTAACGGGTGGCCTTTCCACCTGTTGTTTGCCAGAATTTGCGCTTCTCGTAATGCGTGGTTGTAAGCAGCAGAGTCACGATTGACTATGCGGCTACTAATTGCATCAACTGCACCGACAAAACCTTTGACAATTTGCGCCGCCGAAACCAAAGGCCCTTGCAATTGAGAAACTGGAACTCCATTGACAGAAACCAAAGTTTCTCCAGGGGCCAAATTAAATCCACCAAGATCATGTTTAGAAACAACCCTTGATGTATTGCAAATGCCATTCACACATGACGTTTGAGCAAAACATACACTTGGAATGACAGCCATCAAAGCAAAACAACTTACAATAAATCTCATCTGAGATACCCTTTCTACATAGGCTCATACCTATGGTTGTAACCACAGGCTTGTGAGCCTGTGGTTAACCATCGAAACACTGCATAACCACCTTAGTTATGCGCTCATTCTGAGTCCTTAACCCTTGACTCCAGCCTGCTTCACGAATTCCAGAGTGTCGTTGCTCTGGAGCGTGTAGTTGGCATCGACCTGTTCGCCGTTGACGAAGGTTTGAGCGTCACCGGGAATATTGAAGGCGTCCACCAGCGAGGCTCGAACGGTCGAAACCTTCGATCCAGCCAGATTGAACGACCCGTCGTTGGCACCGTGAATGACCTTCACGGCTGCGTCCAGCTTTGCCAAGGCATCCTGAGCGCTTGGGGCGCTGGTCTGACCTTGTGGTAACTGCGTCTCGCTCGACGCCTTCTTGTTGGAAAACCCACCACCCGGCTTTTTCTGCTCTTGAGCCATTGCTAATTACTCCTGTCACGGTTGAGAAAGAAACTTCTGTATGTTTTGTGGAACCGAACGAAGGATTACACCTTGCGTTCTCGTGGGATGGACTTCATCACGGAGAGATCACAGTAGACCTCTGCGAAATTGTGCGGAGCGGCGAGAACCTTCTCGTATCGCCCTTCGTCAATCACGTTGTACAGTCCCGCCAGCATGTTGGCGGCAATGTAGTTGTTCGTAATCAGCAGTTGCGGTGCAGCAACAGCCAACTCTGCACAACCTTCTGCCTTCTGTTCCACGTCGGCAGGGTTCTCGTCGGTCGGATTCAAAATCTCCGGGTGAAACTTGCTCGCCAAAGGTGGCGTCAGGTTCTTCTCATCCCGTCGAATATGAAGCAACACGTTTCCATCAGTCCAATCGTTGCCGCCACTGATGACGGTAACATTCTTCAGTTCTTCGGCCCGGTCGCTAATCAGCTTGCGGGTCTTGTGATTATCCACACAGAGAAGAACAATATCGTTCTCCCGAATCAACTGAATGACGTTGTGATCGGCGACGTATACCGGATGGTCCCAAAACATCAGTCGTGGGAATTTGCCCCGATATTCGGCAGCGGTCATGGACGCCTTCGGCCCCGTCTCAACAAAGTCCTGTCGCTCACGATTGCGTTCCTCGAACGTATCGCCGTCGATCAGGCTCACTTCCACGGCGGGATATTTCTCGCCGTTATAGTTGAGGTATCGACAGAGCGAAGGAAGCAGGCAAAGGCCGATGCCGCCCGTTCCAATCACCTTAATCTTGAGCGGCTTCTTGGCGACGGGTGATTCGTCCTTCGCCGCCTTCTTTGTTGCCATGAGGCTATTCCCTTCGTTATTGGAGATTGAGTTTTTGCTAAACACCTAGAGAGCCAAAGGGCGATCAGGTTCAAGACGATCAGGTTCAATTAGTCGATGAAATTCTGATTTCGCCACCAGTCGGCAGTACCTTCATCGGGGCCTTGGTCGAAGAGATCATCGTTTCCGTTTTTTTTTGACCCCTTGCCCTTCCAGTTGCCTCCACCACCGTAGAAGCCCATCTGGTTGCCCTGCCAGCCATTGTGTTCGACCTTGGGCATCCACTCGGCGTTGATGATGGCCGTATCAGCAACAAGCTGTTGTGCGTCTTCTTCCGACAATTCGAGATCGAAGAAGCAACTTTCACCCCAGGTCATGTATGGGCGAGAAACAACTTCCTTGTTGGAAACCCGGATAACGCCGGAGCAGCAGTTTTCTGGTTCCAACTTCTCACGCTTGTCGTTGATGGCGACACTGGCTTCCATACTGAACTGCGCCCGATTGACGTGGCCCAGGGTAATGTGGATACCGTCGAAGCTGGCTTCGTCGCCAATATCCGTGCCGGAGTGATAGGCGCTGAAGTCACAGTGCGAGTGAATCGTGCCACACATCTGCCAATCGTTGGACTGACGATCCTCGAACGAAGGCTGGTCGGTGCGGTCGTAGTTGACGCTGGCAGCGGACACCTTCTGTGCCGGACACCAGAGACGATATTGATTCAACTTGGCACTGTACAAAAGCGTCACATACGCTTCGGACTTGTACTGTTGAAACACCTTCCGAAAGAAGGTAAGGGCCTGACCGATGATGCTCCCCGGAATCTTCGGCAGCTTGAGACGGAATTCAATGGTCGGCTCTTGCAACCAAGGAATACCTTCGACCTTGACGAGTGCATTGCCCGCCTTGGTTTCTTTGTGCAGATAGATGCCCGTCTTGGTGACGAGATAATACGTTCCCGTCTTCGGCGGCTCGAATTCATGATCGAACAAATACACCGGAAACAGTGCGAGGGGAACAGGAGGTTGGTCTGCCATTTGGTACTCCAGTGAAAGAACTTGTTGAACTTGAAACCGACAACGTATCGAGTGGGAAGATTATACCACTGATTTTCAATGCTGTAAAGCAGAATCGCCAATGGCATTTTGAAGTGCAACATTGACGATTTCTTCTGCCGTCCTGCGAATAACATCCGACAATTCTTCAGCCGAAAGGCTTCTGTTGACACCGTTTACAACACGAGTTACCGCTGACTGAATCTTGTGATTGGCAGTATTGGTTCCACGAGTCTCTTGTACTTGACCAAAGTGGCCCAAAACTTCTTGAACGGATTGTCCCCGCTCAAAATCGCCCTTGAGAATATCAAGAGGATTTTTGATCTTAGCCCAATCAGCAAAACTGTTGATGCTCTTGCCATCGACTTTGAATTGGCAACGTGAGTGTGCAAACGAGTAATGGAAGATGGTACTCCAAAACGTCTGAACTACATATTCGCCCAACTCTTTTACGGTCTTGTGATTGGTTTTATTCATCGGCTGACAAATGTGCATATTGCCCTGGGTGTGCGGCAACTTTGGCATAAGCATCCGAGTGTCAATCGAATCAATCGGCTCTTTCCCAAAACCAATACCGGAACCAGCATGGTAATATTCACCACCTTGGTATTGGAAACCAATCAGGTAAACCATGTATGGCATGGGAATACGATAGGTCTGTGGCTTTCGCCCACTATGAGTCAATACTGTTCGATATTGAGGGGCTTCCTCAATAATGAAAGACCCACGACCATTCTCGTTCTGCACAAGAAGTTTGCAATTGTTGGGATAGATGATGACTTTATCACCAGTCTTAACAGCACCACCAAAGTCGGTTGTGTTCCGAGCGCTCTCAATAGCTTCGGCAGCAATATCCTGTAATTCTTCCGTCACGTCGCCAATATAACGGCGTGCAGCCTTGGTGGACAATGCTTGAGCGATAGCCGTAGAAAGCTGCTCACGAAGGCTCGCCACGACTTCATCAGTCGTGGGAACCTTTGCGACAGGAGTAACAGCGACCTTGGGAATCGGCGGCTTGCTTTTGCTAAAACGAGCAGCCTCGACCGTGCGTTTCGCTTCCTCCTGAATACGACGGATCGTATCCTGGATATTGGCCATTACCACACCTTTTTCTTTTGGTCCATGTAATACACGAAATCATTCTTCAGCTTGTTGGCGGCTTCCTGCATTTCCTTTTGCAGCTTGGCACGCTCATCCTGAAGTTGCTTCTGCAAGTATTCCCACAGTTCAGCATATGCCTGAACAATGATTTCCTTCAGAACGCCTTGGAGAGTTTCAACATGAGCCTTCTCACGGTTTTCAGTAGCCAAGTCCACTGCGGTCAACAGGGATTGAATATCGCCACCGATGGCTCCAACCGCCGTGATGATTTCTTGCTTGAGGTTATTGACAATGGACTGCGACCCATTCTTGTCGCCGCTATCAGTCGCCAAGAATCGACGGAAGGTAGCACCGGGCTTCAACTTGGTTGTACGCTCGGTAGCATACAAAGCGTTCTCTTGGGTCTTCTTCGCCCAAGCCACAAAACCAGGATGCACTTCTTCTCGTGAATGCGTCTTAACGCCGAAGTTTTCGGTGAAAAATTCCAACATATTCCCACCGTTATCGTAGTTGAACTGGCCTTGCCAGAATTCACCAATAACAGCGTTCACAATATCGGTCATAGTGCCGGTCGTCGGCCACCGGAAACTACCCATGCAAACTTGGTGGCTTGCGTCGATATTTCCCAATGGGAGAAAGTTCGCCGCCTGATCGAGATCAGTGATTGGTTTCTTGGTGCAAGTCACCCGAAGAGATTGTGTCAACTGGTGGTTCTTGAACGTCATGATGAACTGGACGTATGGCAGCGACAGCAAGTAAATCTTGCCATAGACGTTGATATGGCGAACCTGCGGCTGCTGCTCAACGATGATGGTTGTCATTTGACCATCACGCCAAATATATCGAGTTCCTTCCGGGAATACGACAAGATCATTCTTGACGCCATCGGCCCATTGCTGGGTCATTGCCGACATTTTCGTGGCGGCATTCTTGACGAACTTCTCAACGATGGGCGAAGAGTCTTCTTTGATTTGGGCATCGACGTTCTGCTTGATTCGCTCAAGCACCCGTGCCGTAGCCTTCTGAAGAACCATGACTGCTTGCTGGCTGAGGTCTTTGCCCTTCAACTGGCGAGCGACTGCATCGACGATTTCTTGTTGTGATGGCATTAGTTTTGCCCCGCTTTGCTTTTAAGGAACAAACCTTGAAATCGAGTAGTGAAGTCTTCGTGGTTGAACTTCACTTTACGCTGGCTGATTTTCCATTCCCCGATCATTGGTGCCGGGATTCTACCACGAATAATGTCTGCTGTATACTCAATTTCTTCGGTTGGCGAACAATATAGGACCATGACCACTTCGCTGCGGTCGGGCCAATTTTGCAGGGTTCCGTGAGATTTGAGCCAATCCCGGACTTTATACTGGTCGCCCTCTGGAATATTGGCGGTCCATGCTTCGACCACCATGATATATTCCTTGAGACGATCTGCGGCGATCCAATCACGAACCTGACGGGCAAACGCCTCTTTCTGAGCGGCATCTTCCCACACAACTCCGAATATCTGAGGCTCACCATCCAGCAAGCCTGCAAACACTGGAACCAAATGGCCGTATACCTTGAAATTAACCCTCGCCCCTTCGGTGAAGACGACAAGGCTCTCTTTCAGGACATTCATCGAGTATTCCCCCGTGTGACTCAATCAGGTCGCTGTGACGCTGACGGATTTTTCCAATGATGCGACGAAGACGGTTGTATACCGTCATTCTGCTGATTCCATACTTCTCCGCAATGAATGGAATCTTTTTGCCCTGGATATAGATTTCCGTCAAGAGTGCCTTATCAGCACGATCTTGTTCGGTATCGTCCGGGTGATTCGCCATCAAGGTCTGATATACATCCGAGGGAATATCGGCAGACAGAACTTGTTCTTTCTCTGGCAATTCTTGCCACTCAAGAGTGGTCAACTTGGCAAATTCAGCAGTTCGCTTTTGACGATTACGATGACGAATGGCTTCGATAATTCCATTTCGCATCGCACGAAATGCGTACCGGCTAAAGTCTTCATTCACTTCAGGATCGTATCCGGCAGCGGCCTTGACCAACTCCATTGAAGCAATGGAATATGGCTCGGTATCCTCGATCTTCTCGAATTTACCCCGGAACCTTTTCCGAAACTTGTGCGCAATCGCTTCGACCAAGAAAATATACTTCGTCGGATCAATAGCCTCCCTGCTAACCACCTTGAAGGCGGCTGGTGTTTCAATTGTCACTAATTCGAGCAACATGGCTTTTGCTTTGCCAGGAGTATATCGTGCGATCACAATGACCGATTATACCCCATATAGGTCTGGCTGTAAAGCAGATTAAATATCTTCGTCTTCCCGTTCTTCCCGTAACCTTCTAAGGCAGGCATCAAGAGCCTGCTTGACCTTATTTTGAACATCGCCATCAGTCATTTGGACCACAGGCTGGGGTTTGGGAATTTCCTTGAAAGACAGAATGTTTGATGCTGCCCGGATGAACTTCGAGGACAAGTCCTGGAAGCCTGCTGGCGGCGCTGGCGGTTGTTCCTTGGCAGCATCGCCCAGGTATCCGGCCAATGTGTATCCCAACTCCGGCCACTTCAGATTGAGAACAAAAAGTGGGTTTTCTTCACTGGCTTTTTCCCACGCATCCCAGGTTTTGAAAGCTGGGTCGTTGGGGAAACTATGATGAAGACAATACCGATATTGCGACTGCCAATAGAAGCCGATGATATGACTCACGGCATCAACGATATTCGTGTGGTTATGCCTTGTGAAAGGACAGCACACAGTACCTTCTGCATGTGAGTTAGGAAGAACACAAAGACTCAATTTGTCCTTGAGCGTCTTCAATGGTTCCGTGCGGAAGGCAATGTGAAACTTAGCCATTTGATAATCAGATAACGTAATCTGATAAACCACATAAGGCAAAGCAATGCGATATTCCTTTGCACCCAACGACGCTTCTGCATATCGAGACGCACCAATTTTGCCTTTGTGATAACTGGTATCAACCAATACGGTGCGAACCATAGGCTGCTGTTCAATGACAAGATAATCGAGTTTGCCGACTCGCTTGTGAAAACGAACGCCTTCTGGCAAAACCAACTGTTGGTTCTCCAATAGTTCTTTTTGCAATACGGCGACGGCGTTCTGCGTGTACTTTTGGGCCTCGTCTTGAATAGACGCTGCCGATTCTTGCATGACGGGCATCAACACCCGATTAAGAATGGTCTTGGCAATTTGCTCACGTTTGTCGGCAAGCAATTGAGACTCTGCCTCCAACCAGAAAGAGGCTCCGTCACCTTCTGGTGAACCAGCATCAAGCCACAATTTGTTTGCCAGTAGGCGAATATCGCTCTCATCAACAGCTACATCCAATTGTGCAGTAATGCTATTGAGTAATTCTTGACGTTCCATCTTCTCTCCATTCAGCAGCATTCTAAAGAAAGGCAGGTGGTATAAAATACCACCTGCCTTCTATGTTGTAAAGTCAAGAATTTCACGAATCCTACAGCAGCTTTTCAAGCTGATCGGGACTCAGCATCTTGATGCCGAGTTGCTTGGCCTTGGCTTCCTTGCTGCCTGCATCGGTTCCGACCACCACATAATTGGTCGTCTTGCTGACCGATCCTGACACCGAGGCACCCAGGTCAATAACCTTCTTTTCCCAAGCGGCCTTGCCACCATCGAAGCCACCCGTGAACACGAACGTCTGGCCAGACAACTTGCCTTGCTTCTTGCCTTCCGGCTCGATGAACTTGAGCAATTGCTTCACCATATCATCATGTTCGCCAAAGAAGGCGACGATGGCATTGGCCGAAGTTTCGCCCAGCCCATCCACTTCCTGAAGTTGAGCCAGGGTTGCAGACCCAATAGCGTCGAACGTCCCGAAGTGATTGATAAGCGCCTGCCCTGCGGACTTGCCCGTGCCGGGAATGCCGAAGGAAGCAAAGAACTGCCACGCCGGAATCTTGATGGTCTTCTTCTGCTTGATGAATTGATCCAATTCATCATCAGTAGCATGAGCAGGATCATCATGCAGATACAGCCGAGACACAATCAACAACGCTTGACGCTTGGAAAATCCAATAGTCGTCAACTTGCCCACCGAAAGGCTATACAGTTCATCAGGATATTGAACCAACTTCTCGTCCAGCAGACGGGTCAGGATGCTGTCCGAAATTCCCTTCACTCCAATCGTGGAAAGGAAGTGAACAAGACGAGCAACGGCCCGAACGCCACAGAAGTCTGACGTACACACCAAGTCTTTGCCGTCGCCGCCCTGACGGGTTTCCAGTTTGGAGTTACACGAAGGACACTTCGTCGGAACTTCCAACTTGCTGAAGCCTTTCTTGACGATCTCGATCACCTTTGGAATGATCTTGCCGGACTTGATGATGCGAACTTCCGTCCACTTGCCGATCTCGCCCAGGCTGGCCTTGCTGGTTCCGTCGAGGAAACCAAGGCTGTGACCAGTACATTGACTGACGGTTGTGCCATCCAGCTTGACACCCTTGAAGTTCAACACAGGCGTCAGCTTGCCACTGCGACCCGGCGTCCAAGTGATGCCTTCGACTTCGACCACTGCCGACTCTTCGGCGAACTTCCAAGCAATCTTGGCCTTGGGATTTCCGGTAGCCGTGCCACCGTGAGTACCCATCTGTTCGGCGTCTTCGAGGTTGTTGACGGAAATAACCACGCCGTCAACTTCATAATCCAATTGCGAAGACAAGTCTTCGAGGATTTGAAGATCGGACCAACGGAAAGGACGAACCTGCACGAACGGAATGCGAAGTTTGGCATTGCTGTACTTCGCCCGCTCAATCTCCGTCTTGAACGGAGCAGGGCTATTGTCCTTGGCATTCCAGCCGAGGATAGAATATCCAGTGAACGTCAAACGACGCTCCTTCGTGACACCCGGATTCGAGAACTGACGAATGCTGCCCGCTGAGTAGTTGCGAGGATTCTTGGGTTCAGAATCGAGGCCGAACTTGGGATCATTCCAATCTTCCACGACCTTGCGGAAGACAGACTTGCGGCATTCGATTTCGCCACGAATGGAACAAGTGACAGGCAGGAACTTCACCCGGTTGCCGTCTTTGTCATGTTCCCACAATTCAGTCGGAACGCCTTCAACGTGCTTGATGTTTTCTGTCACGTCTTCACCATCAGTACCATTGCGAGGACGAAGACCGGCACGAGTCAAGACGCCGTTCTCATAGTACAATGCCACGGCAACGCCATCACGCTTGTAGGCTTGCACAAGATACTTCTCTTCGCTGTCGGCATAGGCAAGTTCTGCCTGAACCTTGCCGACGAAATCCTTCAACGTATCGGTGCGTTCCTGCAAAGGCCCAATAGCCTTGGAGATCGACACCATCGGAGGATTGTGAGGAACCTTCCTGCTGTGCTGTACAGCGTTTGAAGCCGTCACGTCCTTGAAGATATAGGACTTGGGATGCAAGTCAAACAGCCGCTTGCGTAGCGTATCGTATTCCGGGTCAGAAACCAACTTCCCGGTGATCGGATGCACACAATCATCGCCCGATTCATACAAAGTGTCGAGGGTTTCGATGATTGACTCAAGTTCCGAAACTTCTTGATCTTGCTGCTTGACGGCCATTGGTAAAAATCTCCTAGTTAGGTGTTTAGTCGGTTTGTTAGCTGATGTAGTGAATGAGGCCCCACTGAACCTCTACGTTTTCAGCACCATACTCTTCTCGAAGTATGGTAATTTCCTTCTCGTAGAAGGAACTGAACTGTTCAATTTCTTTGGCGATCAATTCGGCATTCATGGGGACATATTGAATGTCCGCTTCAGGGTCGAATGAGAATTCCCGTGCGTCAGGAACATGCCTATTGGCGAGCCAAATGTGGGTATTATTGTCTCTCATCCAAAAGTGAAAAGAATCACCCGGCACGTCATATAAGGCTTCATCCAACAAGTCCATTCGCACGTCATGGGCAATGACGTTATCAACTTCAATAGGAAGGTCACGATCTTCAACCGGCGATCCACATTGACCACAGAACTTCTTCTGCTTCTCGTACACTTCGCTTGCATACAACTTGCAGGTTGCGTCGGAACAAGTGCGAATCGTCTTGGTGGACGGAACCTTCTTCGTCTTACAACGAACGTGAGGTCCAATATATGTCGTGTAGTCGATGCCCATCATTTTCTCCTGAAGGCCAAGAGAGGAAACCGGGGAACAGGTTCAACCCGACCAATAAAAAAACGTGGGCAATGCCCTTGTAGACATTGTACCACGTTTTTTGTTGGTTGTAAAACCGACTTCTTTACGGCAATCGTACTGTAGAATCGACCCAAGGTCTTGATATTTCAAGACATGCACGAACCTTATCAAGATCGAACTGCTGGTCGTCATCAGATCGAACTCTGGATTCCATGTCGATCCAAATCGTTCTATCGCCCACCGTTTCCGATATTTTCGGCAATTGGTCTGACAATGTGTCTGGACCCAGCCCGCCAGCATAACCCAGGTAAAATGGGTCAATAGGCTCTGGCCAATCTGATGGCACCACGCCCTTGCCGCCCGACCGATCAAAGAGGATCGAGAGGTTTAAGCCCAAGCTACGACCAAGGTTAAGCAAGGCTACTTTGTCTGTCTTGCCTTGACTGCCCACTTGGAAAATGAACTCGTTGTTGAACGGCTTCAATACATCCAAAAACAATTGGGCTGCGTGATATGGGCTGAAATTCAATTGAATACGAGGGAAGTATTCGAGAAATTCAGGCCGCTCAACAAATACAGCAGGGTCTTTCTTGACAACGAGATTTCGGACCCAGGCTCCACAAACATGGCCTGCTAATTGAAGGTTGTGAGATTTTCCTAAAGCAGCAAGCTCGTCAATCCAGGCACGACTTGGGAACCTGGGGTTGTCTTCTTTCGTGCTACTCAGCAGGATCGCCCACTCGACAAATGGGAATTCGGCAGACAAAGCCAAAAGGTCTTCAGGGCGAACACTGTTATCGGCCCCGGTTATAGTTACTTTATTGATATTCATGATGCCAACCTAGAGAGGCCGAAACCGCTTTAGGTTCAGGCCGTATTTAGAATTTCGGATCGGCGTTAGGGTTTCCACCCTTCAAACTGGATGCCGGACGAAGACTTCTGTATCCTTCGTGTCGAGCATCCCAGCGTGCCTTTTTCTTGCCCATGTGGGTGCGGAGATCGTTCATGCTCCACGGCGTACCAAATGGTACGGCTTCGCCTCGAATGCGATTATCCACACCAACGTCAACTGTCAAGTCAATGCCGTTGAGAGACGCACAAACGGCCAGAAGGTCTTCTACCACATCCAGTTGCTCGGCCATGTTATGGAGTAGGCCATATCGGTTCAAGACGGAAGTGAAACCTTCCGAAAAGACTTGCTTCTCATATGGCATCAGATCACCATTGTCTTCCGGGCCATACAGGTCATGAACATGCCCATATAAATCCCAGGAGCCGTGATGAGCCATATCCCAAGATCGACAAGGGTAGTGGCTGGTAAAGATGTTCTGACCATCTACGTTGAAAACGTATTGATCGTAGCACGCTTTGAACAAGGGGGAAAGGATTCGGCGGTCGTCATGATTACCCCAAATCAAATACACGTTCTTGCAATTGATTCGGTCACGGAACTTTTTGGCGACGGCAAATCGGTCATCCCTTGGGGTCCAACAGAAATCGCCGATAATGACCAGCGTATCGTCTGGACCAACAACAGCATTTGTGCTGTCGAGAATGGTATCCGTCATCCGATTGGTGGATTCCTGAGATATACGCAGTTCCCTGGCTGGAATCACTCCACGGTCTGCCATTGAAAGAAGCCCTTCTTCCTCACGGGATAGAAAGGGCCTCTTGCAATACTTGATGATATTGGCATGTCCAAGATGCCAATCCGCACTGAAAAACCACATCTGTTTTCCTCTGAGACTTTCTTTTCGTTTTTAGATTCCTCATTATACCGTGGTTTTTCGCTCTTGTAAAGCTCACCAGCGGTAGATTTGGAACTGGAACTGGTACTGGTGACGATACGGCTGATAAGGCACATACGGCTGGTACGGATACGGGTTGTAGTACGGCGTATATGGGTTGAAATATGGGTTATATTGCGGATAAACCCGATAAACGGGATAGACGGGATAAACCGGATAAACCGTATAAACCCTGATTTGCGGATACGGCCTTGGATAAACCTGCGGCTGTGGATAATGCACAAACTGAGCGTTTGCTGGGGCAGCGAAAAAGCTGCCCGCAAGCAAAGCTACGACAAAAGCTAGATATTTCATAATGTCCTCCTAGAGAGATTATATGTCTCTCCCTTGAAGGAGTTATTCTTTTTTCTTTTCTGGAGCGGGTGGAGCCGGTGCGCCAGTTTTGCCCTCAATAGCGGCCACTCTTTCTCGAAGAGATTGAATGTCCTTCTGAAGTTGACGATTCTCTTCTCGGACTTGCATCAACTGTGTTTCTGCACCATTTGCTCGCTCTTTATAAGCCGCAATTTCCTTGTTAACCACTTCGAGTGCCTTATTTTGTTCAGCAATCTTGGCTTCGTATTTTTCCATCCACAACTGTCGTTCTTTTGCCAAACTCTCGATGGCATTCAGTCGCTCTTTCAGTCCGGCAATATTATCGCTGTCAACCTTCATTGAATCCCAGATAGATTTTTGACGATCTGTGAATTCTTTTTTTGTTATCATGTCAGCATTCACGCAATTCACTTGCGTTTGAATGTTGTTGATATTGCTTACGATATATCCAGTGAGAGTTATTACGCACAAAAAGGCAATACTCAAAATTGAACCGCCGAATATCTTGATCCATAGCGGCGTGTGATCTTCCTCGAATTCCCTTCTGGTGCGTTGTTTGGGTTTTTCCTCTTCTTCCATGCCCATGATAGCCCTCCGTGTACTTAATGGGTTACTTTACATGAGTATGTATTTTGAAGTGAGGTAAAAATTCATTAGCTCTAGTACCATCGGGAGAAAAACGAAGAAAGTAGCTAAATACTTTCATGAAACTAGACATCCAAGATCACGGCAGCTTCCCTCTTTATGAGAAAGTAATCAGGGCTATCATTGGCAACACCATTGATGAACAAACACTCATTGACCTTTGTTCTTGCGAGGCAACTGTCACCAGAAATTTGGAGTTCAAAGATAAAGTGTATGTCGATGCTTTGGACTGCTGGAATATTCCAGGCCAAATGCACCGATTTGTTCAAGCTGACGTTCTTGGAAACCACAAGTGCTTCAACAAACATTACACAGTGGCAAACTGCTCTGATGGCATCGAACACCTGTCCAAAGAAGACGGATTCCGTCTCGTAGAACGAATGAAGTCTATTTCTGATAAGCAAATTCTATTCACGCCGCTCGGCGAATACATGGTTGAAGTGGGCAACCCTGATCCGAAATGCCACAAATCAGGATGGTGGCCAGAAGACTTCGAGGGCTTTGCTTCTATTGTCGCCCCGAACTACCACCCTACACTCAACGTGGGAGCTTTTTGGGTCTGGCGATGTGACAACATCGAGGCCGACTTTGAACGAGTCAAATCGCTACTAGGATACTAAGCGAACATCTTAATGGTTGGCGAGATACGCTTCTTGATGTATTTCCATATGGCATGTGGTGTGCAAGAATCATTAAACAACTTCTTGGCATTTTGCCCAATCTCAATACAACGTGTTGGATTGGCCAAACACCAATCTACTTTTTCAATCAGATTAGAAAAGTCATCTCGAACACAAACATAATGAATATTGGGTTCAGGTCGAAGTTCGCCCAATGAACAATAGATATTTGGCGACACAGTGCAAACTCCCATCGCCATCAATTGAAGTTGCCCTCGATCCAGTATGTGAGGAGTAGACCCAGGGATGTGGACGCTGGCGCAGCATTTTTGTCCCAGCTTCCAAAAATCAGAAATCGGCCAACATTCTGTAGTTAAGTTATAGCCTTTGTCAACCAATATCTTTCTGGCCAACTTCCGGCGAGCTATCTGCCCTAAATTTTGACAATGCAAAATCAAGTCTGAAGAACAATCATACTGACCTTCAACCAATAGATTGTATTCATCCCAATCAAAAAAGGACTGCTGCGGGACCGATCCAAGATTAGGGTAAACATCAAATACAGGCAGATGATGAATCATAAAGTAACATTTGAATTCACCGCTCCAGGCTTGTGGTTGAATAACGCTATAATCAGAAATATCGTAAGCGCACTTAATGCCGTCCACAACAAACGAAATAGCTTGGTTACTGATGGCTCCCAAGCTATCATCACAAATGACTTCAAGCCCTGCATACACAGCCGTATTCACAAAGTATTGGTAAAATCCACGATGGTAATCGTCTTGCTCGTGATGCACTAGCTGCCTGAGCCAGTTTTCACGAGGAGGAAAAGCCACTTTGTTCGGCAATAAACCTAGACTACCCACCACGGATGCTCCAGAGTCCATTTAACGATGTCTTCTAATCCCTTGCGAAATTCAACAGGTGGAGTCCAGCCCATGTTTTTGAGTTTACTTCCATCTAAAGCATATCGACGATCATAACCACGCCGAGCAGATTCAGAAGGAACCAACTTACACTTCAAATCTTTGCCCATGATTTGAGCAACCAACTTTGCCATTTCTAAGTTGTCTAGTTCCACTTCGCCAACGACATTGTATCTGTCAGGTCTTTGATCGCCTTTGTTGTACATGGCAATTGGTTTACTCGCCAAATACTTGAATACGTCAGCGTGATTGTCACAATGTAGATAAAACCTGCTGCCAATCACACACTCGCCATCTGGCTTCGTATCGGCGTAAATTTCCATTTGTTGATCTGTGGCTATTTTCCAAATCAACTTAGGAAGGAACTTTTCTTTGTCTTGCCATGTACCAATGCAGTTCATGCAATTGGTCAAAACTACAGGAACATCAAAAGTTCGCCAATAAGAAATTGCCAGAGCCTCTTGTGCCGCCTTAGAAGCAGCATATGGATTCGATGGCACAATCACATCCCACTCTGGATGAGAATAGTCTTCTGGACAGTCGCCATACACTTCATCAGTGCTGACATGAAAGAATATCTTTGGCTTAACACGACGAGCGAACTCAAGCATGTTGTAAGCGAGTTCGCAATTGTTTCGCCAGCACCAGCCGGGATCGCTCACAGACCGCTCTACAGCACTATCAGAGGCCATATTGATGATGTAGTCGAGCTTTGCTTCAACTGTCTGCCCACGGTCGCCAATGCGACGAGACATGATTCTGTTTTCAAGCTGAACATCAAGAGGAACTGAAAGATCATGCCTTAACAATTGAAATCGGGATGGATCAAGATTTTCTATTTCAGACAACCTGGAATACGTTCCTTTGTGTCTGAAGGAATCCAAACCGATTATGAACCAATCTGTGTTTTTGAGGAAATATTCAACGCAGTGAGCGCCGATGAAACCACCGACGCCAGTAAGTAAAACTCTTTTCATTGTGATCTAACAGCTTCTTGAAGCGACTCTTTTGTTTGCAAACCGATCAACCGTTTGACTGGCTGTCCATGCTTAAAAAGGACATAAGTAGGGACAGCAACAATAGAGTAAGTGGCTGCTAAATCTGGGTTTTCCTCAACATTGACCCGACCAACAAGGGTGCCAGGAGTGACCACTTCAAATTCTTCGAGATATTTCACGTCAATACAAGGTCCACACCAAGCGGCCCAAAACATAACCAGCCAATTTGAATCGGCGGTAACATCTGTATCAAATGTTGATTCTGTTAATGATTTCATGTCCAAAGAGACTCCACGCCTATGATGCTTGATTCTCTAGCCGCTCCTTCTGGGAGAACCAGTCGGCGGCGAATAGTTGAATCGTCTAATTTTTGAAACTCTTCACGCCAGCCATGCTTTATCACTGAACTGGTAGAAGTTATTGGATTGAGGGTGCCAGTGAATTTCGTGAAACCAAACATAAAACGAAGCATTGCTGATCGGGTTTCTTTTACATAAGTGGTTTCTTTGTATTCACCAAATAAAGCATCGTCGAAATTGTCTTTGGCAGAATCGTAGTTGATCCCACAGCGAAGAATAATCGTCATCAACGATCTCTTCATTTGACAATTCGTCCAGAATGCGGCTGGCACGATCCAAAGCACCGATTCTTTTTCGGTCTTGGAAAACGTCGAAAAAGCAGTCAATCCAATGATGGTTTCAAATTTAGCAAGAAACTCTCCCACATCATGTGACTTGCCTACAGGGTGCGAAAAATAAAACCCAGGAGTCAACTCATTGAACTTAGCGGCAAACTGCTCTCGACAATGATCCCAATGCACATCTTTGGGCGGCTCGGCCTCCAAAGCATAATTGCCAACAGGAGGCTGAACATGACACTTGAATTTTTTTACTTCTCCAAACGATGCCTTCATGTTACCCTCGCTCTCTACAGGTGGCATTATCTGTTTATTTAGCCAGACAATCAACGACATTTGGTAAAAATAACATTACACCCTGCGTCCATCTCATCACATTCTATCTTTTTCAAAACAATTGTGGACTGTATTGCGTGTTTTGACTTCTTGTTTTGCTGTTTATATTGAGATTTGACTCCACATTGGGCATTTTTTGGGAGTAGTAATGCTTTGTATACGGTAGTTTTTTTGTCACGCCAGTTTAACACAATCTGTATGTTTGACCGATTTAGGGTGCCATTGGTTTTGAAAAAGGAAAGACTTCCTCCATCATAGCGACCATGTGGTAGACTCTGAATCAGTTCAATACTTGAAGCGTCTAGTCTAAATCTAAAGTAGTGTTCCTCCACCGGCCATTGATCGCCACTTGGCAAAACCGGAGCATCAAATCCTCCAAAAGTCCGAGAACATTGGTCAATTTGCTCCATCTTCAATTGTCCGGCACCAGCCGTGCAAACCCATTGGTCGCCCCATTCCGGCGAATAAAACAACACATCTAAAACCTGATGTGGTTCGAGCCTGAATTGATTTATGGTCGGTTGAACAACTCGTAAGCAGTCGGCATTGGCAACGTCAGAAACAACACAGAGAGAAGCCACAAGACCATCGGCACCCATCACATTGACTTCGCCGAGGTACAGGCTAGTGTTGATGATCTCCTCAATGTCCCATGATTGTGATATTGAGGCGACCCATCCGTTCTTGACTTGCTCTATGTCATCCAGCTTTAGAAAATCGCCGGAAATATTTACACTACAAGACCTGAATTCAGGTTTGGTAAAGACAAGGTGGAGCTTCTGTTTAGGCAGTAAACGAACAAGATGCTCCCGGCTTATGGGATTTCTAATTTGAACGGGCGAATATTTTTCTCTTCCAATTTGCATTTCTTATCTACGATTGCAGCCAACCAATCAGAATAATTCTGCACACGAGCCAGCACTTCGTATTTCCACGCACGCAATACTGCCGGATGGTGTGTTGAAAGAAATATAGCAACATCCTGGTAATGTTGATACCGATGATGTATTGGATTGTCTTTGTCCAGCCCTTCAAATAACGATCTTTTGATTTCGTAGGGCTGCTTGATGAACCAGCTATCGTAAGAAAAAACAAACATTTCCCATGCTGCCAACACAACTTCATGTGGGCCAATCACTGGCACGGCTGCTTTAAGGTTGCCACTCCAATCAAGAAAAAAATCTTCATATTCATGCCACTTCTTTGCTATGGATGGCGATTGAGTGAACAACTGATCGTTGATGTATCCATCGTGAATTGGATAGTTGATCCCAATTTGGTATTGGCCTGGATGGTGGTCGTGGTTCTCCCACCGCATAGAAACGAGAACCCACCGACTCTTCCAAATAGAAGGATCGGTGGTTCGTAAAATCAATGACCCGGCAGAGCAGTGATGCGCCACAGGAACATCAGCGATTGAATGTCGCTTAAAATACTCTTCGTATGGCCGCATTATTCACTTTGGTTCTTTATCGAATTCAGACGGCTTTTTCATTGGCGAAGGAGCCTCAACCTTTTTTGGCTCAGGAACAACCGGAGCCTGTTGCTTCTTGACCGCTTCTCTCAATTCAACAACAGTCTTCTGAAGCTCACCAATTGAATCCTGTAATTGCTGAATCTTAGGATCAGGCATTTGCACCTTCTTGGGCGGCGACTCATCATCTTCTCTCACCCTAGCCTTGGCTGGGGGACGGGCGGGCGGGTCATCAAGGCTGCTTTCTTCACGAATGCCAGCCTTCTTAGAAAGTGGTAAATCTTCTGAGTAACTTGCCTTCGGAGGCACAACCACTTTTTTCTTTTCATTTGGGCCATATTCAACAACGGCCTCGCCACCATGCTTAAAGCCTTCATCATACCAGAAGTCTCTTTGCATCCCACCGCTGGGGAGACGCTTGTAATTAACAGATGGCAGAAGACCATTGATTACTGGCACGGACATTTTTTGTCCGTCATCCATTACCGCAGTGACATACTTTTTGCTGTATACTGTACCGGAATAGTGGATGTTATTGTAATCGGCGGGAGCGCACACAATTGGTGGGCCATAGACGACAGGTCCGTAGTATACATCTTGACATTGCGTGATTGGCAATGTTGCTACCAATAGAAACAGAGTGCTATTCACTTTTCATCTCTCCAAAAAATTCTTCAGATAAGTACAACTCTTTAGCTGTGACCCACCGATAAGTGTCTTCACACCATATCAAAGGATATTTTTTGGGCATAGTATCCAGTATATCAAATAAATCACCGTTGCTCTTTGCACGCTCCACGGAACGATGAAAAAGCAACGGGTGAAGATCGGGATAACGCTCCCGAAGTTTTTCGATGATTGTAGGGTCTAACATAATTGAATATTACCCCACGAGTAAACTTGAATCAAGACTTACTTCAATCGTTTGCCTGTAAAGAAATTTTTAGGCCCGGTCGGAGAAGTCTTGAGCGTATACCAACGCCATGCCATGCAGCAAACAATGCCACCAAGAATAGACATTAAGAATCCCGATGGATGAAATGAATGGTTGCCCATGCCTAACATCCAGTTAATGCCGCCGCCGATAAACGATCCACCTACGCCAATGCCGATGGTAGATAGGCATCCCACAGGCTCATCGCCGGGATGCAATGCTTTTGCAATAAGGCCCACAATAAGGCCGAAGACAATCCAAATCAAAAGTGAAAACATAAATCCTCCTTAACGAACTGGTCTGATTTCCAGATATGAATCTGGCGTCTTGTTATTTAGCACATCTGAGGTCAAGTCTCGCATGAACCTAATGTACTGCCTATCAAAATGCCCATATCCACTGAAGCCATAAACAACTTTCAGCACATCCTGTGAGTTGTTCCTACTTGCGATTCGCAAAAACCCTTGCAGCTTTGCTTCTCCAAATTCTTTCCGAAGCATAATGCACAAAGCAATTGCCTCTTGATCGAACATCTTTCTGTTCTCGACGCTTTCTTTCAGATAGTCTTCTTCGGTCATCGTGAACATCTTTTCGCTCACGAATATCGGCTGGTCTTTTTTCAACATATCGTTCAGCCCAGACACGCTTTGTCGTATATCGGGAACAGAACCATTGAGTTGGGAAGCGCCACGCTTAAACCACCAACCAATCTTTACGTTGTATTTGGCCTCGAACTCAGCGAGGCAGATTTGCGTCAGCAATGGTGGGAGAGTCTTAGCTGGCTTGTCGTCCAACACAACCCATATCACCGTCATGTCTTTGCGCAGTTCAACTTTGGACTGCTCCAAATTGAACAGCTTCTTGAATAGCTCTTTATTTGGCACGCAGAAAATACGACATTCTTTTGTGAACTTGGATTCTGGAAATCCCCAACGAGTCAAGCACCAAGAACGAACCTTGTCAATATTATCGCCAAGCCATTTGCCTTGTTCATTGTCAATGCTCAAGATGACAATGTTATCTGCCGTGTATCGGTTCCACTCCAAATTCTTGAGGTCTGGGTCTGTAGGAACAGCCGCCCCATATGGATAGATTACGTCTTGGGCTTGAGCAATTGAGCCAACACTATTTGGCCCAACTGCTGCAAAGCCGAAGGCAATTACCAATACTAACAGTCCTATGTAATTTTTCATGATCCCTCCCTGATGACCATATTTACGCTGCTGCGGCCCATAATTCAGCCTGCTGCTCTTTCCATATGTTCTTCAGTTTTAGTCGGGAGTCGGATAGAATTTGGGATACCCTCGATTGGTGAACACCTAAATCGCTGGCGATTTCCTTAATCTTCATTCCTTCCTGATAGTAAAGTTTCAGAACAGTTTTGTTTACGGTTGGTAACTGCCTAATCACGTTCTCGAAAAATCCGGCACGATCTACTATTTCTTGGTCAAAGATGTGTTCTTCAAAAACAAAAATTTCTACCATCTTTACCGGGTTGGAACGTGGACCCCAAGATAGTTCTCGGAGATAATCCCTTACCGCTCCAATAATTCGCCATACTGCATACGCTGGGAAACAGTCGTTTTCCTGCGGATTATAGTGTGCAGCAGCCTCAACCAACCCTAAATACGCCGCCGATTTCAACTCATCATAAGAAACTTGCGTAAGTTTCTTTTTTCTGCTTTTGGCAATCTTTTCAGCCAAAGAAACGTGATCCAATACGAGCGCATGTCGCTCCGTTGTTGTAAAATTTGTCATTTGAAAGTCCTAGAAAGTAAGTGAAAGTCACAGTGAATTATATAGTGTAGTTGTAGTCATTCAAGTTAAAGGTCAGGCGTATTTTTTGACAGGCGACCACATCAGATTCAATATCTTTTTGGCCTCCTTGACAGAATCTCCTGGAGTATTGATTGCCGGATGTCCATGCAAAGCCATGCACAATTCGCTACTGCCGTACTGAATTATTCTTTCCAAAAACCATGTCTTGGTATCATGCAGACCTTCGCTAAAAATAACAAATGAATCTTTGTCGTGATTCATGCCAAGATATGTAAGAGCATCAGATAAGTTCGCCGTGTACAAGTTGGATGGCATCGGACGATCTTTGCAGGTGTCGATGAAACTCAAAAAGAGTCTCACCCAACAGCGAACATCTCGTCCGTCTAATGTGCCTTCAGGCCAGCGAAGCTCCAACGTCTTGCGATGAGTGCTGTCGTATTGAATGGCTCGTGCATAGTTGACCAAGTTCAAGGTCATACGCCGATCTTCATTCTCGTAAAAGTTCAAGTTGTTGGGTTTGAAAATTTCCCATATATCCTCTCCGCTCCAACGAAGAGATGCGTCAAGTTTAGTCTTTCTCAAACTTCGACAATATGGATTCTCAAACCGTCGCAATGGCATTGCCATAGAGAGAATGGGTTCGATCTTAACCCAATGTGCAATAATGACGCCAACCTGGGCCGTCGTCAAATCTTTCGCTTCAGCATGAACGTGAAGACCACAGTTGTCGTTGACCCTGCAACCGGCCCTATAAAGGCCCTCAGCGACATCGGCGATGTGTTGAAGGTCATTTATGCCCTTGCCTACAAAGGACGCTATTTCAACCCCCTTGGGGCCTAATCTGCCCAGAGGACCGCACGTCGCATCATCCTTCACATGCCAAGAAGGGTTGTCACCACTCAACTGATACTTGGTGATAAAAGAAGTACGCTCAGATAACGTCTTGAGTACAGACTTGACCTTCGCTTTTGTAAGCGTATTGCCTGTTTCAAGCTCGACTCCAAATCTACGTTGGCTAACGAACTTTTTATACTTTACAACCGAATATGCCATGTGATTCTCCAAGCTCCATCCAGGATATTACGGCATCTATTCAGGCCGATCAAGTCTGTTAGCGTTCATTGGAGATTTTGCTATATCTTTGATCGACAGACCATCTGTATTTTGTGTATTCAATGCAGGTGGTTCTCCCCAAGAGAGAACTGGATCGGGCAAATCTCGAAGACCAGAATCGCCACGAAGCCGTCTTGTTATCGACTCAAGCTCCTCTTCATATTTTTCATCCCACGTTTTTGGACGTTCAGGTTCAGATTCAGGAGCAGCAGGCACCGGCACGGCTCCCCACATAACCTCAAGGGCTTCGATTAAATCAGCAAAAATATTGTTGACTCGATCTCGAAACCTCACCAGAAAAAGGCCGATGGCAGCAAGGAATATCAAATTGAGAACCGATATAACGGTCAAACAGATCAACAATATCAATTCCATATTTCACCCTTAAATTATTGCGACAAGACCACTTGAGGGAATATAGGATAAATATCCTGACGCTGCACAGCGGTTGTTGTAATTCCCCTGGACAAACGAATTGTGAAGTTCGGCGTCTTTGCCCAAAACTTGGATTTGAATAATCCGATATTATCCGTCAACAAAGTCATATTCGGCACAATATCCGAGTCGTTTGAAACGAACTTGGTCAATGTGTTGAGCTTAAAAGAGAAATCAAAGCCTAAATTTTGACTCGTCAAGCAAATTTGCTCAGGCGGGAAAATAACCACGTTTCTCGTGTCGAAATCAATGCCACTGAATTCATTCTTGCGAACAACAAGCATAGAGAACTTCCAAGAAGAAGACCCTAGTTCATCGCCACCAAATGAATTAACACATGCCCACTCAAATGAAAATCTCCAAGTCTCTGTGCTGCCTAAATTATCGTCACTGGTGCCAGTCATGTGGAAGTTGGCAACCCACGATTGCAATCTTGAACTATAGTGCATAGGCAATGGGTTAGGCAACTCCAATCCATTTCGTTGCATGTAGTTCACCAACACGTTTTCGTTGGCTAAATTGTGGAATAAATACAACACCACCGGCATCGAATCGCAAGAACCACAACTTGTGCCTATGACTATTGTAGGCAACTCCAACACAGGCCCTTCTGTTCCTGCGCCAAATACAGCTTCGAGGTTTTCAACGTATGTTGTGACTCCAATCGTAGTCAACAACTCGTTTTCCCACGAAGATGAAGTTAACGCCTCGCCACCAGTCAACACTTCGCCACCATCTGGGAAGTATTCAAAGAATGACTGATTTGTATCGCCGCCACCGACAATACTTGTTAGAGCTTCTCCACCCGTTACTGCACCGCCAGATGCAATATAAGAAGCAAACGATTCAATGACGTATGTGGTAACACCAATGTTGGTTATTGAATTCGTGTGAATACAGAAATTTAGACATTCAGGAATTTCGCAGAACGGCACTTCGGTCAATGTATTGCACTGATCGTCTGGAGGAACAAGTCTGCCATCGGCAGGCCGACTCCATTGCTTGATGCTGCATATTTCCCAATTCAATCTGCTGTCTGTAAGTTGCTGGCAAATATCCGAAACGCTGCTGCCAACGAGGTTCTGAATGAACTGCTGCTTACCTGTAGCTCCTACGCAACTGTTGTCATCAGTTTGGATGCCTGTTATATCGCAACCGCCCGGCTGACCAGCGCCAATGCCATCGCCTGCTGACGTGGGGAACACACAGCAACCTTGCACTCGATACCATCGTAGAGGCAACAGCCCTGTGTTCCAGGAGAACTCTTTGTCGATCTCAATCGTGGCTCTGGTTTGCCACTGAAGCTCAAGATCAAATATGAGAGAAAAGCCGGTTAGAGCTTCGCCACCAGTTAAAACTTCCCCGCCATCTGGGAAGTAACTGTACTCAGCGGTTAGCCCGCCCTCGCCACCACCAATAGCACCACCAGATGACGCATTGCCATAAACAACCGAGTTAAGGGCTGTTCCACCAGCAACAGCACCGCCCGATGCCAAAGAACCATAAACAACCGATACATCTGCTGTGCCGCCGCCAACAGCGCCGCCATCAAAAATATTAAGGTTCAAACTATCGAATGCAGTGATCCACATGCCTTATGTATCCTTTTTTTGTTTCATTTCAGATATATAAGGGCATGGCTGACAACATCACACTAAATCCGGGCAACGGTGGACCACAATTGGCATCTGACGATATTGGAGGCATCCAATATCAAAGAGGCAAACTCGTTTTCGGACCAGACGGCACCAATGACGGAGATGTTTCTAAAATCAATCCACTTCCAGTGCAACTTGTCACTGGAGACAATGCGGCCATTGACGCTTTTTGCCGCCTAAGAACAAGTTTTCCATTTACGCTTTTTGATTCAAATCTCGTTGAAACAAATGGATCATTGTTTTGGGACTCTTCGACAACCGGCAGCGGTGCAGTGTCTTGGCTAAACCTTGAAGCCGCCCAACAACTTCAAGTTGGAACCACAAACGCCGACCAAGCAGTTCGTCAAACCAAAGAATATTTCCAATATCAGCCCGGCAAAAGCCAAATGATATTGATGACTGGCGTAATGGGAGCAATCAAAGCTAACGTCCGTCAAAGAATTGGATATTTCGATGCTAATAACGGACTGTTTTTTGAACAAAATGGAACCAATCTACGAGTTGTAGTTAGAAGCAGCACAAGTGGATCGCCCACAGACACAGCAGTAAATCAATCATCCTGGAACATCGACAAACTAGACGGAACCGGAAACAGCGGCATCACTCTGGATATGTCAAAAACTCAAATTTTCATTATTGACTTTGAGTGGCTTGGTGTCGGTCGTGTTCGATTCGGATTTGTAATCAATGGTTTAGTTTACTATTGCCATCAAGTTTTGAATGCCAACGTACAAACAACAGTATACATGGCAAGACCATCTCTCCCTTGTCGATACGAAATCACCAATACAGGAACAAGTGCTTCGTCAACCAGCATGAAACAAATATGCTGCACGGTGATTAGCGAAGGCGGCTTTAACTATCCAGGCGTCTTGCGGTCTATTGACAATGGAAATACCGCTGTAACAATTGCAGGAACTTTAATTCCACTTTTGTCTTTAAGATTGAAAAGTGCAAATATTAGATCAAAGCTAAGGCTCATCAGAACATTCGTCAAAGGAATGAATGCACAGCCCTTGAAATGGCAATTGCTATGGAATGCAACTCTGACGGGTCCATCTTGGACATCGGTTGGAAGCAGTGCTATATCAGAATATGACGTTACGGCATCTGCCATAACTGGGGGCGATGTTGTTCTTTCAGGATATGCAGAAAACACAGACAGCGCTGATGCAAGCAACTTAATTTCGAGGCTGAACATCACATCTAATATCGCAGGGACATCTGACACACTGACTCTGGCAGCGATCAGAGCAAGTGGCTCTAGCGCCACTGCTCTGTGTTCGATCTCTTATGAAGAATTGTTTTAATTTTCGCTATTGAAAGTGAAAATCGGCGTGACATTCAACACGTCTGTATTTACTACAATTCTTGGAGATGCAAATCGCTCTGCCCATAGAAGAGTAGAAGACGTAGCTGCGATCACATAATATCCATAGATCGTGTCACCCGTAGCACCACAAGTCCAACTTTGCTGTGAATAACTGCTTTGGGCCTTGTTAGAAACAGTTGTGGCGGCACTCCAACCAGTGCGAGTCAAAGTCTTAGCCACATATCCTGTGAATGCGGTTTCAGTAAACGTACCAGCAACCGATGCTTGGTCGGGAGTTACGTTGTTGTTAAACAACTTCAATGTGTAATTTTCGTCTACAGTTAGAGCGTCTTTCAACATCTTGTCCAGAAGCTCTAACTCTCCGACGTTTGCTATTACGAGTGGCATAAATTTCCTTTACTGTTGGTCTGGGGCCTTTTCTTCAAGCCGCTCCAAGATTGCTGCAATCAGTGGGTGACGAACAATAGAACTAGCTTTGAAGTATATAACTCCTACACCCGGTAAATCTTCGAGCTTATTGACAATGTGCATCAAGCCCTGATCCTGGGGGCGAAGATCGCTTTGATTCGGATCACCAGTGATGATGATCTTACTATTCTCTCCAAAGCGGGTCATGAATAGCTTGAGTTGAGACTTGGTAGCGTTCTGAGCTTCGTCAAATATACACACGGAACTGTCAAAGGTTCTACCACGCATATAAGCGATTGGTGCAACTTCAATACTGCGGTCAATGATTTCTTTTTGAGGGCCTTCAAGACCAACGCACTTCTGAATACAGTCGTACATAGGCATCATGTAAGGCATAACCTTCTCATCGAAGGTTCCTGGCAAGAAGCCTAGTGCCTCTCCTGCTTCAACAATAGGTCGAGTCAGAACACACTTCTTCTTACGTTTCGCAAGAATTTCACTGATGGCGAATGCACACGCCAAGTGGGTTTTGCCGCAACCGGCTGGGCCTAAGAGAAACAATACATCGTGTTGATCGAATGCGCCCCAGGCCATTTTCTGAGCCTGATTGAGAAATTCGAGATGAAACGGATGTCGTTTCCCCTGAGCTTGAGGGATTGCGGTATCTCGTCTGCTGGTGGCCTTTTCAGGCCGTTGGGGTTTTTGTCGTGCCATGTTATTATGTAGAACCTCTCTGCTCTTATTTAGTATCAAAGATAAAAAAAGGGAGCTTGTTTACACAAGCTCCCCAGGATGGTCAGTTTTCCACGAAATTGTTCTTTTCCGGCGCATTTAGAATGGGCTGGTTATTGCAGAATGTCGAAAATACGTCATAGACTAACCAAGGCCAGCTTGGGTTAAAGTTCCCCGATACGACATTGGGGACTTCCTCGATCAGACAATAGTTGATGTGTTTTATTTCTGCTCCTACCACGGATACCCGTACCTTCCAAGACCACGGTTAAGAGATTGCCGCTCTCTTAGGGCTGTCCGTCAGTTAAGGTCGTTGTCGTCACCCTGCTATTGTATCGCCAATAGACATGCGGCCTGATCTAACGCTAAAAGACAAGCGATCAGTTTTGAGGAGATGATACTCCAGGTCTTATTGCAGACTCCGCATCGTGGAATATTTGTAGCCAACCACAAGTGGCTCTCGATGTTTAAGGCAATCGACTCCTCCCCAAATGGGGCCGTGATAATGTATTGTATGCTTGCCGACAAAAAACATCAGAGAGTTCTAAATACACCAGGGAGAAAATAACATGATGGACGGATTTAGAACATTTCTGGAAAGCGAGGAGCATGAGAACGTCAAGGCGATGATCTCTAAGCTGCCGAAGGGCCATCAAAAATTATTGAATGGCTACAAGTTCAAATACACCCCTGGCAATACACTGAAGGGCGATGACGATCATATTGGCTATATCCATAAGGATAAGATCGTTGTGGCTGCTCCGTGGAACTACGGACGTGAATTCACTACGCTCCATGAAATCGCCCACTTGGTTTGGGAATACAAAATGACTCCCAAATTGAAGAAAGAATGGAGCGAAGTAGTCAAAAAGAACCCAGATCGCCAAAAGCAAAATGATGAAGAATTATTCGCTATGGCCTATGCCTGCCACTACGCCAAGCACAAAATTAAAGTGCATGACCATCCAGCATGGCATGAATTCATGAAAAAAATTCCTGACTAGCTTACCTTCTCAGGCAAAAAGAAAGCCACGATAGAACATCGCATCTTGTCGCCCGCCGCTACGTCTACACGATTGACAGCGTGCCACACGGCTCCCGAAGTGAACACCATGCGATTAGGCAACGGAGCAATGTAAGTTCCCATTCCATAAGCGTTCAAAAGAGGAGCAACGTAATCACGAGTCATCGTGTCTACCACTGATCCCTTGGCGTTATTCAAAACAAGCTGTTTGCTCTCTTCTGGAGGCGGTGTTTTAGCGATATAAAGCTCGCCGCCCCAATGCGGACTCCACTCTTGGTGTGGGTAAAAAATACACGCTCCAGTATATCCAGTGTCATCATGCCAAGAAATCTTGGTTCCGGCAGGATATATGTACGGCGTATAAATGATGTCGTTCCAGTCTTCGCCCTTCTTGCCGACCACATCTTCAAGCTGACCTGCCACAGCAGTCACGGCTTGGTCAATCCAATCCATTGGGCTGTTAAAAGGAGCCTTTGAATGATGTGAAGACAGACTGGCTAAAACCTGCCCGTCATTGATTCGCCACACTTTATGCCAAGCAGTGCTTGATTTATAAGCGTATTCCAAACCATTAAAGTAGTTCCAAAAGTATTGAAATCGCTCTTGTTCAAAGACTTCATCCAATACAGCCAGACTGGAATCCTTAGCAGTTACTTTCATAGTGGCCTCGACTGTACGTCGCTCATCAACTTGGGCAATGTCACCATAGCTTGTTCAGTCATTCGCTCAAACTCGCTGATGTCCAAACTGAAAATGCGATAATGGTGAATGATCTGATTCTTCATGATCTGTGGCTTGTGTCCACGATTCTGAGCCTTTAACGTCATGATGAAAGATGGCCCGATCTGCGGCAACTGTTCTGGCCAAGGGCCAATATCGTCCCACGCTTCACGAGTAATCAATAGGACATATTCCTGCAAGAAGTCAACTCGCTGGTTTCCCATCATGTAGGTCTGAGTATCAATACCAACGAATCCAGACTGTTGTGCCTCGGAGACGTTAATCAACAAGTCAATCCACGCTGGGTTGAGAACAACCACGTCACAGTGCATGAAAATAAAATACTTGCTGTTCTTGTCAGCAGCTTGCACGCCCTTGTTGGCTGCGGCTGACCAATACAAGTTCTTCTCATTGCGAACAACCTTCACTTCGCCTTCAATCTCGTCCAGAAACTCCTGAGACTCCTTGCCAGAGCCGTTGTCAACAACGATGATTTCATAGTTGTTGTTAAAAGAAGCTACTGCAATAGACTGGAGACAGATGTTGAGGTATTCAGGTCTGTCCTTGTGAACCACGATGATCGAAACATGCTCGTCGGTATTCTCGTGAAGTTTGACGCTCAGTTCTGGCCTGTCGCCCTCTAGGGGATTGTGGACCGCTTGGTTCGTGTGCGGCGTAATTGAATTTGCCATGTTACTCCTTGGGGAAAATTATGCACCCTGCTTTGAGCTAAGAGAGTGCATCCCCAATCATTCTTCGTCTACGTCCAATTCAAAAACTCCTCGCTCACAAATGCAGGCCATCGGGCCGCTTGGAGTAGGAATTGATTCAGTATATCGCTTTGCCAAACTCTTAGCGTACTCATCAGCCTTAGATGCTTGCTTAAAGGCTTTCTCGGCCTTTACCACGACATACTCGCCATCGACCTGACGGGCAATGGAAATGATTGCAAATACCTTCATAATTCTTCCCTTGTGTTAAACGCCTGTGCTGCCAAATCCAGCTTCACCACGCTCAGTAGATTCCAGTTCGTTAACAATATTCCAAGAGAAATACCAAACTGGCTTGAGGGCCATCTGAGCGAAACGGTCGCCATGCTTAATGTTGACTATTTCTCGTCCTGCATTGTTGAGAACAACCATCAACCGACCACGGTAGTCATCATCAATGGTTCCGGGACTATTGGTGACTTGGATGCCCTTTTGAGCCAATCCACTACGAGGACGAATCTGAGCTTCCCAACCGGGCGGCAAAGCCATGCTGAAACCACAATCAATAGTTTCAATGTGACCAGGGGCCAAACGAAGGATTCGTTCGCCTACATCATTCGCCGGGATGTTCGCTATCAAGTCTGCCGCTGCTGAACCCTTCGTCTTGTACATTGGGATAAATTGGGGGCTGTCGGCCTTGATCTTTACTTGGATTCTCCCACCCAGCGTCAAATTCGTCGTTGAAGGGGACGTTGTTTTCTTCTTCATGGATTTCTCTTTCTGGTTCATCGCCTAGTTCCACCAAAAACTCTTTCGGTGCCGCAGGCTTATCTTTTAATGAATTTTGTAATGAATTTTGCGCTGTCGCCAAATGGCGTGAAAACATTTTCAGCCATGTTCCAAGTGCCTGCTGCGGATAAGCGGCAGAAGATTTTTTCAACTCGGCCTTTAGTCGAACATCAATGGTCTTAGCATCAATCCAGGCATGAAGCCTTGCTAAAGTCATAGGACGTAAGTTGCATGGCTTTCGTGCATCAAAATCCTCTCGACCCATTGTCAAGACTTTGAAGCCTAAATTCTCTGTGTTGTTTGTACTCATTGACCAACTCCGTATTTCTTTATGTCTGTACCATAATTGCCTGCTTTGACATCAGATATTCTCTGCATCATTTCCGGGTTCAATTTAGGCTGTTCAATCATTGGTGGGCGTAAATAAACAAGTATTTCTTGTTCCAAATCCTGGTAATCAACGCCAGGAATTGGATCGCCCTCAAAGAATACCCGGTCGTTGAAATAGTCCACGCCAACATGGATAATGGTTGGCTCAGAGATTTCATCTTCAGTTTTATTGAATGTGACAATCATTTTCATCAAACTGGTCGCTGACGTGACTTGGTATTTACGTTCCATATTAGTCCTGAAAACATCTAGGGGGCTGCTAAATAAGGTAGTACCATGAAAAACAATTTCAAAAATTACATAGATTTGATCGAGTGCGTTGAGAAGCACGGCGCAGTCCTTATTCCAGAGAATTTCGCCTGGGCTAAGTCGATTTCGCAATCGCTGCCGTCACACCAATTAGAACTGCCGAGCGTTGAAAAACGAGGCAAAATAGAGCTTATCATGGATAAGAAGAACCCAATCTATGTGCAACTCTCAGATAATTCCAAGCTGTTCTTCTCACATGACGAATTCAAAAGAATAGACGGCAAGCCAGAACGAGGCAAGACTATGGTTGTTACCATGCAACGTCTAGGCCACGATACTTCTGACTTACCGTCTCAAATAGTTAAATGCCAAGTAATCTGATTACTTACGCTGCTTTTCCCAATCTTCGGTCCAATTACCGCCAGTAGGCTGAATTGCCTTAAATGGCGGCTCTGCTGGAGCATTAGGGGCCTTCTTCAGCTTCTCTGCATCTAGTTTATCAGGATCAATTCCGGGACCATAAGGAGAAGGAGAATATTCCTTCTGCAACTTTTGAATAACCCTGTCAGCAACCTTGTCCACAAAAACCTTGTTGCCAACTCCGATCCCAATCATGGCTATCGTCAATGCGATAACGACCCAGAGTAATTTATTGTTATTGTTCATGAGAACTCCTGACGGCGGTAAAGTAACACTCCATTATCCTTTTATTTACCCTCGCCGCTGACTTTTTTCGCCCATTGTTCTCGTCGGGGTGTGATGTTCTTCTTTTCTAGCTCAGAAAGCCTTTCTAACGCCTGCTTGTAGTCTTCATCAAAAGATTTAGGCGTTTCGATCTTCAAAGTAGCTATTAGGTCGCCCAGCGAGCCATTGCCAGCCGGAAAACCTTTCCCCTTCAGACGGAACTTTGTGTGCGATTGACTCCCAGCAGGAACTTTGACCTTCAAGGAGCCTTCGGCTAAAGTAGGGATTTCAATCTCATCCCCAAGGACCAGTTGTGTATAGGAAACAGGGACTTCAACAGATAAATGAGGCCCTTCTCTGCTGAACAAAGGGTGTTCTTTAACAAGAACAAAGACCATGACATCTCCGGCCCTGCCGCCTCGAAGGGATTCCTCACCTTCTCCGGCCAACCGAACCTGCATACCGTTGTCGATACCAGCAGGGATGTTTATGTCGAGAGCTTTTTCGTGGTAGCCTGGGAGATACCCAGAGCCAATACAGTCCCCACACTTTACTACACTCGCCTTGCCCGTTCCACTACAAACTTGACAAGCAGTGCGAAACCCAAATGGGGAATCAGCAACCTGTACAGCGCCGCTGCCTTCGCAATTAGGACACGGTTGAAAACCTGTGAACCCATTGCCCATACAACCTGTACATCGTTTTCGCTTTTTGATCTTGATGTGCTTCGTGCAACCAGTCAAGACCTCCTTAAAATCTACTTCCAAACGGACAGTAATGTTTCTGCCTTTGAAAGTGCTACCACCGAAGAACTCTTCCATGACTTCTTCAAAAGCAAATCCTGGTGGCGGTGTACCAGGATTTGTTTTTGTTTGCGGCCTACGACGAAATCGCATGTGCGGAGCGGCACCATCATACCTAGACTTCTTTATCGGATCGCCTAAAGTATCATATGCCTCTTGGACTTCTTGAAATCTTTTAGTGGCGTCAGGATCGCCAGGATTCATATCGGGATGATGAGTCCTGGCTCTCTTGCGATACGCCTTCTTGATCTCTTCGTCAGTTGCGCCCCTCTCTACACCAAGGACTTCGTAGTAGTCTTTCATTCCTCATTCAGCACGCACTTAACAGCGTGTGCTTCCATGAAGAAGCGATCACGGTGAGAATCATCATAGTTGGGAGCAATAACGCCACCACCTGAAATCAACACTCGGTCGCCAACCTTGAAACCCCAATCCTCACTCTTGAAGGATGGGCCTGCTGCTCGAACATATCCCTGAAGCGGAACCTTGAGGTCCGTCTTTTCGGAAATGGTAATCGGCGTATTTGCCAATTCCTGTGCTGTCAACATCTCGATCAACACCTGCGCACCACATGGCTTAACGCCTGTGATCTCTGGAACAGGAGTGAAAGTCTGCTGACCGATAATCGGTGTGGTGCTGGAAATCGAAAGCCCTGACGGGGCTAAAATCTTGCTCTTTGCCATTGTTAAAACCTTTCGGATTCGTTGCCGTGGAAATTTTGTTCTGGTCGAACATACTCTTCTGTGCGAACTTGAGGAGCATTGACTTCCCAAGTTGGCCCACTTGCGGGTATGTCGTTTACACTGATGCTTCCCATGCTCAAATTGCCTGGGATCATCGCCGTGTTAGTAGTCGTAAACGATACAACACTACCAGTATAAGCATTGCCGTGACCCATATAGCCACTAACAACATTTTCTGGCACTGCCATTATGTTAGTGTCAATTGGTGAAACTATTTGTCTTCCATCAATAAATTCACGAACCAATACATCACAAACCGATTCTTTGAGGTCCATGTATCCATAACAGGCTTCCTCGTAAATCTTCTTGGCAAATGCCAACAATTCATCTTGACTAAATTTATAGTGCGTCATAAGACAGCCCTGCCTTTCATCTTTTCCCAATCTTTTTCGGGTCTAACTTCTAAGTTCTTCTCCCAAGCTGCTCGAAGAATCTTAGGGTCAACTCCCAATTCGATGGCGACAGCAATCAGAGCGTTAATGTCCTTCGGAAAGCATGTAAGCCCAAATCCATAATGACCATCTGGGCCTGGAACCTTCCAATGAGATCGTCCCAAGCGTTTATCCAGCATTGCCAAATTGATTACGCCATCATATGCCACGCCTAACTTTTCACAAATTTGACTAATTTCATTTGCAAAACTAATTTTGGTAGCTAAGAAGCAATTTCCGACATACTTGACCATCTCTGCGGTCGTTGCGTCACACTGGAATTGAGGAACGCCAGGATAAGCAACTGAGTAAATGTCGGCCACAATCTGTGTAGCCTCTGACTTACCACCCACAATAATACGATCCTGATTTTTGAAATCTTCGACTGGCTGGGCTTCAGTCAAAAACTCAGGATTAAATACGACCTGAAGGGACTTGAACTGCTCGCCCAAGCGGTCGCACGTCCCCGGTGGAACGGTAGACTTGATGACTACAATGCGACTAGCCTCCGGCATCAACGAAAACGCATACTCCAACTCAGCTAGGACACTTTCGACAATCGCCGTACTCGCACTGCCGTCTGGGTTCATCGGGGTCGGAACGCACACGAAAACAGGTCCGTCGAGACGGTGGGCCAATTTGAGTAGGCTGTCTACGTCCGAACACTCTGGCCGTCTGTCGTATCTGATGACATCGAAAGCGTGCTTCATGCCTTCATAAAAGGCATTGCCCACAATACCGGCACCGACTACTCCAATTTTATTCATTTAGCATTTCCCTATACATGGCTACAACTTCAGAACTCGCTTCAACCAAAACAACATAATCCATCATTTCAGTTAAGCCAAACTCCTGGTCTGTAGATAACTCATGTCTCAAATCATCAAAATCATCTTCGTTGGGCGGGTCTTCATATCCACAAAAATGAAGAATAGGATTCATGCCCTCTGCGTCTTGTCGAGAATCAACCGCCAAAATTCCATACTTGATGTCAATCATTACTTCAGTCCTTGTGGAAAGCTCAACCCGCCGTGATTCGCAGACCACGCTACCTTGTGCGTGATTGCGTCAAACATACCGGCAGCAGAAGGCCATCCATTACCAGACTTTTTCACGCCACCAAATGGATTATGGCTCTCGGCAGCAATGCTGCCGCCGTTCCAATATCCTAAACCGAAATCACATCGGTTCCTTACTTCTCTGGCAGTACGAAAGTCGTTGGTAATAACGCCCAACGCCAACCCGTACTCAGTATCATTGTATATTCTGATCGCATCTTCAAGGGTATCGAAAGGAATAATTGCCACATGCGGGCCAAATACTTCTTGTTTTAGATACATCTTATCAGCCCATTCCGATTGATATACGAATGGCCGCAAAAAATATCCCTTTCCATCCATCCTTCCATCTTTATCGCCGTCAAATAAAACTGTGGCGTCCGGGTCTGATCGCACGAGATCGTTGAACTCTGCAACCCTATTCATCTGCTCCTGGCTAATCAATGGACCAAACGCAACAGAGCAAACGCCGGGCGGCGTATCAAAAGGATCAATGGCTACCGCTGTGCCGACTTCATACAAGAACCGTTCTTTGAACTTTTCCAATACTGATCGCTGAACGAGCAGCCTGCCCGCCGATACACATCTCTGACCACTCAACTTGAACGCACTGTTAACACAGGCTGATACTGCCAGATCGAAATCGCAATCGGCAAAGACCATCACTGCGGACTTACTGCCCATTTCACAACTACAGGTCTTGTGCCAACTCTTCGCACAAGCAATGCGAATATATCGGCCAACCTCAGCACTGCCAGTGAAAGCAATATGTGCCACTCGTTCGTCATTGACGATCTTCGCACCTACGTCGCCATCGCCGTGTAATAAGTTGAAGACGCCCGGTGGGAAGCCAGCGTCTTGAAAGAGTTCTGCTGTGATCTGTCCAACCATTGGAGTCAATTCGCTTGGCTTGAAGACAACGGTGTTGCCCTCCAGAAGAGATGGGCCAGAACACCAGAATCCACCAATGGCGAATGGAAAGTTCCACGGAGCAATGACGCCCACAACACCCTTGGGCTTGCGGATCACATAGCTGTCCCGCTCTGGAAGCTCTGAAGCAACAATGTCGCCAGACGGCTCACGACCCTTGCCAAAACAGAACTGAGTCATATGCAAAGCCTCAATGACTTCTGCTTTGCTCTCGTTCAATGATTTGCCAGTTTCAAGCGAGATGGCCTTAGCGACATAATCCACCTTGGTTTCCAACAGCTTCGCTAGACGCCAGAAGTATTCGGCCCTCTGGACCCGGCTAAGAGCTTTCCACGATGGAAAAGCCTTCTGAGCGGCGACCAGGGCTTCATCAATTTCGGCATCAGTCGATTGAGGGAAATATCCGATGGGTTCTTCATTGGCAGGATTGAAACTGCCGAAATCGGCACGGGATGGGAGAAACCCGCCGATATAATTCATGCCAACATATTGACTCATACTAATTCCTGTTCCAGATATACCCAAGGAACTCTTTCATTGGGCTGAATGCCGATCACCATTGTCTTTTCAGAACAAATGAAGTTGTAATCACAAAAAGCACCACGACGACGTAGCTGGTCTAACAACTCTTTGACCTTGGAAGAAAATGTGTACATAGACGCATCTTCCTGCCACAAGTAATGAGTTCGTCGCTCAATGTAAACCATGAGTCGGCGAACGCCGACTTTCAACAAAGGCGTCGTGTCAGCATCGACTGGCTTCTTGCGATCTAACCAAAAATTACGCACTGCATCCTCCACTTCCACAACCGCCGCCACCACTTCCACACCCGCCGCTACTGCACCCACCAAGAACCTGAAGAGGATTACTGAAAGTAAATCCTCGCTTGTCATCAGCTTCTTTGAAGTCAATAGTGACGCCACTAAGGTCGTCGGCAAACTGCTTGTGGTGGACAATCTTGACGCCATCCTGAACGATCAATTCATCGTGTTCAGGATCGGTTTCTTCGTCCAACCCAAAAGCATAGACGGGACCAGAACAGCTTTTTCCACGGATGCCAACTCGGACATTGGTGGTGTCCAAGGACATATTCTGAGATGCAATGATTTCTTTGATTTGGCCAACGGCCTTGTCAGTCAGTTTGAGAGCCATAATTTAGTTCCAGTAGCAAATGAAGTAACACTTACCATCACGTTCACCAACAATGATGGGATGAAAATACTCACCTTTAATGAGTATTGAATCCAGAGTTTTCAGTGCGTCTTCACGAGCCGTATAAGACTGCACCATACCTCGTTCGTCCGAAAACGTATACATCGTTTGCTTTTCCAGTGGGAACGCTACGCCAGGGACGATCACTCCAAAGTGATCGAATATCGGCTTATCGCCCGCATCCGGGAACTTCTCCAATAACGATACTGTCTTGCGAACATTATCGGTTACAATATCGGAGAATTCGTGCAGAGGATATACACGAGGTTCATAATTGTATGGGCTTTGAACTTTTTGTGTGAATATTGGCGACCCAGCGACAGAACTAACGATTGGAGAGAACTCCATTGTTTGCTCAGGATCGAAATTGTATTTGCCGAAGAACTTCCGGTTGATGGTGATTTTGCCTTCAGTCCTCCAAGTGCCGTAGGACGCACCCCCGGCGTCATGAGGAGGGGTGTAAGTATACCCTAATGATTTCGCCAGGATGACAGCCGCATTCGTCATGGTGATGCGATTGAAGCCGTAATAGGACTGTTCCATATGCTCACGGAATGCTTCAATGCTTTTGCGGACTTCAGCAGCCAACGATGTGCAGCCAAGTTCGTCATACCTCAGAGCCTTCTTCTCGGCCACCTTGAGGTCGTCCTGATACGCTGTGTCGAAGCGTAGGAATTTAGTAAAATTGTCAGGTTGGGCGTTCCAGATTTCCTCGCCTTTTTTATAGACGGACTGAAGGTCAATAGTCTGCATACGCTTGGTCATGCGTATTTCTTCTCTCTCCTTACAGTCTTTAAGGAGACGAACGTGCATTCTATTATTGGCCGGAATGTCAATCTTCTTAATGATATTCCGAGTGAGCGATTCTTTAGTTAATGCTCGACCCAATGCTGGAATGATTCTTTGAAGATTGTGATCTCTAGCAAACTGCCCAAGGACCAATAGCTCCATACACTCCTGAGCGAAGTCCTGGTCGTTGGCAATGACGCCATCAAATATGGACACAATCTCAGGGTGTTGGAAATCAACATTTTGAGCGAACAGACGGAGCTTCTGGCCCACCTTGCCGAGCGTGAACTCTAAGAGGGCATCATCGCATTCCACGACACGACAAAGCAATGAAGGAACACAATGCTTCGGCGGTGGCTCATGACGAGCCAGCCGCCGCAAGAATTCATTTTGTAGCTCCAGGACTTTTTCAGCGGATAACCCGTTCGCCATATAAAGCTCCATTAAGCCTTGGGCGCTAAATAGCATATAATCCGGTTTCCCTCTAGCTTGGGTGCCTTCTCCACGATGCAGACGGGTTCAAGAGCATCTGTCACTCTTTTCATGACAGAAAAGCCTTGATCCTTATGAGACATCTCTCGTTGTCCCCTAAACTGCAAAGTGAACTGCACACGACTACCTTCTTCCAGGAACTTTTTGGCCTGATTGATTTTGGTATCGGTGTCGTGTTCGGCAATACCGGGACGCAAACGCAATTCTTTCAATTGCACTTGCGACTCACGCTGCTTCTTGGCGCTTTCCTTTTTCTTTGCCTTCTCCTCATATTTGAACCGTCCGTAATCCATAATCCGGCACACCGGAGGACGGGCCTGGGGAGCAATCTCAACAAGGTCCAGACCCTCATCTTGAGCTAGTCTGCGAGCCTCATCGGTCGGCATTATGCCGAGTTGTTCTTCATCTTTGACGACCCTAACCTGTGGGACTCGAATCTGCCAATTGATACGGTTTTCATCTTCGTTACGACGATTACCACCGTCTCGACCACCATAGAACTTCCTACCGAAGTTAGGGCTATTCATCATTAGACTCTCTTAGAAAGGTTTTCAACCATTCTCCTTAAACCTGGAGTTATGTCTTTGGAATCAACAGAGACATTCACTACGAACAACGTAGTGCATTTCAAGGCAGTAGCGATGGCAGCTTCAAGCTGGTCTTCCGTCTCTACTTTAACTCCCTGACCGCCTCGTAACATTTCAGTTACTTTGTGGTAATCCCAATTTCTTATGTTATTGAAGTCTCCATCCAACAGAAATCTTTCTGTTGTATAGCCCTGATTATTCAGGACAAATACGATGGGGTTCAATTTATGTTCTAATATTGTACTCAGTTCGGTCACAGACATTTGGAATGCACCGTCACCAACCAGCACAATTGGCCTCAAATGAGGTTTCGCCATCTGCAAGCCCAACGCTCCGGGGATGGCTGGACCCATGCTACAATAAAATGCGGGGCTGATAAAGTGATGATGTGAAACAGTGAGTTCAGCAGCACCAAATAAGCATTCGCCAATATCTGCCACGACCGCCATCTGGTCGGTCAACATGCTGTCGATCTTCTCAAAGAATCGAGTTGTGGTGATCTTGGCGTCAGCCACAGGCACAAATGATTCAGCCTTCTTACGAACAGGAATATTTGGTGCCTCTCGCTTGCCCAAGTCAGATTTGAACAAATGATTGCAGACATCCAAGAACCGCACGTCCGTATAAGAATGGTTACGAATCTTCAACTCTTCAATAGAGCAAGATACGGTTTGTCGCTTGGCAAATTTAGGGGATTGGAACCCTAGCATCATATCCGTAAGCATTTCGCCGAATATCAGAAGGCAGTCTGAATCGTCCACTAATTTTCGTAGAGATTCCTCAGACGTTTGATTGCCACAATATACTCCGGCGAACAATGGGTGATGCTCATTGATTGTTGATTTGCTCAATAAAGTTGTGACCATTGGAATATTGTGCCGCTCGGCAAACCGAACCAACGCACCGCCCAATCCAAATCGAGCGACCTGAACTCCAGCCATAATGACAGGATTCTTGGCATCTTTGATCCATTGGGAAATTTCAGTCAGAGCTTCTTTGAGATTTTCTTCATCGCTCGGCGGCTCCACAGGAGTCCCCTGACGATATACGTCATATCTCAATGGCTGATCGGCTACGTCACGAGGCAGTTCGATATATACCGGCTGCTTATAGTGCTTGAGCATTTCGAGAGCTTGGTCGATTTTCCAACCTGCTGTCGTGGCGTCATCCAATATAACACTGTGGCAGGTTATATGATTGAATATTTTCAACTGGTTATCGAACCCTTTGACAACATGATGAAGGAGAAAATCATCGTTTCTTTCCTTCAGTCCTGGCGAGCCACTGATAACCAATACTGGCGATCTTTCAGCGTATGCTCCGGCCACTGAATTACAGAGCTTCAAAGCTCCGACGTTATATGTGGCACACACGCAACCAATGCCATGAATTCTCGCATATGCGTCTGCTGCAAATCCGGCATGATTTTCGTCAGTCGTATTGATGAACTTAATCTTGTCGGTTTGAGAAACCTGCTGAATAAACTGTAAAACATAATCGCCTGGGACACCGAAGATATGTTTAACTCCGGCATTCTCCAGGCGTTCGATCAAAAATTCGGCTACTGATGGCATTAGGCTTCTCCCTAGTTTTCGGCTGTTGGTGAATCCGTGATCTTTATCAGGAATCCTTCGCTATCCACCGGAAAGCGGCGAACCCATTCAACTCCGATCCCAAGACCACAGCCGAAATCCACTGGCGTCAAACTTGGGTCGGTAAAACTTGGCACTATCGGGTCTGCCAACGGCATAATCGGGGCAACATCGAGTAATTTGAGAAGTTTGAATTCTAAGTAGTAGCAACCAGGAAGACAGGTATCTGTCGGACCCCATTCGTACACGAAGAAACTATCCATCAAGACGTTCGGTGTTGTAGTACCATCCATTTCAAGTATATCTTGGTACAACATTTCCGTTTCTGCTGTTGCTCCGATAAACTTCATAATTCTTAACGGAGTGCCTTTTTTCCAAGTCTGAATACTTGTTCCGTGATACCCACGTTGGACTTCAATAAGTCTGTTGGTTTCGTCGAAAGCAATAACCAGCATCTTTTCTGGAAGTCTTGCTTGGTCCATGAAAATTATATCGCCAACCATTATTTGGTTAAAGCCGATATTGTCAGCTAACGCAAAATATGTGTCGCTGGGCGTGATCGTCTTCTTGAGCTTGGCTTTGGCCCACATCGTAGCTTCCAATATCAGATCGGTCAGGTCCATAGGACCATCGCAATCCTCCATCTTCACCTTGAATGCAGGCTTTGTGTCATGTCTACGAAGAGTAAAGTCCGGGCAAATGCCCGGAACGCAGCCTAACTGATCTGGGCAACCCTGTGGCTGAGGAGAGCAACCGATTCCTGATGATGTGCATGTCATACGGTTATTTATCGTTTCGGCGATCAAAATATGTTGAGGGTCTTGAGATAGTCCCTCATCCAGTTCAGGTTGCCCTTGAACTCATCTGATTGAGCGTATGCACATCGTACAGCATCTAAAGTGTCTGGGTCTATAGATTTGGTGGGAAAATATACTATTCTTTTGATATTTGCCCCGATTAAACTCAGGGCGCAATGATAACAGGGCGTGTGAGTCAAATATGCTGTGCCGCCAGGAATGGGGCCTTTGCAATTGAATATTGCATTCATCTCGGCATGAACCACATGGCTGCTGTCCTGCATGGACCTGGGCGAGCCATCGCAGGCCATAGCCAGTGGTTCATTGTTCGTGCCAACGATTATGCAGCCTTGTGGACGATTAGAAGAGGAACCGGCTGACAGCATAAATGCCATCGCCATCCAGTAATCATCTCGATTAACCGTTTCTTTGAAACGTCTGCGTACCTTATTCATCGCTCATTTCAATTCGGGTCAATCATCTGGATGAACTGAACTTCATAGTCTTCGACCTTGAAGTGGTTTTTGAAATTCTTGAGTTCTTTCTTTTGTAAAGAAGACAGATATTTCTTCAACACGTTTTCGGGCATAGGCACTCTCATTTCCCATCCAATCAATCCCTTGACCCGTGTGGTGAAAGAAATAGGAACATAACCTAAGTGGAGATAGTCAGAACACTCTACATGATAGCTGTCAGTCTGCGAATCGTAGGTGTAGCCGCCAATGGGCAAACCTTTCTTGCAACTTATTCTATTCACAAAGTTACGACCACGCTCCCGATGGTGTGCCGTCACAATAATATACGTCCGCTCAAATGATGGGACAACTTCCAAAAAATGTTGCAATTCTTTGGCGGTCTTAGCCTTAAAGTCTGGTGTAACCACGACATAATCAGGCTCCGACATCGAGCTTAAAATGATCTCATCAGGCATATTCTCCCTCCTGTAAATTATAATGACAGGTAAAGCAGCAAGAAAGCCTGAAATACAGCTAAAGAGCCAATAACAATCAAGCCATGCTTGGCATCTCGCTTGAAAAGACAAATGACGATGCCCAACACCAATATAGTGCCAAACATCTTCAATCCAATGAAACGTGAGACTTCCCAGCCATCGCTTGCCAAGATCATTCGGGCAATTGGGTTTCTTTCGTTTTCTTCAAGACCGTCCCGTAAATGAACTGTCAATCCAGTGTCTATCGCCCCAACCCCGCCAATAAATATCCAACAAAAAGAAAATGTGGCAACGCAGAAATTATTCCATATCCTCTTCCACATCGACGTTTTTAACGGCTTTGGGCTTGGACTTTCTTGGGGTTGGTTGGTCTTCAATGACTCGTTTGACATCGGTGCTATCCTCCGCATCGGGTCGCCGCATTCTAAATTGGCGCTCTGGTTTTGATTTTGGTTTTGATTCTGGTTCTCTTTCTGGTTTTGCGTCAGGCTTAGATCGGAGCGACAAAACTTTTCTATCGGCTTCAGGCCGGGGCCGTTCAGTAGCCTTTCGCTCAAGTCCTGGCTTTTCATTGTCCTTCTCTTTTTCAATAGACTTGTCGTCATCGGGCTTGTCAGACTTAGGCTTGCCAATCTGATTCATTTTTCCTTTTGCCTTCACTTCTGCGTCTTTCAAAGCACTCAGGTCTTTCGCAAGACCGTCTACTGACTTGAGCCAGCGATCAATATCTGTATGTGCGACAGATGAAATCTTCTTTTTGGCTGGTGCTTTCTTAGGCACGAAATCCCCACGATCAAACAACGTGCGTTGATCTGGATGGGGCTTATGTCCCCGCCGTGCTTCATCTATCAGCCACTCGGAAAAATTCATTAGTCTTCCTTTTTCTTTTTCTTTTTACGCTTCTTCTTAGGATGTTCCGGCGTACCGAATTCCTGTTGTGCTTTATCCACAATAAACGGAGAAGGCGTTGATCGTGACATAACTCCAGCATTTGGAGGATATAGACCTAACGCCCATCCCGCTCTTTGTCTGGTTGAGGAGCTTGCTTCGCCCAACGAAGATCGCCAATCTTTGAAACTTAATAGTGCCATACAGCTATTTAGACCATACAAACAAAAAAAGGACGGCTCTCGCCGTCCTTTTCTGTAAACCACTTAATTCATTACCAATCGGCTGAATTCTTTTTGAAGTCTTTTGCCTTGGCTCGTGACAGGTGTTCGATCAAATCGAACTTGCCATAGTTTTTAACGTGTTCAGGAGCAGAGATCATCTGCTGTTCCTTGGCTCGCTTGTGCAAGCTGGAATATGCAGCGTGCAGCTTCTCGTATTGCTGATATAGTTCATCACTGTATTGTTCCAGTTCTTCAATCTTGGACATCATATCCTGCATTGCATCGCTGGCACGAGTAGAAACGTCGCCCAAAGATTTGGCCAATTCTTCTGCTTCGGCTTGCTTCTGTTGGAGAGCAGCACCAAGGTTCTGCAATTCGCCACTGAGCTTCTTGATTTCGCCTTGATCTTCTGCACGGCCATGTTGTTCGAGAGACGAAACACGCTGTACAAGGTTTCCAACCTGACCACTGGCCTGCTCGAAGTTGGCCTGAAGTTCTTCGACCTTCTTCTGTAGTGACTCTTGATTCGCTGCCATGCCTGTAACTTGACCTGCGAACTCTTGCATCTTGCCCTTTGTTCTCTTGATGAGATCAGTTAAGTGGGCTTCGTATTGTGCTAATGCACCAGTCAGGGCTTCTTTTGCACCCTTAATGAATTCGCTAGTCTTCATCATATCCGCACCATCAGCTTCGAGGATGCTGGTGTGTTCTGGCACGGCCCCAGGAGTAACTGGTGGCTTCATGCCAGATAGATCAGACTGCAAAGCGGCAACACGACTACGATCAAACTTAGGACGTGGAGCCTGGGCTGCGAACGTACTTGGATCGGGACGACTACCCATAGAACGATTGAACGATACAGAGTGCTGCTGCAAGGCGTCGAGTTGCTTCTCGGCAGTGCCGATCACACCCTTGAATTGACCATATATCTGCTTGTGTTCATTCGCAAACGCAGAAAATGCTTCGGCGGCATTGGTAGCATCTTCTACCCCACCCGAAAATGAAGTTGGGGGCGGCGCAGCCTTATCAGGCACGCTTTCGTCGCCTTCCATCAACATCCTCAATACTTGCTGAAAATCTTTCATTCTTTACCTCGAAGCCAAAAAATGTGGTAGTTTATTTATCCATTCTTGGGAGTATTTCCAAAACAATTCCAACTCGTTGCCCAACTCAGGATGTTCCCGAACGTCGTTCATAACGAATTGCTTTACTGGATTATTGGCAGGCAACGACTGATACCAATGCAACAACTGATCTTTTTGTTGTTTAGGGTCCGTTGTTGTGGCCGCTATGTTCCTAAAAGCCAATACTGCCTGTTCGTAACCTTGCGGACGAGACACCATCAAATTGTTGCCTTGAGTCCGCTTTCGAGCAAAATCAAGTAAACTCTCGATCTCTCGGAAGGTTGCATCGGTATCTATCCGGGTTAGAAATGTTTTAATACGTTCTTTATTTTGCTGATCCTGCGGCGTCTTGGGGGCCATTTGCTGATATTGATCCTCAAGTTGCTGCCTGAACTGCAATAGCTCATCATCATTCTTGACCAGATTGGTCGCCTTGGCTTCACTATCGGGCTGCTGAATCAGCATATTGCGACGGTGCATGATGTCTTCAAACTTCTGATGAAGGTCATCCGGCAGTCGATTGTTGGGATCGCCCTGGAACATGACGGTGCCAGCTTGTCCACCTGCCTGGGCCGCTTGAAATTGCTTGATTCGTGGTTCGGCTGTCTTGAGAGGCGGCTCAATCTTATCAATGATGCCCAAAGACTGCTCCAGACCTCGTAGGACGACGCCTAAGACGTTTGATTCAGCGCCTTGGTTCTGTTGTACCATCTGTACAAGGTCTTGCAGGGCCTTCTTTGCGGCCTCTAAACGGGTCGATGGCGAATCTTGAGGATTAGGGTCTTTCCAAAACCCACTCCACGCATTGCCAATACGTTTGAAGAAACTCCCCAGCCAACCTTCAAGGATCAAACCATCATCAGATTCCATCGCTTCTAAGTAGCGACGAATATACCAATTGGGATCGACGTTCTTTTGAACCATAAGCCTAGCAATACGGTCTACGTCTACATCGACTCGTCGGGAACTGAGATATTTATTGAAGTTGCTCATTACTTGATATTTAGAGTGCCATAAACGAAAAAACCCCGCTGTGTTTCCACAGCGGGGTCAAGTTACTTCTTAGGCTTCACAATACTTGGATAATCAATTCCGACTTCCAAGTTCGGGTAGCTGGCCTTAGCTACCAGAAAAGGTGGAGCCGGAGCCACCGGCATCAGCACCATCGGCTTTCTTAAAGCGAGCCAGAACAGCATCGGCGGCGACACTGCGTTCCAACTCTTCGTCTTCCTCTTCGGCCAGACCGACCCGGTTCAGGTCACGAGCAGCCTTGGCAGAACCCTTGTTGGAGTTGATCTGGTCCTTGACACGCTGACGAGCAGCAGCCAAGTCGCCCACATTCAACTTGTCCTTGAGAGAAGCCGACATTTGGTGCAGGTTCTTCTCAGCTTCAGACTGCTGAAGTTGCAGACCGAGATCAGCGGCGTCCTTACGGGCCTCTTGAATCTCCCGCTCGAAGCGTTCGACCAACTTGAGGTTGTCGTCGTACTGCTGTTGAGCAAGCTCTTTCTGTTCCTGGTTGATCCCCAGGTTTTCTTCGACACGAGCAAGATCAGCGGCATACTTCGGAGCGTTCTTGTTCGGATCGCCCTTTGCCAAAACCGACTCGATGCGATTGGTAAGTCGCTGTTGCTCCTTCAGTCCATCAGCAATCTGATTTTCCAAAGAAATCAACTGCTTGGCAGCAGCCTCGACCACAGAATTGGCCTGCTTGCCGTTCTCGGCAGCATTGGCAATCTGCGTCTTGAGAACTCCCAGCGGGTCAGCATTCAACACCGCTTCAGCACTCTTATCGGCCTGCGCCCCACCCCAAAGGCCAAGGGCCTTGAAGAACCGACGAGCCGGAGGGCTGACTGCTGCCAGCACCAAAAGAACCACACCACCCAACACGATTGCAGAGAAAATACTCATAACCAGAATCCCCTTTGTGAGAAGTTTGAATCACGTTGACACCCGACGCCGGGGCAACTTTAGAACACGTCGATGCGTTCCGGGTTGACCTCAGACCCACGCCAGACTTTGAACCAACCATCTTTCTTGTCCATCTCCACGAAGACGAACTCTTCGACTTCAACGCCGTCCATGTCGGTGTTTCGGGAGTAATCCCAAAACTCGACTGAACCTCTGGAGACTTCACTCTCGTCCACCTTGCCACTCCCATCGGAATCAGCAAGGATTTTGATGTTGCTGACGTAGGAAGTTCCTACATCATTCACCCGCCAAAACTCATCATGAATGATGTTGTTCGGATCGGTGTCATCATCAATCACGAACTTCTTCGTGTCATCTTTCACGACTTCATGAAGGCCCTCATTGTACGCCAGATCGTCGTACAGCGACATAAGCAACGCTCGATGCGTCGTTTTGCTCTTGCTGTCCGGGTTCGGCACAATACGGAGCCGACAAGTGAAGTCGGGCTTCCCGATGGGACGGGCCAACAGGACATAATCGACCATACGGTGTTTGTTCCCGCCGAGAGACAGAGAGTATTCTCGAATCTCCCTCACCGTAAACCGATGATCTCGAAAGTCCAAAGAGTCGATCTTGACCACCCCACCGATTTTACAACCGATGGGATTATAAATCAAATCCTCTTGGGCCTTATCGACCTCGGCTGGCTGAGAGGAATCACTCCACAAGCCGATCTTTCTCAACAGAAGCTCGTACAATTTCATCGCTTAGTATTCCTTCATGAACAGGAAGTAGACGGCCAAGCCACCAACAACAACCACCACGAAGACGATGAACATCCAGAAGAAGAATGCCCCTGCTCCGCTACTCCCCGATGGAGTATTCGCTTCTACTTCTACAGGATTGTAAGAAGCATCCACGAAATCTTTATTGAACATCAAGTCAGGATTGTCGGCCATTTCAGGCGGCACATAACTCGGATCACGAGTAATATTCTGCGCCTTCAATTGGTCAATCTCAGCTTGTAGTTTTGCATCCTTTTTGAGCATTTCAGCATACCGAGCGTCGTCAATCGTGCCACCCGCCGACACTGGCTGATGATGATACATCCACATTGCCCGTTGATGGCTATTGATGGCATCAGACATAATCCATCCCATCAAAAATGGGCTGAATGGGTCATGATAATACATCGGGCTGTATCCACCATAAAACACACTGGCACGATTGTCGTAGGTCACATATCGTTCATGAGTGACACTCCGACGAACAGTTTGAACCTGGGGAGAATCTGGCTTGATTGTTTGCTGAACGACTTTGCCATCAGCACCCTTTGACGTATATGTTGACTTCGGAGTGGTTGCTGCCTCGTATCGCTTCTGACTTTCAACACGCTTGGCGTCACTGCTCATTGCATTGCCGAACCCACTACCACTTGGCTTACGACTATTGCCGTCAGCAGACTTATTGGCAACTGGCGGTCCAGTTGATGGCGGTGGACTTCCGGCTGTGTATTGCTTTCCCGGTGTGTATGGTGGTGGCGATCCCGGTGAACCTGATGAATACTTCTTGCCATCCGTACCAGATGCAACTGGCGGTGGACTCGACTTTACAGGCGGCGACGAATTTCCAGATGAATATTTTTTGCCCGCTGGGGGACTGGACTTTGCAGCCGGTGGTGCGCTGCTCCCTGAAGAATACTTCTTGCCACTAGGACTCGATGCCTGGGGCGGCGAGTATGGCTTGCTGGGCGGCGAACTCGGTTTCGTAGCAAACGACGAACCCTTATTGGACGAACCAGAAGAGTACGACTTGCCGGAAGGACGACTACTTGACGAGGACGAGGACGAAGACCGACTCGACGACGAGCTTCTGCCGGAAGAATAAGACCTTCCTTTCCCAGCAAAAGCCTCCTCTGGCATGGTTGCGAGAATCATACTCGCCATCAAAAAGAGACTCATTAAGCGCTTGAGCATATTTGTGCTTCCCGTCTAATTTTCTGTGTGTCAACGCCGCAATTCTACCCTGATTTTGCCGTGCTGTAAAGCAAACTTACGGGATCAGGTGTGACTCGGTTTCTTCTCTAAGTTGTTTCAGCCACGGGACATAGGGCGTACCGCCCGTCCCGGAAGGATTTTCAACCTTCTTGGAGATATAGTTGACTGCGTACTCGAAATGCTTGTTTCGGAAGGCAATAATCTCATTGACGCACTCGTTGTAGATGTCCTTCAACACCGGGTCACGCCGAGCAAAATCTCGCAGACCTACCCCCACAACGGAATTATTCGCTGTCTGGATCACAAGATTTGAAAGAAATCGTCGGTGAGGGGCTGGCATGTAATCACGCATCTCCATAAGGTGATGCGTCAGCATGGAATCCTGATGGTTGATTTCGAGAGCCGCCAAAAAAGCAGGAATGATGCTACTTTGCGCCCCGGTTTCCCCTCGACAGGTAATTGGCTGATCTTGGAAACAGCCTTTATAGACCATGTTATTGAACGAGAAGATATACGGCCTCACCCATCGGAAGTAATTGTCTGGACTGCATTCATCTGGCATCTTTGCCATTGTCTTATTCATCTTCGCCAAGCTGACGAAAATCTTGGTAAGAATATCGTTGGCCGTGACAATATTGTGAACTTCGTTGCCTTGCTTCCAGGGATTTTCCAAAAGTTGTTTACAGGCACCAACACCATCGGCAGCACAATTTTCAATATCGACATGAACCAGAATGAACCAGTCCTCATCTGATTTTCCCGACTCTGGCGATGAAAAGTTTGTAAGCAATTTTATATTGCCCAACTTGATTTCATCATTAGGGTCTATACGCTCCCAATTGGTTAAACAATATGAAGCGTAAGAAAGGATCGGTTTGCGGTCTAGCTTTTCAGCGACCATAGTAAGTGGAACAGCGATCTCTGACGGTATTCTCGTGGCGGCATTCTCATGTCTAGCGAAGACATAAGCACTGGCCATATAGGAATACAGGTGCATCAGCCGTTCGGTTTTTACCTCATCTTGATTCAGTAAAAACTCACCATCAATCAACGGGGCAATCTCACGCAGGTTGTGTACGAGTTCTTCTCGTATACATCTTTCTTCAATCCAATACGGCAAAACAGAAGCAATATTTTCCAACCTAACGGCGGCTGGAATATACTTTTCGTTTTTAGCCGTGAGCGAAACGAGTGGATCGGCCACGCCTAGAAACCCACGATCTGTAATATCCCACATGCTCATAATTTGTAATTCCCTGATTCAATGTGAGCCAGGGCCGTCATATCCATATTAGCCCTAGCTTCACGGTGTAGTGTTTGCAATGTCTGCAATCTATTGTACAGGATTGCGAGCCATCGAGGGCTACTTGCTAGGCCAGTATGGTCAACGAAATTAGAGTAATCTCCAAAGATGTGGACGTACTTTAAGAAGGCCGCTTGAAGCGGCGTATTGAAGTATCTGAGCAAATACTTCTTCTCTTTGGGCAGTTCAACAGTTTCCCATTGTCGAGCTAGGAAACTGAGATCACGGTTCTGTGCCAATATGGACGCCCTCAATAAACTCTAAGTACAAGCACATCATACCGCCAGCAAATTGCTGTGGGATGCCTGACCGAGCGAGTAAACTGAGGGTTTCATTGACGAGCTTAATATCGTCTGTGGCCTCACCTGTCTGCTTTGCGGATTCGACATCTTGAATCCGCAATGTGGGTTCAAGATATTTGTATGCTCGCTCGACGCCCTTGATTATATCGTAATTCAAGACCATCGAAACCCGGCGTTCAGCGAAGAGAAGTGATTTGGGAATTTTGCCGCCGCAGTGAAGCATCTTATCCTGAAAGAACTGCTCCATATATTGTCGAGCCAGGGCTTTCACATCACTGTAGAAATCCTGGGCAAAGACCTTGATGGCACGTTCTTGCTCTGGCGTATATTCTTCCGGCGATTCATCGCCACCCTGAACTTCGATCTCGTCGTAATCCAGGTCTGCATCCTGCCATTTTTGTTGCGCCATATTGCAACCTCCTTTTTGGTCTGGCGTAGAGGGGTGGTTGGTGAGAAAGATACGAGAAAAACTTTGGGTTGTCAATACATACTGTAGGAGGATTTACACCATGAGAAGGATTCTTACAATTCTGGTGATTGCTCTGTCGGTCGGAATGAGCGGATGCGCAAACCTAAACCCACGGAACAACTCGCCAATCGACAACAACAACGGTAGGATTGACGAAATACGCAATAACCAAAACGGCGTAATGGCCGAAATTGGCAAGCTAAAGCAATCAGCCGAAATACAGAACAGTCAACTAAAGGAAGTTCAGAATGGACTTCTTAACTTGAACGCCTCATTGTCTCGAAACGAGAACAGTGGCGTACAAATTCTCCAGGGAGACGGGGCTTTGATTCTCGTGTTCTCTCTGGCCGTTATCGGGATGCTACTTTATTGGTATCGAGATCGTGCGGTCAAAAGCGAAAAGACCGCTGAAATCATGGCGAAAGAAATCGCCCGCTTCAACGATCCGGTGCTAAACGACAATGTACTTCGAGCAGCAATGAATACAGAGTCGGAAGGCCATGTATATCACATGCTGATGCGACTTCAGAAATCAATGGCAAAGTAAATGGAAAGGCCCGCAGAAATGCGGGCCTTTTTTATGGCTTGTCGTAGCCTTGTTCGATATGTCGCAACAATGGATACCCTTGGCAATTATCTCCCAAGGGAACATTTTCTTTGCGTGGGTCTTTGCCCTTCTTCCGAGCGTCACGAATGAAGTCGTCCAACTCAACATCAATATCGTTGGCTCTGGCCGTTTTCTTCAAACAGTAAAACTTGGTGTAATCGTTTTCGTCCTGCGACAAATATCGACACTTCTGAAAAGTGGTGTCGTACACCAAACAAACATCTCGCAATTGTTTCTGACTGAGCATATATCTTACCTCGTGAGTTCGACTTCGGTGCCAATGTCGCTGATAAGGACATCATTGTGGTGATCTATCTCGTGCTGAAAAACAACTGCATATAGATCGTGTTCGATGTGATCCACATCATCCAAAACCAAAGAAGGGGAGTCGGATGATATTTTCAGTTGCTTGCCCTTTACGGCAATCGAGGAATATCGGTCAACCTCGAATCGTCGCAAATTGCCCTGCGAGTCTCGAAGAGATAAACATCCTTCGATAGATTTTTGTTTTTCACCAATGCCATTATACTCACAGTTGATGTAATATTCGTAACCGTGGCCTCTTTGGACGATAAATAACTTCCAGGGAATGCCTACCTGAACCGCTGATAGGCCAATTCCTTCTTGTGCTGTGCAAAGTTGTTCCATCTGCGTGATGGTGCGAAAGACAGGAAGTAAATTATCGACAGGGACATCCACCGCCTGTGGAATATCGGCTACGGGAACTATCGCAAGGGGTGCGGCTTTTGGTTTCATTGGGAAATTGTATCATCACCCCCTGCCGTTGGCAACGTCCATAGCCAATGCCCTGACAATATTTTCAATCCGTGGTGCCAACCACTTACGCAATTCAACCTCTGTGACTTTGGCACTATTGGGAACCTTGAAAATAACCGTGTCCACGTCTTCATCGGTAGATGATAGGTTTTTCTCAACCATATCACGCACCAATTTAGAAACGCTGACATTTCGCTTCTTTGCGACCGCCTTCAGTCGATCTTGAATTTCAAGATCAACCGATAGGCTCATAATATTGGATTTCTTAGCGGTACTCATTTATCACCTTTGTTCTTGGTATCTTTCTTAGGCTTTCGCTCTGGGAAACTTTCCCGGAGCTTGGCCTTGAGCCGTGCGTTATGGGATTCCTTCTTCTTGCGGCGTTTCTTTTCGCCAGGACTTTCATAAAATTCGTGCTTCTTACACTGTTGCAGTATTCCTGCCTCAGCAACCTGTTTCTTGAAGACTGAAAACATCTTCTTGAAGGCAATATCTCTTTCCTGCCAGCTTGCATTAGGTGGCAGATCACGCAGTTCAACTTTGCACGCCATTTTAGGCTCCTTAATCAATCTCTAGTAATCTTCAAAAGTCGTGTGCCGAGCTTGATTCGCTCGTTGGTTCGCACATACTCTTTATACGGTACGACCTCAGTGGTTTCACCCGTCGAAGGCCACTCGTCTCGGTTTAACTCAGGCAGGAAATTATCCAACTTTTTCAATATCGACTGGAAAATATCCTGGCTCCAGTTGTATGGGTTGCCGTCTGATATTATAGTGGAAAAAGTGAAAATATATTCCTTCGGAATGTCCGAGGCACACAAGTCGTCAATCTCGTATTCTTTGAGGTTCGTATACCTAGAACGCTCATCAACGGCTACGAATGGACATCGGGCCAATATTGCCAGACGTGACAAACCATTGAACACGTCCAGAACACAGCCCGTGGTCCGCATCGCCGATAAGACACGAACCACATCTGTCTCTCCTATAAATAGGCATCGACCTACGAATTCTTGCGAAATATCATAGGAAAGATAATTTTGCCAAATAACAGGGACATAATTGTTCGCCAAGAGCTTCTCAACCAGTTCAGTCCAGAACTCTCGTTTAGTGCGAACATTTTGACTTCTGCCGATATGCCATTGCTTGGCGAATATCGAAGGATGAATGAATACCTTGTAGCCAGCCTTTGTGGATAGTTCCCGATTAAAGTCTTTGCCTAATGCTGTCGAGGACGGCACGAAAGGAAGGAACCTTTTAGTGGTGCTGAACTTTTCAAAGAACTGACTTGTGAAACCATTCTGGTAATATGGGATCAATTCTTTGTAATCAACAACGTCACGAAAGAACTCATTGAGATTGCGAGTATAAATCGTTGTTAAGTCGGACTTGTTCCTAAAACCATCAGACTGTTCGTAGAACTTCTTAATGTGAGCCTCATCATTGATGGCCCAATATTCATCCACATAAGGGAATATGCCCTGGAACCCTGGCCAAGAAGCAAGAATGAAATACTTAGAGTTTTTGACTTCTTGTCTATATCGTTGAAGCAATAGACTGGACATAACCATAGTGCTTCTTAAATCGCCAAAGAACGGCATAACGATTAAGTTGCTATGGTCAGTAGGGATTTTGCGTTCCTCAAACCGCTCACGGGCAAATCCGTTACGTTCGGCAGATCGCTTTAGAAATTCGACAACGGAACTCATGTTTACCTCCACATACTCTGTCTGAGTAGCATCATTCTGATGATTTCCGGTTGATCGACTAAGCCAATGATGTCATCCCAATTATTCAAGTTCATCTCTGATATGGCTTGATTGACTAGCTTCAGTGCTTCGTCTTCCTTTTCCATTACATTGTGGTATTGGGAAAGCACCAGCTTCTTCTTGTCGTTGTTTGTAGTCAAAGCAATACGCTTGCCTTCCTGCCCCATGCCAACGATTTGGTCTGGCGACTCAAACAATATCCAAGGCACATTCATCATAGACGAAAGGCGTGTGCTGGCTGTCCAGAACTGAACAGTGAACCTTAGCTGGCTAATGATTGCTAATGTCAACTCCAGGTTGCGAGACTCCGGCAAACGGCTGAAGTCAGTGATATGCGGAACCGGACACGGCAATACACTTTGTTTCTCGCCCAGCCAAATAGGGTTGTAGCCCTGTTCTTCCAGGTTTGCGATCAATCGCTCATAAAACTCCGGTCGCAAATTACGACCATAGCAGATTCGACCACGAGCAAAAATGCCCACCGAATTTGGTTTCAAATAAGACCTAGCCTGAACCAAAACCTTAGAGCTAGGCTGTGGTATGTGAACCGCAAACTTCTTATTGTGTTGAATGTTTGCCAATAATGCTCGATCAATATTGTCAGAACCACACTTTTCACACTGCGCCAACTCACTTTCGCTGCCCCAGAAATGGCGGCAATCAAGGCAAGTGTTGCCAAGACAAATCTGCCCCATGCTGGCACCCTTATAAACCTGTCCCAAGTCCTTTAAGGACTCTTCGAGCTTAGACAGGTTCTTGGATGTGTGCTGGAACGCCTGAGTGTGTTCACGAAGCCATTGAAACTCTTCGTGCATCTCCCAATACTCATCAACCAAATGCCGGTACAGATACTCTCTGCCGAACCAGCCCACACAAATAACGTATGTGCCTGGGTTTTGTTGGATGATCTTGGGAATGCAATACATCAACGCCAATGACTCACAGCCGAACTCACTAAAACAAGTGATGAATAAGATTCGGCGCTTGTCTTTGGGTTGGGGCCGGTTATTGAACTTGTGCTTATGGAACTTGATCTCAGGGACCAACTCTTCCTTAGCGACAGGTTTCCCATCACCGGGATTGCGACGATAAGCCTTGACGAGTTTCATTAACTATTGCTCTTTATTCTGGTTTGCTTTGCGATTTGCCCGCATTGAGGGCAACGAAAAGTCCGTGGCTTGCCGCAATTTGAGCAAGTCACAATTTCTTTGAGGTCTTTAAGGTCTTCCGAGAGGCCCGTAGACATTCTAGCCCACCGGCACTTGGGACACCTGATGATAAAGTTTTTGTCCATACTGTATTAGAGAGTAGCCACGATAAAAAGCTGAAAGAGCGAGGTATATAATCCCATGCAAAGACCACTAGAAGACTCAATCGTTAAGTTCATCGAAGAAGCCATCCAAAAGGCCGAAGCTGAACAATCCAAACTCACCAGTCAGGCTTTTGAAGCTCCTGGCTTCACAAGTCCCAAAATAAGACACTTATTGAATAATTTGGGCGAGCTTCCAGGATCACACTACCTGGAAGTCGGCGTCCATAAAGGAGCAACTTTTGTTGCAACAAACTTCAAAAATAAGCTGCTTTCGTCAATCGCCGTAGATAATTGGTCAGAATTTGCCCAAGACGGCGAGACAAAGAAGGAATTCATTAAGTATACAAGCAGCCTTCTGACGCCCAACAGTTACAAATTCTACGAGCAAGATTGTTTTTCTTTGACAAAAGAAGAACTGCCTAACCCTGTCAATTTCTTCCTATATGATGGCTGTCACAGCTACGAATCTCAACTAAAAGCACTAACGTATTTCTATCCACTGTTGGATGATACTTTTCTGTTTTTGGTCGATGACTGGAACTGGCCCGATCCTCAACGGGGAACCCGCCAAGCAATCCAAGAACTCAATCTGAAGACCTTGTTTGAAAAGGAGCTAGATCAAGGATGGTGGAACGGACTATTCATAAGCCTACTCAAAAAATAAGTAGAGAGAGAAAGCACATGCCTACACTTGGCGGTTCAATGTTTATTCGCAACGCTATTCAGTTTGATTATTGCGTTGCTGAAGCCCTCGACAGTCTTTGTGCTGTATGCGACGATGTAGTTGTCGTAGACGCCAGCAGCACAGACGGAACACTCGACCTTCTTGCCCAGGTTCAAGCCCGCCAGCCAAAGCTGAGGGTAATCCCTGGAGCGAATTGGGAGTGTCACGAAAAATTCGAGCGACTTAGAATCTTGGCCGATATTGCCAAGTCATACCTCAATACAGACTGGCATTTCATGCTTCAGGCTGATGAGGTTATTCATGAACGCAGTTTCCCGGCCATCAGAAAGGCCATACAACATCCGACAAATCGTTCCTATATGATTCGCCGTTGTAACCTTTGGGGTGACTGCAATCACTATTTACGATATGACATCGCACAAGAACACAAACCTGTCAGTGACGAAGTGGTTCGACTGGCGACTCTGGATTGTCCGGCTTTTGGTGACGCCGAAGTATTGCAATGCGATCCACGATATATGGGTCGTCAAGTTGACGAAATCATCATCTATCACTATGGCTTCGTTCGACGTGATGCTAATATGATCGACAAGACGATCAGTATGCAAAGTTGGTTTTGGGGACCAGGAAGCCAGCCCGACCATAGAGTGGTGGAAATGTCAAAGAAAGAAAATCCACGCTTTGAATGGGAGGTTATGAAGACCAGAGAAATGCTGGCAACCATCCCATATCCACACCCAACCTTTTCTAAGGCTTGGGCTGAGGAACGTCAACGAGAAAAGGTTCCTGTGGAATAATCACAGTTCGATCCTGCCTCTGATAATGTCGAATAACATTCGCCAATCACACAGCTTCGCCCATATAGGGTTCTTGAAAGCGGCAGGTTCGTTATGCTCAAAGAAGTAGTGACCACTCCAAGCAAATGGATACACTACAAAAGGCAACAAGGGCAGCAAAAGCCAATACCACCCGCCCATGTAGATAATGAAAATCAAAAACGAGATTGTCGCCAATTGCCCTAAAACGTGCAAGCGGCGACAAGTCTTGTTTTGATGCAAGCTGAGATAGTAGTGGTAATACTCGTTGAAGTTCATATTCCTACTTCTTGATGATTTTGTGGAGCCTCTTGAGTTCTCGTTCGTGAATGAATTCCCACAACTTCTCTTTAATGCTTTCGTCCATTTCGCCATCGTTGGCACAACTGCCAAGTGCATAGGCATATGCACCTTTGCCCAATTTACCGCCACCAGAGCCACCAAGAGCGTGGCCCAACTCTTTACAGAGTGTTGGTACGGCAAGGGCAGCATTCATGCTGCGAACTGAACCTTCAATGCGGTCGCCATCAACTACAGCAAAAGCCACAGCGGTTTCGACGTTCTCCCAGGAAAGCATATCATCGGCTACAGCAGCGATCAAATCACGATTGCTTCCAGTGATGAAGCCAATACCGTGAATCAATACGCCGTCCTTAATGCGATCATGGGCCTTCTGAGCCACACATGCACGAGCCTGAACCCATTCACGGGGCTGTTTATATCGGGTGATTTCCTTCAGGTGTGCAGAGTTACGATATTCAAATAACTCTCGATAGGCTTCGTGTTCGAGATCAGTGGTATCGTCTGAAGTTTGATATTCAGTATCAGTGATGATGCCCACCAGCAAAGCCGTGGCTACCTTGGAATCAGCATCATTGTCTTCCTCGAAGCCAAGGCCATGAGCCTTGATGAGTTGATAGATGGTGGCACAACAACTGCCACCCTTGAGGTTTAAGAACAGGCCCTTGAATCCACCATTTGGTATTTCTCTATGGTGGTCAATAACCAAATCGAATGTCGTGTTATCTGGACAACTAGCGTGCGCTGGCACGGTATCTACAGATACACGAAGATCATATTCGTCGGGTTGACAGTCTGTATAGAGCTTCAACTCCGGGTCCAGCAAATTGCACATTCGCTGGTTCTGCGGGTGTGAAAGATGACCATCGTAAAAACAGTCAACATCTACACCCTCATATGCTTTGCGAAGCAGCCAAGCAAGCCCCATTTGTGACCCAATGGCATCGGGGTCAGGGCAAGGATGCGTAAATATAGCGATCTTAGCCATGCCCTTTTCCGTAAGAGCCGCCTTGATCCTTTCCGATAAGAGCCGCTGAGTTTTGGAGAGAACATTTTCTCGTCCACGCTTCTGCGGCTCCTGTCTACTACCATCCTCTTCCGCTGCTTCTATTGCCAGATCATCCGAGGACCGACGACGCCGTTGTTCGGTCACTACACCCTCTTGTTCGTTCATTTGTATACCAGATTATTGGAACTCAGCCACTCGACCAAATTCATTTCTTTTCCTTCATTATTTGTGAAAAAGAAATCAATAGTCCAGCGGCCATCCGGTTGCTTCTCACGCAAAACAACTTTCGGATTCGTGCTGTGGTTCAACAGGTCCAGCACTTTTCCTTTCGCATTCTCAGTGGCCATGACGGGCAACTTGCCCAGGATTCGGGTATTCGCCTCATCCTTCATGGTTATGTCGAAAGAATCTCCACGCAAAACAGTTACCTTGCGAACATCAAATCGCTTTCCCTTTTCGGATTCCGGCACAGTTGGAGCAACCAACTTGTCAGGGATGGGGACAGTCTTGTTGGTGTCCTTTTGGTAGTGAATAAACAGCACTACAGCTATGGTCAGCCACAGGCCCACGATAACCAGTTCTATTACTCGCCTACGCTCCATTCACCCCTCCGGTATCTGGTGCTGCGATAATGGCGTTTTTTAACTCCAAAAGATCGTCGCACCATAATCCATATCTACGCACGTTATCAGCGAAAACCTCAAGGTCGAGTGGAACAACTTTCCACTTCGGATTCCCTTCGTCATCGACTTTTACCTCTTGCGTATACTGAACACGACCCCATTCATCCTTGATTGGCTTCTTCTTGCCGTTCTCCTCGATTTCTTCCGGGAGATATTCTACCCCACAACGGGACAGTTGTAAATCGAGATAAGCCTCACGTTGGTTCCCTTTCAGGACAGAATGCCACAAGTCCATTGGAATGGACAGGCAGAAATCATGCTGCTGGCCTTGCCAGAGCCTCGCCAATGGGCTGAACTTCGTCACTTTCCCAAGATTGAGTTTATTACGCAAAAAAGGCTTGCTGTCATCCATGCACACGGCAATGGACGCATTAGCAAGCCTTGAGTGATGCTTATCTTTGATTTGATCGAGCAGTTCGACAATTTCGGTGGGAGCTTTCCAGGGATTCACTGCCATTGCATTCTCCTATGAGTTAGAGGAGCTTGAATTCTAAACTATGCAATGGACATAAACAAGATCAGCCATCGTTTGAGAATCGGTCGCCATTGAGAGAATCACTTAATTCATCAATTTGCTTCTTGAGGCTGTCGATCTTATCCTGTGTACCTTTCCCAGAGTCACCTTTGGATTCAATACCGTTCAGTTTGCTTTCCAGCTTCTCTAAACGAACCTTCAAATCCTCAAGTTGGAAATGTTCTTTGCCGCCAACGCCCCAATTCTGGGTTACGTTCATATCTTGGTCTTTTCCAACGCTGTTTGGATATACAGGGTTGTGCGCACCAGACATTTTCTCGGCTGCTTTCTTTGTGTTTTCTTTGGAGGGAACAGATTCCTCAGCCAACAAAGGGTCAATGTATTTGCCGGTAGGATCGGCCATACGAGATACGGTGGCCCAATATTTTGAATCGACTTCATTGATCGGCTCGTCCATATCGTATTCGGCAGAACGGTTCTGTCCAAAGAAGTCCGCACCAAAGAACGAATCTTCGTCGTCCTGGTTACGAGGCTGCGGTGGCTTAGGAGCGTCCTTGAAAATCCCCTTCTCTTGGGCAGCATCCCATATCGCAGCGTATTTGTTGATGTCATCCATCATGTCGCTCATATTTGTTTCCTCTCCAATTTAGGGCAATCTCCCCTCTCTTATATAGAGCTACCCAACAAATTATGAAAGAAGCACATGGACTTAAACAACAAATTCGGCTGGCAGGACATCGAGGGATGGTTCGGATATGCCAAGATATACGATCAAATCATTCGAGAAGCCAGCAAAAATGACACGATTATCGAAATCGGCACATGGCTGGGCAAGTCGTCATGCTATTTGGCATCCAGAGCAAAAATGTCTGGCAAGAACGTGAAAATTGTCTGTGTCGATACTTTTAGAGAAACATTGGCCAAGTTCAACGAAAATATGACCAAGGCTGGAGTGATCGACTGTATCAGTACGATGATGGTAACGCCTGAAGTTGCATCCCACAACGTAGGACACGAGGCCGTCTTTGCTGTCTTTATAGACGGCGGCGAAATCAAAGACATAAAAAACTGGTATCCAAAAATCAAACCCGGAGGAATCATTGCTGGACACAACTTTACCATGAATGATTCAATAAAGAAAACAATTGAATCGTTAGGCGTAAAAGAATTCAAAGAAGAGGACGGCGTTTGGTTTGCACGCAAACCACAATTAGTAAGGCTCAACTAACAAAGAATTGACTTCTTGTTCTGTTGGTTTACTTTCATAAAACTGTTTGTACCAACCACGCTTTCTTCCAGTATATGCTGTATTACCAGCAAAGAATCTTTTAACTGCATACTTGGTACTCATGGTGTAAGGATCGCTGAAGAGTGCTTCTTCAAAATTATCCTTGCTTGGCGAATATTGGCATCCTGCTCGGAGCAATATTGTGAACAATGATCTACGCATCGCTCGAACTGTCCACCACCGAGACGGTTCAATCCACATAATGGTTTTGCGTTGAGTTGGGCCAAATGTTGAACGTGGCTCCACATTCAACATTTCTTCAACCTTCCGCATAAAAGCGGCTACGCAATGCCCTTTGGTGGAATCATGGGAAAAGAAAAACAAACTCAGATTGTATAGTTGGCCGTGGAATAAATCTCGACAATAATACCACTGTCCAACTTTATATCTATCGCCGTCAATGTCCTTGGGCTTGCAAAAGCTGCCAGCTTCAGGTCTATACGGCGTGTCGATATAAACCACGTCACCGAATTTGCTCGTCATCAATTTCCTCTGTTTCCGGCTCCTTTTCTTTCTCGATGATTTTCGATTTGAGAGTAAGCCGAGTACCTGCCTGATCCAAGAACTCATCCAGATTAGCTATGCCGATAGGCGTCCAGTGCGGATCGTCAATAGGGATGTATTCTTTCTTGGTATAGTAGAACAGTTCAATGTCATATGTATAGACTTTCTGTTCTACTTCTTTCAGACTCATACCAGAGGCCAAGTCTTTGCAAATTTCTTTGCAAATTCTGACTGAATCCATTTGGGTAGCACAACCCAGCTTTCTCATGACCTGGGTTGCCGCAAACGCTTTATCACGGTTATGAACCAAGTCAATAATGTCTCGCTTCATTTGACCATCAAGGAAATCCGCTCGTGCGGAATACCGAGCCATCACATCGCCACGCTCAGGCTTGGAGATGCGGCAGTCCCTAAAGTATTGCGAGAAATTAGACTCATCAATGACCAACTCTGCGTTTGTTGTATCGCTCATTTTTGTTCCATAGTGCAGTTTGTGAACTGCTCCATCGCCTCATCATCACTCAGAAATTTTTCTTCTTCTTTCTGTCCCTTCTGCATAACGAACACTCGTGGATCGTCAGCTTTGTCGTGATACCGCTTTTGGCTTCGCCACTTGCCAACCTGATTGCTTTCCAGGGTGAAAGTATTGAAACCACCAGTCGGAGGCTGGAGCCTTACTCTAAGTAAGTTACCAGCGGTGAATTTCGATTTCCCGCCGACTTCTTCCCAGCCAAACTCTGTATGCCACCATTCCCAATCGTCTGGCCATACGTTGATCCTATTCTCTTGTCCGGTCACGTCTTCCGCTAGAACTTGGTAGTATGTAAACTCTTTTCGCTTTTTACTTTGAGTTTTTACCACCTTTTTGACCCGAAGTTCAACCGGGCCAACAACAGCATCAATGCTATTCTTCAGATCGGCAAAAGTAAGGTTTCCCCTGTAATCCGGGCTACGTTCCAGATCGTGAATCCAGGCGAATCCGTAATACTTCTCCTCACAGGCAACCGGATCACGGAATTCTTTCATCAAGTCTTCGTCAATATCCCACGCATTAGCGTCAAAATTGAGAAGCGTCGGCAGGTTGCCCCGTTCGATGCTCTGGTATCGCTCAATGCTCTTTTTCCTACGTTGCCATAGTTTGCGTAATTCTTTCCACAAATTCCACGTCTTTTTTACTTTTCCGACATGGTAATACTTAATGATTTCCCGCTGGAGATATAAACCAGTTCCTTCAACCTCAATATCTTCCACCACTACTCGCTCTGTGGCCCCTGGGGAATCCTTCTCACATAGCACTTCCTTATCGACTTCAATCTCTTCATCTTTGTCACATTGAACCCGCCAGCCTTCACTATCGAAGGCATTGTCCAGTCCATTCTCCAACTGAGCCAGTGTGCGGATTTCCAACGGCAAGAGTTCCTTGAACTCTTGATCGTATTTAATCATCGACGCATGATAACGCTTCTTCTTGTCCTCAATCTTCTTGGCACAATCCTTGAAGTGTTCAGCAAACTTCCACAAAGTAACAGGGTCACGATCACGGAAACATCGAAGTCCCAAAATGGGCTTCAATACGCTGGCATCTGTGCCGAACCGAGTTACGAAGTCTTCAAAAGACTTGTAAGGTTGAGCGGCAACAATACGCTTGGCCGGAGCCTCGCCTAAACCCTTGATGTTGCTCAGGCCGAAATAGATCATGTCGCCTTGGAGATCGAAATTCACATCGGACTTATTGATGTCCAAACGATTCATATCGACGCCGTGAATCTTGGCTTCCATCTTGTATTCTTTAATCTTCTCACTGAGCGTTTCACAACTCAGCATCGAAGCATAGAACTCATGAGGATAGTGAGCCTTGAGATACAACAACCATGCCGAGATATAGGTGTATGCGACGGCGTGACTGAGATTGAAACCGTATTCAGCGAAGGCTTCAATCTGATTCCACAAGTGATTGATTTCTTCTTCGTTGCAGCCCAGGTTTCTCTGGCCGTTGAGAACGAACATCTCCTTGTATTTGATGAACCCTTCAACCTTCTTCTTGCTGATCGCCTTACGAACCAATTCGCAATCCTTCAACGGGATTTCACCTACCACGTTGAGGATACGCATAATTTGTTCTTGATAAGTCAAAACTCCGTAAGTCTTATCAAGAATAGGCTTCACCAGCGGGTGAAGTGTATACTTTTCACGACCACGCTTACGTTCGACGTATCGCTCCTGCATCTTCATGCCGAGCGGACCTGGACGGAACAAAGCGGTGTATGCAACCAAGTCTTCAAATCGGTCTACGCCACCCGCACGAACGAGTCCACGCATACCTTCAGAATCAAATTGGAAGATACACTTCAAGTCACCAATATTGGCCATAGCCAATGATGTGGGGTCATCACGCCAAGCTGGAACATCGGTCCAGTCAGGTTCGCCGGGCTTATTGCAAATGCCAACTAAACCATGCCGCTTCTTGACCATCTCACAGCAACGAGCAATCTGAAGCAGATTGGAAATAACCAACAAGTCAAACTTAACTAGACCCATAGGGCCTAAGTCCTGACCATGCAGCCCTTCCACCCATGCAGATGCTTGTGGACTGTCTTTACGCTTGACGAGCGGAACGAGATCAGAGAGAGGAGCATTGGCAATAATCAAACCACCAGCATGAACGCCCATGCCTCGATTGCGGTGAAGAAGTCGCTTGGCTGCGTCAGCAATACGCTTGTGAGTATCATCTATTTCACAATACTTCTTCAACTCAGGATACAGCTTCATCGCTGCATCCCAAGTGAGAACCTTGCCTTCATCGTCCTTGGCGTCGAGATTCTTTGTGAGAGCCTGGACTTCTTCTCGGCTTTCTCCGTGAACACGGGCCATGTCGATCAGAGCCGACTTAATGCCGAACGTGGTGTAGTTGCCGATATTACAAACATAGTCAGAACCAAATGTGTCTTTGGCCCACACGGTCTTCAGGTAGTCTCGAACAATAGGCAAATAATCCACGTCAATGTCGGGATATTCGCCGTATTCGCACTTAGGCTCTTGGTCGATATTGTGATCGGGGACGATGCCCAAAAGCCAACAGATCAACAGATTATTTTGATTTTGCGGATAGCGTGTTCGACTGCTGTACAGGTTCCAAAAATAGTCCGACTTGTTCCTGGCTAAGATTTCCTCGATTTCCCACTTCAGTCGCTTCTTGTATTTCGGATCGCCGTCCAAGCCCTTCATCTGGAGGCTTAGATTGCAGGCTTGCATTAGATTTTCTTTGCTCATCTTGTTGTTCCTTCCACGTCACTATAAGGGCGCTGCCGATGAGACTCACGAACACACCGAATATACCAATGCCAATGACCATAGTAAAGATCGCTACTACCCGACCGGCAAGGGTCACGGGAGCCAAATCACCATAGCCAACTGTGGCCATCGTCACGAAGGACCACCACAAAGCATCGGACGGCTTGTCGAACTTGTCTGGCTGTGCGTCCTTTTCAAATTGCAGGATTAAAACCGAACTAAACACCACAACAATACAAACAATATATCCAACGACATACAGTTCGCTTTTGACCTTTTTTATGCCTTCCATGACGTTCATCAGGGCAGGACTGTACCTGACCAGCTTGAACATTCGCAACACTCGAAGCGTGCGAATTATATCAAGCGTGTGATCGTCAACAAAGAACCCGACATAAAAAGGCACGATGGCAATCAGGTCAATTATCGACAATAGTTTGAACGGGAAGTGCCGTTTGTTGTCCGATATTGCCCATCGGACAAGGTACTCCACCGTAAAAAACATAGCGACGAATCGCTCATTCAAGAGCCAGAATCCGTCGCTATGATGAGCCTTTGTAACCTCCATCTCAAGGAGGTACATGCCGATGCTGTAAAATACGAAGAACCGAACGAGATATTCAAAATATCGACGTGCAAGAGGCATCTCCCACAATTGCTGATGGTGCATAGTGTTCTCCTTGAACTACCTACACCATACCACAAAACCGATTCAAACGTAAAATCACACCGCCACTTCTTCCCCGTACTTGGTGTGGATTACCAACCGAAAGTCTTCGACCGTAACCTTTTTAGCCCCATCGTTGAGCTTAGGCCAGACCTTCTCGAAAAACTTCACGGCCCGCTCCTTGATCTTCGAGATATGCTCCGGCTCTGGAACCACATCGAAGAAAATACCAACGCTCAAAGGAGCCGGGAAGTTGTATTCGTCGAAATTCTTCTCGGTCAGCACGGCGTATTCGCCATTGGCGTTATATCCGTATCGCTTATTGAGCCAGACACAGCAAGGAGAATAAATCTGGTCTTCATCTAGCCTCTGGCCGACAAATCCATAAAACGGATTCTTTTCTTCGGCCACTTGACCTCTCGGAGACTCATCATCTTCGATGTTCTCTTCCAGATAATACAGATCAGAAAATTCGAGATCGCTATCGGTTTCATCCACGAAGCCTGTGCAATATGCACAGAGCTTCTTGGCGAAAGCATCCGAAAAACCATCTGTATGAATGACCAAGGTATACTCGGTCGAGATCAGAATTGACTCGCTCATTCCATCTCCCTTAATTCTTTCATGAATGAATCATCAGCAGTCAACTTGTGACGGCGAGCCTTCTTGCCATTTCCGAATCCCATTGACTTCCGTGCTTCATCATTGGATGAATCAGGCTTATCTTCTTTCATCAAAGAAAGAGATTCGATGGCATCCTCATATTCGTCGCCGAGAATAACAACCGCAGTGAACAACTCCTTCAAGTGAGCAATACTGAATTCTTCAGTGTCTTCAACCCACTGATCCAGATTGATCTTGAGAGCCTTCACCTTGTCTTTGCCGATGATGTATTCAAAGTAAATACGACGGCTTTCGGCATTCGGATGGCCGATCTTAAATCGCTTGTCAAATCGAGAAGGACGATTGACAATACGAGCGCCCAGCTTTTCTGGGTAATTGGTCGTCGCCAAGAAGACAACCTTCTCGATCTGATTCACGCCATCGAGGATATTGAGAACTTCACTCTCAGAGTACATCTCCAAGATGCTGTCAATATCTTCCATCAATACGACAACAGGCGTGTCCGGCTGAATCTCTCGGAACTTGCGAATGCCTTCAAGGAATAATGTGGGATGCGTAAACTTGATGACCACGCCGCCACGCTCTACAACGTCACGCATAATCAACTGGATTGTGCAAGACTTGCCCGATCCTGGCGGTCCCCACAGAATAATGCCACGCTTGTAAGTCAGGTTGTAACTGCGGAAGATGTTTTCCTTTTTCCAGAACTTCTGAATTTCAGATACGACCTTATCGGAATTGGTTTCTGGAAACCGGATCAAACCAGTTGTGAGAACTGGAATCTGTTCAAAATACAAACCGATTGTGTTACTGTGAAGAATATCGTAGACGCCCGGCGTGAGCTTCTTGGCCGTCTTGCTGGATGGAATATATCGCTTGCCGTCCGATGTGGACCACTGGCAATATCCACCCAGACCACGATCAAATGAGGCGACGGGTTCACCACAGACAGCAATATCATTGCTGAAACATGGATTTGAGTCGCCATCTCCGTCATACGACGGAGTATCTGGGGCGTTCTTCAGAATTTCATTTAGTTCTTGGCTGTCGGATTTCGACATATGACAACTCCTTGTTCGAGGTCAGGGGATTATAGACCAAGCCAAAGATTGAATAAAGGCCAAGACGTGCAGCAAGTATTTATTTTGCTTTACAATCAGATTTCTACTCCACCAGGAATCCGAGTATCAGTGAGCTTCAGCAAATCTGCTTTGACGTACATGATATTGTGGAACTGATGCCAATCGCTTGGGAAGAAATTCTTGATGCGATTCAATTGAAAACGAGCCGGAGTATTGATGTACTTCGCCTGCTCTGCACGGGTGTAATACCAGAAACTATTGCTGTTCCAGAAACTAACGTGCGTTGGGTCTTGGAAGGCCCCACGACCATCTGTAGACGGCGTTTGAGTCAAGAACCAACCGTCTGGAGCCAGACACCGATATGCTTCCTTCATCGTATTGATTGGGTCTTTCAAGTGTTCGAGAGCATCATGCGCACGAAACACGCCTACCGAACCATCTTCAAAAGGCCATCGCCCATTCAAGTCTGCTTGTATGTCGCCACGTTCGAGATCGACGCTTTCATAACCTTCGGGCTTGCTGTGACCACCGCATAAGTCAATTTTGCGCAAATTGTTCAGATCGCACCATCGTTCGACAAGTTGGTAGATGTACTTGTCGTGAAGCATCAACGTGCCTTCTTGAATCTTGGCATTCTTCTCGCCATAGCAGGTGTTTTCCTGGTGCAAATGATAAACATAAAGTGGCTTGTCGATGTGGAACATTTTGCCCTGAATATATGTGCGACACATAATATCCTGGTCATCCAACACATCCAAAGAGGCGTCATGACCGCCAATACGATCATAGAACTCTTTACGCCACGCCCGGAAGTGATTCGGAGCGTACCATATTTTGCTAATTGAAGCGGGGTCTGGCGGGAACGAAACAGTTTCAATCAAATCATGATTCTTGAATTTGCAAACACGATTGATCCAACCCCATTCTGGACCGAAACAACGAGGGACATAATTCTCTCGCACATCACAGCAATTGGAATATGCAAAATCAACAGTGGGGTCCGCAAAAGCATTCGCACATTCTTCAATGGCAGTTGAGAAAAGCTCGTCGTCATGATCGACTTCAACAACAACTTCACCAGTGGCTTTGCCAGCAGCAAATCGTTTTAGAAAACCAATGTTATCTGAATCATTGCAAGGAAATATCTTCACTCGCTCATCATCAATTGGCTCAACTACTGCACCATTATTGGGAACAATTACCCATTCCCAATTTGAATATGTCTGTTCTTGAAGAGAACGAAAAAGCCGGTCGAGATAGACCGGCTTATGCGTTGGTGTAAAGATCGAGATTTTCATTTACAATACTACCAATGTCCATGTCCCCGTTAACGGTGTAAAGCCCTGTAAATCTATCGTCACCTGAGAGGTAGAAGTTCGGGTAATCGCTGCCGGGATGATTTCTATGTTATTGTTATCATATACCACGAAGGCACAATCGACCGCTCGGCTGTGAGTATACGAGAACGTCGAGCCAGATAAGCTGGCATTGTTAAACGTAGTAAAGGCCCCAGCTAAATTCCAAGCAAACGTACCTTGGTTGCCAACAAATCCCTGATTGCCCTGGTTGCCCTGATTTCCCTGTGCGCCTTGGTTGCCCTGGAAGCCCTGCGGACCTTGATTTCCAACAAAGCCTTGGTTTCCTTGGAAGCCTTGATTGCCTTGATTTCCCTGGTTTCCTTGGTTGCCGACGAAGCCTTGATTACCTTGATTTCCTTGATTTCCTTGGTTGCCCTGGAAACCTTGATTACCTTGATTTCCTTGATTTCCTTGGTTTCCTTGGAATCCTTGGTTTCCTTGATTGCCCTGATTTCCTTGGTTGCCGACGAAGCCTTGATTACCTTGGTTGCCTTGTGCGCCTTGGGTGCCTTGAGCGCCTTGATTTCCTTGGTTTCCGACGAATCCCTGATTGCCTTGAAAGCCTTGTGCGCCTTGGAAGCCCTGGGTTCCTTGGTTGCCTTGATTACCTTGGTTTCCTTGGTTGCCGACGAAGCCCTGGTTGCCTTGAACTCCTTGTGCGCCTTGCGCACCCTGGTTGCCGACGAAGCCCTGATTTCCTTGCGGGCCTTGAGCGCCTTGATTGCCAACGAAACCCTGGTTTCCTTGTGGACCTTGAGCGCCTTGGTTGCCAACGAAACCCTGGTTTCCTTGATTGCCTTGATGACCTTGGTTTCCTTGGTTGCCTTGGTAGCCTTGATTGCCTTGTGAGCCTTGGAAACCCTGGAATCCTTGTGCGCCTTGGAAACCCTGATTACCTTGATTTCCTTGATGACCTTGGTTGCCTTGATTTCCTATAAAGCCCTGATTTCCCTGTGATCCTTGTACTCCCTGGTTTCCTTGTGCGCCTTGTGGACCATCTGTATGAAGCATGAGCCATGCTGTTCCGTCATACATATACGAAACCATGCCGCCCGCTGCGAGCGTCACGGCATCTGTGATGTTTCCACCTGTATTGAAGGTGCAGTTCTGTGAGCCGGTCGTCAGAATAAACTGAACGGTCGTGCCGTTTGTGGCAGGTCCGCTGATGCTCGTCAAAGTACACGCACCAGTAGACACCGTAATCAAGTGATACGAACCAGCAATAGTCAAGCTAGTGCTTACGTTCGTAAGGTTGATTGTTGAGGCGTCCCTTAGACGTGTCCCTGCGAATTGGAATGATCCTATTCTCATATTATGATAACCTCGCTGTCCAAGTGCCTGTGATTACTCCGAATGTCGTCAAATCAATTGCCAAGTTATTGGTGTTGGTACAAGTTATACTGTCAGGCATAACCAACCTATTGTTGTTGTCATATACTTCCACAGTCCAATACTGACGACCAGAGTTATGGTTTGCCGTGTATACACCAGACGACAAGTTCGCATTAGTGAAACTAAAGTTTTGCGATGTCATCGCAGTGCCTTGTGCGCCTTGGTTGCCTTGGTTTCCAATAAAACCTTGGTTGCCCTGGTTTCCAAGGTTGCCCTGGAATCCTTGAGTACCTTGCGTACCTTGAGCGCCTTGGTTTCCTTGTGCGCCCTGAGCGCCTTGATTACCGACAAAACCCTGGTTGCCTTGTGTGCCTTGATTTCCTTGATTACCTTGACGACCTTGGTTGCCTTGCGGACCCTGCGCACCCTGATTGCCGACGAAACCTTGGTTTCCTTGTGCGCCCTGAGCGCCTTGGTTGCCAACGAAGCCCTGGTTGCCTTGCGTGCCTTGTACGCCCTGATTACCGGCAAAACCCTGGTTGCCTTGGAATCCCTGTCTGCCTTGGTTGCCTTG